AAAGAAATAAAGGGTAAACCAGACGAACTAAGCACAAAGGCAAAGCAATACTTGGAAGGATTAATTAAAATCCCATTCGGAATTTATCGCGAAGAGCCCATATTAAAGAAAATGAAAGAAATGAATAAATGTTTTGTTAGGGCATTAACTTTAATAGAACAACTGTTTCCTGAGTTTGTTGTAACTAAGAAGGAAAAGTATTCAAATATAGAAATAGTTAGTATTGTCCGAAAAATTAACACTTATATTAACGAAAAAGTTCTCACCAATATGGAATCAATCATTGATAAAAATTCAAACAAGCAACTTGTAAAAGTTGTTCAATTTATAAATACTATTAAAAAAACAAGGGGAGAGAAAAAATATTCATTAACGAACTCCAGTAAACCAGACAATTCTATTCGTATATTAGACTACATTAAAAACAGTAATCATAATGATTCAAATATTACTGAAATATTTGACCAATTAAACGTTTTATCACCAATTTCTTTAACCAAAACCAAAAATGAAATTGCGGAGTTAAATAATGGTATTTCAAACATAGAGACTTCTATGAAAAATATAATTGATATTCTAGACGAATCCATATATGGTCACAGTCATTCCAAAAACCAGGTGTTAAAAATTATAGCTCAATGGATGAATGGCGAGCAGACCGGTTATTGTTTTGGGTTTGAAGGATCTCCAGGAATAGGAAAAACATCATTGGCTAAAAAAGGATTAGCTAACTGTTTAAAAGACGATAAGGGCCAATCCAGACCATTCTCTTTTATAGCGCTTGGTGGGTCAAGCAATGGTTCTTCATTAGAAGGTTATGGATATACATATGTACATTCTACATGGGGTAAAATAGTAGACATATTGATTGAAGCAAAATGCATGAATCCCATCATTTATGTAGATGAATTAGATAAGGTAAGCAACACAGAAAACGGAAAAGATATCATAGGAATATTTACACATTTAATAGATTCTACGCAAAATGATTGTTTTCAGGATAAATATTTCTCAGGAATAGATATTGACTTATCAAAAGCATTGTTCATATTTTCTTACAATGACCCTGAAAAAATAGACCGAATATTGTTAGACAGAATCCACCGTATAAAATTTGAGAATCTATCATTAGACGAGAAAATGGTCATTGTTCGCAAATATATTTTACCAGAGATTAATAAAAAGATGGGGTTTGAGAATATTGTAGAACTATCTGATGAAATGATAGAATATATAATAGATTCATACACTGTAGAACCAGGTGTAAGAAAATTAAAGGAATTATTGTTTGATTTATTTGGTGAAATAAATCTGAACATATTAAAATCTTCATGTAGTGACAGTTTTGAGTTACCAATAGTTATAACAAAGGAAAACTTAGAAAATAAGTATTTGATTAAATACAATAAAATAAATGAGAAACGAATCCATGATACTCCTGAATTGGGAATTATAAACGGTCTCTGGGCAAATGCTCTAGGAAGAGGCGGAATTATTCCTATTCAGACATTATTCTTCCCATCATCCACATTCTTAGACTTGAGATTAACTGGATTGCAAGGTGATGTGATGAAGGAAAGTATGAATGTAGCAAAGACGTTAGCATGGAATTTAACTGACGATGCTATTAAAAAAGAATGGTTAAAACAATTTGAAGAGACAAAATGCCAAGGATTGCATATACATTGTCCAGAGGGTAGTATATCAAAAGATGGACCGTCAGCTGGTGCCGCAATTACTGTGGCTATATACAGTTTATTAAATAAAAAGCACATTAAGAATGAAATTGCAATTACAGGAGAAATAAGCTTAAATGGAGAAATAACTGCAATAGGTGGTTTAGATGTAAAAATATTGGGTGGAATTAAATCAGGCATTACAACGTTTCTCTATCCAAAGTCAAACAACAAAGAATACAATGAATGGAAAAAGAAATATGAAAAAGAGAAACACGCAGATATTCAATTTATAGAGGTCTCTACAATAAAAGAAGTATTTGAGTATGTATTTATAGATGCTTAATTACTTTCTATCAATATAATATATTCGCATAGTTTAGAAAAATGGATTTGAACATCATATCGTTTACCTATTTATTTTTACGTTTAGCACCATTTGTACTTGTATCTTTTTTTTCATTATCATCCATATTTAATCAAGATTTTAAAGGCTTAATATATTTGGTAGGGTTGTTATGCGCTTGCTTTATTAATGTTGCCGTAGGAAATGTCATGTCATTTTTACCAACAATTGATCCCGAAAATAGACCAGAAATATGCAACATGATATCTCTGGGTCAAACCGATATTTCAAAATTGCCATTGGGACAGGCTGTATTTGGATACACTTTTGCTTATTTATTATACACGATTATTGTAAACGATTTTGTAAATCAAAACATTCCAACATTAGTATTCTTTCCACTAGTTATTGTTTTTGATGCGTTATGGAACATTAAGAACTCCTGTTATACCGTATGGCAATTATTAGCATCGCTCGTTTTTGCTGGATTCGGTGGTTGGTTATGGGCATACATAATTGAACAAACAAATAGCACTAGCCTACAATATTTTGCGGGCGTAAATAATAAAGAAGTTTGCAGCAAACCTAGCGCATCAACATTTAAGTGCGCTGTTTATAAGAATGGAAAATTATTAGAAAAAAACTTGACAACACCAACTGCATAATAAATATTATTTTTTACAATAATGTTTATGGTTCAAAACATTGAATGTTCTTATAGAACCATTCTTTTAGAACATTCGTTATTCTTTCTCTATGCATTGAATTTGCAATAGCAGTAACATTAAACGATTTGTCTTTAAAAAATACGAAAAAATTCTGAACAATATTTATAGTCACAGCAGAATTGTATTTGTTATTTAAATCATTGTATTCAAATAAAGACGCACCCGTTCTTACATTAACGTCATTATGGAATTTAAAAAGCAAATTTTTTAGATCATCTTTAGTCTGGATTGCACCGATATTAATTTTTTTCATATATTGGGTTGCGTGTTCAGCACATTTTGGACAGGGCAAATTCATGCATATTGTTACAATATTGTTTAAAAGCTCAGATTTAATTTTAGAAAAGTGTTCATCTTTAATTTTGTGAGCTAAGGTATGAAATAGAAACCAAGTAGGAGGACCCCATCGTATTTTATTAGGATTGTTTTGAGGAACTGCTTGCACATCAACTTGTTTATGTTGAACAACCGGTGTTTGATGATAATTCTTTCTCGCAAATGGTAACATAGAAACAGTATAATGTGGATTTATTTCTTTAGCTCTTGAATTGTATCTACTATTAACAAATTGCATATTCATAATCTATATAATTGATATATATTATCCAGTTAAAAATTACTAAATAATCAGATATAAAAATATATTATTTATATATGATAATGGAAACAAAAGAACAGCTTGTTAAAACTATAAAAGATTGGGTTAAACTAGACAACGACATTCGTAAGTTACAGAAAGAAATAAAACAAAGAAAAGCAGAAAAAACAAAAACTTCAACTGTACTTATGGAGACTATGAAAAAAAATGAGATTGATTGTTTTGATATTAACAATGGCCAAATATGTTATACTAAAAAGAATATCAAAAAACCGATAACAAAAAAAGTATTATTGGATACACTGGCAAAATACTATAAAGGCGATCTGCTAAAGGCCAGTGAAATTAATAATTTTATTTTAGACAATCGCGAAGAAACTGTGAAAGAGTCAATTGTTCTTAAAGTTACAAAAGGTTCAGACTAGTCCAAGTTCAGGAATAGTAGTATTTCCACCGTTCCTTACACACCTTGCAATAATTCTCGGGTTTTGTTTTCCCTCCAAAATATCCTCTGTTTTATACACGTTATTAAACTTATCAATATAATAAACAATTCCACAAATATCTTCGGCTACAACCTCCATCTTTTGAACCGTGTTTTCAGAGGTTTCGTCTGTTTGAAAGAATCCGTGCGGTGTTCCCTTCATATGAGTTCCGCAAAACTCACACTTAGCTTTGCGACGTCTAGTGCATTGTTCACCATTAGCCCTCTTTGCGTTACACCGGTTGTTCACCGGAATTGCGTTCTTAATTCGCTTACGTTTTACAAGGTCATCCTTAGCCAAACTAAGACGCTCATAATCGTAAATATATTCCAAAAGCTCATTTACAAGAGGCTTCTCATGAAATGCTAATTCGGTAACCTTGTTTCTGACACTGTCCTTGAATTCAGTAACGTACTTCTCAATCTTAGTATTCAATCTCTTCTCCATGTCTATCTTGTTTATATACTTTATCAAAAATAATATCTAATTCAATTTTTCAGATATTATTATACAATCAATATAAAGAATCGTGAAAAATTGAGTATTTTAATTAATTATAGGAAGCGAGAAAACTACTAAGAATGGCAAAGTTGATTGTTAATCATAATAATATTGTTGTAATTAAAAGAAATGTTGTGGATGAAGCACTACAATACGCAGAGTCATTGGTTGGACTACCATTCAGGTGGTATGACCCAGCGATACATATCTTCAGCGGAGACGATGTGTTTTGGTGCGAAAATTCGGCTGCACCAACAGCTGATGAAATACAAAAAAATGATAAATCCATTGCTTGCACTGGACTACCGAATTTGCTTCGCCGGTTTCGTGGGTTAACAATCCCTGGCTTGGGACCAAAAATGCGTGGAAAGTTTGCACATATTTACCAAGCTTGCCCTGGAGGAACTGGTACGTGGTTCGCACATCTCCGTCAAAACAAGCGGCTTCAAAAATTGGATATGAAAAAATCATATCCGAGGGGAACCCTATTAATTGCGAGATTTAAAGACATTGGTAAGGACCAGGGACATTTGGCAATTGTCTACGACGATATTGACGAAACAAAAAATATAACCGACCAAAAAGTGATACACGCAACGCCAACAATTGACTACAAGGAAAGGGCGAACCATGAAAATCACGGTGCAGTAAAAATAGAGTCTTTTATGATAGGGAATGAATTATGGAAATGGGACAAGATAGGTTATTACAAATACGTTTGCTTGCCAGAAAATTGGTTAATATTTAATTAGGACCAATTAGTTACAATTCATTGTCCCATTCTGGTGGACGCACCTTTTTACCTCCATCATAAGGAACCGCATAATTGTTATCCAACATCCATTGATTAATGTGCAAATTCTCAATATAAATATCAGCCAATATTCTACCATATTTTTCAGTGCCCACGTTTCGCAAGACAATTATTTTACCAAATATCAAATTATGGAGAGCATCTCTAGCCACAATGGCTGCTTTTTTCTCTGCGTCTGTATTTCCTTTTATTTCGGCAGAATCTATTCCCGCAAGTCTAACACGAAACCGGTAAATGGGAAGCGCCGTTCCAGGAATTTTTGAAGCAACAGTGATAGTGTCTCCATCATAAACTTTTATTACCTTACCTGCTACAATTGGTGGAATAAATGCAGTTGTATCTTTATATTCAACATTATTTAAATATTCGTCAAAATGTTTATTGGAAATTTCAGTATACGTTATCACGTCAGAAGACGCGCTTCTTCTTCTAAAAAGGCAACAATTAGTTTTAATAGCTTTCAAACAATTCATTTGACCCAAGTAACTTAATAATAGTAATAAAAAAGATATATTCATTCAATTTTTTTGAACGCGTATATACTACTAAACCATTATTTCTCAAACATATCATATACTTTCTTGAACACAGCACCTGCGTCAACACAAGCAAAGCGTAAATGCTGCGCCGCCATTCTCTTATCCGCATTTTGTGCATAAGCTATGCGAAGTGTGCTGTCATCATTATGAGGATGAAACTTTTTGAAGCCGCAATAGGTAAAGATTTTCTCCTTGATATAATATTTCTCATAAAGGACATATTGTAATACAGTTCCAAGAGTATAATCCTCGTTCTCAAGAATAATATCAAAGCAGTAATCCATAGTTGTCTCGCTGTTGTTGATAGGGACACCATCAGAATCAATTAGCTGAATCATATTAATCAGTTTGTCATGTAATACCTTACATGCCTTTTGAATAATCTCACGGTTTTCAAATACACCAATAGTTTGAACCACAAAATCAAAACTATCAGCAACATAATAACGTTGAGCGTCCAATAGATAAAAGTTTTTCTTCTCAAAGTCAATTTCATCCACAGACAATTGCTCTGACCTAAGCTTCTTCTCATGTTCCTCCCAAACTTCATCAATCTTTTTAATGTCAGGTGTATTGCCATATGAACATTTAGATACAACATTAAACATGCTATTTTCTTTGGCGTTATGAACTGAAAACTCAGCGGTTAACTTAATTTGCTCACCGGGAATATTATCACCAATCTTTGGACGAACGCGAGCAAAATCAATATATTGTTGTGTCTTTTGGCATGGTGGGAATATGCGTCTGGTCTCGTCCTTGGAAAGGAAATTGCCATTGGTCTTGTTGCGAATGCGGAAATGTTCGGTGGTTACAATAATCATCTCGTCTGTGTTGTTTTGAATGTCCAAATCTAAAATGTAAGCGCCTGGCAAAATATTCAAATCCTTTTCATGAATTGGAATACAACTCAATCTCTGTTTCAAAATCTCATTATGCAAGCGAGTGGTATTTATTTGAATATTACATTGATTGTCCTTGTACGTTTCAGTATAAAACGATAGGGTGGGAATGTCAGAAAGAATAGTGCGGCGGATAGCGTTTGCTAAACTAACGTTTATACCATTAATGGTAAACTTATAGACGTCTCCAACATCCGAAAGATTAGAGATTTGGGGATTCATGGTATAAAATATAGCGATATTGTTTTATATATTTTATAACATTAATAATCAATTTTTTGAACGGAACCCTATTTATTATGAATATGAATATGTGTCCCATTTAATCCTTGCAATGATGTGGTGTGTGCTCGCATGTGCGCTTGCTGGTGCGCTTGCTGGTGCATAGGCATTTTTACACCTGACAAATCCATATCTCTATAAAAATAATCATCGTCCATCAAATATGGATAATAAGGATATCCATATCCATATCCATATCCATAACGATAATTTGGGTAATATGGGTATCCATATTCAGGAAAACATCTAGCGCCGTCTGAATCTCGTTGATTAGACTGTGTTTTTTCAATACCTTGTTGATTCGCCGAGTAAGGTGTTAAAACGCATGGTAAATAACCACTAGACGTCTCATCACATGCTACAAAATTACCAGATGAATCGGCGTGAATACAAGATAATATGACACCATCTTTATTAAATGTAACAATTCTAAGATTTTCCAATACATTTAAAGACAAATCATATTGCGTCATAATAAATTTGTTTAATTCTGCAATATTTGATTGTAATGTATTGATATTGCGAGCCAAATCTGCGTTTTGTATTTTCAAATAATAATTTTCATAACTTAAGTGCTTAAATATAGCACTCATTGGTCTTTTTAATTGCGCCATTTCAAATAGAGTAAACTATTTATATTATAACTAAATAATTTATTGTTGACTAAATGTGTTACGATATTTGCTGTTGTGATTTATTATTGTGATTACAATTATTTTATTGTAAATATTATATTATATGTTATAAAGAAACATAGAAATATAAGTAATAAAATCTATATAATGAGCAAGATTAACGGTAAAAAGGTAGTAGATTGTTTTATTTTTTATAACGAACTTGAACTTTTAAATTATAGATTAAATATACTATATGACATTATTGACCATTTTGTTTTAATTGAATCAACCCATACATTTGTGGGACAACCTAAAAAACTATACTTTGAAGATAATAAACATTTATTTGAAAGATTTAATGACAAAATTATTCATATTGTAGTTGAAGATTTCCCGTTTAAATATCCTAATATTAACTTGGACGAAAAAAATCAATGGTTAAATGAATGTTTTCAAAGAGATTGTATATCTCGCGGATTAAATAAATTGGAATTATCAGATGATGATGTTTTTACAATAGCTGATTTGGATGAAATTCCAGACCCAGAAACAATAATAAAAATTAAAAACAGCGACATAAGTGTATATGTAAATAAACTAGAAATGGGGTTTTACTATTACAATTTAAACGTCAAACATAAAAACATTTGGGAACCCTGCAGAGTAGTAAAGGTAAAAGCTTTTAATGAACTAGGATTCTCTTGTGATAAAATTCGCAATTGCGATTGTCCAAGTATAAATAACGGTGGTTGGCATTTATGCTATTTTGGAGACGCCGATTTCATCAAAAACAAAATAGAGACTTTCTCACATCAGGAATTTAACAATGATAATTTTACAGATACTGAAAAAATAAATGTGCGAATTAATAGCAACATGGATTTATTTGATAGAAAACACGAAGAATGGATAAGAACTCCAATTGCGGAAAACAGTTATTTGCCCCCATTTTATAAAACATTTTTGCGTAATTTTGTTTTATTCTAATTAGACATAATCATCTTCAATCACATAATTATTAATAAACAAAGTTCTTTCTCTTGGATTTAGCATTCCCCATAAGAATCTTATTTTTCTTTCAGGATTTAATACAACATCTCTGTGAAAAACAACAAATACAAAATTATTACAAGTAGAATAAGTCCATTTTTTCATTCTGAACATTCGGTTTAATATTTTGCCAAAACTATTATGCATATTATAGCTGGGGATACGCGAACGATTACAAAAACATATCAGGTCATAAATCAACACATCATAGTTGAAATCATAGGTGTAAGCATTTTCAAGTATAGAAAAATCAGTATAAAAGCTGCGAACATCCATCATAAGTCTTGGAGATTGGGGTAAATACGTATATGGTAAAATATGATTCATTATAACGTCTTCTGGAAGTGAATTTAATAATTTTGTATCTAGCTGTCCGTTCATAATATTATTTCATATAAATAATATTACCATTAAATTTATTGCTTAGACAATAGGAACAATGCAATTAAAATAAAAAATAGAACAAATGGAAACAATACCAAAAACCAAGATACACCAGAATATCCAGCTCTGCATATTAGGTTCAAAACCCAAGTCCAGAACAAAATGTAGAGTATCTTAATAATAAAAATGAGTGATACACTGGAAACATCACATTGATAAATTCCTAAACAATACATATTTTCATTGCCTATATTTTGAAAAAACATAACGGCTAATGCTATTACTGATAAAACCAAATATAAAGAAGCAGGAGTGCATAAATCTTTTAAACCGGCGATTGCAATTGCCATTATATATAATCATTAAGAAAATTATACTAAAGGTGGATTGTTTGAAGTATATCCATTTAATGTGGGTTGACTGTATACTGAAGGGTTTGTTGTTGTACTTCCATACAATACATCAACTGCGTTTCTAGCGCCGTCTAATGTGCCAAATGACATAAATGGATTATTTGAGTAAGCTGAACCCAATAACATATCACCACCTTTTGTTTTTTTATTATTACGTCGCTTGCCTCCTTTAATTATTCCTGGTAAGTTTCTTGCACTCTCAATGGCAATAGGAGATGTTGGGTCATTTTGATAATCATTTTGGCCATAATAATAACGAATTGGCAAATTACCGTCAAAACTAGGAGGATTTATATTGCCACCTTTAATAATGCCGCTGTTACATCCACACCCACCTTTAATTTTACGAGACCCCTTTCTATTTTTACGAGTGTGTCTTTTTTTATAAGCTGATTTTCCTTTAGTTTTTCTATTAATCTTGACCCTGCTCATTTATATACTAAAATGATAAAAAAATTCAAACAAATCTAAATAAGTATGTTTTTATTCAATGTCAACATGTGTTAACATATGTCTTCTGCAACAAACATTATTTAATGCTAAATTGTCTAATACTGTACCCTCTGGTGTTTTATCTACCTTGTTTTTAGTTAAATAAGTCACCTTTTCTAAATCCATTCCTTGTGACAGTTTAATTTTTCTAACTTCATTTTGAAAATACCTGTATTTGTCAGCAAGGACCATACCGCATGTGAAACACTTTACTGGAATAATCATTGTTCTCTATAATTAATATACGTATATTCTTTTATATATTTTCAATTTTTCATCTATAACAAAATGTTACGATATTATAAAGAATGTCTAAACCGATTTATATTTTTAGCATAATAGTATTGTTTGTTGCAATATTCTATTTAGCTAAAGAACTATACAATTACTATTTTAAAGAAGGTCTTGGAATGTTTGGTCTGGTCCAAAACCAACAAAATATTGTAGCCGCAGCAGCTCAAGACGCCACTATGGTTCAAGGATCTCCTTCTGGATACGCAGCAGAAACTCCAACTGCGGCAAGCACTGCGCCTGTTCCTGACCCAAGCGTTGCCGCTGCTTCTGCTATAAATGAATATCAAGTTTCTACTAATGAATATGAATACGATGGATTTAAAAAAGGGTATAATGACATAAGCAATAATGTAAACGTTCAATTTCATGACGATTATTTAGATGAAAAAGACAAATACGGAAATCCATCAGGAACTTCATACATAACAGATAAAAAGGGAAATGTAACCGCAATTCCACCAACAGGATTAGGTGTAAAACCAACATATTATAAACCCCAGGATTACATATATGGTTCATTAACATATGTTCCAAATTATGAAGATAGTGTATATTTAAGCAGAACAGCAAATATGTTTATTGGACAACCAATGGTTGAAACATCATCAATTCAAGGTGGTGTATGTAATTACTACAAAAATAATCCAGACCAATTAGAGCAAGCATGTCAACGCATGGATCCCAATGTTTGTGCTTCCACGAATTGTTGTGTTCTTTTGGGTGGTGCAAAATGTGTAAGTGGTACCCAAAACGGTCCCAAAATGAAATCACATTATAGTAATACATTAATACCAAACAGAGACTTTTATTATTATCAAAGTAAATGTTATGGCAATTGTCCAAGGCAATGAATCCATTGCTGAACCAAGGCAATGAATCCATTGCTGAACCAAGGCAATAAACAAGACAATGAGACATTGCTGAACCAAGGCAATAATTCTACATCGTTTTAAAACCTTTAGTTGTCTTCTTGCGCACAACAGTTTTTGCATCATTTTGTGCGTGTATTTTATCATGACATTCTTGACAAATGTTTTGTAGATTGGCTGGATGATTTTTATGAAATGTCCCAATAAACCCATTATCATTTGCGTCTTTTTGCTGCTGTAAATGATGAACTTCTTCTGCTTTATTAATACCACATTTTTCACACAAGACACTTTTTAATTTCCTTGCATTATAAGACGTTCCTTGAGTAGACAAAATTCCCTTTGTTTCAGGATAATATTTATTACGCAGAAAATATGCCTTTTCTAAAAACCGATCACTTAAATGCATTGATTTACAAACTTCAAGACCATAATTTTTATCACCAGACCCCTCTTTAAGTTTTCGGTCATAAACTAAACAATCATCTTGTCTATCATAATGAACAGTCATATGCTTAGTCGCAATACTAGGAATTGCTTTTATTTCGTCATAGATAAGAATCTCATGAAAATGCGTAGCAAAAATAAAAGACACTTCTTGTTCAGCAAGATCCATTAACCCGGCTCCAAAAATGCTCAAAGCTGACTCTTTCTCAGTTCCAGAACATAATTCGTCTCCCAAAATTAAACTACGATTGTCAGCGTTTTCTAAAATAACGCGCAGTTCAGACATTTCCACAGCAAACGTAGAAAGCCCCTTAAAAATATTATCGTTTCCCAATATTCTGGAATAAATTGCGCTATATGGTTTATAAACAAACTTGGAACAAGGAACATAAATGCCACTTTGCGCCATTATTACTGAGATTCCAATTGCCCTAATTAAACTCGTTTTTCCCACAGCGTTTGTCCCATAAAGTAAAACGCCCTTTTCTTCTTGACCCAAACATATATCATTTGTAACATATATTTCATTTTGTTGTATATGTTCTATCAAACAATGCCGCAAATCCGTTACATTTATGTAAGAGGAGTCAGAATCAGAATCAATCTCCGGTTTACAGTAATTGTATTGTTTTGCCAAATATGTCTTACATTGCATAACATCCACTTTCGCGATATATGTGGTAATATTCTCAATATCGTCTATCCACTTATTTTCCAATTCATTTAATACGTTTAAATATGCTTCGCTAATCAAAGTATTAATAGTGTCTTTTAATACCAACATTCGCTTGTTCAAATCAGTAAGTTGAGGAGATTCAATATCCATCGTGTTTGATGAAGACCCCGCACTTTTAAACGTTATTTCACTAAGATTTACAATTACATTGTTATCCAATGTAATTTTTCCTTGGGATGTACTATGTGAAATAATTCCAGCTAAAATCGGCTGCAATTTTTTTGAACGAACAGTTGTTATCTGTAAATATTCACCCGATTTTTCCTTCTTTTGCATATTAACGTAATCTAATTCTGATGATTTCTCGTTCTTCTGCATAAGATCATTTAAATAATTACGAATCGTTATAAATGTGTCCTTGCATTTTACATATTCATCATTGGCTGCGTCTAGCTTTTCTGAAACGCCACGCTGTATAACATTGTATTCAAAATTAGTCATAGATGATACTTTTTCACAATTTTCAACAATAAATTTTTTATTTATGAATTTACTAATATTTGAACATAAAGAATCTATATAATTATAAGACGTTTCTACGTGTGTAAACTCACCACATAAATAGTCGCATATATCCGGCAATTCGTATAAGCACGTATTAATCTGAGAAACACAATCAATGCTTTTGTAAAGAGTTGCGATAGATGAAGGGTACACTTTTTTAATTATGATTTGCCGAATGATTTTTTCAACATCCTTTATCTTTAATATAATTTTGCGAAATGAATCCACCATAACATAATTATCAAGCATTTTAGAAACAATATCATATTCTTTATTTAACCAATCCTCATCAAATGTGGGATTGGTAATTTGATATTGGAACATACGTTTCCCAATAGAAGAACAACATTTATTTAAAAACGATAAGACTGACGAATATTGTCCATAACTGTTGCTTCCGTCATCAATAATATTAAGCTGCATAAGAGTATGGTTTGCCAGAACCATTCTATCAGATGTGTTATTAAATGTAGGAATGTTAATCTTGCGAATCAAATCGGGATTATGTTCTTGAATAAAGTTCAATAAATAACAAAACGATTGTGTAGCCATAATATTTTCGTGGAATTCAGCGCATAGATCAAATGTGTCTTCTTTATAAAACGCTGATAAAATCTTTTTAATATATCTTTGATTCTCGCAATTTACTACTTTTTGGTTAGTGACATCCTTGGTATTAATCTTATGAATTGTATTGGTTTTTATTCCAGTGTATTGAATAATTTTCTGTATATCAGATGTATCAAATGGTGACAATAAAATAACCTCACTGGGAGAATAAACAGATACATAACGTTCCAACTCATCAAATGTAGTGTTCGTCATTATAAAAGGACTTTGGCTTTCAAAAATAGCAGACTTTCCTGTAAAAATATTAACTACAGAAACTCCATAAGTAATAACGTCTTTAATTCTAGAAGGACTTGTTTTAAATACGGGTTTTGCTAAGTGCATCCAGACACACATTATATTGTTTGTAATTTTAGGAGAAGTATCTGTGTCGCATGAAATAAAAGTTCCTGGAGAATAAACCTTATCTAAGTAACGTTTGAAGTTTTTCCCTTTCTCCTGTTTTTCTTCTTGTACATAAACGCAAACTGTATAACCAGCATCAAGCAACATTTGCAAATATTTATCCAATTGCACCGTCGGAACGCCCGCCATTACTACCCTTCCAAATTTGTCCATAACGCCGGGTCTTGGTGCGATTATGGCTTGACATGTATCCGAAAATTCCAATATTTTGCTATCTTGATACTCTCCAGTTTCCAAAGATTGAACGCCATATACTTCAAAGAACTTTCCATTGTGCAAAAGAACTATGGTTTTTTTACCATATTTTTCTTCGTTTTCTTTGCTATATTTTGCATATTCGTGATGTAGCTTATCTTCAACCTCTACTTTTTTCTTCTCTACTTTTTTCTTAGAATTAGACATTTAGCTAATATCTAACATTAGTTGGGTTTATATGTTTTAAAAAATTGATTTAAAACATATTGGGTTATAATATAACAAAAAAATCCTAAACCAAATGTTAGCAGATGAGATTGCAGAAACAACCGATTATGGATATTTTGTTGATATTGATAACGGAACATTTATGTCAAGCAATGTTATGGAACGTGGTGAATATAAACGGTGTATTGAAAAAGATAAACCGTTAAAAACAATAATTAGACCACACTTCAAAAATGGTTTGTTTTGTTTAAATACAATTTGTTGTGTCGCCGTCTCGTTTTTGTTTCTGAAAGCATGGGTACTTCCATCCAAGCAAATATAGTTATAAAATAATTACACCATATAGTATATAAATGAAATCTGTGTCGGCAATTATTTCTAATTTAGGCGAATATAAGTATTACATCATACTTATTACAATTTTTTTAGTATTAAACGCAATTTATGCTTACGGAACAAGATTTTATAAAACAATTCGCGTAAAAGAAGTTAACAGTTTGAGAGGAAAATATGGAACAAACGTAGTTGCCGATCACGACGGAACAATTTATTCAGTATCAAATTCTATTTATTATCTCTTCTTTAACAGCGCTGAATTATACACTCAATTTGATGCTGAAAAAAGTTATAAAATAACTGGATATGGATATAGAGTGCCAATTCTAGGATTGTTTCCAAACATTATAAGCGCAAATAAATTATAATCATTTAGGCCCATTGATAAAATTATAAAGCAAATAATCCGGATTATGATTATGTACATCACCACACATCATAATAGAGCTCTCATACATTTTTCGTAAAACATCATTTGGCGTTATAGTTCCAACTCTTATTAAACCACATTTCATTAAATGTTTTTTAACCTCTTCTATGGGAGTCTGTTTTAATAACTGCGCTTTCGTAGATATATTATTTCGTATTGTTTTGTTTGAAACCAATACTGACACTTTTGGTGCTATCTTTGATTTACCTACTTTGTACGTTCTTCTTATTGTTTTCTTTCGTTTCATTTTCTTGAGTTTTGTATTTGAACGTATTTGTTGTATTTTTTCTTCTACATGTTTCATTTGATTTACTCTGTTCATGCTTTCTTTTAATCTGTTTTCTATATGTTCATTGCGGGATTCAGTGAACGTTTTGGGTGAAGGAATTGGACTAACGCTATTGGTTGAGCCTCCAACATTTATATGTGGTTGAAAAGCTTTCTGTGTTTTATTCACATAGTTTCTGTAAGTTGGCAACTGACCATTCTTTAAACAACCAAACTGTGGTGGTGTATGGATAGGATTATTAAATACTGGTTTTAAAACCATAGATGGTTGGGTATATGCATTAGTCATAACACTACTAGTAACATCTTTTATAGGAGCAGAAAAAGTATCAACAATAGGATTATAAAGTAAAGAATTTGTTTGTGTCGTAGGATATTGTTTTATTGTACTGTTCTTCGGTGCAGAAACAGCGGTTTTCTCTGTTAGATTCTGCATAAACTTCTGTGCTTCCTCAAATTCTTTATTAAAACCGGTAGATTCGTTCGGTTTTATAGTTGGTTTCTTTTCATCAAACAAATTATTATAACGGTCCTGTTGATGCTGTCGTATCATTTTCAATATTGAATTCTTTTTTAAAGTTTCATTCTTCTTTTTTTGAGACGGCTGCTTTATCTTTATCCCCCCGTCTTTTTTATCACCTGGGGGTTTTTTACGAGTTTTATTATTGGATACCTTAAATAAATTCATGTCTATATTAATTTTCTTTTGTTCCGACATCTTGATTTAAATATATATTATATATTTACATCTCTCAATAAGAATAGGTACTCATTAACGAATAATGTTCCTAAATAAAAACAATTTAGGAAAAAAAACGATTATTTTCTAGACATTATATATACAACATGACTTCAGTTAGTCAATATATAAATGATATTAAAGCTAAATATAAAGAACAATACTCAGACCCTGAATTTATAGATTCTTGTTCAGTTGCTGGTGGATTTAATTTACCAAGTCAAGACGTATTAAAGTATCTTAAAATTGACCAAATCTTTGAACGATTGTTTAAAGCAGGCAACAGAAATTTAGTCTTTGCAAGTGAAATGGGAGAAGCAAAGAAAAAAGTTACAATTAATAGAGCATTCAACCAAGAAGAACAAAAATCAATTAGAGGTTTAGTTGGAGAAGGATCTTCTTCTATAGAAGATACTTGTTTTATAACTTCATCTACGTCTATTGGTAAAGCAACAAATCCTTCGTCCGGTCCTTATAAATTAGTTCCTGTTAACGAAGATGGCGATTTAGTTGCTAGTATACATTTATCTGGAGATGGACCCATTGGAAGCAAAGAAGAAACTAAAACCATTTCAGCTTTCATAAAAAAATATCTTCCCAAAGACGAAACAATATGTATGTTTTGTGGAGACACAAATATAACTGAGGAAAAATCTGGAGTATCATCTAGAGAAAAAATAGGTCAGCAAATAGCAAGTGCTCTTCATGAGCTTAATGGAAAAAATTGGTTAGTTTTCATGAGCGATTTAAAAGTTGATAAAATGCGAAGTGGTTTTCTTTTATATAACCAACAATTGAAAAAATCCACATATAAGAAAGCTGGTGAGAAATCAGAAGAAGCAGACGGAACTATACTCGCAATAAGAATTCCCGATAATATTGAATCAATTGACGTTACAGGAATACCAGAACATTACAGTTGCTATACTAAAACAAAAACATTAAAGAAAAGTATAGAACGTGTTGAACCTGTTCCAATATACACCTTTTCTGGACCAATTAGCTCTTCATTAAATAGTTCTGGTCAGGTAGTTGACGAAGTGTTCCTCGACCATTCCGTTTTGCAACTTTCAGTAGAAAAATGCAATTCATTAATGGCGTCCGAAGTTTTACCAACAGATATTAGAAACGTAATAGTATTAAATATGGGTTCCATCGCAAACTCAGGTGTTAAAAACTGGAACACCAGTAATATTGATTATTATGATAAAATTGTGACAGCTGATAAAAATTTATACGAGTTAATAAAAGGACATGTCGGAGGACCAGAATTTGATAAAATAGTCGGTTCTAACTTTGATAAAAAAAACGGTATTGATAAAAAGACATTAACGCTTGATAAAGAAAACTATGACGAATTAATTGATAAATCGGTTGACATCATATTTAAATTAAAAATGGTAATTAATGTGTTAAAAAATAAAAAAAGCGGAGGAAAAAATAAAACGTTCAAAAAATCACGTAAACAAAAATCAAATAAACACAGGCGCTTTAAAAACAGCAGAAAAAAAACGTAGATAATAATTTCATAAAAAAAATATAAAATTATTAGGTGTATAATCCGAAAACAATAGTTTTTATTACGACAAACTAGTAAGCTATTGGAAAAAGTGTAAGGTTTATACGGTTCGTCTCTCCCATGAGTCGTAATCAAAATCATCTTCATTAGGCCAACCGGTTACGGCATAACCGTTAACATAGTAAGTGTGACTTCCACTTATTACTAAGTTGTAGAGTTGTGTTTCTGGAGCCATTTCGTATGTGTCTAAAAACATAATTATACGACTTCCATCAACTGTTTTTAAGTGCACACCTATCTCCATCTGCTCCACGCGTCCATACCTCAACCCCGCTAAAAATCTCTGATAAGGAACCATGTTTTCATCTAAAACCTCATGAGATTTACCATAAGTATCTGACATAACAACTGCTGGGTTGACTGCGTAAAACTTTTTATCAGGTGAAATATGCGGATGATGCGATGATGTATAATGCTCATTGTTTATGTTGGTCATTGTATTGTTCCCCAACAGGGGACGATGGAGAGCAAGAACTTCATTGTGTTCACCAAATGCACCTAGAACCATATCACCAATACGAACATCTTCAATTGCCTTTGTAGACCCATCACTCATAGTTACAATTGCGTCATTAAAAAAGCAAGGTGCTATAGAACCATATACATCTGGGCATCCAGTTATATGCGCATATACAATAAAATCGTTATCACTTCCGCTTGTATAAAAGTTAGCGCTAGTGGGTGTAAGAAGTTCAAAAGTTTGTTCTGCAGCGTCCAATTGAGTAATAAGGTAAACCGTTCCGTTTGGAATTGGATCCCAATAAAGTGTCCATCCTTGGGCATAATCTGAATAGATTCCAGTTGGAACAAAAAAATCCCATCTTAATCCTTCAATAGTTGTAGTACTACATACAGTAGTTGTTTTATTACAACACTCATATGTATACGCTCTTCTATGATTATACAATCCACTACGTTTTTTACTCATTATTATATATATTACTAATATATACTTTTTACACCTTAATTTTTATCAAACAATATGATTTTGCTAAATTTTCATCATGTATACAATCCATAAATAACCTTCGGTTTCTTAATATTCTTATTCTTCAAAAATACATCATACGCCTTATTGATATCATCCATTGAAATCTTCTTACGTTGTTCTTTGTCTTTACCATAGATGCGACGACCATGAGCAATCTTAGTATAAGTAAAAAGTAACTCCATATCACGTCCAAAACTCTTAAAATTATCTTTACGGTCACTAAACCAACGCTCTTTTATTAGTTCATCATCTTCAAACTGCCATTCTTGGTCAGAGACCTTTTTCTTGAATATCTTCATTAATTCGGGTGAGCTATATTCATCCATAGTAAAACGCCAAATAAACCGTGATTGCAAGCCTTTGTTTACTCTAAAAAAGGTTTCATTCAATTCGTCTTCGTATCCTGCAATAATAACCATAAAATCATTCTTGTGGTCGCTCAATGATTCACATATTGTATCCAGGCATTCCTTAGAATAACTATCTTCTCTTTCTCCATTTGCTAATGAATATGCTTCATCAATAAAAAGAACACCACCCATACATTCTTCAATTACCTTTTTAGTTTTAATTGCTGTCTGACCCAAATAGCCACCTATTAAATCACTGCGTGTTACCTTCTTAAAAATGTTGTTTTTCAAAATACCCATCTTAGAATACATTTTACCAACAATCTTAGCAATCTCTGTTTTTCCTGTTCCAGGTGGTCCATAAATTGCAGTATGTTTAAAATCACCCGAATCCTTTCCCACATGCAAGTTCTGAACAAAGTATAGCAATTGGTCTACAACAGATTGTTTCATATTTTCCATACCAATCATATTATTCAAATCAATAAGTTCAGCTTTAATATTATGTAGCGATTTCAAATCAATATTGTATTCTGTGTCTGTTCTGTATTCGTTATTTTCTACTATATTAATTAAGTCTGACAATGATGTTACAGAAGCGTCTATTATTTCAAACCTTGTAGGTGGAGGAGTTTTTGCGGTTAACTCTTTTTTAAAGTCTTTAAGTTTAAGTAAATCTATCGTAACTTCATGTTGGTTTTGCCACATAAAATATGGGCTTTCAAATAAACTATATGGAGTTGTATTCATATTATTCCATATAGACGTAGATTGAGAATGGTCTATTTGGCAATTTAAAGAAGCATCATTAATTGACGTGATTTTATACAATGGTCCCAATAAGTTTTTATCTGCGATTTTTGAATTATTAAAATGGTCTTTAATTAAAACAGACATCATTGTGTAATCTATCATATTAAAATCATGAGTTTTATCATAACTATCCAAGAAATCTATAAATTTATTTGATTTTTTTATTTTATCTTTCGTCATATTTTCTATACTGTGTGCTTATTTTTATCTGTTTTAACATAATCATTATTATATCAAAAAGTATATTTACTAAACCAGTTAAAAAATTGATTTCAATAATATATTAACTTATCTGCATCAACAGATAATGATGAATTATGAAATGAAATCAGCGGATAGCTCTTCGGGTTATTTGGAGGCAAAAACAGTAGAAGATATTTTGCCTAAGAAAACAACCAAGAAGAAGTTGGTACTTCGCGACTCTCATATTATAAAGCCATCAGAAACCACCGAAGATCTAAAACAATTAATAAAACAAGAGGAACTGCTAGAGAAAAAGGTTGATGAGATTCACGCCAAGATTTCAGAGAGTGAGCGTGCTGTTCTGGAACACATGGGTGATTTCGTTGAAGAGCCTTATCATATTATTGAATCCTACTTTGATGGTCAACACTTGGAGCGCCTCGTTCGTCACCAGATTGAATCCTACAATCACTTCGTGAATTACCAGATTCAGCGTACGATTCAGATGTTTAATCCTGTTGTGATTCATTCAGACAATGATTACGTGCAAGATAAAGATAAGTATTTTCTGGAAGTATTCATTTCATTTACGAATTTTAAATTGTATCCTCCACAAATTCACGAGAACAATGGTGCCACAAAGATGATGTTGCCACAGGAAGCCAAGCTCCGTAACTTCACATATGCCTCAACCATGACTGTGGACATCAATATTCAATATGTTGTTCGCAATACTGAAAATATGGAGAACCCCAAGACAATTGAGAAGACACTTCCCAAGATCAACATTGGTAAGTTGCCTATCATGTTGAAGTCTTCTGTTTGTGTCTTGACCCAAAACAAGCATATCAGTAACCAATTTACTGGTGAGTGCTCTATGGATTCTGGTGGATACTTTATTATCAAGGGTTCTGAGAAGACGGTTCTTGGTCAAGAGCGTGCTGCTGAGAATCGTGTATACTGCTTTGATGGAAAGAACACTACTAAGTGGAGTTGGTTTGCCGAAATAAAATCTGTTCCCGACTTCAAGTGTATTTCACCAAAGCAAATTGAGATGATGATTGCTAGTAAGAACAACGGTTTTGGACATGGTCTTTTCATCACGATTCCCCGCATTAAACAACCCATTGAACTGTATGTACTTTTCAGAGCACTTGGTATCATGAGTGATAAGCAAATAACTGAGTATATTGTTTTGGACATTGAAGATGACAAGCAAAAGGATATCTTGAATTTCTTGCAAGCTTCTATTATTGACGGGAACAAGTACATGACAACTGAAGATGCGCTTCGCCATATCACAGCATCTGTTGCTTATACTCCTATCAATCTAGATAGGGAGGCCGGTGCTAAGAAAAAGCGCGAGTTTACAATAGAGGTCTTGAACAACGACTTATTTCCTCACTGTAAGACCCTGCAACAAAAGTTATATTTGATTGGATACATGGCAAGTAAGCTTATCCAGACGAGCATGGGTTGGCTTCCTCCAGATGACCGTGATTCCTATATTAACAAGCGCATTGAGCTCACAGGTACCCTTCTCAACAACTTGTTCAGAAACTATTTCAATAAGTTGGTAAAGGAGATGCAGAAGCAGATTGTCCGTGAAATCAACAACGGCTCATGGCGCTCATCCGAAGATTATGAAAATATTGTAAATATGACAAATATCTATAAAATCATGAAATCCACCACGATTGAAAACGGTATCAATCGTGCTCTTTCAACTGGCGATTTTAGTATTAAACAATCTAATAGCAGTAAGGTTGGTGTAGCTCAAGTGCTGAACAGATTAACTTATGTTGCTAGTTTGAGTCATCTTCGCCGCATTAATACGCCATTGGAAAAGAGTGGTGAGTTGATTGCACCTCGTAAGCTACATAACACTACATGGGGTTTCCTTTGCCCAGCGGAAACTCCGGAGGGTCAGTCAATTGGTGTTGTAAAAAACATCAGCTACATGGGTCACATTACTATTCCAACAAGTAGTTCTTCTCTCTACGAGTACGTAAATCCGTATATTTTATCAGTAAATGATGTTGCTACTCCTAAGGAGCTGAACAAGAAGGTAAAGGTCTTTGTAAATGGTTGCTGGTTGGGTGTTGCTAATGACCCCATGCAACTCTATACTGATATGAAGGATAAGAAATACAGAGGCATTGTTAATATTTACACATCCATTACATTTGATTTTAAGAAGCTAGAAATCCGTATCTGCAACGATGGTGGTCGTCTAACTAGACCTGTCTTGCGCGTTCGTGACAACAAAGCTATTATATCTAAGGAAGTTATTGAGCAGTTGGTGTCTAAGGAGATTTCATGGAATGATTTGCTAACGAATTGCAAGCTAGACGAATCTGTCATTGAATACATTGACCCCGATGAGCAAAATTTCGCCATGATTGCAATGCGTTGCAAGGACACGTATCTACAGGAGCCTGATAATAAAATTAAGTTCACTCATTGCGAGATTCATCCGAGCACAGTATTTGGAGTGCTGGCTTCTTGTATTCCTTACCCTGAGCATAATCAGGCTCCCAGAAACACTTATCAATGTGCGATGGGAAAACAAGCAATGGGTGTTTACGCAACTAACTACGACCAGCGTATGGATAAAACAGCATATGTCTTGAATTATCCTAGTCGCCCACTTGTTGATACTCGTCTCATGAATTTCATCCAACTGAATAAAATTCCATCTGGAACACAAATTCACGTTGCTATTATGACACACACAGGCTATAATCAGGAAGATAGTGTTCTTGTAAACAAGGGTTCCATTGACCGTGGCTTGTTCTTGGCTACAATTTACCACACAGAGAAGGACGAAGACAAAAATATTATTCGCGATGAGATTATTCGCTGTAAACCTGACCCACAGAAGACAAAGGGAATTAAGTTCGGCAATTATGATAAGCTTAACAGCGAAGGGTTTATTCCTGTGAATCAGCTGGTAGAGAATCGTGATGTTATTATTGCAAAGACAATTCCTATCAAGGAAAATCGCAATGACCCGACGAAGACAGTCAAATACGAAGACCAGAGCAAGACATTCCGCACCACAGAGGAGACATATATTGATGAGAACCACACTGGAAGGAATGGTGACGGATATAATTTTGCAAAGGTTCGTGTGCGTACTTTACGTAAACCCGTATTTGGCGATAAGTTCTCCAGTAGACACGGGCAAAAAGGTACTTGTGGTAACATTATTCCTGAATGCGATATGCCGTTCACTAAGAATGGACTTCGGCCAGATATTATCATCAATCCACATGCGATTCCTTCACGTATGACTATCGGACAGCTTAAAGAGACGATTCTTGGAAAGGTCTTATTGGAACTTGGTATGTTTGGTGACGGTACCAGCTTCGGTAACCTGGACGTCAAGACAATTACCAAGGAGCTACAGAAATTGGGATATGAGAGCTATGGCAATGAGCTTATGTATAATGGTCTCACTGGTGAACAATTGGAAACAAATATCTATATTGGTCCAGTATTTTACCAGAGACTGAAACACATGGTTAATGATAAGCAACACAGTCGTTCCATTGGTCCTATGGTTAACTTGACTCGCCAACCTGCCGAGGGTAGGAGTAGGGATGGTGGCTTCAGAATTGGTGAGATGGAGCGTGACGTTATGATTGCACATGGAATGTCCAGATTCTGTCGGGAGCGTCTTTACGATGTATCAGATAAATATGCAGTTCATGTATGCAGGAAGTGTGGTATGGTTGCGTCGTATAATGATGGTAATAAAAACAGAATGTATGCTTCGGCAGATTTCACGATTCATCATTGTAAGACTTGCGACAACAAGACTGATTTCGCCAAGGTTGAGATTCCATATGCTTATAAGTTGATGGCTCAAGAACTACAAACAATCAATGTGGTACCACGTTTGATTACAGAGTAAATAGAACCCGAATAATTTATATTATGATAGTGTATAATATAAAATTTAACCACCGAACAATTCCTTGAGATTACGTAAAATTTTAAAGACGATTTTTACTCCATTTTCGTTTATATGTTTTTCGTTTATGTATTTTTCGTTTGTGCGTTCTTCGTTTGTGCGTTCTTCGTTTAGAAAAAGGAGTAAATCTATTTAATAAATAATTTTTATTAATGCCACCGGTTGTTGGGACTATGTCAGTTACTGCGTCACTCAATATTGGGTCTGCTAATGATAACGGCCTTTTTTTTCTAAATCTGTCTAAAATAGATCTTTTATTATTAGCCAATGCTTCGACCTTCAGATGTAGCTTAAGAGAAAGTAGAGACATATCAAACAATGATATAAAATCATTCATCGTTCGGCTTGGATCTGTTAAGAGATCTGGCAAGCCGTTTATTTTATCATAGTCAATCTCTTTTAATAATACGTCGCTGGTTCCATCGTCATATACTTCTTGTAGTCTTCCGCTGACACAAGCCCCTGGTATTGTAATGTAGTCTGTTGCATGCGGAAGCAAACCCAATTTCTCAGTTGGGCTTATCCCCCCACGTCCAATACAATGAATACTATCTGAAAAAATCCATGCTGTATTATTAGTACAATTAGACTCTTGCAGCACCTTTCTAAAAACGGTTGCGTTACGAGGATTTTTTACTATTTTACTACTCCTTCCATCAGTGCTACTAATATCTTTATATTTACCTTTCGTCCAAATATCATTAAGACAAACTGCCGAATATTTAGATTTTAATCTATACGTTAATAAAGAAGGACGTATATATGGGTTTCCATGCTTGTCCTTGTTTGTGCGAAAATTAAACCTAACATCAACTATATTCAATAAAATTTGTTTTATATTATCAATATGGAATTGTGTCAATACCCCAATATCTATAATATAGTTTCCTGTGAATGGACTTGATGCTAAATTGAAAAATAAATGATTTATTTTGTCAGTTGATAATCGGGTTAATTCAACATAGAATTCTTTTGGGACTAAAGGAGGATGTTGTTGTTTTTCTGCATCTTCAATTATTTTCATCAATTCTATATAAAATCTTATACTACCAAATTTTAATTCCCAATTACGCTTGTCATTTTTAAGTGTTTCTATTAAACTATTATATTTTTCCGAATATTGAGATAGGTCAGCCCTCTCAACTTTTATGGATTTTTTAATGACTGATAAAATAGAAATTACTCTATCAACAAAGTCCCGCATTAATTCAGGGTTGTCTTGAAGATAATGATCATTCATAAATTGTTTTTCATAACCACGGTTACGAGACATTTTATTATAGAAAAGCAAAGGATCCACTGAAGATATAACTGAATTATCTTCGCTATCTTTCAGAAACCCCAAACTATAAAATTTTTTTTTAAAATAAATAAATGTACTTACGTGCGCAGTTGGATTATCATAAGATCCTTTTACTACAAAATAGATAGGAACTTCAGTAATTGATACACTGCCCGGGTTATCTAAATCATATTTTAATACTGCTTCAGTTATTTCACTGTTTATTTTAATATTTGGAATGTAATCTTTATTAAATAGAGGTGTAACATTATTAACTATGATCTTTTTTATTTCAACTAAATTAGAATTACCATCAGTAAGATTTATAATAGGATTATAAGGATAAGGTTCATTAAATGGAGTAGAAACATTTGAACTGGTAGTTTTACTAAAGTTTTTTACTATGTCTTCTTTGATATCTTCGGTTTTAAATAATTCGTTATTTACTTGATCAAAATTAGCTTGGGTCTCTTCTATCTCAATCAACGGTCTTACACAATAATTTTTTATTTCTTTTATATCAGTGATATTAATCAAGTTTTTAAAAACATAGGAGAATGCAGCATAATGATCTTTTGGAGGAAATGTTGCATCCACTATCACGGAATATGAATCATCTTTAGCTGGTTCTGGAAGCCTTTTGGGATTAATATAACGATTAAGATCATTTGATTTATTTTTTATAAATGATGTCATTTATACTTTTAATATATTTATATATATACTAATTATATTTTAGCCCAGTTACATAATCCTTTACGACTCTTTATTTGAACAATACAAATCTAATAGCCAAACAATTCCTTTAGATTGCGTAACAAATATATCCTATTTTTAATTAGTTCAACGTTGATTTTTTTCTTATACGAACTTGGATTCTCTGAAATATTACGCAACAGTTCCATATCCTTCTGTAAATCACCCGATAAAACAATTACATTATCAGGAAAATAATGCTCTATATTGCGACAACCCATATAGATTGGTGTGGTATCACACAAAAGCGCATTGGTTATCTTCTCAGAAAAATAATGATTTGTCTGAAAGTTCTCAATGCATATATGAAAATCATAGTTTTCATATGGTTCCATCTCTTGAAATTTACCTTTGACTCGTGGATCCCCCATAAAATCATAATACATGCAACCACGACCGTATATATCTATTTGCAAATCTGTCTCCAATATCTTAGTTATCAAATCATGTCTGTATTTGTGTCCTTCTTGTTTGTTCTTCTCACTAACCATCATTGAAATTCTCTTTGTTTTGACTGGCACATATTTAAGTGGTGGATTATGCCACATATGTGAAAACCTCTCAACGAAAGGCTCTGGCAAATCATATTTATCTCCAATATAATACTTACCAATGTACTGTTGTGCATATTTTACAAACTGTTCAGTTAATCCCAAAAACATAACTGGTTCAAATGCAAATCCAATAACGTTCTGTTTGGGAATATGTGCGATTTGAGGCATAGCCGTATTCAAAATAATAACATGAGTAAAGTCATTACCGTTTGTAATATAAACCTCTTTGTCTTCGCCATAATTTTCCATCAGTTGCGCTTCGCATAAACGTTCATAGACATCCTTGCAATTATCAGATTCACAAAAGTTTGAGAATATGCGAATGCGATACATAATAGATAATGGGTATAAATATATTTATATTTTTATTACTATAAATATATTATGAATGAAGATGCCCCAAAAGTAAATGATAATAGCGAAATTAATGATGTTCGCCAAGGACCACATTTTAAGAGTATATCTTTCTCTGGTTATAAAAAAACCGATGTGCGCAAACAACTTATTGAGAATATGAAAAATGGTAAATTAGAACCAGCTGCAAATTGGTGTGCCGAATTGATATGCGCAGGGCATTACATGGAAGTTTGGGAGATTATTTTACATTATACAGGCAAACACATTCATTTAGGAAATCCTAAAATCGTTATTTACTTACAGATGCGCTTTGAAGTATTTAAAAATATTATGACACAAGGTCAATATTTAAACGAACTCCAATTACGCAATCATCCCACGATTCGCAAACTATTTGCTGAAGTAATAAGCACATTGACACTTTCAAACCGAAAACATAGTTTTGAACCTATTAAAATAAATAGAGTAGAGGAATTTGATATGACACAAATGACAGATAGATTAAAAGCGCCTAGTATGACTTATGGAGCTGACATATTAAAGAAAGAAGACCCCAAAGAGCTGTTTATTGCCATTAATGAATTTTCATATCATATATCACAAGATTCTCATAGCACGATTGGAGCAAGTTATTGGATAGAATGGTTAATAGAATTTGACGCAATATGTAAAAAACGCAAGGAGCCTTGTCTATGTGAAAAACGTAGTAAAATATCTGTGGATAAAAAATTTCAAAGAGACATTATTTGGATATTATGGGATGCGCTTTTTCATTATTGTGATATGTTGGGAAATCAATATATTGATAAACTTATGAAAGCCATTTTTGACATATTTTGCATAAAATATACAACGGCTGCATGTAAAAAACGCCGATATCTACTTTATTTCGCAGTCGCACTTTTAACAGAGCCTGTTCCTACCAATATAGATTTAATGTCAAACAAACCGCTAATACAAAATATAGTTGAAAAAATAAACGAGGTGTATAAACAAATAAAGAAACAAGAGGAAAGCCCTAATACCGAATATTTATTTGCCAATTTACAGAAAGAAAATGCATTTGAGAAATCGTTGAAGAAGATGGATTTAGTAAATTCAATAGATATATTTAGTAATACAAAAAATAAAGTGTAATCACAAATAAAATATATTCGCATTAATAAAACAATCAATACGAACAAATGGAGAAACAATATCATGTGGATTTTAAAAAATATTACATAGATTCATTAACACTATTACAAAAAATAACAATTCCGACGATTAGTATGTATAATGATTTTGAGGCCATATTAGTTTATTTTGAAACATCTCAACATATTGAATTTATATTAAAAAACACAATATTACGATTAGGGAAGAAATGGAGTTACACAATAATTTGTGGTTCTTCAAACTATAATTTTATGCTTTCGCTTTGCAGTAAAATATCGGAAAACATTAAGCTTATTAAAGTTAATAGTATTTATGACATTAGTAAAGACCTTAATGTGTTATTTCATGGAGAAAAGTTGTTGTTTTATAACGATAATACAATAATCGTAAATGACAATATATATGATTTTTTACATTGGGATTACATTGGCAGTAAAATAGTTTATGACATCCATGACAATTCACCTTTTGGTGGGTTTTCATTAGTTTCAAAATCGTTTGCTTCAGATTTTAATAATAATATTGGAAATTCGGAATGCAAAATAGCAGATATTGAATCATTTAATAGGTTTATGTCGGTAAAAACAGATAATCCTGATTGTTTTGCGTATCATAATTTTTGGCAAAACAACAAATCATGGAAAAAAGAAATTCATAGTACCAAATATCAACAAGACGCTATGTATAATCCAACGCATTATAGAATATTGAACATTGATTTACAAACGCTCAACAAAACAGAGTTATTAAACCATTTCAAAAACTTTGGTTATTATGAGAAGAAACCTTGTTACATTAAAAACAAGGATATGCATAAATACATATGTGAATACTGCGATTTTGATATAGAATTCGTTTCAAGTCATTATCTGCATCATAATCCCGAATTATCAAACCTAACCAGTTTGGAACTATTAAAGCATTACAATATAGTTGGCAAACACGACAAAAAAATTGCGTACGATAAGAATTTAAATATAGACAAATTGATTGACTTAAAGAATCCATTAGTAGGAAATTGCGTTATTTTTATTAACTCTTCTCATGAATTAAACGACGAGACCAGATTTCTATATGAGTATGTTATTCATTTGCAAGAGAATGGGGAACATGATAATATATTAATATTAGATGTCTTTTTAAACGAAGACATTTTTTATTATTATTCAAAGTTAAAAACAAAACCTCTTTTTCACTGTAATAACTTTGTATTAATGCGAGAACTATTAGACTATTATAATCCAAAATTTATTTACGCAAATGGTATGAATTATCTTACATTAAATGTTGAGAAATTTTCTCAGGACATTATTAATAAAACAGTTTTTCATTTTCATGATTCTATGGAACTTATACCACCTGCGATAAAAAATCTAAAGAACAATACCATATATTGCTCGCATGAGAAAATAAACGAGCATTTATACAATTCTTACGGATTAACGAATACTCATGTATTCAGACCGTTTATTAAGAAAACCCTCGTGTCAAAAAGTACTAACTTAAATTTATTTGGAAACAATAATGTTGTCTTTGGAATGGTTGGTAAAAACAATTATGAAAACGGGTATGATATTTTTGTTAATTTAGTTAAACATTTACCTCAATACAATTTCATATGGGTAGGGGGCGGTGATTACGATTCTAATTTCTCTGCTGACAATTATATTCAAATATGTAATTATGTAGATATATACAAATACATAAATTTATTTGATTATTTATTAGTAACTTGTCGTAATAAAACACAGCATGTAGTTTATAAATCACTTTACATGAATTGTCCGTGTATTGTTCTTGAAAACAAAATGTCCCAAAATTTGATGACTTCTGGTTATTATAGAATAAAAGATCATTGCAATGATTTTAACAACGTTATTGAGTATATTAAAAATGATTTGTTTCTTTTAAAGAAACAAGACCAAAATGTTAATACGCATGAATACATATTAGAAAATTTTACTGAACCATATATTTATAAATACGAGATAGATTCAACCTCAATTCAATTACAAGTTACTATTCACGAAGAGAATATAAACGGTGAATTCAACTGGCGACATTATTTAATAGTAAATCCAGATTTAACAGAACATAATATATTAACATATGAAACAGCATTGGAACATTGGAATAATTATGGAAAATCAGAGAATAGATATTCTGTTATAAGACACTGTGATATTGAAGACCAATTACATCAATATAATAACTTAAAACAAAGAATTTTTGAACAATGGAACGATTATTACATAGAACAGGTAATAAAAATGAAGATAAAAGGAAACGATTCCTCTATTGTTAAAAGGTTTTTATACGACAATCTTGCGTATATTAAATTAAAAGAATGTAATAACAATATTAATAATCTTAGTTCTGCTATTTCAAAATGGATATTTAATGACAATTACTCTGAATTAAAAGCACTACCAAAAAAAAATGGCTATTTAGACTTATCAATATATGGATTAGATATAAATAATTTTGATATTGAATATGTATTTAAAAACTACAAATTGTGTTGGTTTTCATTAAATTCGTTGGACGACGCATTGGTTTTTTGGAACGTCTTTGGAAAAAACAATAATTATTTAAGCTCTACAGAAAACGAGCTTTATCAAGACTTATACTTTGATTGGGAATATTACGTAAAAGCAAACCGTCTAAAATTTACTAATAAAATTCAAGCTTTTCTACATTGGAACAAATACGGCAAACTTGGTGGATTAATTGCATCTAATGTCTCTTTGCGAAAAACATATGAAGAATTTTTAAACAATAATTATGAAACTACTATAATAATAAACAACAATGTATCTGGTAATTCAAATACTAATAATTTTATAGATTCTGGAGATATAATGTATGGAAAAGAATTCAATAAACCTTTGTTTTATGGCTTAAAAGTAATTGAAGAATTTGGTTTATTAAAGAATCCAATATTGATTATTGATTTCCCAAACTATGGGGGTGGGTGCGAGCATTTTATTAATTGCATAACAATGAAATACAAAACGTCGCGAGATTTTTTAATAGCGAGGGCTTTCAATAAACACATTCATTTTTATTTAAACGACGAATCAAAATTAGAGAAAGAATTTTCTGACAATGAAGCTATAGAATTTATTAAAAACGTTAACGTAAACACAATATTTGTAAACTCTGTAATTGGTCATTCAGAAAATTTTGTGAATACATTGTTCACGTTAGACATACCAATAGATACAATCACTCATGATTATAGTCTATTGTATAAATTCCCACAGGGTTATTATCATGAAATGATGGCACAAAAACCAAATTGTTATTTTCCTTTACATAAATGCAGAACAATAATTACACAAAATGAAAAAAATGTTGCATTATATGGCGCCACAATAAACGAAAACAAGTTTGTAGTCGCAGAACTACCTGACCATGTAAATCGCTCCAAAAAAATAAACACAAACAATACGCAAGTAGTAATTGGAATAATAGGTAATATTTCTAATCTAAAAGGATATTATTTGATAGAAAAGTTAGTAGAATATGCAAAAACAACAAACGATATACGCATTGTCTTATTTGGAAATATACCTTATTTTGACAACACGTTTTTAGAGAAATATCCTTATAAAAACATTGACGAATTGAATAAATTACTTAGTGTCCACAAACCCAATCTTTGGTTAGAAACATCATTATGGCCAGAAACATATTCATATACTCTTACGTTAATGATGATAACTGGATTGCCTATTTTTTATCAGAAGAAACAATATCCTAGCGTTGTTACTGATAGATTAACCAAATACGATAAATCGTATTCTTTTGAAAATATTAATTGGCTAATAAATAATATATCTGTGTTAACAAGTAAAAAGCAAAAATGGTTTCATACAATTGACAACAAAATTTACTTTAACAAATATTGGGACTCCTATTTTGTAGACAAGGTGTTGGAATCAAAAAATATTGTTTTTATTTCATCAAAGGTCATTGTTTCTACTAATAAATTTGATTATTCTAGTTCCAGGTCTATATACACAACAGAAGAACGTTATGAACAAACATTAAGAACAATAGACTCTATTAGACAATACATACCAAACTCATATGTTATATTATTTGATAACTCTGAATTTGATGAACCTCAATATAGTGTTCTAAACGAGAAATGTGATTTGTTTTTGAACGTATGTAATGATATTGACATATACGAATATACAAACAATAAAATATATAAATTGTATGGCGAATTGGCACAAACAGCATATGTTTTGAAATACATTCGTGAGAATTTAGGACATTTGAAATTTGATAACTTTTTCAAAATATCTGGTAGATATTGGATTAATGAAAGTTTTAATTATTCAGATTATGTTAACGACAACAATATATTCAAAAGAAAACCAGATGTTACAGATAGAAGATACTATTATACATCGTTTTATAAAATATCCAACAAGAAATTTAGGGCGTTTGTAGATTTAATAGTTGGCATGTTTAATGACAGTAAAAACCATAATGAATTTGATGGATATGATTGGGAAGTATTACTTTCTAAAAAGTTGAATTACGACTTTATTGAATTACCAAATCTAGGAATAACAGAAAATATTGCAGTTTGGAAACAACAGACTTTAATATAATGAATTAAATCTACGTATTTTTAATATTATAATTATATAAAATGGATGATTACGATATAATTATATTTTGTGGTGGAAAATGTGGAGGCACTACATTAGCTAATACATTCCAAAAAAATGGATATAAAACATTACATATGCATGGTGTAAAATCACCTGGAATGTTTAATCCAAAAATAAATTTAAATAAAAGTATATTTGATATTATTGATAATTCGGCAACTGAACGCAAAGTGTATATTATTGATAGTTATAGAAATCCTTTTGAAAGAAAGATATCGGCATTTTTTCAGCATATAAATAATGATATTAACTTATATGAAAAGTTATCACCTGACGAATTGTGTGATTTATTTAATAATAAACACTTATGCAATGAAGATTATCATCCGTTAAATAATTTATTACATCATTATGAATTAAAGACATTTCCTACTTTTGATTTTAATAAATGTTACAATATAATTGAGAAAGATAACAAGGTATTTATTAAATTGCGGTTTAATGATGTTTCAAGTTGGGGAACTATATTAAGCAAAATAATGGGAAAGGAAATTACTATTTATCCTGAAAATTTGACTAAGAATAAGAAGTCTGGCAAGTTGTATTCACTCTTTAAAAATGTTTATAAACCACCAGAATCTTATATTGATAATTATTTATTGAAAGATCCAGAGTTTAAAATATATAATAAAATAACAGAACAAGAAGAATACATTAATAAATGGAAGGGATTACATAAATCATTGATAGGAAAAAATGGATATTTATTTTTACAGAATGACTCTAGTAAAGAATTAAAAATACATTGTGAAAATTTATGCTTAGTACAAGACGTCACATTGCAGCGTTACTCGCAATATAAAGATAAATATTTATTTATTGTTTTTCCAGACAAGTCTTATATCTGCAAGGATTTTTTACCAGACGGTTTTGAATCAAAATATAGACCAGGAATTAATATTTATAAAAATTATTTTAAGGATAAATTAATAGACGGATATGAAATATTAAAAGGCATTGATGATATTTATTACAAAACAGACTCACATATGAATTTAAAAGGAACATACGAAATGTATTGTAATTTTATAGATAAATTTAATGAATTATTTGTGCCGTTGCAACTTGAAAAAAAAACACTGGTTATAGAAAAAAAAACGGTTATTTCATTAAATCATATTGGTTGTGGCATTGGTGATTTATTATGGGTATCAAATTTGGGAAATCAAACACCATTAACCACAATAGACGATTTTTTTTATTGTTATGACTTACCCGAAATATATTTAAAATATGAAATTACTGAAAATAGCTCTCTACGTATTATGAATCTAGAAAACAAAAATATTGTTGACAAAACACCAGTATTTATGAACAATTTCATTACATGGCCAGTATTATCGTCACATTTTATTTACAAAAAAAACGAGGGCAAACCTAAATATAAATGTCTTATTTTTTATGATAGTTTTCTACTTTCTACCTTGAGTTTATATTTAGAATTGTTTGAGGAAATGTTTTTAGCAAAGAGCGCTTTTCATAAAAATTTAATTGATGCTATTAATCCAGATTATATTTTTGAATTCAGAATTGAAAGATTTTTAACATAATAATGAACCAATGTATTCTTGCATTGTTTTCTCATAATCATTAGATAATTCACTTTCTAGGTCAAAAGCCATTATTAATTTATTGCAGACAGGAGTACATAAGGTCATATGATTTTTTGTGTAATTATAAGTTTTATTGTATTCATTTGAATAACCTTTATGACACAATATTAATACATTCGTTTTTTTATTAACAAAGATACTATTTATCCAAGCATTGCACCCCCATGATAAAATAATATTGTCACAATTGTTAATTATATTAAAGAGAGTTATTACATCATAATCGTTGGGGCTAAATACTTTAAAATCGTTTCTTACAAAGAAATCTAAATATGACTGCGCAAAGCTTTTGTGTGGAGTGTTTCTATATTTTAAATCTATTTCTGATTTGATTAAACAAACATTTTTATAATATATACTTGTGTCTATATTCAGTTTCAACTTTTCTAATAAAACACTATTGTGGTCTACAACTTTAAAATGTGGCGGAGTATATATTATACTTTCTGAAATATTCACAATAGTTTTATCATCAACGAAATGTATTTTGTCTTCTTTAAAAAACAACAACAGGATACTATTAATAAATTTGCCAAAATTTTTTATTGTGTTAGGAATAATAATGTCGTATTCATTTATTAAATCCAATTTGTGTAGCAAATAAATACCTGCCATTATAAAACATAATTCATGGCCAGCACTTTTTGTAATATTATACAACACTAATCCCTTTTTAATATTTATTGTTTTATATTCCGTATCGTTTATTTTTCTATTTACGCTAGAAATGTTTTTACATATATTTTCGTATTGTTTCCCAAAATAATCCATATAATAAAGCTTATCACCGTGCTTTAAAAAATTCTTTACCCATTCATTAGTTAGTTGAACATTAACGTACGATATATTGTTAACATGTTTAATATTATCTGTTCCTTTTGATAACACAGTGCATATTGAAAATCCATCATCTAAAGATATTAATTCGGTCTTCTTTGTAAAATCAACTATCTTTACGGGTTCCATTAAATAAATATAAAATATAGTATTATTTATATTTATTCAGTAATGAATTTATTAGAGAATTCTTTAAAACATTGACCCAAAGGCTCCACCCAATACACTATTCGCCGCCATAGGTCCACTCAATAATCCATAATCACCTCCTTGACTTCCTCCACGTCCAGGCATCATATGGTCATATGAATCCATCACACTTGATTGTCTAGCCGTAGCTACTGGCGCTGGAGGAAACGTGCCAGATTGTACACCGGCATTATCTAAATAATCCGCCTGACTAGGGCTGTGTCTAGATAAGGGTTGACTCACTCTGACACCATTTCTAACAGTATCCTTCTTCTCCTTACCATCTGTGCCGTTCCATAGTTCATATATGCGGTCTACAAGAACATTTACCTTTATTCCTAATTTGGTTTGAATACTTAATACTAAAATCAAGAAAGCCAATATCACATTGGTTAACATCAAATTCTCATATTTAAATCCACTGTATGTAGGCAAATAAGTAATTATTCTGTGGATTACAATAATACCACAGAACATGACAACCAATTGAATAAAGATTTCGGCTAAAAGTTCTAAAGATGATTTGTCAGGGTCGGCCTCAGGAATGAATCGCTGAATCAACTTATTCAAAATTACAACTGGGACAACACCCATAAGCGAATATTGAACTACATTTAACACCTCTGCCTTTCCCTCTTCTGTGGTTGAGAATACATGGGATAAAAATGTTTTTCTATTCAAATCTTTTACTTCATGCAATATTTCCATTTATTTATTGTATAAAGAACACGTAGAAATTATTAGATGCTAGGATTGGATTTATCACTAAAATTACCTATTTTCTACTAGTTTTAGTCCTTCTCTTTTTGGATGCTTTACGTTTTTTAGATGCTTTATGCTTTTTCGCTATTTTTGATTTTTTCCCTCCCTTAACTGATTCAGCTGCTTTCTCTGCTTCATTGTAAACGTCATGTCTGAACTCAGCACCTGCGTCATTTTGTACCGCCCTGCGCACCTTGTTACTATCTTCATCATCTTCTCTATCCGACCTATTTACCCACTGCATCCATGTACGTTTTGGAATCATTTTTTCTACAACTTGAAATGCATCTGGTTTGTTTTTGTCATTATCTAAGATTAATTCGTAACAACCCGGATGGTATGGGAGTATTTCTTTCATTTTAAATTTTATTGCTTTTAAAAACGCTTCTACATATTTTTCATCTACATGTAGAACATCTATTTTTGACATATGTCTAAACATTTTTTCATACCGTTCTGTCTGTGTCCCTAAATTACTTTTATTAAACTGTTTAATAACTGGGGTTTTTTTTTCTAGTATAAAATTATCCAAGTTTTTATCATTCATCCCTTCAAGTAAAAAACTATTAATTGTGAAGATTCTCCGCATTATTGGATTATAACCTTCACTGGGATCTTGTTTACGTTGTGGTTGTGCACGAGTATTAGAATCTAAAAAAAAACTTTCATTTTTAATAAACTCATTATTAGCTATTGCTTTTTGCAATGATTTATTCATATATATATATATAATATTAATAAAAAATGATAGACCCTAAATGTTCATTGAATTAACTCTTTAATCATAGGAAATATCGGTTCAATGGCTTTCATACAAGCTATCGCTACCTCTTGATGCTCTTTCTGTGTGCCGTTTGCGCTGCGTAATTGTATATAATGCACCCATGACCTCAGCGTACCATTCATATATAATCTTGATAATGTCATACCCTCAGGTAAAACCGCCCTAGCTTGTTCCTTCGCAATCCCTTTTCCAAGTGCCCATTTATATGCATTCCCCGTTATTTCTGACACTCTTTCTTGCATATCAGCCCATTCATTCTGCAATTTCTCATCATCTGTTTCTATACTATTTTGGCGGTTTTTATGGTCTTGAATACGTGCATCCCTAATTTCTGAACCCAAATCAGCCACAGCATAACGTTGCGAAAACTCCTGGAATGAAAAAGAACGATGTCTCAATATCTGTCTAGCAATATCTCTGGTCGTTTCTATCTCTAAGCAAATACTCACCATCTCTAGTGGCGACCAATGTTGGTTTTTAGTCAAATACTTTATCAATTTCTCATTCGTCTCTGTGTTATGTTGGTTTGAGGGATTGGATACTCTAGCACAATATGCAACTAGGTCTTGAATACTCTGTTCACTGTTTCCAGTTGTACATGGTGGCCTTGAGTAACTAACCAATTCAACCTTCATTGTTATGTATTCTAAGATTATTTCTATATTGAATTCTACAAATTTAATTTTTACGTTTATAAACATTTAGAGATATCACAATTAATACTATATTTGAGAAATGAGTAAATCAAATGCTTCAGCTAAGAATCGTCGAGCCTATGGTGGAAACCCACCTCCGCCCGTTCCTTTACAAGGTCCTGTCCCTTTACCAGTGTCCGGTACTTCGTCGTCTCAAGGACAATCTCAAGGCTTCACTCTTCAACAGGTAATTGCTGTGATTGATAATCGCCTTTTAAATTTAGAGCATTTTGTGAAGGAATCTAAAGAGGGGGGCGGTGGTAAGCACGTGCACTTTGAGTCAGAAATGAACGATGTAATACCCACTGGTCAACATGTTGTTGATAATTCAGTAGGCGAAATATTAAATGAATTTAGTGCCCGATTTGATATGATTGCAGATGAGGTTGCAAATCTAAAAGACATTGTCCTCAAGTTGCAAACATACACTATGGATGTTAATAAGACCCTTTTGGAGGAAAGAATCAATATTCTTTCAGATTTAGGAAACAACCAAAATCAAACTTTCACTATTAGCAATGAATCTACTGAAGTTACGAGTGACACACCCTTGAAGATTTAAAATGGGGCGCCCAAAGGGCGTTGCACTAGATTTTCAAGTGCAACGTTACCGATAAATCAATTAAAATGCAAACCGCCAAAGGCAGTTTGTCCCATTTTAAATGATCATCGGTGTAAAATAGCTAACGGAGTTTCCCTTGAAATGGCGTAAAAATAAATTTAATTTAATTAATAAATATAGAATTATAGTTTAATAATTCTATATTATGAATACAGAAAGTCAAATAGATTTTAGTAAAAGAATAGAAGAATTAACGAACCAATATTATTCAGACAATAAAAAAAACACATTTTTTAAGTCTAGTCAAAAAATGGATTGTGCTGCACAAGTGACAAATCAAATTGGAATTGATGAGCTTATTCAACGAACCGTCTATTTAATTCCAAATTCCGATTCTGTGTTTATGGATTATACTGTATTTAAACGATACGCAACCCCCGAAAATTATCCAAAAATAGTTGGATATATTTTGTCATTACTTAATTACTGTATTAATAAATACGGTCATTATTGTGCTCATGTAAATTTGGATACATTTACTATTTCCGCAGCTGAAAGACACAAAAGTGCCATAGAATGTTTTTTAACGAACTGTATGAGACCAGATTGTCAATATTCTTTGAAGTTGAAAAATATGCATATTTATAACACACCCAATACATTTAATAATATTTCTAAAGTATTAATGCCTTTTGTTGACCCTGTTGTAAGAGAGAAAATCATTTTGTATGATAAAAAATGCAGCAGTGAATTATTAAATAACTTGATGAAAAATTGAATAGAGTTTTGAGATTATAATAATTAATAACCCATTGATTATTATAATGAACGTTGTCATCAGTACCCCCCAAAAAGCCGATACTTTCTGTGCTATGTTCCATCATATGAAAGCTTTTACCGAACATGTAAATGTTATGTTTGAGTCAGACCATATGTTTTTACAATCTATGGATTCTGCACATGTCTCTGTCTTTGAATATAATTTACCTGGTGTTTGGTTTGATAAGTATGAACACAGTCATGGTTCGGCCATTCCGCTTGGTCTTAATTCTACATTGTTATTTAAAATTCTGAATACCCGTGATAAGACCCAGACGATTACTTTGGTATTTGACCCAGAAAATAATGATAAACTGTATATTAGTTTTACATCTGACAACAAGGCTGTCTTTGATAAACACTTTGAATTGCCTTTGATGGATTTGGAGTATGAATTGATGAGCATTCCTGTAATGGACTGTGATGCAGAGTTCTCTGTTCCATCGGGCACGTTTGCTAGTTTGGTCGGACAACTTAAGATGTTTGGCGACACCATAGATATTGAATGTTCTGAGGAGAAGATTGAGATGAATTCACTGAGCGAGGGATTGGGTAAGATGAGTGTGAATATTAATATTGAGGATTTGGATTCCTATGCGATTAATGAGGGTGAGGTCATGAAGTTGTCGTTTAGTTTGACGATGTTGAATAATATTTGTGCTTTTAGTAAAGTGGCGAAGGACATGGAGATTAAGCTAATAAAGAATTATCCTATGAAAATTATTTATTCTTTAGATAGTACATTGGAGGATGCGAAAATGACGTTCTACCTGGCACCGAAGATTAATGATGACTAAGGAAACCTAAAAGCTATGCTTAAGTTCCTTCCCTTTTTGAAATAATATTAGTAGACGTTACTAGTATTATTAATATTTAATGTTTTCTTGTTTTTTTATGTCTACGACCACCCTTTTGTGTTTTGGATTTCTTGTGTTTGCGAGTGCGTTTTCCACCAAACGCAATAGAAGTTAATAACGCTTGCATAAATTGGGTGGGGGAGGTAAATGCGCTTCTCCCAAAACCTTTCCATCTTGGTTTATTATCATTTGATAATTCGAACTTTGGTAAATTAGCTTTAATTCTAGAAAAGTTGGTTCTGTTACCCACACCAATACTCATCTTATCATAACTTGCTATTCCATACAATTTCATTTCTTTAACAATAGTAGCATTATCTGGATTACTAGAATCTGGAGAACCATTACTTTCTATGTATGTTTTTAAATTTTTCAATGCTTTTTTGTAAGAAGCATCCATATTATTCAAATTGTTATCTAGGGCAAATTCTATTGCGTTAATAGCAGCAGTAGCATCTGAACTTGATACAAGATTACTGGCATAAGATGCGGCAGAAGATGCGGCAGAAGATATTACAGAAGAAGCTTGACCAATTCGTGTTACTTCTGATACCAACTCTTTGTATTTATCTAACATAAATGCATCATTTACCCATTTGTCACCTGTATTATCAACATATTCTTTTAAATCGTCGTATTTTTTCAAATCGGTTGGGGTAGAATTAATATATTTTTGTATATTTGTTCTTACTTCTTGAGGAGTTGCTACAGAACCTGTAATTTTCCTTTTCGCTCGTCCTAATAAGTTGGTTGCTCCAACATCAAAAAACCTGTTTACTTTGCTTAATCCAGTATCAGTTCCTGTACTTAGAAATTCAGCATTATTGTAAGCTTTTTGAAACTGTGATTTATAGTTTTGAGGAATCGCACCAGTAATCATAGTGGCTATGTCAGATGTTTTTTTGTTTACATCAATACGTGCGTGAGTGTTATTTATAGATTCCATTGTGACATCAGGTTTATTCTCAACCTTAAATACTTTAGCTATATGCAATGTGGGAGGCCCACCCATTTTATTTGGAACTACTAATAATGGAATGTCAACCTCAAATGCTGAGTTTGATTCTATAGAAGAACTCTTACTAATTGGCTCCTCATCTTCTACCTCTGTGAATGCTGGCACCTCCTCCCCTCCTGCTCCTGCTGCTCCTTGTGCTCCTGTTCCTTCTGTGGGTGCTTCTCCTTCTCCTTGTGCTGCTGCTGGTTTACTTCCAAAAAATCCGTTGAACATATCTATATTTTTCTATACATTAAACCCAGAAATTATTATTCGTTTATGTCCATCTAAAAAACAACCAATCTAAATATATACATGACATTTTACCTAAACATTTTATTATTTCTAATAATATTATTTTTATACATCCACATTGTCCATCAGTACAAACGTAGTGAAGATTTAGAGATATATGAAATGGATTATTCTTCTAACGACCACTTACAAGAAGTGTGTGATATTAAACAACCCGTACTTTTTGAATACCGTTCTGTAAACCCCGAATTTTTTACTAAAGTTACTTACGATAGGGTGTCCGATGATTTTTACGCCAACACCGACATCAAAGTAAAAGATATCAACGATTATTGGGAGACTGATAGCGCAGTTGATTATATCGTATTACCATTCCAAACCGGCACAAATCTCATGCGAACTGATCCTAAATCCAAATACTTCACTGAAAACAATGAAGAGTTTTTAGAAGAAGCTGGACTGCTCAGTTTGTTCCAGTCAAATGATTCTAATATTAAACCTCATTTTACTGCATTGAGCAAATACGATATTTGTACTGCCTCAAAAGATACTGTTACACCCCTACGCTACCACACTGGTTACCGCCAATACTTGTGTGTCAACACTGGTAAAGTCAGTGTGAAAATGACACCATGGAAGAGTACAAAATATTTATACCAAAATAAAGATTTTGAGAACTATGAATTCCGTTCACCCGTCAACGTATGGAAACCCCAGAAAAAATACTTACACGAAATGGATAAGGTCAAGTTTTTAGAGTTTGAGGTTTTGGAAGGCCATATGCTTTTTATTCCACCTTATTGGTGGTACAGTATTAAATATACTTCTGAAGAAGATACGTTAGTGTGTGGTTTTTCATATAATAGTATTATGAACTGCGTTGCGAATTTACCCGATATTGCCAAATATTATTTGCAACAACACAATATCAAGAAGCGTATTACGAAGACATTGGAATTAAATGAACAGGCTAAAGAAGAAAAGGATGAACAAGAAGCGCAGGAACAAGTTGCTGAGATTGATGCCAAAGTAGAGCCAGAACATGGCGCAAAGAAAATTACTGAAGTACCCATTTAATACTGTTATTATACGTCCGTTAGTGCGTTTTTGTCAACAGTTACTTCTTTCAATACATTACGCATTATTTTTTCCACATGTTTATTCTCTTCTTCATTGCTATACCCACCTAATGAACTGAGTGAAATCTTCATGTATTCATTATTCTCAGGAGTATCTGACCTTACATAGTCTGGATTCTCTGCTTGCCATGCAGGTAATTGCTCCAAATTTTTACGGGCAATGCGGCTTACTATAGTTCTTAGTTTGGACTTTTCTGAGTTATCTTTTTCCCACGTATCTTGGTTCTTGATATACACTGTTTCACGCTTATAATCTGTGCAATGAAGTGGGCGTTCATAAACGTCTAATTCTTTCAGTTTGTTTATGAAAATCCGTGAGATACCTAGAACGTAACCTAGTTTTCCAGTGGCTTCTAGGTCACCAACATTAAGATTCAATGAATCTACGAAATCGGTGATACTGATGGCATCTTTACATTGTTCATTTAAAAAGAGATTCAGGTTGAAACTGTTATTGTTAGTGGTGTTGTTGGTTGTGGTGTTGTTCTGGATGAGGGTGGTGTTGGATTTGGTAGATATTTCTATTAATGCTCTGGATTGCTCTTTTAGTGCATCTTTTAACTCCTTTGATTGTTCTTTGAGAACGTCTTTTAATTCTTTATTTTCTTTAATTAGTTCCTTCACCAATTCAAACGCCATACCAATTTCATTCGTTGGTGCTTGAACTATAGAGTTAGTTATAGGTTCTGAATCACAATTCTTTTTATGTCTCCACATAGTTACTCTATTTTTAAATATTTTGCTGCAGTTACCACAAGCAAATGATTCTGGGCGTGGGATTTGTAACACAGTAGCGGGATTTGCAACAGCATTCATATGCTTCTGGGTAGCATTATGTTTAATAAAATCCTTGTTACTATTCGTATGATATCTGCATAATTCGCAGTGAAACTTTTTATCCATTGTTTTTATTATATACCCTATCTTTATATTATTTCTAAAGGATTTGTAACAGGATTTTAAACAGGTTGCAAATCCCAAAATATTAAATATTCAATAGTAAAAGTATTTAAATTATTATGCAGTCAGAAATTGTTAATAAAAACAGGATTCACTGCATCTCCGAGTAAAACGATACTTTTAATAAATTTCTCTAGACAAAAATAAAAAATAGACAAAAATAAATGTCCAAAAATAAAAACAGACCCGATTTCTTTTCTTTGTTTCTTCTGTGACTATTTATTGTAAAATTGTTTACTTTTTATTAAAATTACTTATTATATTTGATAATTCAATTATTCTTTCATTTGAATTTATTAATGCTCTGGATTGTTCTAAAATAATATTTTGTAATTCTTTGTTTTGGTTTAATAAATCAGATACTATATCGTTTTTATTTTCTACAGGTTCGTATTCAATGTCTTCGCAACGTTTATTGTGTCTCCACATAGACATTCTTGTATTAAAACTTTCCCCACATTTTTTACATACATAAGAGTGTTTAATAATTGGCGCATTAATTTCTTCTATATTATTTAAAGCGTTTATGTGCTTATTTGTAGCCTCGTGTTTTTTTAAGTCTTTAAGATTATTGGTGTAGTATTTACATTTTTGACATTCAAATTTTGGTTTACTTACAATTTTACTAGTTTTCTTTTCACTATTATAAATTATCTCATTCTTTAATTCTTTTTGGGATAAATCAGTATCATTATTATGCTTATTGTTCTTATTTGGAAACGGTGGACGACTATTCAGGTTTGCGTTTAATAAACTATAATAATGATGTTCCAATCTTAAAGCGTCCAATTTATTCGCACATTTCTCATTACATATCTCTATCATTTCCCAATTTTCCCAACCACCGTTTTTACGTATACAATCGTATACTTTTAAATTGTAACTATCGCGGTTTTCATTAACACAATTCATTCTGTGAGAATATTTACGTTGAGTAAAGTTTGTTGTATGTCCAACATAAACATCCTTTATGGGTTCGTCCTTACAAACCAATTTGTAAACAATTGTATTGGAATAATCAATGTTATTCTTTGGCATTGGTTTTATAATATTATTGGACATTTGTCTTTATCTTATTTATAGATAAATCCCTAAATGAAATCTTAAAAATGATTTTTATCCATGTAAAAATTATTATTCCTAGTAAAATTATTTAATAATAAATCCTTGTAAATTAATCCGCAGTATAATATACATTCCGCAGTCCATATTTGTCAATACATTTATTTAAAAAACACTCACATTTAGCACAGGGTTTAGAGTTAATAAAACTCTCAAATTTATCACCACGGCCAAACCGCATGACATACATATCCGCACCACGTAATTTACTCTTATCTCCAAGCACGCGAACAACATTCTCTTCAGCGTGTATATTCCTAGGCTCACGAATAAATGTATTATTAAACGTTTTATTTTGAATACTGCGGTATCCAATCCGGTTGGTAGCTTCTGCTATGACCTTTCCACGAGAAACAATTACAGCAACATGTAATAAACTATTTGCGTTTCTCATTTTGGTTGTTTTAGGGTCATCCATAAACTTGTCTAGTATTTCTGTAATTTGTGAGTTTGGCATAGATAAATACAAATCAAATGTTTATATTTATTTTTTTAGGAGCTTATTATATAATGCTCAAATCTGTTCGCGAAGTATTAATCTCTATTGTTGCATTATTAGTATTAGATGGAATTTACATTTATTTAACACACAAAATATTTGCCGACCAAATTGTTAATGTCCAACGTGTAGTAATGACATTGAAACCCATGGGTGCGTTAGTTTGCTACATATTATTGATTGCTGGTCTGAACTATTTTATTATCCAGCGTAATCGCTCTATTCCTGAGGCATTCTTCTTAGGTTTAGTAATTTATGGTGTATATGATAGTACCAACTATGCCACATTAAAAAAATGGGAAGCGAATGTAGCTATTATGGATACATTATGGGGTGGGTCTTTATTTGCATTAACAACTGCGATTACTTATTATCTTGCTTAATAACTAGTTTAGGTGCTGCTTTAGTTATATACATAATGGTATTCGCAATAATAGGTTTGAGAATCCCTCCATATTTCTCACAAAAATCTTCAATAGATAACTGTTCTACAGGATAGTTACCTATCAATTTATTATGCAATTCTTTGGACTGTTCGTCGGGTTCTAGACCCCAATGGTCATAAAATGCATCCAACAAATCATCATTGGGAAAATCAATATCTTGTTTTTCATCATTTGGCTCGCCATCATAAACCGTAATATGGTCTAACCAATAAGGAGACCTACAACCATAATATATCCAGTGGTACCAAAGGGGTACTTGATAATCGTCGCAACTAGTCTCAAATAGTTGGTTATATTGTCTGCGAATGGAATACTTACATACACGATTTAAATAGAACCGCGTCCTCCCTTTTTGAGGCAATATAGTAAGGTATTCTACTAAGTCGGTTTCTTTAAACTGAATTATAAATTTCATTTTAGAGGGCTCATGAACCATAGGTTTACAATCGTATGCCTTGTATTCTTTTAAAAAGTCGCAGATTTGATATTTGCGTGCGCACAAAGTCAATACAATAGAACCAATCAAACACTCAGTCTTGGTCTGTGAGAACAACTTTGTCTCTATTTCAGGATTTTCTGACTTATAATAGCTTTCATAAATTTTTGTTAAATATTCAAATGTATCATCTTCGTCACCACTATAATACAATTCATATGCCCAAAATAGTGCTTCTTTGGATTGCTTTTCTAACATAGCAATCAACAGTGATTGTTTCACATCTATTGTTGGATAAAGATAACGAGTCAAAACTAATTGGTCCATATTGGGTTTTGTTATTTATTCTTACCATTTAAGATAAGAATAAATCAATTTTTTTGTTTATACCAGATGTCTACCATAGAAATACCACAAAATTAAAGACAAAATGCTACCAACAACATAACCACTGCCTGCGCTAGTCAATGTCTTTCCCATTAAATAGTAAAACGCAAGAGGGAACAACACATAAGATAATAAAATATAAAAAGCCATCACGTACAAAAACGTTTGGAATTTGGACATATTTTCAATTTATATACTATACATATTAAAAACATAATAATCACTAAACAACGGCTAAAGTTCTATTTTGGATCAGTAAAATCAAATTTGTGAACAAATCTCTTATAAAACGATTTATACGTATTTTGTAACTTATCAAATCGCATATTAAACTTCCCATCCATAAAACGCTTATCAATATTCTCTACAATAACCTTATCTTGCAGCATCGTTTTCCACATTAAATCCTCAGATATTTTATCACCAATGGCATTCTGCATAAAATTACGATAAGTCTTCACAAAAAGCACGCTCTTATCATCGCTTACGGGTAGAGCAAACGTAATAACCGTACTAACGAATTCACCAAAAATTACACGGGCAACTGTGGTGTGCGGTAATATGAATTCATTCTCAATTGTGAGATTTTTAATACCATAGTATTTGCGAGCTAAAGACCTATCACCAGCCTCGTATGAATACGATGTCTTGTAGTGATGGGGGCCTACCAATCTGGGTGGGTGGTTCTCAATGGGCGCAGGATTTTTCGCATTACCAAACGTATGCACAAACCCAATATGCATGACATCCAATGAGTTCTCGCTCAAAATACGAGAATAACAGTTAAAATTCATCTTTAAAAACACAACAGAATCATTTCGTGCAACTTCTTCTTCTACAAATATGTTATCTTCTATAACAACATCGGTGCGATTTGCAACTAGGTCCGAATAGGTATTTAAATAGACCCACCCATGTTTCTCAACAATTTGATATTTGGTAACATCATAGATAGGAGATGGACGGAAGCAAATCCCGGGCACTTTCGCTAATGTTCCATTGGCATCAAACTCATAACCGTGGTAAGGACAAACAATATTATTATTGCAAACTTTTCCTTTTGACAATGACGCGCTTTTATGCGAGCACACGTCATCCAATGCAACGTAGGAACCATTTTTGTTTTTCCAGACCACATAGTTTTTATCCCATACAGTTACTTTTTGCGGTTTATTGACTACAAATTCTGAATCTATACCAACAACGTACCATTGTAAATCATATTTGTGCTGTTCTGTTAGCTCATGATAATCAAGTTTAGGATAATCAATAAATTTTGGCATTTCCGTCTGTTCTTGCGACATAGTCAATGCTTTACGAACCATATTGGGTAAAATGATACCAAAAGATCCTGCATGTTTTAAAACCCATAATAATGGAAGTAGAAATTTCAAGTTCATTATAATATATTCTGTGAATATCTTTATTTTATTTCGTTAATATATAAAATGGGAAAATCAACAACAAGTAAATCTAAATCAATGAACAGAAAAGGCAAGAGCATAAAATCAAAATCCTACAAAAGCCTTAGGAAAACAACCCATAATCGTAGTGAAAAAAGCGTCAGTAATGATAAAAAGTCACATTTGGTCCATGTATTCTTTGAGATGCTAAACACCGTAAAATTATATCATTGGAAGACAAAATCCTATGCACAACATAAAGCTACCGACGAACTTTATGAACGCCTTAACGAAAACATTGATAAATTCGTAGAAGTACTTTTGGGTAAAGATGAGAGCCGTATTAGAATGATAGAGAAAAGAATAACGGTTGTTGATTATTCAAACGTATCAGATTTCAAAGAGAAGATTTATAAATATCGTGATTTCTTGATGGGTCTCAATAAGCACTTTAATGAGAAAAAAGATTCGGATTTATTCAGCATTCGTGACGATATAATGGTAGACATTAATCAGTTTTTATATTTGATGACGTTTAACTAGGGAAAACCAAGGTTTTCCGTTCCTTGTCCCTTACCCTTTCCTTATCTTCATTTTTATATTCACTAAGCATTCCGTTTAAACTAGCAACATTATTTAATCCCGGTGGCCATCTTCCACATACCTCTCTATGTCGTAGATTCACCAAGTTGCGTCGCCCTTTAATAACTCTCTTACGTTCTGCATAGATTTTTTTCCAATGTCTTTGCACTAGTCTTAGCCAGTGGGTTTTCAATACGACAGAATAAGTCTCATCATCTAAAATGCAAAGTTTCATAATATGAACCCTTGCATTTTCAACGCGAACAATGCTATATTGTGCCAAATATCGCCGAACTCTTTCAAATTCATACTGAAAGAACACAATAGGTGAAACCGAATTCACCATCAACAACAAATCATTGCCGTCTGAGTACGTACGTTTAGTTAAACCAATGTAATAATGGTCATTCTCTTTTTCACTATATACATGGTGAGAATCCTCTTGATATATTTCATCATACTCCCAATCATTAAATTCTACTTGAAATTCTTCAAACACACTATCAGAATCACTACTATATTCATTATCTGTCCCACTGATGGATGAAATTTCAGAACCATTTAAATCATTCACAAAGACTATAGTTGAATCTGAATCAATACTGTCACTGTCACTGTCATTATACAAATCATAATTCACCATCTTAGATACATAAGTCGTTTATTTTATTTATGAATAATTTGGAACATAAGCAATCAATTTTTTGTCTATTTAATATATATATATGTCAACTTACAACACAACCGATAAAGATATACCGGTGCCTATAATTTCATCTAGTGTTCAATTAGTCGCTAAGCCAGCTGAAATTCCACCAACAACAGGAATAGGAGCAACATCAACCAAAGAGAAAATAGAAGTTAAGGTTAATCCAGTACAATATTATGTCAAAGCGTCCTTCATGATTACATACATTTTATTATTGACCACCGCCACAATAACATTTATTGAAGCAATGACAACAAAAATAGAGGCTGTCCGACATATACTTAATTTAGAAACATGCGTTTCAGTAGTTGCTGGGTATTTCTATTCTATTTTTGTAACCCAAATAGAAGGCTACAGCAAAGAAGGTAAAGAAGTAGATTGGTCCGACATAACCAAAACACGTTATGTAGATTGGACAATAACAACACCTCTAATGATCCTTATTTTATGCATTGTAATGGGAAGCAATATTGGTGTGAAAGTAGGTCTTCGCGCTTTAGCTTTATTAATAGTATTAGATATTTCTATGTTGTGGTTTGGATATATGGGTGAAGCCAACATCTTAAGTAGAAATGTTGCTACCTTCTTTGGTTTCATTCCTTTTGTAATAATGTTTTATTTAATATATGCGTGGTTTATTGTACCCAAATATGTATTTGCTAATATGGCGTTATTTATGACATATGTTGTATTGTGGGCATTATATGGTCTAGTGTATTTATTACCAGAGACATATAAAAATATTACAATGAATGTGTTAGATTGTATTGCCAAATGTTTTGTAGGTATTGGATTATGGTTATATTATAGTAAAACAGTTGCGATTTATTAAATACAAATATGAAAGGAAGGTTCTAAAGGAAACCATGGGTTTCCTTTAAACATATAAACTCTGCGACGTCAATACATATTTCAAGACCATCCCCTCAATTTGGTTCAATTTATACATTAAATCAATTGCACCAAGTGTTTCACAAACATTCATCAACTCCTTAGCCACCGTTACAATCTTCATCATAGCCTTTGTAAAATCGCCGATGGATATTTCCTTTTCACTTATAACACATTGAATAAAATACTTACATTCTTCCTCGGTCTGACAATCGCACCAATTCATTGAATAGTCTACCATATCAAATATCAATGCGCTTTCGTATTTGATTCCTGTTCGCAAATCCAATCCATTTTCCATAGATTCATAATTTTTATAAAAACCAACCATGTCATGTATCATCTGTTTCAACTGTTTATCTTCTGTAATAGGAATACTGTATCTTTGGTCACTGGGAATCTTAACGTCAGTGAAACAAGAGAAGAAACCGACTAATTGTTTGGGCCCAAAATCTGCAAAATATGCACTATCACACATTTTTTTAGAAATTGGCAACGGATGAACTTCGGCAATATTCGCAGCAATATTGCCTAGAGCAGTCAACTCGTAAATTTCGTCACCTAGGTGATTGATAAACCCTTCGTCCGCCATAATTTTACATATATTTTTAGTTTGTGAAAACACATACTGTTCCATATATTCAATAGAGTCCTTTATTTTGTAATACTCAATGTCCATATCTCTGAGTTCATTTACTTTTTTAACGTCTTCTAAAAGGGCGCGATGTTCATTGCGCATTTTTTCCATTTCACGCTCAGTTTCCTTGCGTTTTTTATTAACAACATGTTTACAAACTGTTTCCAATTCAATATATCTATAACAAACTTCCTTAGATGTCTTACTCATTTTGATAGTTTCCATCTTTTTATTGAGTTTATCTGTCAAGTCTTCCATCTCCGCTTTTTCTGCATTTATTGCTTTTGCAATTTCATGTGTAATCATACTCTTCTCAGAGAACTTATGGAACCCACTTGTCTGACCATTTTTCAATAGGTTCAGGATCAGACCATATGAAATATGAAACTTAGAGACCAATTTTTGCGGAACACCACCCAGCATTGTTTTATAATCATTCAGTGTCGGAACATTAAACAGATTATTGCAATGGACAACGTGACCAACAGTATCAATTCCACGGCGACCTGCTCTCCCAGCCATCTGCGTATATTCATGCGCCATCAAATAACGTTCAGAATTACCATCAAACTTCGTCAGACTAGTAAATATGGCAGTTCGGATAGGACAATCAAGACCAATTGCAAAAGACTCGGTAGCAAAGAGTAATTTAATGTATTTTTTGGAAATCATCAGCTCAACAATCTCACGTAGAATGGGAATCATACCTGAATGGTGAATACCAATGCCCTTTTCTAATAGTCCAACCACTTGGTTATATTCTGGTAACTGCAAATACTCTTGGTAATTTGGAAGCTTCCTAACAATCTGCTCACATTCTCTGCGAACAGTATATCCCACTTTACTATCATCTTCTAGAAGAGGCACCGTAATGTCTTTGGCACAGAGTTCAACATGTTTACGCGAAAATACGAACGCAATAGCGGGGAGCATGTCGTGGTCACGAAGAAAGAGTGATAGTTGATTCAAAACGTTTTTACGTTTCATGTCCACGTAATTATTGTCTAGAAGTTCACGGACTTTTACAATGTTGCGATAGTCAGAATCCTGGAACCCACCTTTATGGTCTTGCAACGGAATCAATTTATTTGTTGTATTACGAATATAATGTTGAGTGGCCTTGTCTCGGACTACTTTGAAAATGGCTTCGGTAGTAGTTAGGAAACCATAATGGGATAGAGGTACAACACGGTGATTTGTGCTAGCAAGATAGACCTGTTTGTCAGTTTGTCCACGCTCACACCATTCTGCAAAACCAGCGGGATTATCTATTGTTGCTGAAAGCATTACCATTTGGATATGTGGAGGAAGCATCAAAATTGTCTTCTCCCACACTTGACCACGCTCTTTATCGTTAATATAATGCACTTCATCAAAGACAACGCAACCCAAATCATTCTGAACGTCTATCTGAAACTGAAGCCCTTCTTGGTTTGAAGCAGAAGCATCCTTATTACATACAAATAAATAATTCATGAGAATCTCGGTAGTCATAATAAGAACATCCGCATCAGGATTGGTCTTAATATCACCAGTCAACAATCCAAACGAAATCTCAGGATACTTCTTTGTAAATTCATAATATTTTTGATTAGAAAGAGCCTTGATAGGACTGGTATAAATCACCTTTTTCCCAAGACTAGTGAAATGCTGGATCGCAAACTCTGCTGGAAGAGTTTTACCGCTCCCCGTATGCGCAGTAACCAAAACGTGATGTCCTTCAATGATAGCTTCAAGCGCATGCTTTTGGAAAGGGCTAAGAGGGTACGGGAACCTATTAAAATAATCCGCATATTTCTCATCTTGTTCAGTAGGGTATTCATTGGAGCAAATTTTAACCATGACGTAATAAATATAATATTAACTGTTTATTATAGTTATTCAATCAATTTTTTGATTGCATACAGGACATTTCAGATTTTTCTCATAATATTTTTTATTGAGACAATAACAATAGTTACAAATCATTGCACCGCAAACTTCGGCAGGACAAAATAATGGATTTTGATTGGGTTTCAATAGAAGTGCTTCTTCGTTCATCACTTTAATCCAACATCCTTCTTCGTCTTTCTCAAGATTCTCATCTAAATATTTGCAAAGTTCTTCATCCATTTTTTTCTTTTTTATATTATATTCTTTTATGTACCTAGTTAATATAAAATCCTTTTCACACACACCACACTTCATGTATAATATATATAATATTTTTTTATATATTTTACCACATTTTATAATGGTTCTTTGCTATCATTCTCCAATCTACTGTAGTGAATACACTCACCAAGAGTAAAATACGAAATCGCAGCAGAAATACCAAGAAGACATAAACATACACCAGCACAATCACACATTTTTATAAAACTAATATATAATACAATTTATATTACATATTACTAAACATCCCGCTGCATATATCCAGTAAATTACAATTGTAATTAAAACAGTACTATTCTAATACTCTTTAATAAGTGCAATTTTGGCACTATGGTCTTGCGTATTAAACGCCGAGTTTTGGTGCACCCTATGTTTCACTAGTACATCCTCAAAATTATAAAACCGTTTATTGGCCCTACGCAACCTGACCCATAGCTCATAATCTTCCACTCCAGCAAACTCCTCTTTCCAATGCGCAAGTTCCTTTCTCAAGACAGCACTGCTATTAATTACAGGATTCACCAATTTAAAATTAAAATCACTGAAGTCGCCATCAGGAATTTGAGGAATGACACCCTCCAAGTTCTCAAAATAAACACACTTTGTTCCAACAACATCATATTGGTTTTTACGCACTAATTCGGCTTGAACCGCCAACTTAGTGGGGAGCCAAATATCATCTACATCCAAAATCGCAACATAATCATACTTGCATAATGGAATAATAGCATTCAATGTATTGGCCTTGCCTTTTATATCATTAAGGTCATAAACACGGATACGTTCATCTATGCTCGCATAGTCTTTCGCAATTTTAAATACGAATGAATCTGACTCATGCCCATTTACTGCTATAATTAGTTCCCATTCATGGAACGTTTGGTCTAAAACCGACTGAACAGATTCGCTGATGTATTCTATACCATTATATACGGGCATTAAAATGCTAATCATTTTACGTAAATATATACAACATTGTTGTATATCTTTATTTGATTTTGCGAATAAAGATTATTATTATGGCATGATTACACTTTCATCAAACGGATTTTGGCTTAATCTGACTACATTAATATTGTCATAACAGAATTTGCCTATTTGTAAAGTTAAATACGTTCTATGGTCAACGACATTAAATTCTTTATTATTGTAATATAAAAATCCCCGAGATAATCTATCTTTATAATGAGTAAGAAACATATTTACCTCCTTATCGTTATGTAAAAAAATCCGATGAATCATGAAATAATCTTGTGAATTCATCAATAAATTGGACTCGCAATCGTATAAATTTTCTTCTTTCAAATTATGACCAATGTCCAATAATACGGGCAAATGCTCATCAAGTGCCCAACTTAAAACTACTCTTTGTAACATATATATTGCATATTTACGTAAAAGTATTTATATTGTTTTACAACAATAACCTCTGAAATAGAAACCAATTATCATACCGCCCATCTTCTTCCTTACACAGTGCAAATTTATCCAAGTCCGATAACACACAATCCACTAAAATAATTTGGTCGTCTTTCACTAAATAGCCATTCTTAAAATATAATGCAAGTTTTTGGTCCATTGTATTGCGCCACCATTCTACCCGAGATTTATGACAAATAAAAAATCCACCAGCAATAGAAACTTGATGTGCAGGAATTGGTGTTTCTGGCAATCCATGTTGATTTTTATTATTAATAATATTCATAAGCGCGCCCATATATTCTGGATTGTTGTTTACACATGCATAATATATTTTTGCAGGGTCTAGTCCAGAAATTTTATCGGGGTAAGGCCAATTTACCAACTGTTCCCGAGTCAAATCATTGGGTCGTCCACGAAAATACCCAATATCACACCAGCCATAAAAATCCGTATCAAAATATTTATTTCTCATTGTCTGATAAACAAAATGTATTTTCTCGGACCACAACATATTTAACTTCCAGTCCACACGATCGCGTAACAAATCATTCCTATGATGGTTTAATATCCAATCTTCGCGATATTTATAGGTATAAAATTGGTTATGTGGTTTTATAATGATTTTAATACGATGATTATCGTCATATTTTTCCAGGATTTTGAATCCTTCATAATCACAATAGACTACCAAATTATAATTGTTAACATTAGAAAGAATATTGTCTATCCATTGGTAATATACAGAGGGGTCAAATTTGGCTTTAAAATTATACCAACAGGTGGAGAAAGTAATAGACATTATATATATTTATAAATAATGTTTTTAAACCTTTGTAACAATAGTTTTTAGACAGACGAAACCGAAGGACTAACGGTTTTTTTAGTTTTATTCTTTAATTTTAATTCTTTTATTGCTCTTACTGACAATTTTTTACCCTTTTTCTTAGTAGCGCTTTTCATTCTAGAACAAACGAAATTCATATTACGAAAATATCCAGGTTTACATTTTCTAGATAATTTTTTCTTATTTGGATTGTATTCCAAGTTCATCATATTTTTTATTTTTGAACCATAAAGCGCATTTACTACTTTATGCATTTCACGAACAGTCATAGTATCACGTGACAATTTTTTATCAACAGTATTTCTTAAGAATAGTCCGAGAGCAAATCTAAATGAGCGATTTTCAACAAGTATCTCATCATCAGTTAAATCAAAAGTTGTAGAAAAAGTATCTATCTTTTCTTCTTTTAACCAATCGCTGTCATGTTTTTCGTGTTGTTTCTCAAAATGTTTAAAATATGAAGTGAAAGAGTACATTGGGTCGCCATAGTTTTTATCAGATTGCTCAAGATCTGTATTTACAGGGTCTCCGTATTTAAATTCACCGTCTTCATTAAGGTCTGTGTCAACCATTTCCCTATTTTCATAAAGCCTATTTACTATTTCGGGTTGGCACAATATTTTATGTAGTTCATTGGGGTCTTTAATTCCATAGTGTTGCGCTATCATTTCCTTTGCTTTTTTATATAATTCATAATTTGAATGTCTAGACGCAAATCCTAAGAAGTCTTTTAAATAGTTTTCTTCTTCTTTTTCTTCATTGTCTTCTTCTTTTTCTTCTTCTTTTGTGCTTTTTCTATAAGTGATAACTCCGCTATTGTCAATATAATAAAATAACTTATAAAAAATTAAGAAAAAATACGCCTTTATTTGTTTCCAAGTATTTGTATTAAAATCTATTTTTTTTTCAAGTGACTCGTTATAGTTCGTAAATAAATCGTCAACGACCCCCTCAATTAAATCCATATTTTCAAGGTCTATTATTTGAGATTGAATAGCTGAATTACCACGAGTTATATTTGGGTCTGACGTATCTAATATTTCACGCATTATTTCAATAAGGTCTAACGCTTTGCACCGTAATGTCATTTGAGGCACAAAATCCACATCACCTATTGTTTTTAACTTCATAGTATTCACATCATCGTATGTGTCCATGTAAAATAAATTAGTATTTGGCTTACGATATAAACATCGGCTATCTTCAATGTTACCAATAGGTGTATACATACGTTTGGCATTATCATTAATCATTAAGGTTCCTGTAATTGTTTTTAAATCAGCCAAATGGTCAATAATGCGCGAGCATGCGTCAACGAATGTGTCTATAATAACGTTGGGGTTTTCTTTTTTCGGATTATAATAAGTTACAACATACTCAACACCAGGAAAAGTTTTGCATGAATCGGTTATGTCTTCCGAGAATTTTAAATCTAATTCTTTACCATGCTTTGTTTTGAAAACAAACATATCATTTTTGGGTATAGTTAATTTTTTGCATAAGTCGTTTACCATTTCACCGAAGTCACCGTCTCCTATGTCATTTGTTACGTTAAATTTAATTGATTTTTTATTATCGGTTTTACGGTTTTCATAAAAATATTCTAAATAAGATTCGTTTTCATGTTTTGCTAGTTTATCTAACATGGTCTCTTCTTTTTCAGCTTCATATTCTTCCTGAAAAGCTTCCATAAATTCTCTTTCCTCTTCGTCCATATCTTCTTCTTTAACACTTTCATTAAGATTAAGTTTTTTTTCCTGTCCTATAGGAATGCGAACTAATAAATAATTGTTGTCAACCTCAGTAATACTTTTCAATTTCATCTTATCTTTCAATACTCTTAATGCCAAATCTGAATTAATAAGCGAATGTTTGTTTTTATGCAACGACAATTTTGTTATATCATGTGTTTCAAATTCATATCCAATACTTAATATTTTTTTAAATGTTTTGTCTGATATTAAACTTCCACCTAAAAACATATCTATACATTAAAAAGATAAATAATTCTATGGGGAACCGTAGGTTCCCCCCCCCCTCCCTTTTGTTTGTACATATTGTTATTTGTTTCATAGCATTTTAACTAATTATATTTTTAATGAAAAAGTATCAAGGTACAAAAAGGGGGGGTAAGGGGAAAAGAATGGTCCGTAAAAGCTTTGCGGGTCGGTTCCTTAATGGCGCGTTGCGCCATAAGGTTGAAACCACGTAGTGGTTTCTGACCCCCTGTTAGTAGCTCCAATGAATTTCAAATATAGAAATATAAGGTGATTTAGCGTCCATCCACTCCAAAAACTCTTTGAAATCATTATGGTTTGTTTCATTCCAATAATCATCATCCAATAGTTCATTCTCTATTTTAACAGCATTCCAATCTGGATAGAAATGCAGAAAGTCTTTTGGACGTGCAGTGAACATATCACCATTAAAATTTTTAATATATGATTTAAACTGATTACCTCGCTGTTCAATATATTCAAGATATTTCTCTGGAATTTTAAATTCCTCTGGGTCATATGTTTTTTTATCTAGAAATCCTTGGTTAATAAAATTCACATACGGCATTCCTGTTTTCTCATCAATGCTTAATGTGAAACTAATTGTTAGGTCAAACCCCATGATAATCCTTTACTTTTACTTTTTTAAATATTCGTATCAATTAATTGCGTTATTCAATTTTTCAAGAGTGTAATTGCTGAGCGGATTGATTTCTTTTGATAGCGTTTCTAGAATCCATTTGTTGTTGTTGTTGTAATCTTAAAGATTCCATTGTTGTTACAATAGATTTATTCATATACATAAATGTACAAGTGTTTGTAGTGAATGTTTGCGCTGAGCTAAAACATTTTCCATTTCCACAAACAATAAGAATATTTTCCCTTTGCGGCATTTTTTTAATAAAGACAAAGAAACGTATGGCGACATCAATTTTTTTATATTCAGATACTATATATTTTAGACGAAATGGATTTGCAAAATAGAGATGATAAAATATTAGGTGTTCCTATTGGTGTATATTATGGACAAAATGAAAGAGTAGATGAATTAAATAATAGAATGGGAACTAGACATTTTCCAGATTCGCCCTTACAACCTAATTTTGACCCACGCTCTCTCCCTACAAAATATTCAAAATTCCCAATTATTAATCGCCGTAAAACTATGAATGAGCCAGTTGTACCTTATTTGGATTATAACCAAACCGTAAATTTCAATCCTGGAACTCATCGCGCTCCTCCTTCTGGTTTCCTCAACAATATAGACACAGAGACTATTTTAAGAAACCAAGCATTTGCATTGCAACGTGGTGGTGAGCAGGGTGTTTACATACCATCTAGTCAAAGTGAATTGTATAATTTACACATACCTAAGGGTAGTCAAAATGAAGAACAACCTCACCCTGACCTTTTCAAGAAGACAATACTAGACCAGAGACCACATCCTAATCTTCAGGGAAACGTCATTGGTCGTGAGAGATTCTTTAATCATACCCGAACCCAATTACGTGGATTAGATAACTAGTTAATTATACGAATGTTTACTACATTTGCATTATAAAAAACAACATATTTAAGGGAGGGGGGTAAGGGGGGAACCGTTGGTTCCCCCTTAAGAATATATATAATAATACTATATATGCTTAAGTATCTAACAAATATAGTAACAACAAGTAATCCGAATTTATTTTATTTGCAACTTTTATTGATTTTAGCAATAGTTTTTTTATTAATATATCTATACAAAGTTAGCGAATCACCATATGCCAAAAAACGCAGACAGCAAGAAGGATTTACACAAGAACAACCGTACGTGTTAAAACAAAATCAAAATATATATGACGACTTTTATGCAGAACTTTACGATGGTGTGAACAACCGTGACAAAATATGTCAACGTGAGCTCTTCCAAGTCATTAAAATGACTGAGGCCACAACGGCTAATAGTGTATTTTTAGAAGTTGGGTCTGCTACTGGAACAGTTTTAAAACAATTGGCTAACGCAGGATATACTGCATATGGTATAGATAAATCTGAAGCAATGGTAACACATACTGAGTCCAAATATCCTGATTTGAATGTCAAATCAGCAGATATCTTAGACCCGATGACTTATGAAAATAGCGTGTTTACACATGTATTATGTTTGAATTTTACTATTTATGAATTTGAGAATAAGCGCCAGTTTTTCAGTAACTGTTATTATTGGATGAAACCAAATAGCTATTTGATAGTGCATTTAGTAAACCCGACAAAATTCAGCACCAGAAAGTATTTGAAATTTAAAGGGTTTACAAGCAGACTTTTTGAGAATCTTTTACCAGAGACGCAATCAGAGCCCAGAGAGACAGAAATGCATGCCGAATTTGAGGATTGTAAATATCATGAGAAATATGAGACAGCGGTGGATAAAAAAACAGTTACGTTCACACAAGTTTTTACAGATAAAGTAACTAAGAATATCAGACAAAATGAACAGACGTTAAATATGGAAACTATAGACGAAGTTCTGGATGTTGCCAAGAAGTGTGGATTTATTGTTCATGCAAAGACATCTATGAAAGGATGTAATGGAGATGCTAATCAATATTTGTATGTTTTGGAACGCACCATGTAAAAAATGTCATTTGTGAAGATAGATAAAGAGATTGTGATAAAATTAATAATGAAAATTTTATCACTAGGACTATTAATTCTTATTTCTAATACTGAATCTACCAGAATAGTACCAAGAAAATTATGCAAAGATTGTAAATATTTTATAGCCCATAAAAAAGAATGTGCATTATTTGGAGATACGGATTTAGTAAATGGTAAACATGACTATAATTATGCTAAGAACGCAAGAAACAATGAGAACAAATGTGGTGAAGAGGCAAAGTTTTTTGAAGAGAACAATAATAAAATTATGACGGTTCCTTATTATTTTATTTTGAATACTGTAACGTATTGGCCACTAACGCCAGTAATAGCTTTATTTTTCATTTATATAAATGCATTGTACAAATTTACACATCCTGAATAAAAAATGTTTTAGTAGGGTTCGGAGGGAACCCCATGTTCCCTTCTCAAAATATATTAAATAATAATACATGATTGAATATATTTTATTAACAATATCATTAACCTATATCACTATTTACGCATATATTAAACTATCATTTCCTTTTTGGAATAATCAGCCAGTTTTCCACACGTATGATTACTGGCGTTTTTTCTACTATACGCCATTTTTAGTATATAAATATCGTCCTATGAAAACCAAATTCTGCGAATTCAACCAAATCAAAACCTATCAATATTTAGATTCAACCGCACAACAGCGCAAAGATGTTTGCCAATTGTTACAATCAAATTATATAATGAATGACCGTATATTGATAACCACGATAGATAAAGATTTAGATGCAGAATATACAGGGCATAGTGAGCCAGCATTTTTATCTATTTATAGTGAGAAAAAGTACGAATTTACAAAGATAGACCCCACTTTTGCTGCGCAGTACGACGATATCACAACTGCATTAAAGCCTATCGGTTGTGTTCTTTCAAAACCATTGCACTTTTATTATAGAGAATCAATGCAACATAACACATACACCGAAACACCAATATATTATATAGATGTGATTTGCGCCAAACGTGACCTAGACCAGAAGAAATTAAACAGACAACTCTTACAAACACACGAATATAATCAACGATTTAAAAACCCGAGCGTGCTATGTTCGCTCATAAAAAAGGAGATAGATTTATTTGAGGGGGTAATACCGCTAATAGAGTACAATACCTATGTGTTTTATTTACGAAATCTTACGATTCCGTCATTACCTGCCCATTTCCATATTACGCATATTGACATAGAACATACAGATATTTTAACCGATTTTTTATATGAGCAAACACACTTGGACCTAGCATTGTCAAAAAAACATTTTGATATTATGGTTTTATCAGATATGGGGAATTTGATAGCGCTGATTAAACAGAATCTGTTATATGCATATTGCTTGAGAAACGGCTCAAATATTTATGGGTTTTATTTTTTAAAGGATGCAAAAATGCAATATGAAGATATTGACGGAGATACATTGCAATTGGTTGGAAGTGTTATGAATTGTGATAGCGTCAAGTTATTTTACGATGGATTATTACATAGCATGCATGATATTGTAAAGAAAAAAAAGAGAAACTTGTCTCAATACAAGATGTTGTTATTTGAGGCAATTGGCGACAACACGATATTGTTACAATTGTGGCGTGAGAGAAACACACCAGTTTTTACGAATAAAACCGCATATTATACGTTTAATTTAATTTATCCAAGGTCACCATTACTGGCCGAAAGGTGTTTCATTTTATAAAATATGAAAAATTGAATTATATTGAATCAATAATTTAAAATAACATCAAGAACAATGACACTATTAAGCAAACTATTCCATTTTGTACTTTTGACATCTCAAAAGTACAATATAGATGAATCGCATGGACTTTCGCATAGTATGAATGTGCTTCGTTTCGCCAGTGAAATATACGAAACAGAAGTAAACACTCATCCGATTCTAAAACAACAAGAAAAAATTATTTATGTTTCGGCAGCGCTGCATGATATGTGTGATAAAAAGTATATGGACCAGGACCAAGGAATTAGAGAGATTGAGGAATTCTTAGCGGAAAATAAAATGACACCTCTGGATGTCAATGTTGTGAAACTGATTATATCTACTATGTCTTATTCTACGGTAAAAAAGCATGGATTCCCTAATTTAGGGCCTTATAAGAGGGCTTATCATATTGTTAGAGAAGCTGATTTACTAAGCGCATATGATTTTGACAGGTGTATGATTTATAACATGCACCGTCAAAACGGAGATTTTGATGAGGCATTTAAGGATGCATCTCATATCTTTGATATTCGTGTGATGAAGCATAATGAGGATGCTCTGTTTCTGACGAATTATGCTAGACAGAAATCTTTAGAATTGGAGACACAATCATTGAATCAAATTGCGAGTTGGAAGAGACTGGTAAAAAATCCTGTGTTAATGTAAATAATGACTTCTAATTTTAAACGTAACGAAACAGATTTATATAGTAGTTATGATAGAACTAATGTTATTACTCTTCCACTTAATCATTATACTATAGGAAATGCAGGTACAGATGAATTAGATGACCATTTTTCTTTGTATGTGCATGGAACTAGATCTAAATCTTATTTTTTAGAAGGTGGAACTGACCTTGGTTATTATTTTCAAGTAGACAGCGTTTTAAAAGTAATAGAAATTGGTGCTTATGTTAATTCGATAGTAGGAGGGACGGCTAATAATGCGAAATATGTGAATGCCAAATGGATATGGCCGAGTTACACTATGCAAGGGATTAATGACGGATATACATTTTGGTTTTATTATACATTTTATTACAGTGGAAGCGCAAATACTGGAACTATTTATGGAGCATGTGACGATTACGCTTATTTATATTTTAATAGTACAGCCATAGGAACTTTAAGTGGCGCATACGCTACTACTGGAGCAACGAATAGTTATTCCGTAAGTATTGTTAATGGATTAAATTATATAAGAATAGCTGCATATAACGGAGGTTCAACTAGCGGATTCACTTGGAGAAGATTTTCTAATTACCATAATGAAGCTCCCGGTTACGATGCTACAGCTACTCTCACCAATTCAGGTAGTGGTGTAACAAACTTTACTAACGTTTCAACTGCAACTAGTGGAGTTCAAGCTGTTAATGGCTCTGAAAATTATTCTATTTTTTGGTATGGTTATTTATTGTCGGACTTTACTGGAACATGGACGTTTGGATTAAACTCTGATGACGGTAGTTATTTGTGGTTGGGAGATACTGCGTCAACTGGATACACAGTAGCAAACTCTCTTATAAATAATGGAGGTCTACATGGACCGACACTCAAAACCGCAACAAAAGATCTTGTATCTGGTACAAGTTATCCCATACGTATTATGTTTGGCGAGTATACTGGTGGTGATGATTGTCAGCTTTATTGGAATAGAAACAATAGCGGTAATAGTTATGATTTTTCTGGCAAAATTTTTTCAGGTATATTTAATCCAGCAGGATTAATAGTATCTCTTTATGATTCAGTAAGTACAAACATTGTGAATTCAAATGGAAATTGGGTTTATAGTAAAACTGCTTCTCCTAATAATACATCAACTACCTATAGTAATACTAGTGGAACATTAACATTTAATTCAACAGCTACCTAATTTTTTACTAGTTTCATGAATAAAAAATTGAAAAATGCTTTTCAAAAACAGATTAAAGAAATTCCGTGTTATTTTCCTAGTCACAGTTACTCAGCAAAAATGTCCGCCATGATTCAGGCACTTGATTCCTTTACGCCTTTGCCCGTTCCTTTGCCCGTTCCTTTGCCAGCGATAGCGCCTTTACCCGTGCCAGCGATAGCACCTTTGCGCATCGGTGAGAATGGTCACGCCGAACTAGATTGGCAAAGGGACGGGTCCAAGGATCTGCAGGAGAAGATTGTCCAGTTTGATTTCCAGTGCGTGCGCACTGACGCCACCGGTGTAGCTAAGCTCGCTATCGTTCTGGACGACCTTCTACAAGAGCTAAGTTCGTCTACTAACTCTGACAAAAACGAGCTTTTGGTTACCCTCTACAAGATCATCGGCAAGACGCGGGACATCAATGGTGGCAAGGGTGAGTATACACTCTCCTACATGATGATATTGGTTTGGTACAAGCACTACCCATCTCTTGCGTTGTCTGCTCTGCAGTTCTTCGTAATAGACCCCAAGGATATTTCCGCAACTTTTGATTCGCAGGAGCCATATGGTTCTTGGAAGGACATTAAATACTTCTGTAAGTACCTTCTTGACAATGGCGGTAACACTCAGCATGATCTGTTCATAGCATGTGTTGATGGCATCAACACTAATATTCGTATAGATGATGAAACGTACAACTCAGCAGAGTCAAAGAAGAATCTCACATTGGTTTCAAAGTGGGCACCTCGTGAGGGTTCCAAGAAGTTCGGCTTCATGTACGACGCACTTGCAACAGATTACTTCCCCCAGTATATGTCCAGCGCCAAGACCGATATATCCAAGGTTAAAGCATTGAATAAGTGTCGCGCTCAGTATCGTATGCTATGCAGTAAGCTGAATCGCCACCTGGATACTGTTCAGATTAAGCAGTGTGGCAAGAACTGGGCCAGTATTGAGCATGCCAAGACCACATCTATTACGATGGCAAAGCAGCGCAAGGCCTTCTTGAATAAGAAGGCTGGAAACAGCGATCAACGCACAGAGGACCCTGACCGTATTGAGTGTGCAGAGAATCTCCGGGCTCATCTGGAGAGCCTGAAGAAGGAGGGTAAGGAGGTCAAGGGTAAGCACGTGGCGCTTCCCGATTTTACCAAGCAGGCATTGGATCTGTCGGTTTTTAGTTACAATCAAAGCAAGCCTGGACACATCATTAGAAAGAGTGAGGAGGCAGATATTCTTAACTCACAGTGGCGCGACAACAGTAACAAAAAGAATGCGAACGGTCTTGGTCCCATGGTCGCAATGTGTGACCTATCTGGCTCTATGTCTGGGGACCCCTTGGCTGCTGCGATTGCTCTTAGTTGCCGTGTCGCTGAGAAGTCGGTATTAGGGCGCCGTGTCATGACCTTCTCTACTGAGCCTTCGTGGATTAACTTGGATGAGAAGACCGACTTTACTGACATGGTTATGGAGATTATTGCTAACAATAGTAATGCTGGTTTTAATACCGACTTCTACAAGGCACTTGACTTGATTCTAAGCGCAATTGAGCAACATCGGGTTCCTCCAACCGATGTGGAGAACATGGTTCTTGCGATCTTCTCGGATATGCAGATTGACGATTGCCTCTGTTTCCGGCCTGGTTCCACTAGTTACATTCATACTGAGCAGCAGACGGAGCAGGCATACCATAAGTGGTCGGTCATGCATGAGCAAATCAAGACCAAGTACGCTGAGGTAGGTATGCGAATGTATGGGCAGCCTCTGAACCCTCCGCACATCCTCTTCTGGAACTTGAGGAAGACCAATGGTTTCCCCACTATGTCTACTGAGGCTGGTTGTTCTATGATGAGTGGGTTTGACCCGACCATCTTGAACATGTTCTGTGAGATGGGTATGGAGGCGCTGAAGGAGATGACACCTTACAAGACTCTGCTCAACCTTCTGGACAATCCTCGGTATCTGCCAATGGAGACAGTTATTCGTTCGGCACTTGTAATCACGTAAGAGTGTAAGCATGTAAACAATTTGTAAAATGTTTTATAAAAATAATATAAAGAATAATCGTTATATATATTAAGTCAGAACCTAGCACCCATTTGTCCAGTACAAAAAAATGGTTCATACAGCAAAACACTTTAAAAAATATTTAGAACGTAGGACGTAGGCGGTTGAGGGTCAATTGTACCAGGACCCAAGAATAAAGGTAAAAATGAAAATAGTATCGGACAGCAATAAAATAAACCAATGTTTTTATTATAAAAACAGCCAGCTAATCTTCAAACATTGAAAATATGTAAGAAATTAGTAAACGTTAAAAACCGATACTAGCATTAAAACATTACCCGCTCAAAATATAACCCATTCAAAAAATTTACATATTTTTTATGAAAAATTCAAAAACTTTTTCATCAAAACATCATCTAATATATTTTCCAGACCTAGAAAATGAATCCACCACAAAAATAATAAATACACCCAAAAAAGTATACAGAATAAATTCCTCGGTGATATTGTTTGTTTTTTCATGGCTCTGTTCCTCCAATAGGTGCACCATATAGTTTATTTTTTCCATCAATTTACTATCACTAGACCCTTGGTTAATACCCATATTCGCATAATATGGTTTGTTTTCTAATTGCTGAGGAGGTTCATAACTACGTTGATAATTGCTTAAACTGGCTGAACCACTGTTGTTCGCACCATAGTTTCCAGCACTCTTCATATCATTAGATGCTTGCAAATAAGAGGGTATATTGGCAACATAAGGTTTTGATTCTGTATTATCACTATTATCTTTTTTCACATTTAATGATGGTGGCGATATAGGTGCGAAACTACCCATTTTGTTATCAGCTGGCTGAATATCAGAAGAAGTCATCTTGTTTAATAATTCGTTTACCCGAATATTACGTTTCTCTAAAGATTCTTGATGATCATCAATATTACTAGGTTGCATTTTATTTAAATTTTCGGTTTCGCCTTGATAATCAACTTCGCCTACACCATCTGGTCTTAATTTAACAGTCTTTCTCAAATTCATACTAGATTGTCGTTTTTTAGGAGTATCTTCATTTGTCCATGTAGATGCGGATGTTACTAAAGAAGACATTTTTATATTACAGTTTACTTAAAAAATCAATAGATTTTATTTTTACGCCCTTTCAACAATAAATTCTATTAAAATGTGGTATTTGTTTTTCCAATAAAATAGCAGTATTATATAAATAATATGATATACACAGTAGCTCAATTCATTCCAATTCTTGTTTTGTTTTTATTAATTTCATATTTTAAAGAGATTGCCAAATTTAGCAATACAGTTTTAGGGAAATTATTAGCAATATGCATTATTGTATTTTATACATTTCTTGATAAGTTATTAGGTGCACTTGTTTGTCTTATGTTAATCTTCTATTACCAGTCAGACACGGTTGAAACTATGCTAAACATGGACAACGATTTGACTGATTCCAATGATTTGACCGATTCCAATGATTTAGAAATTAATCAGCATATGACAGAAGACCATGTAGACGATTATGTTTACTTTGATAAGGATAACCAGAAGAAAAAAGAGGGAATGGTGAATTACGAGAGTGGTGGCAATAAAGATATATTAATTACGAATGATAAAATGCAAAATGAGTTTAGAAAAAATAACTGTGTCAATGGAGAGCTTACAAATAAAGGGGTGTCAGTGAATTATGAGATGACAGAGCATGTTTTTCCTGAGGTTAAATTTAGAAGAGGGTTCTGTAATCCATGTTTAAAAGACTGCGAATTTTCTATTATAGAACAAAAATTAGCATTGGAAGACAAGTTGAGGATACCTTTACAAATAAAATAATGTAGACATTGGCAGGTCTCTAGAAAAATATCCGGATTAAGTATAATGGGTAAGAAAAATAGACAAGAGAAACAACCACAAAGTAAGAATATATTAACACAGTTATTTAGTTATCTACACAACAATATTCAGGCAATAAACAACAGTAAAATCTTCGCTGGATTAATGATTATAACATTAAATATTGTGTCTAAATTCGCCAATTTTAAATTAAGTAAAACATTAGAATCTTACTTCAAATTTACCTTTAGCAGACAGGTCCTAGTTTTTGCAATTGCATGGATGGGTACTCGCGATATTTACATTGCTCTAATCATGACTATTCTTTTTGTTATTTTTACAGAATATCTGTTCCATGAAGAAAGCAGTTTTTTCGTATTATCCGAGGAATTCAAGGACTATCATATTAGTATGTTAGATAACGAAACTAACAATACAAACATAACAGAAGAAGATGTTAAAAAGGCCAAGGCCGTTTTAGAACGTGCAAAACAATTAAAAATGATTTCAGATGATAATGATTTTAAGAGTTATACTTTTTAATCCGATAACAATAATGTTTATGAAAGAAACATTATTATTAGTAAACAATTATAATATTCGCATTATATAGATAGATTATGTCAATACAAATAGACCCGAAACAATTAAAAATTACTTTAGACACGAATATACCTATTGGAAATAACTATGAGAAAGATATTTTAACATTTGGTACATTAATAAGTGACAAATTAAAAGAAGTTCGTATAACACCTACCCAATATCCATACTTTACATATCAGGTAAAATATGACGAATCAGTTCTTGGTTTTTATGCTTATGATGAGGTAGTGAAAACGTTTTTTAAAAAAGAGTTATTTTTAAATAGGCTGTGCAATAGCAGTGATATTATAAAAGCGGAAGAAAACGAGAGCGACCCTAATGTATTAAAAAAGAGAAGAGAAAACATGGATAATAACGTTATGTTAATGCTTAAATATTTATTGCCTACAAAATGGCCTGTGGTGAATAATCATTTTAGTTCATACGACATGTTCAAGATGAAAGACCCTATGAATACTTTATTCTTTAACCCATTTCTTACTAGAAATTATGTTAATTTAAAATTATCAAGTGGGGCTTATAGCTTAAAAAAGGTAGTATGGTTGAATGACATTATTAATTTGGTTGACATTAACACTCTAGAAAATATTAATACACTAGCAGCTAATTATTCAAACAATGATCTAATTAAAAACAGAGATACTCATGATGAATTGATGGGTAAAATAAAAGAATGTTATGAAAAAAAATGTGATATTAGCGAATTAACGTATCTTGGAATGCTTATAAGAAGTGACCCATATGAAATAGTTGTAGACGTTGAATTATTTGAAGGTGAAATGAAAGACGGTGATGAGAAAGATGTTAAATGTCCATATTACAGTGATTATTTGGGTGAGCAATTAAAGGAAATAATGAGACCAAATAGGAACCCAGTTCGTGGAAAATTACCGAAAAAACCATTGTTTTCAATTACAAGCAAAATTTCAAAAAAAAAGGGTTTTGTAGAGAAAGAAGAGCTAGATGAAAAAACAAAGGCAAAACGTAAAGATGAAGATGCTGAGTATATTGAGGTTGATGAGGGAGAGCGAAAGAAATACGAACTTTATAGTAAGAAATTTTTTGAAGAGGAGCGCCAGGGAAAACTACAAGCAAAACTTAAAAAATACGATATCAACCCTAAGGGATTTTTTATCTATTTATCAGAAGATTTAACGCCTATTATTAAGTATATTAATTCTGAACAGCGAGAAAACCCCGGCAAGGATGATAAACCTAAAACAACAGAAACTTTGGAAGATTTTAATATAAAAGAAAAATTGGAGTTTCCTAACTTTTCAATAAACTCAAATCAAAGACCAGAGACCACTAAACCTCTAAATATAGACGAGTTCGTTGAAAAGAAAATAGCTCAATATTCAGAAAGGAAAAAAACAGATAGGTCGTTTAAAGAAAGGTTTGAGGAAGAGAAATTTAAACTAACATTGGCTAAAAAATTTGTTTACAGTATAGCGTCTCAAGCCAAAGCCCAATCCCCACCCCCACCTAAAAATATAGGTGGTAAAACACAAAAACGTCGTAGAATAAAAAAGAGATACACTAGAAGACGATATTGATATTGTTTATTTACTTCTTATAGAACTTGGCCTTTCCATCCTTGAATTCACCAATCTCATCACCAATCTCTTCGTCAGAATCAATCTTGTAAATCTTGCCATTTTCCTTGTTTGTTGTGTAATATGACTTGCCTGATACAGTAACTACAAATACTTCCTCAGCCTCCTCCTCACCAGCATCTTCAGCATCTTCAGCATCTTCAGCATCTTCCTCTTCCTCCTCCTCACCAGCATCTTCCTCTTCCTCTTCCTCACCAGCATCTTCCTCATCACCAGCTTGCGCAGCCTCCTCCTCACTAGCTTGCGCTTCCTCCTCACGAGCTTGCGCCTCACCTTCCTCTTCCTCACCAGCTTCCTCTTCCTCTTCCTCTTCCTCAGCTTCCTCTTCCTCTTCCTCCTCATCAATTTCATAAACAATATTAATCTTTTTGGTTTCGTTTTCAGGGGCTACAAATACAACTTCATCATCCTCTTCCAATGTTTCACATTGGACAGGAATACTATCCTCCCTTTCCTTTTTAATCTCTACCTTAATAGAAGGGCTGTAGCCTCGGCAATCACACCGAAACTCAGGAAGAGAATAAATCAAAGACTTCATAGACTTGTTCTCCTTTCTAAGCTTGGCATTTTTTCTCATAAGTTGCCGAACAATGGGCAAATTCAAAAGTGCGACGTAATTTTCCTCAATAGAACTCATGTTGTTAGATGCTATTCAACAATATAAAAATAAACGAATCAATTTTTTATATTGTTATCAAAAATTGTTTCAGATGGAAACCTCCGGTTTTCTCTACCATTTAATATGATTCCATTCACAAGGAAACATATCCTGAACATCATGTCCGGCTTTCGGACCAAACCAAGTATGCGGATAACAAACAAACTTGCCAGGACTATCGTTCAAATATCCTGCCCACCAACTGAATGAACTATTTGCGATAATATTATTATCACAGCAACTCATCAACAACAACTGTTTCCAATCTTCAATATTGTCATTAACTTTAACAAACTCAACCGCATCATATTTATAACGCAAACGTTGTATATGAGAATTCACAATATCATTATCCTCTTTTTCACAGAAATAAATAACACGATATGGCTTGGTAAACGGTCTGTACAATAAAATATTAAACATAGAATTCTCATAATATTCATATGGCATAATAGGGTGATAATCCTGCTTCTCTTTATAATCCCCCAAACGGAAATGCATTGAAATTGTAACATAGTTTGGGTCAAAATATTCGGAATATTGGGTTTTAATATCTTGTTGTTGTTTGTGTATATTTAAAAGTGCAATGATATGGTCTTTTTTATCCTCAAAATAATTATAACTTTGATAATAACCAAACAACATTACGTTCTGGTTTATCAACGGCACTTCTTTATAATGATGATGAGGCTCTCTATATTTTGGTAGTAGCATCAACTGTTCATTTGTATATTCTATATTATCATTTGAAGTGGTGGTTTTTTTTATTCCTGATAACAACGTATCCCAATAGGTTGGACGAGAGATACCAACGTCTAATGTCTCAGAATAAGGCAAAACCATCTTTCTACGATAACGTATACAATAAGCCATTGTTGTAAATACTTGGAACAGTTGGTTTCCTAAGCCACCCATCAAAAAACATGATACGATATTTGTATTTTCCATCTAACTTTATTGTTTTAATTAAACAATATAGTTTTATATTCTTTGTTAAAACATTATTGGCTTTATTGCGCTAAGCCAAAATTTTCTTTCATAATACTAGTCTTACTAGGACCCTTTTGTTTCTCACTTTGTTTCTTTACTTTATATACTCCATTTTGCACTGAACTTTTCCCTCCATAAATATTCATAATAAAATCTTCACTGTCTTCATGAAGTTCTGGTAAAATCCGCGTCATAGGTTTATCTATCACCAGCAACATATGCTCTGTCTTCAACAATTTTCTGTATTCTTGTATAGTTAGATTACCATAAAACTTATCTAATAAAAAGTATGGGTTAGGAGCGGGCTTAATATTCTTCTTAAAATCATAGATTTTGCTGTATATTTGATTCAATAAATGATACCGTTCAAATTTGGTAGAATCATCAATGTTCTCCTTCATTAAAAATGCCACAGCGCATTCTGGTCTACAAAAAGAGCCGTAACCGAACAATTGGCCGTCAATATCGTGTTTTGGTACATAACATGATGGATTATCATAGTCGTATGTGCACCAAAAACACGCGGATTTCTTATCTGGATTTGAATTTTTGTATAATTGTAATTTTAGTTTCTTTAATTTCATATTTACGTCTTTAATATTAATGTCATCATCTTCCTCTTTCTCACCTATTTCTATTTTTAAACTACAAGATTGACAAACATTTTTATTAATAATCTCTTCACCGTCACATTCATTATAAGCGAATTCTTTTTGCTCATTTTGCGCAGTTGCGCTAATTTCGTTAGATTTGTATTCTGCAAACATATTTGCGTTATTAGAATTGTATGTCATAATGGTTGGAGGAATAACTGGATTATAAGATAATGGGTCAGTAACAATTTGGTTTATTTGATTATTATGCTCGTTTAAATCTAACATAGAACACTTCAAATGTAAAATAACATTTGTTACAGGCTTTACGAATTCCTTCTTCTCTTGTGGTTTCTCAATAAGTTTACCACCCTTCGGCTTTCTACCACGCTTCTTCGTGGTTGGTTCGGTACATTGTACCTGTTGTTGTGATTGTACTATGGTTTCTTCTGGCTCCTCAATAATAATTGTAATGTTGTTAGATAAGACAGAAGTTTCCTTCTTCTTCCTTCCACGCTTTTTTTTAATCACTTCACTATCAGTACTCATTGACTACCAATTATTGTAAACAATGACTATTATTTTTTATATTGTTTAAAAAAACAAAAAATGGATATTATTTACATAATGTATAACATATTAATATTTTACATAGCTTCCAAAGCTATTTCAAAGTCAGTGAAAGGTATCTTTGTAAAATTTTCGGTTACGTAACAACTTCGGCAAAGAGGAACATAATTATTAACGCCAATAACTACTTGTGTTTTTTCACTTGTAATTCTGTGTGAGAATAGTGCGGGATTTTCGCATTGTTCACACTTGGATCTAAGTTTTGTTATCTTATCACTTAATGGCACCAAATCTAATATGGTACCGAACTTTTGCCGCTTGAAATCCCCATCTAGCCCACATATATAAACCGTCTTGTTTAGTTTTTCTACAAGATAAATTACAGATTCATATAGGTCCTCAAAGAACTGACCCTCATTGATTAAAACAACATCATATGAATTTATGTCATTAGAATTTATCGTGGCAAACAGTGTTTTACTAAACACACATGGTATCATAACTTGGTCATGCGAAGATAGCATTTTATCTCCATAACGGGTGTCTTCAGAATAATTAATTACGAATACATTATTCCCCTTTCTGGTGCATTGATTGTAAGTATTTATTAAATACGTAGTTTTTCCAGAGAACATTGGACCAAAGATAAGCTCTAAATACCCGCTCATTTTGATTGTAATAGTAAGATATATTTTATCCTCTAAATATTCATAATTTAAGTAATCAATTTTTTGAGATAAAAAATTGAACCACAATATAAGAAAAATAACAATAATAAAACACAGAGACAATGGGGTGCTTCAGCTGGATAGCGCAAGACACTAATGAACCAATTTACATTACTGGTTATCAAAAACCAGGATATGAACAACACACATACTATATGTGGGACAATAAAGGAAACTTGTGGAAGGAACCAGATTACGAAGGCTATGGAATGTTTGGCTCGAAAGACTATTACGTTCTTTTAGCCGAAATGAACCGCGTTTATGGCGAGGATGTTACCGAAGACCAAAAACGAAATGAAGGAATTGCGATTGAATTTGGTTCCAATCATGATGGAATAGTATTTCCAAATCTTACTGAGACTTCAATTTGGAAATGGAAGAACAAACAGCCAGTTTATCATAGTAACCAAGGATGTTATGAAGGTTATGAAGATGATGAATGATTTATATATAAATATAACCAAAATACATAAACACAAATCAAGAAACTAATTAAAAATGAGTGTTTCAAAACAAAGTATACCCTGGGTAGAAAAATATCGTCCCGTACAATTTGACGATATTGTTCTTGACCCTATTAACCGTAAGATATTCAAAAACATATTAGATAAGAATTATTTTCCGAACCTTCTTTTTTATGGTCCACCAGGAACCGGTAAGACAACAACCATTATCAATATGATTAACGAATATCAAAACAAATACAACCAGAAAAATAAGGGCACAGTAATTCATTTAAATGCCTCCGATGAGCGTGGAATAGATATTATCCGCAACCAAATATATCAGTTTGTGAAATCAAAGAACTTTTTTGATGTAGGTTTAAAATTTGTTATATTGGATGAAGTAGATTATATGACGAAAAATGCCCAACAAGCACTCAAATATCTTTTACAATCATCTAATTATAATGTACGTTTTTGTCTGATATGTAATTATATAAGCAAAATAGATGAGTCACTTAAAAACGAATTTATTTGCATACGTTTTAATCAATTACCAAAACAAGATATCTATAAATTCGTTCACAATATTGCAGTCAATGAAAATCTAGATCTTTCAGATACAATTATTGAGAAAATACAGCAGATTTATAATTCGGATATTCGTAGTATGATAAATTTCATTCAACTTCACCAAAATATTAAACTCTGGGACACGAATATAATAACAGATACTGTTCTAGAAAAAATATACAATCAACTCTTGAATAAGTTATCACGCGAAACAATAATAAATGGTATTAATGAAATCAGTATTCAATACAACATGGATAAGAAGAATATTATTAAGAACTTTTTTAATTATATCATACGTAAAAAGAAGGATGCAATAAATCCTGATTTTTTAACTATGGTGGAAGTTATTATGCATTCCAATGACTCTAATATTGAGTACTCAATAAACTACTTTATATATAAAATGCAATCATTATTGGCATAGGAGAACGTTGATTCCCTACATAAATAATCATATTATTACACATTTGAACATTTTAATCCGCACAAACTACGGATAATCTTCAAAGCCAACGTTACATTTAAATTATTTTTTAGATGTTTTTGTTACGGTTGTTTTTGTTACGGTTGTTTTTGTTACGGTTGTTTTTTTTTCATTCATTTCTCGTTTTGCCGCATTTGCTGCTGCTAACATAAAACCCGCTGCTTTTTGTGTTAATTCTGCTGACGTTTTTGGCATACTGTTATTGCTATGCTATTACATTTTTAATAGTTTTTCATTTCAATTTTTTCAATCGAACATTGAAATGAGAAAATGATGGGGTAGGGGGGGGCAAGGAACGAAAACACCAGTTCCCCCTAGCATAAATAAAAAATTGAAACAATATAAAGAAATATGCCATTCTTTATATAGTTTGGGAATATGTCTATTGTTGATGATGAATGGATGCAATTCATAAGTGGTGGAAATAACACATCGTGTGGATTTCCGTCAGTATCATGTAATACATCTATGAAAAAAGAAACTCTTAATAAATCTTGCAAAGTGTCTCTAGAAAATGATTCAGGCAAGGCAGTTCCGGTTTGCGATGACCTTTATATTTCAACAAAAACCAAGGTATTGTTCTTGAATCAAGAGGTTGATATTCAGAATGTATTTTGGAAAATTCCTATTATTGAATACGGAACAGCAGCAGATGGAGTTACCAAAAAACAAATGAAAATAGTATCTAAAAGTCCAGAAGAATATGAAGAATATCGTACTAAACTGGTAGATGTGCCATATTATACAGAAAATATAATAAAGCAAATTGACAATGCGTCAGGTCGCAGAATAAAATATAAGGACGAAAGAAAAATAACAATTGGCTTATCTAAAAAGGATATTATGAACTGCCGCGGCAAGGTTAAAAATGCGTTTTATAATTGTTTTGCTACTATATTCCGATTCAAGTATGATGGACTTTTCCGAGAAATTCACGTAAAAGTATTTAATACTGGTAAATTGGAGATTCCTGGGATTCTGAACCCAGGATTATTGGTTATTGTAAAACGTATGTTACTAGAAACAATTCAACCCTTTATTGAGAAACCGATTGAGTTTATTGAGACGGACTCTGAGGAAAATGTACTTATTAACTCTAATTTCAACTGTGGATATTTTATTAACCGTGAGAGGTTGCATACGATTTTGAGAAGCGACAAATACAGGATTGAAACTGCTTATGACCCATGCAGTTATCCTGGTGTGAAATGCAAATATTATTTCAATAACGAATTGGGGTTTGACCAAAATATTCAAAATGGTCAGATTATTAGAGAAGACCGAGGTCAAAAAATGAGCGAACTTGGTGACAACAACAAGTATACCGAGGTGTCATTTATGATATTCCGAACTGGAAGTTGTCTTATTGTTGGAAACTGTACTGAGCGCGTCTTGAAATTTGTATTTGAATTTATCAAGAAAATCCTAGTAGATGAATACCAAAACATTTATGTTGCGAACGAAGAACCAATAATAAAAAACAAAAAGACTAAGCTTAGAAAGAAGGTAATTAATGTAACAAGCGCGTATTATGTGGAAATTAAGGGAAGGGAACCATGAAAGCTTTACGTGTCATTTCCCGTTAACAGTAAAGCCACTTAACAAATTCTTTCATGTTTCCATTTTCAAATTTCTCTCTGCATTGTGGCTCTTCTAAATAAAATTTGGTCAATATAAAGTCGTTTAAATCTATACCTGTTTTTGAGCGATTTGATTCCATTTTTTTTATTATCTCTTTTAATAGCTCAACATAAACATCATAATCCATGTCCATTTTTTCTTGAATTACTTCTAAATATTGTAATGAGCTATCAATCGCATCAATTTTATTTAAGTACCTGCTCAAATAATTATTGGAAATTGCTTTTCGTTCATGAAATTCTATTGTCGTATTTTCCCAATGAAAAATAACATTAATTGTTTTAGCAATACGCAATAAAATAATGCGCCATTCCTTATCATCAAATACTAATGTTTCGTTATTTAATGTCATAATATTAGTTAATGTGTGTGAATTATCATTATCGTCACCATCGTAGGTATCATAAATGGTTTTCTTGTAAACGAATAAAATAATATCCATATGGTTCAAATTTTGAGATAAATTTGCACGATAAATCTGTTCAATATATTCTAAATAATAATAATATGCCCTCTGACAATAGTAATAAGTTTTTTCAATACTCTTTGTTTTCATTAATATAATTTCAAACACCCTATGTATTGCATTCACACCAATATAAACGCTAGAACTAGGATAATTCATCTCTTTCATGATTTCCGATTCATTAAGTAATCCAAAATATTCATTGATAAGTTTACTATAGGTATCCAATATTTGCAATTTAGGAGTTTTGCCAGGAGGCATTCCTTGTATACAAAAAGCATTATAAAATAATTTTGCCTATTTCGTAAAAAAGCTCATTGCTGGGAATACTTTAGGCCAAACCAATAAAACAATTAATATAAGAATGATTTAAAGTAAAATCTAAGATATAATTTATAATTGTTTAAATATAACATGCAGAAAAATCCCGAGCAAGAAGTTGGTTCCACCGACCCCGCACAACAATCTGGTTACAGATTACCTGAGAACAATACACTCCAACATGCTGCCAAATTAGCCATAGTTGAGGACAAACCCATTATGTTAGATTACTGGACCAACTCTTTAGATAAGTCTGTTTTGATTGGTGTCAAGGAGAACAAGGAGAAGTTGCTCGTAAAGAGTGAGGAGGAGTACACCAGCCCTATCTCTAAGATTTACAAAGTAGGAAAGGAGTATATTATTGTCACAGAGAACTCTATCTACTTGGTAGATGTTGAGATCCCTACAAAGCGCATTAGCTCTTAAAAGGAACCGATTCGCAAAGCTTTTATGGTTTCGTTCCTTGTCCTTTTAGAAACCTCCTTTATATTTAAAAATTAAGTAGTATTATTTTATTAAAATTTATTAATAAAATAATTACAATTAGAGTGTTTCATTTAATTTATTTATTTGTTCACTAGTCAAACTCTCAGGAAATTCTATTTCAAACTCAATAATCAAATTACCAGTAGAATTTTCACGTGTCATTCCCATCCCCTGCACCATCTTCTTAAAATTTGGTTTAATCACTGTAGGATTATGAATATTATTGAGAGCTAAACGCTTACCATTCAAATGGTCTATCTCAAACACAAAACCACACAACGCCTCTTTCAATGAAATCTTCTTACTGTAAATTAAATCTGTACCTTGTCTCTTAAAGGGGGTATTGTTTACCAATTGTACTTGAATTCTTACATCACCGTGAACTTGACCATTAATACAATGTCCCTTATCACCTACAACAATGGTTTCATTATTATCTATTCCTGGAGGTATATTCAAATACATTGTTTCTTTCTCAATAGTCCTAACATTATTATCAATATTAAAACGTTCAATATCAAGAGGTATATTAAACCCAGTAAAACTTTGTTCTAACGTGACCTGTATTTGTTTTACAATAGGCTCTGGTTTTTGAACCTGGTGAAACATTTGAGTATGAATATTTATGCCGGGTCCACCGCTATGAAAAACACGGATGTTCGGACCGCCCATACCGGGCATACCGCCCATACCGGGCATACCACCCATACCGGGCATACCACCACCAAACATCATGTTAAAAATATTATTAATATCATTAAACTCATTCATACTGTTCATATGGGAAAACGGCATACCAGGTATTCCTCCTGATAATTCCATATCATATTGATTGCGTTTATTTTGGTCACTAAGAACCTCATAAGCTTCATTTACCTGTTGAATCTTAGTAATAGCCTCCTCACTAGAATTACGGTCAGGGTGGTACTTCAAAGATAATGCCCTATATGCCTTCTTTATCTCTGTTTCATTCGCATCGTTAGAAACACCTAATACTTCATAATGATTTGTCATAATTCAATATATTACATAACTCCTATTGTTTTATATATTTTTATTATTTTTATATAAATAGTATTTGTTAGTATTATACAATGTTGCCTACTACTACTTTTATATCAAAATATAAACCCTATTTTATAAACGACTTTTGCATAGATAAAAAATTATTAACTGCATTAAAAACACTTCTAGAAATTAATAACCTCAATATTCTTATAATTGGTAATCCTAGCTCTGGAAAAACTACAATGCTTTATGCGCTTATACGTGAATATTATAATTTAGGTAAAGATCATAGCTTTCCAGAGAACAATATTCTATTCGTCAATAATCTGAAAGAACAAGGTATTCAGTATTTTCGTAATGAAATGAAAACGTTTTGTCAAACACACAGTGCAATCCATGGTAAAAAAAAATTAGTAATTATTGATGATCTTGATAGTATTAATGAACAGAGTCAACAAGTATTTCGTAATTATATAGACAAATACAAGCATAATATTCATTTTATTTCTGTTTGTACAAATATACAAAAAGTTATTGAAAGTATTCAATCACGTCTGCATATTATACAACTTACACCGCCCACCAATACGCAGATTAAAGATATCATGACTAAAATTATCACAACGGAAAAAATAGAGATTGATGAAGAATCAAAGGACTATATTATGATGATATCTCTTGGCTCAATAAGGGTTCTAATAAATCTACTGGAAAAAATATATATATATGGAGAACCGGTCCATATTGTGTCCTGTAAAAAAATATGTTCTACAATATCTTTTCAAGAGTTTGAAACTTATATTGATAGACTTAACCGGGGGGATTTATCCGGAGCAATAGATGTTTTGTATTCAATTCATGACTATGGTTATTCAGTAATTGATATTTTAGATTATTTTTTTGCGTTTATAAAGATTACAAAAACAATGGATGATGAAATAAAGTATAAAATAATCCCCTTTCTGTGTAAATACATAACAGTGTTTCATAATGTTCATGAAGACGGAATTGAACTTGCGCTGTTTACAAACAATTTACATGAATTATTGCAACATGGTTTAGAATAAAATATAATTTCATTATATAGAGAACTTTAAATGTCTAAAAATTCAGACACTAGTGAAAAAAGACTCAGACAATTAAGACAATCCCAATTAGGAAAAAAACAGAAGGAAACCAAGAATCACCCCACGATACATTCCTTGGTCAAGGATTAAAACTCATTAAAGAAAGACCTGAGTTGTTTAAAGGGGTTAAACATTTTGATTTAAGACCTGCGGACACAAGAACTCCATCTCCTTTCAAACGTGGAAATGCGACACCCAGAACTACTTTGAGAAACTATGAGAAATGGAAGAAAAGAATGGATAGCTTCCAACAAAAAAAGATGGATAGATACAATAGAAAATTAGCACTTGACGACAGAGGTCTTATTAATCAAATGCCAGAAAGAAGGAGAACTTCTTCGAAAGACAAGAGTGGATCGCAAAAAAGTCGTAGTTCAAAAATAAACAGACACGTTCTTGTTAGACAATCCAGCGTTGGTGGTAAACGTAGTATAAAAAATAGAACACGCAAGAATAGAAAGTAAACTTTGTAATATAACTTCTAGTTCAGAATTTATATTCTTCGTAAATTATTTAATACTAGCGTATTTTAAATAGGATAGTATTATAAACAATTTATTATGTCTAGTCAAATATTCCGTAAAAAAGTGCCGAATGAAATATTGTTTGACTTACTAGAAAAGGTTTGCTTTAAAACAGATAAATATTATTTAATTGATATAAACGCATTCCGCAAACTAATGTTCCATAATTATCATACGGAATTCTGTGAGCAATTAAAAGACTATTATAATTTAAGCAAAATGTTCTATATAGAGCGTAAAATGGTTTATAATTCATTTACAAATATTGTTAGACAAATATGTAAACTAAACAACATCATGTTTACATCACTAATCAAGTACAATGAATCAAAATACAACATTGATTTTTTTATTTATTATCACGAAATCTAACCGTTAGTTTCGTAATTTTTTATAAGTTATTATACTATATAAGTTATAAAAATGTTTAATTCTAAAAATGTGTTATTCTATGTTGTTGGAGCTGCTGTAATTATAACAGGCAGTTATTTAGCAACTCAATTTAAAAAAACGCTCGAACCAGATGACGAATATGACCTTATTAAAAAGTATTTATTAAACGATTCACCTCTATATGGTTACAATCGCCCAAAAATATGGATTCACAGCAAATACGAAATAAATGCTCGTAAATGGAAAGATTTTTATTCTCGCAATACCACTGATTTAAATCAACCCTACATTCATCTCACTATAAAGACAATTATTAACCATTGCGGTAATGATTTTAATGTATGCCTAATTGATGATGAAACATTTAGTAAATTGATACCTTCTTGGGATGTGGATTTGAGTACTATGGCTGAGCCTATGAAATCACACTTCCGTCAATTGGGTATGGCACAATTGGTTTATTATTATGGTGGAATGGTAGTTCCTAATTCATTCTGTTGCACCAAGAATCTTAGTGAATTTTATAAAGAAGGTACTGCCGGAAACCGTGCTTTCTTCTGCGAGGCAATTAATCGCACAGTAAACAACATGAACCAAAAGCGTAAGTATTTGTTTTTACCTGATATGTATTTTATGGGGGGCTTGAAAAACAATGAATGTATCCTTGAGTTAGTAGAATATTTGAAAAAGATATGCAAGAATCCTCATTTCTCTAGCGAGATTGATTTTACAGGTGGTATTTCAAACTGGTTGTTGACAGCTAATCGTGAACAAAAAATAAATTTAATCGGCGGTGAAGTTATTGGTGTGAAAACCGCAGATCGCAAACAAGTTTTACTAGAAAATTTAATGGAGGAAGAATATTTGAATTTTCACGATAGTTTAGTAGGGATTTATATTCCCGAAGATGATATTTTGACTAGACCTAAGTTCCAATGGTTTGCAGTGATGCCATCTGAAGAGATTTTACAGACAAAATCTATAATTTCCAAATATTTGATGGCTTCTATTGTGGATAGTACAAGCGAATACTACAAATCATCTGAGATTAAGAGTGTTGTTTCCATTTAATAACAATTAACCCCGAAACCATATATAAAAAACATTTTTATATATGTAAAATGAATCGTGAAGCTGCTATAAACACCATAAACGCCATCTATGATAAATATGAAAATAACACCTATATGTTATCCAAAACTAATAACTATATTATTAATCAACTCCCCACCATTTTAGATAACATAAACACCACACATATTGAACGTCAACAAAGAATAGAAGAATTAACCCAAAACCAGGATCAATTCATAGAATCCTTTCTCAACAATAACCAATATTTCTATATTCCATCCACTGAAAATTTCTTCTTTTACGACGGAATACATTACCAACAATTCAATGAGGATGATATTCTCTATCATATCCTTTCAACTATTAGTAGAGAGAAAGAACTCTCTTCGTGGAAACAAAGTACCAAAAACACCATTATGAAACGTATACGAGAGAATTCGCTCATCAAGTCTATTCCCGAATCTGAAACTATACAATTTGTTATTGATTCACTCTGTCCCCTGCTATTTAAGAGCCGTACTGAAGCCAAGTATTTTTTGACAATCCTTGGTGATAACATTCAGCGTAAAAACACAAATATTATTCATTATATTGATGCAAAATCTAAACATTTCATCCGTAATTTCAATAACTTCTGTCAGATGTGGATAGGACAGAGTTTTTACCAAACATTCAAACATAAATATCATGACCATGACTACAATGATTGCCGTGTAATAACAATAAGTGATTTTGTCAAAGTTGAAACCGTATGGAATTCTATAATTACACAAACTGGACTAGATATGATTTGCGTTGCATGCCATTATTCTGAGCGTTATGGCTCATCAGATAACTATGCGCTTCAATATAGCAATGATGCCGACCTAATAAACGATGTATTTTATTTAAAGCAAAACACAACCGCTGATATTGTTAAAGCGTTTGTTAGCGAATATTTGAATGTAGAACAACGTACCACACTAAACATAGATACTCTGTCTAGAAACACCCAAGTAACATGGCGTGATATGCAATATTTATGGAAGAATTTCCTAGAGACTAGACGCTTACCATCTATTATGTTCTTTCAAACATTAAAAACACAACTTATCACATCATTGTCGCAGTATTATAATGAATCTACAGATTCTTTTGTTGGTATTTGTAGTAAGCATCTGCCAGAAATACAGAAATTCTTGGCATATTGGGAAGAGACCATTATTGTAGATGAAAATGAAATGGATTTTGAAATAGAAGAGATTATTATTTTATTTCGTAAATGGTGCACAACAAACAAAGAAACCGTTACAAATTTGAATGATAAACAAATATTGGATGTGATTTCTTATTTTTATCCCGAGTTGGAAATAGAAAGAGATAAATATGTATCTCATATTCGCAGCACTATTTGGGATAAACAATTGGATATACAGGTTGCACTAGATAATATGAAAAATAGTATACGTGAAAAGAGTCAACAAAATAGTGACCGTGTACAATCGCCATCACTTCGGAGCAACATATCTATTTACGATGCATATCGGTTTTATTGTAAATACTATTCAAACCTGAATACGGTAAATAAATTAATTGTCAGCAAGGCTTATTTTGAGAAATATGTATTTGATAATTTATCACAATACATAGTAGATTCTAAGTTTTTATCATATGAGTGGTATCAGTTATAGATAATTATACGGATTTAATTTTTCTTTCATTTCCCAATTCTTTGCCCACTTCTTTGCCCACTTCTTTTTGGGGAAGCGGTGCACTATCACTTTTCTTTTTAAGAGTAGTGTTTTTTTTTCCAATTTTAACATACCCAAACTTACCTTTCTTGGCTCCATAGCCGTATTTTTCTAAACGCATCTCTTGTTTTGCTGTTTTGTACTTCTTTTTAGATACAATTCGACCACGATCGTTATACATTAAATTCTCTTTTGTTAATAATCCCTCAGTCTTGTACGCTGTTCCATTCATTACTTGCTCACGTGATCCAAATAATTCTTTGTATTTTTTCCCCTGAATTGTATATGTTCCATCTTCTGCACGAACAGGTCTTTTCATTATTTTATTAAATATATAATAAAATAATATTTTATTTACTTAGTGTTTTCTTGTTCTGTTCTTACGAGTCTTGACATCCTTCTTTACAAAGCCAAATTTACCCTTTTGGGTAAAGTATCCAGCTTTCTCTAAACGTTTCTCCTTCTTGGCAGACTTGCTCTTTAAAGCAGAAACAATACGTCCAGCCTTGTTATACTTTAAATCGGATTTGCGTAAGCCACCATTGGTTTCAAGGGCAGTGCCATTCATGACTTTTACGCGTGAACCATGGAGTTCATTGTATTTGTGTCCGTTAATGTGGAAAGTTCCATCTTCGTGTTTAGTGCGGCGATGCATTATACTATATATATTGTATACAAAAAAATAAGGGAGTCTTTGTATCATTTTTATTTCTAAATAACGTAAAGAGAACAGGCAATGAGGAACCGACCCGCGCAGCTTTTAGGTTCCCCTCAACGAATATTCGATCTACTAAATACTTTCTCACGAGGCATATTAAATTCTTTCAAGTTAGTGAATTGCAATGACACCAAAATAGGACTGAAAAAAGCCTTAAAAGTAATACCTTGTTGTGCCAATCTCGCTGCTGCGTCACTACTGTATACAGTTCTAGGTTTGGAATTTCTAACATATTGCGAGTATCGCATTGCTTTTGTAATACTCGGGTCATTACCGCTAGTCACAACTTTATTATAATTTACATGCGCACATGAATTCTGTTGATTTTGCAATTCACAAGCTTTTGTAATATCAAACATTGTTGGCATTTTATAGTATATAGACATAATAATCTATTTGCGGCTTTAAAAAATCATAGGGGGTCCCCCATAAAAAATTGATTTTGAAAAAGACATAAACAGATTACTTCAAATTATAGGATTACTAGGATGGCTTCAAAGCTTGTGATTAAAACTGCGACTGTTACTGCGAGTGCACCCGCTACTGTGTCTGTTGGTGCCAACACAAAAAAGGAAGATGCGGTTCTAGCAAAACAGTATCAACAGAAGACCGATAAACAGCACATCTTGGACAACCCAGATACGTATATTGGTTCCGTTGAGAATGTGGACTCTAGTATGTGGGTCTTTGATGATGTCAGTAAAAGAATTGTGTTGAAGGACATTGAGTACATTCCGGGTCTTTACAAGTTGTTTGATGAGGGTATTGTGAACTGTCGTGACCATGTTGTTCGTATGATTCAGTCTACGATGCTAGAGAAAAAGTTTGTGACTTTCATTGAGACCAGCATCGCGGAAGATGGCTCTATCACCATGACCAACGATGGCAACGGTATTGACATTGCTAAGCACCCTGAAAACAACTTGTGGATTCCTGAGATGGTTTTCGGTCACCTTCGTACTTCTACCAACTACAACAAAGAGGAGAAAAAGATTGTGGGTGGTAAGAACGGGTTTGGTTTCAAGCTGGTTTTGATTTGGTCCGACTATGGCAAGATTGAGACGATTGACCATGTCCGTGGTCTCAAGTATGTCCAGGAGTTCAAGCGAAACCTGGATGAGATTTGCCCACCTGTCATTACCAAGGTTTCAACCAGCACCAAGCCCTATACCAAGGTCACATTCAAGCCCGATTATCGGCGACTAGGTGTTCATGGACTTACAACAGATATGTTGGCGCTGCTTAAGAAGCGAGTCTATGACATTGGTGCGGTAACTGACCATTCCATCAAGAAAATCAAGGTTGTCTACAACACGGAAACTATTCCTGTCAAGAACTTCCAGCATTACATTGACATGTACATCGGCTCAAAAGAAGAGTCCAAGCGTGTCTACGAAATGTCGGATGACCGCTGGGAGTATGCAGTTGCCATGTCCCCTACCCACGAGTTCATGCAGGTTTCATTCGTAAACGGTATCTGCACATTCAAAGGTGGCAAGCACGTGGACTACATCACTGGTCAAATCATTCGTAAGTTGTGTGATTATATTGAGAAGAAGAAGAAGATTAAGGTGAACGCATCAGCCATCAAAGAACAAATCGTTCTGTTCCTGCGTTGCGATGTGGAGAATCCTTCGTTTGACAGTCAGACCAAGGATTTCATGAACACTCCTGCCAATAAGTTTGGTTCATCTTGCACCGTCTCCGATACTTTCATTGAGAAGGTTGCGAAGATGGGTGTAATGGAATTAGCGATGTCCTTGACAGAGGCAAAGGAGAACAAGCTTGCTAAGAAGACGGATGGTTCCAAGACCAAGACGATTCGTGGTATTGCTAACTTCATTGATGCCAACCAGAGTGGCACTGCCGATTCCAAGGATTGTATATTGATTTTGTGTGAGGGACTTTCAGCTATGTCTGGTATTGTTTCTGGTCTTTCCAGTTCGGACAAGAACACAATTGGTATTTACCCACTCAAGGGTAAGGTACTGAATGTTCGTGGCCAACAAGTCAAGAAGATTGCAGAGAACAAGGAGATTACTGACCTTAAAAAAATCCTGGGTCTGGAGACAGGTAAGACGTATGATACTCTAGCTGATGTCCATAAGAATCTACGTTATGGTAAGGTGATGTTCATGACGGACCAGGATTTGGATGGCTCTCATATTAAGGGCCTCTGTATCAATCTGTTCCACAGTGAATGGGCAACTCTTATCAAGCTTCCTGGTTTCCTGTCGTTCATGAACACACCGATCCTGAGAGCCAAGAAGGGTCCCCTGGTCAGGTTATTCTATAATGATGGTGAGTACAACAAGTGGAAGGAGACTGTGGGAACAACTCTTTCATCTTGGACAATCAAATATTTCAAGGGTTTGGGTACTTCTACAGCGGCAGAGTTCAAGGAGTATTTCGCCAATAAAAAAATCGTGGACTTCGTCTATTCGGGTCAATCTAGTGATGACTCTATTGATAAGGTCTTCAACAAGGAGCGTGCGGATGACCGTAAGACTTGGCTAGAAAACTACGATAAGACAGCTTATCTGGATACTAGTCATCCCAGTGTGAATTATGAGAATTTCATGAACCAAGAAATGATTCATTTCAGCACCTACGATTGCGCTAGGTCTATTCCCAACATGGTGGATGGTCTTAAGATATCACTTCGTAAGATTCTATTTAGTGCGTTTAAACGCAAGTTGACCAGTGAAATCAAGGTCGCTCAGTTTTCGGGTTATGTTTCAGAGCATTCGGCCTATCACCATGGTGAGGCTAGTTTGAATGGTGCTATTGTCAACATGGCCCAGAACTTCGTAGGTTCTAACAACATCAATCTATTGGAACCAAATGGACAATTTGGCACACGTCTTCATGGTGGTGATGATAGTGCTTCGGAGAGGTATATCTTTACCATGTTGAACTCGCTCACTCGCTATCTGTTTCCAGATGCGGATGATGCTGTCTTGTCTTATCTTAATGATGATGGAACGATTGTGGAGCCAGAATTCTATGTACCCATTCTGCCGTTTGCTCTTGTGAATGGTATCTCTGGTATTGGTACTGGATTCTCTTGTAGCATTGCGCCTTACGACCCCAAGCTTTTGATTCAGTATTTGAAGCTCAAACTCATTGGCCAAAGCACAGACGACATTGATTTCGTTCCTTTCTATGAGGGATTCAATGGTTCCATTCGTAAGATTTCGGAACAGAAGTACCTTATCAAGGGTTGCTATGAGAAGTTGGCCGAAGATAAGATTCGGATTACGGAGTTGCCGGTCGGCTCATGGACGATGCCCTACACGACATTCTTGGAGACATTGATGGATGGCTCTACAGATAAAGCTGGTAAGAAAATTGCGCCAACCATCAAGGATTTCACTTCGGTCAGTACAGAAGTCACTGTGGATTTCACTGTTGTATTTCCAAAAGGTAAGTTGGTTGAATTGGAGGCGAGTTCTGATACAAATGGTTGCAATGGCCTAGAAAAACTCCTCAAGTTGTTCACCACTGTGAGCACAACCAACATGCACATGTTCAACAGCGATTGCAAGTTGCATAAGTATGCGACTGTGGAGGAGATTATTGAGGACTTCTATGGTGTTCGTATGGACTTGTATAAAAAGAGAAAGACACACTTGGTGGAGACTATGGAAAAGAAGTTAGTTAAGCTGTCTAATCGTGCTAGGTATATCCAGGAGACTCTTAAGGGTACTGTGGATTTGAGGCGTAAGAAGGCGGAACAAGTCACTGAGTTGTTGACTGGAATGAACTTCGCACAACTGGACGGTGACTTCAAGTACTTGATTAAGATGCCTATGGATTCCGTTACAGAGGAGAATGTGGCGAACATCATGAAGGAGAAGACGGATACGGAAGCAGAACTGGCTGCACTCAAGGCAAAGACATTGGAGAAGATGTGGTTGGATGAGCTTGATGAGTTAGAAAAGCAGTATACAATTTACAAGGCCAAGCGTGTACAGATTCAAGATGGAGGCGGAAAGCCTAGTGAGAAGAAGAAGGTGAATAAATTGGTCGTGAAAAAGTGAAAGGAACCGTATAAAAAATAATAATAATAATAACTGTATATAATTATTTTTTACTTATTTTCTCCTCGTTTTTTTTCGTTTTTCCTTCGTTAGCCATTCGCCTTCTCATAACTACCCATGGCTCATAATTTGACTGATAATTTTCATATGCTTTTTCATAAGCATCCGTATCTTCTACTAGTCCAGCCTTTTCTAGTTCTGCATATTCTTTAGAATCGCCAAACTGCTGTTCCATATGCTCCCAATATGGGTCCCATGGATTTTCATCTATATATTTATCGCATGATTCACAATATCCTACACCATCCACATCCTTATGTTCTCCTATGTATATTTTACATCCAGTGAATCCACCGCAACACTTTTTACGGTATGTTCGCTTAGCTTTGGTATTCATATCAAGTTTATTTACTTTACTTGTAATTAAGCATTATAAATCAATTTTTTTACTATTGGGTAAAGAGCCAAAATAGCTAATCCTATGGGTAAAAATAAGGGTTCGTAATAATTTAAATATGTCCAAGTCATAACAAAAATCACTGGAAATATTTTGTGACTCGGTATCATTTCATAACATTGCGCTGTTCTAAAATAAATCCATAATCCACTAAATATCAATGCAATATATACCTTTGTATCAAAAGAAAGATATTTATCTAGTATCATTATATACTATTATTATAAAATGTTTACAGAAACATATTTACAAACCACAGACCCCAAACTTCCTTTTTCGCAATTAATTACTGCTCCTATTATAACGAATATACTTGTCTCGGTTGTGTTTCACACCATCGTTTATAGTTCATTTGTAAACCTATTGAGTTTTATTTTTACAGGAAAAATACTTTCCACGTCCATAAATTACAGACTGTTACTTTCTCTTTTTGTAATAATGATATTTGGATTTGTAGCCAGATTTCTCCATGTAAAAGATATTTATAAAGCTTACCACAATGATTTAGATAAAACACGTAGTCATTTAGATAAATTGTTTATTAGCTGGATATTCATATCGTAAATTACTATTTTCACAATTGTAAATAAAAATTCGCATATATATTGCAGTGGATTTTTGGGCGATATATAATTATTTAACCGAATAATTATATGACAGAAAAAATAATCAGAACAAAATACGTAAACATTGATGCCCGTTTCAGTAATGAATTTCCATGTTTTCCTTTATCTGAATATTATGTTGAACTTCAAGAAATAATTCATAATGTAAAATCGTTGTCTATTGCATGTATAGAAATCCCAATATCTTTTTTCAATATTTGCGATGCGCTAGAAAATAACTGTTGTAAAATTACAGATATTGATGACCAAAAAAAACAGGCTGTAATAAAAATTAAGGATGAATATTACACCAAAGAGTCTCTTATTGAAACTATAAATAAAGAGCTTGTATACAATAATTTATATGATTTAAGTTTTTCATTATCCTCCAAAAACAAGACCAAAATTTCAACTACGAATAGTAGATATATTATTGATTTTACCGTAAATGACCAAGGTGAAAGCAGTGAAAACAAAAACACAATTGGCTCTGTTCTAGGATTCAATAATCCAAAGTATTATATTGAACCCGATAAAGAGAAAGAAACAGAGAAATTATGCAATTATTTAAATCCTCGGTATTTATATTTGGAAATTAGAGAAAGAGAACGAAAAAAAGAAAATAAAATAAATTATGCATTTGAATCTAATATTCTATGTTCTAAAATGAGCAAATATATTATTGCGAGAATTACACTTGATTATAATACATTTCCATATGGTTCAGTTTTACCTGCCAACATATTTAATGGCTTTTTGATTAGTGACGTGCGCCGATATAAAGAAAAAATCCGATTAGAAGATCTAGAAATCAGATTATTAAATGAATTTGGGTATCCTATTTGTTTTAATGGGTTTGAAATATCTTTTTGTATGGCACTTGAATACGAAATCAACAATTAAAATATCCATGTATACTATAAATGAATCATAATAAAACACAAAAAAACCCCAAAAGAGCATGGGCACCCAATATACATTTATATTCTAATCCTCGCAAAGCACAGGCTCAAGCATATAAATATTTAGGTAAAACCGCGAAGCTTTATCCAGGTATTGTAAAAGGAAAAAAATATTCTATCTATGATAAGAAAAATGACCATTGGGTAAACTTCGGTCAACTAGGATATGAAGATTATACCAAACATCAAGATAAGAAGAGACGCAAAAACTACCTAACACGTTCTGGTCGTATTAAAGGTGATTGGAAAAAAAATCGCTATTCTGCTAATAATTTGGCTCGCCACGTTTTATGGTGACGTTGAACGTCTAGTTATTCAAAACAAATCATCTACTGAAATATACACAATGCATTTCTCTCGGTATTTAAATGAGCTGTAGTGAATACTATCAAAGTGTTCGTACTGGTACGAAAACGTATACTCCTCTTCATCCGGATTCTTTTTTCCATCTATGTATTCTGATTTGATTCTCATATCAGCGGCCAAGATTCCGGTTCCTGTGCATAAAACATTCAAAATCTTTTTGGTATCGGGTAATTCAATAACATATCGTTTACCAGTTTTTATAAACTTATATACGTCAGAACTTTTGTTGCATCGCACCATGTTTTTTCCATCCATCAAGATGCATGTTTTGCTATCAAATTGGGGGTTAGTAATTTCAGCCATTGTTTTGTTTTAATTACCCAATAAAAACAAACCACAAAATCAATTTTTTACTGTTTTACTGTTTTACTGTTTTACTGTTTTTTACTGTTCGTATCGTTTTTCATATCTATTTCCTGTTTTGTTAATGCATATTGACCACACGGACCACAATGATCTTCGTTAGACAAATCAACCTTTTGAATCATTTTTTTATCGCAATAATCGGTGCTCCATCTACCCATTGGTTTTGGCAATTCTTTTGGCATAAATCTTTTCACGATTGATATCAAATATTTCATAATATTAATACTATGCGATTGTATTTAATCTCTTTTATATTAGAAATTATTTAGGTTTACATACTTTTACATAAAATAGTCAAAGGGAAAACAAGGAAATAAAGTCGGGGTCATTTTCAAAAAAGGACAAAAATAAATGTCCATTTTTTATTTTCTGGAAATAGTTTCTGAAAAGGGTCTCCGATTTTTGGTATTTAAAGCATAATGCAGTAAAATCTGAAAAAACACAATAAGAGTGTGCTGCATAAGATTTTACATAGTTTTGCGGAGAATACTTTAGGCATTTTTTCCCATTCTAAATTATAGAACGGAAATAATGCCAAAAACTGCCAACAATTTCCTATGTATATTTTGTAACCATCAATGCAGTGACAATGATGACTATTTAACACATCTTACCGAGCATAGAACTTTATTGAATGAAAAAAACGCCGAAAAATGCCCAGAATTTATATGTAAAGAATGCAATTTTAAATGCAGCAAAAAAAGTAATTGGACCACGCATATAGCCACTGCAAAACACCAAAATAGAACCATTTTCACTGAAAAAAATGCCGTACCCAAACCAACTCATAAATGCAGTACTTGTGATAAAGAATATACGGCAAAGAACAGTTTATGGTATCATATGAAGAAATGTCCGGGGTTAGTTGTAAAACAACCGGTACCAGAGCCCTTAGAAAATAAAAGAATAGAGCTTGATACATCTAAGTCTTTGGAAATAATTACAGATTTATTAAGACAAAATAAGGAGCTTCATGAACAAGTAATAGAAATGTCCAAAGAACCAAAAATCATAAACAATATCACGAATAACAACAACATCTCTAATTCTAATAACACTACAAATAACCAATTTAATCTCAATGTGTTTTTAAATGAGGAATGTAAGAATGCACTGAATATAATGGATTTTGTTAGGTCTCTTAATCTTACTGTGCAAGATATAGAAGAAACCGGACGATTAGGATATGTGGGAGGCATGACCCGTATCTTTGTGAATGCTCTGAAAGATATGGATGTAAAGATGCGTCCAATACATTGCACTGATATAAAACGTGAAACAGTATATGTGAAAGACCAAGATACGTGGGAGAAAGATAACACAGATAAGAATAAATTAAAAACCGCATTGAAACAGGTGGCTCGTAAAAACTTGCAGATGTTACCAGAATGGCAAGAGCAGAATCCGGACTTTAGAATCTTAGACACACCAGAAAATCAACAATATATGCAGATTTCATTGAGCTCATTGGGTGCATATAGTGATGAAGAATCGCAAAAACAAGAAGATAAGATATTAAAAAATGTATTGAAAGAGGTGGTTATAGATAAGAAGGCTACATAATGGTTGCTTACCAGAATCTACGACCATAACCTAGACCATATCCTAGTCCTCCGTAACCTAGACCTCCGTAACCTAGACCTCCGTAACCTAGTCCTCCATAACCTAGGCCACCGTAAATTGGTCTAGATAAATATAAAAGAGCAAGTGGATTAGGTCCGGTTTCGTACTCGTAATAGTAGTAATCGTCACCACGACCATGACTATGGCCATGACCATTATGGTTGCGATGACGATGTTCACATCTGTCACTGCAGTGACTTGACCTAGAAGACTCACTACGGGGCATTCTATATAATTGTCATATTAAATAAATTTTATGAAAATTATAAATTAACTAAAACCTCTGCATTAATGCTTTTTGTAAATCACAAACTGTAACAATAATCTAGTTGTAGAAAGTATTATCTGTTAAAAAATAGAGCAAACGGGGGTCTCTATCATTACCATATTCATACTCATAATAGTAATAATCATCATGGTGGCGACGGTGATGGTGATGACTATGTTTGGACGAGCAGGATGACTTGGATGACTTGGATGAACGAGATGAACAGGATGACTTTGAACTGGAAGAACTGGATGAACCAGAAGAGCGGGAAGACCTGGAAGAAGGCATTCTATATAATTATCATATTTAAAAAAATATATGAAAATTATAATTTATCTAAATCCTTTGCATGTATGCATTTGTAAATTACAAAACTAAATAAAAATTCAGAAATAAAATTATGTAAGGAGGGGGTGTAATGGGGAACGTAGTTCCCTCTATTAAAACCAATTTTTCAATTCTAATTGCTTGTAATTGCGGTCGTGATGTAAAGGAATAGCCAAAGGAACAACCAATGTGCTAGCATCAATACGGTATTTTACATATCCAACAGCTTCATTATAAACTGTAGGAACTGCATAATCAAGAACCAATTTATTGAGGCGCTCAATTTGCTCGGTAATCTTATGAGGGTAATGCTCCGCATATTGTAAGTAAATACTGCGCATTATAATTTTAAGGGTATCAATATTTTGAGGGGCAATCACGTATTGTTTTGCAGACATTTCGTAGACACCTGCACGTAATCCATTCTGTATAATTTGAATATTTGCTGCGGAGAAAAATGAATTTGAAAGAACGCTATTTTCCCATGTTCCAGCTAGAGCTTCGCGATATTCAGTTGCCTTGTTTTTAACAGCTAAACGTTCTTGCATTCTAAACACTACATCTGGTGACTCTGGTTGAATAATATTTATTCTGCCATTATAATTTTTAACATCAATAATTCTACCTGTTGAATTAATATCACTAGGTACTATTTTGGACATCTTATAAACTTATGTAAGAAATAATTTATCAATCATTCACACTAAATATATATTTAGTAAATTTATTTGTTCTAATAGTATATATCATGGACGTCTTCTATTTAATCGTATTAGGAATCGCTGCAGTTTTATTAATTATAATATTAGCATTCATAGGCGTAGGTATGAGAAAGCACGGTGGAGGAGGTCCATGGCCTCCTGTTGAATCTACTTGCCCAGATTACTGGTCAATTGATCCATCTGATAAAAATTATTGTTTAATTCCTCCATCTGGAAGCCGTAATGTTGGAAGCATTTACAGCGGAGGTTCTGTAAGTTCAACTTTTGCGCAATCAAAAGGGTATGATGCAATAAATAATAGAATAAATTTAAATGACCCCTATTATATTACTTGCAATAAACAAAAGTGGGCGAAGAAATGGGGAATTTATTGGGACGGGTATACCAATTATAATGGTTGTGATGCGCCAAAATAAATAGAAATCTAGTGTTTGAATTCAATGAAATCTAGCATTTGATTCTAGCATTTGATTTGGTCCTTAATAATCTCATCAAATTCTTCCTGCGATTTTTTAGAGAGTGCTTCGCTAAACTGTACTATTAAATTAATTTTCCTGTTTTTTTCAGTATAGTATTCTTTAATGATATCTTGGTTTATATGTTCCAAAGTATGATTATTATCCTCTAAAAATTTTTCAAAGTCATCACCTGATTCAACGATGGCATTAGAGTATTTTAATAATAACCATGCACTTACAGGATTAATTGCGATAGATTTAATATATCGTGCAGCAGTAATTTTAGACGCAATTATAAATAATATAGATCTTAATACTTTATTATATTTTTTACCCTCTTCCGCAGTGTCTGTTTTAGAATTAATAAGAACCTCACCGGTAGGTGAAATTACTAGTTCAATAGTAGATATGCATTTTTCATCTGGTTTCGTACATAATGCTAATATTAATGTTTCATAAAATTTACAACCAATGCATACATGCCCTACTTCATTGTATCTGATAACAGGCTCAGTAAATTCATGGAATGGTTTTAACTTAAAAGTTAGATGCGGACATTTAGCTTCAAGAGCACTGTTTAACGAATTTATTTCGGATTGCGCATTACCTAGGTCAATATCAGGAACACATGAATTTAAAAATACAGCATCTTTGCATAAATCAGTATTCCGTGTCATCTTTTTCTTTTTTTTAAGGGCTTTCTCAAAAATATCTTTTGATTTCTCTGAAATAGGTTTATTCTCTAAATGAAACATGACATAGTTACCAATTTTGTTTTGGAATACAACATGTTTACTGGCGTTATCCATGTAATTTATGCATGAGTTACCGTCGGTTAATTCAAATTCTACTTTATAGACAGTTTTACCGAGATGTTTGGTAGGCAATTGCGTTATTTTATAATCAGAGTCTGGTTGAGCAAATTCAATAGAAATTTGGGAAGAAGCAGCTGTGGATTTTTTACTTTTTGTTGCCATTTATATAATGGTAACAAAAAATATAATAAAATATCATAATTTAAAGACATGGAATATAAATAAGGGAGGAGTTAGAGAGGGCAAGGAACGTAATCCGTAAAAGCTTTGCGGGTCGGTTCCTTTCAGTCTTTATTATATTTAATAACAGTAGCTTTCTCGCCAAAAACATGGTCTATTTTATTAAGAGCAACAGGATAATTGAATACTGAAAATATACCATTATCTGATTCGTTTAATTCAACTACCTCATTCTTCAATAATTTTAAATTACGTATTTCAGGGTATAAATCTTTTATTTGCATATCCATAGCGGTTTTTAAAATACTAGGATTTTCAGTTGTCTCATATTCTTTCAATAAATCACGTATCTTTTCAACAATAGTAAAAATCTCATCGGATTTCTTTTGTACCATCTCTTTTGTATGTTTATTGTCATATAATTCATTGTATTTATTGAGTAAATCAATATATATTTTGCTATTGGCATTATACGTTTCCAATTCCTTTTTAAACAACTCAACCGATTTCTCCTCAGTAGTATAACTAAACAATGTATCTAATTTTTGCCTGATAATAGTGTCTTTAACATCCGTAATCTCTTCTTGGTATATCTTTAAAATATAAGGTAAATTGACAGTTTTACCATTAAATATTTTTATATTGAGATTGCATGGATTACCTTTATCACCACAAATAGCAGTATATTTATTATCAATACGATTAGAAAAAACGGTTCCAATGGGACGTTTGCAATTAATACATGGTGGTTTTACAGATAAAGCAGCTAGTTTCCCTAATTTACGACTAGGCTCTTTTTTGAAAGCATCTTTCATCATTTTACTTAGTTTAACTTCATATTCACGTTTTATTTTAAAAAACTCATGTAACGATTCCAAATAGTTTTTATGATTTTTCATTTGCTCTTCACCGTCTTTATTTTCAGCACGTAATTCGGGTAAAATAGAATTACGGAATTCAATACTAGGGGTATTTTCCATTTTAAAATCAACTACACCGGTAGGTAAATTCTCAATTAATGTTATTTGATTATTGGAGATATTTAGTGATTTTAATTCAGTCAAACCCTCTAAATCTAAGCGTTCTAATTTATTGTTATCACATACTAACTCACGAACAGTGACTGGGATTTTCTCCAAAGCCTTAATTTTATTATGGGATATAATAAGTGTTTGTAATTCGGCCAAATTAGATATGTCTAATTTTGTTAAATGGTTATCAGAAACTTTTAAATGTCTGAGAGAACTAGGCAATTCGTCCAAAGTTATCAATAGATTTCCAGTGCATTCAAAGTGTGACAATCCTTCTGGTAAATTATCAATATTTGTTATTTGCCCATCTTTTAAGATAATGGTTTTTATGTTACCATACCCGAGTTCTTTTAATACTGAGAAATCCATATCACCAAAAAGAGCCTCGTCTATCTGCAATTCTTTAGAACTTTTGGTCATACTTTCTAAAATACTAATTAATTTATCCTGGGCAGTATTATTTTCTTTAATAATTTCTTCACGTTGTTCTTCCATTTATAGTATAAACAGATATTGTATATAATATTATATCCGAATATAATATTATGGTTTGTGATTTTATAGTTTACGTTTATTTGGAGATAAAACATAAAGAAGGCATTGCTTATGTTGAGTTAGCTAGACGCCAAGAATGGTATTGCGATTGTCTGGAGCCAAATATTGACAGTGATGATGAAGAGGATAATTTTATAAGAAAATGCGATGAATATTATAAATCCTTTCTAAAACCTAGTTTTGACCCTATATTAATATACAACGGGGAAAGGTTTCTAAGGAACAGTTATGTTGATAAATATTTAACTTTAATATATGAGAAAGTTAATGAAGTTAAGTATTGGAGAGATATTGGAACATTCTTAAACATAGATGATATTCAACAAATACGTAAAATAGAAATCCGTGAAAAAACAACATTATAATTTTCGTTTATTTCGTCGCAGAGATTTTCTTTTTTTATATTTTCTCCCTCCTTTACTCATTACCTTTTGACTTTTACGAATAACACTTTGTCTTCTAGTATTTCTAGCACTAGGTCGCCCATTTTTGATACTATCTAAAATAGCTATTTTTTTATTTTTAATAGTTTCACATATTGTATCTTTTGGAATACCCTTCTCATCAAGATTGTCTACGTGAATTTTTCTAAACGTATCGGAACATCTATTTTGTAGTAGTTCATAATCTTTTGCCAAAAGCTCACATGTTGATTCGTTACAACAGGTTTTATTCTTTAAATATTCATAATGCGCAAATATTTCATTCTTTTTTTTCCTATCAAGGTAGCTTTCGTAATCACAAGCCATATATTATATATATTAAATATAATATATTTTACTCAACTACATTGGTTATACTAACTCCATTCCAGATAATTCGTGCATCATACGAATACTAGTGGTTTCAACTAAAAGACCATTTGCATAAACACCATAATTCATGCGTTTATCCTCATGTTCAAGGGCAAAATGCCAGATATTGTGAACACCTTCTACTTCATATATATTCTAAACATTTTATTTAATACGGAGGCATTCCATTGATATATGGCAAGTCTGTTATTCCGCTCACCTGACTTTGCTGCCGTTCTTTATTATCTTCCTGATAATAACGAATCTTGGACATTATATAAGACTGGTCTTTCATCATCTTTTGTTGTTTCTCATAATCCGTTAATTTTTGTTTACTGCAATAATATAGGACCAAAGCAACAATACCTACAAAGAAAAAAAGCACCCCAAAATTAAGAGCATAATAGTAAATAGAAACACGATTTGTATGGCATTTTTGTAGTGTATTAAATAAATAGTTTTTCGCTGAATTCTCAGTTAGCCTAGCACTTTCCATATTCAAAATAATTAACAATGTATAATTATTTTGATGATTTTTATTACACATTCTATCCTAATTTTTTTAAATTAGGAGGTAGTAAGATACAGCAATATAACTAAGTATGGCTAAAACAATAGAGACGACCCAAATAGGAATTACAGTTTTATGGCGATATCCTACACCAAATTCACGAAAACTACCATCTTTATCATAAACTAGTCCTGGTTTCAATAAATGCACTAGAGTAAACAAGACCAGAAACAAGAATATTGTAACATTCAATTTATGATATCTTACAAAACCTTTTAAATACATAAGTTAAAATATCCGAATATATTTTTTAAAGTGAAAAATTGATATAATTCAATACAATATATTGAATCATAAAATAATTACAAAATGTTCTTCAATCGCGTATATTTCACAACTAGACAGACATATCGTCGTCTAAAGAATCAAAATGCAGGCAATAGAAAACTTACTACATTTGACATTCCTGGTGGTGGTGGAAATGATCCAAATGGTGGTGGGAATGGTCCAAACGGTGGACAAGGTGGACCTAATTTTGATTATATTGTAACTGTGTTTGTATTGGGTTCTGGATTCTACTTCTTAAATAAAAAGAATTAGAAATCTCCATCTTCATCATACTCTTTATCTTCATCATAATAAGCGCCATCCATAAAGTTCTCACCTAAATTACCTAAGTCTACTGCACCACGATTATAAATATCATCAGCATCTTCACCTTCAGGGTCCACTACAATATCATCCGCATCTATCATTCCTTCTGTATCTACTAATTCTAATTGTTCACCTTGATTTAGCATCTCATCAATTTCTCTGTCAAATGTTTTTTTATCATATTGATACAAACCTTTTTGTTCACCTACATTCCAGCGACCAATTCTGTAGTTTTTCAAATCATTCTCTACTGCACGCTCTTCAATACTCATATTACCTAATCTCTCAATAATACCTTGTTTTTCAACATCTTTATCACGTTTTACTTTCTGCATTATTTCCTTATATGTCAAATTAATAACATCTTTATTATCTTCTTCCACGTTCAAAAAGCACAATAACAGGGAGGCAACACGTTTTTTCAATTCATCCAAATCACCTGTAACTATTTCCATTTCATTTAAGTCATCTCCCATGCCAGTTAAATCATCAGACATTGAGCTACCTCTACCACTCAACGAATTCGCAGGATTAGCTAAGTCACGTATTTCTTTTCTATGTGATTGCTTTACAGTCTGAACGTCAGCACGTAGTAGGTCGGGGTCATTAGCGCATACAATGTATTCATATATAGCAGAGTAAAAACAGTAAGTATATAGCAAATAAACAGTGGGTTTATCAAAGAGACAATAGAAAGAGCGGATGCGCTCACCCTCAACTTCATCACCCATGTCTTTCACAATTTCTGTGAAGAACGGCAAATTCTGTAAGAACATAGGTAAATCGGCCAAACGAACATCAATGTCCTGTAATAATCGCATAAGAACAGTATCTCCTTTGAATTTCTCTATTTTTTCATAATATTGGTCAATGAATTTACTAATAATTTCCTGATGTTTTTCTGAAAAACCCCAATGTTTGGGGACATTTTTATAGAACCCACCATCATTCAATAGAATAGAAGGATATACCTTGCACATATTTTGAACGGCATTATTAATAAACTGTGTAACTGAATATAACCCTTCGTCGTAATAAAGACCGCTCTCTTTCATAGGAATATCCGATTTCCATTTATCCACATTGGTTAAAAACTCATGTAATTTCTGGTATTTTGATTCCGAAAGGTTACCATAAGTTCCAAAGAACTGGATGATTTGCTTATATAAATCACGATTCGTAATAATCAAATAGTTTTTCAAATCATTCAATTCGTTAGTGATATCGTAAGACATACATTTGGGTTTGTATTGGTCAAATATCTTGAATAACGCACGGCGCAATGGTTCATCCACAATTGTTGAATGTTTGGTCTCTAAATGCTCTAACAAATCCTTCATAATAGTTACCTTAGTAACCTGAAGTGGCTTATCAATAACAACAATATTATCATTATTTACCATAGTTATCAATTGTTGCAAATGGTCAACTTTAAATTGATGTGCGTGAGTTTTTAGATGTTCTATCTTCTCATAAATCGTCCAATGAGGGTTATATCTGGCAGGCTTCTCATTGCAAATGGTTTTAAATTTCTCAGGAATAGGGCGATTTTTATCAAAATTGCAATAATGAATAATAGCAGAATAAATCAACTCCACATCATCCATGTTATTTTCAGACACAGATGCATAACGAACTCCAGAGAAAACTGGGTGATATAAAAACGGAGGTGTTGCAGCTTCTCTAGCCACTTTTGATAATTCAGCTAATTTGGCAGTAGAAACAATATATTGAGCTATCTTATCATTCTCATCATTAAAATAAGAAATAGGATTTGTAAGAGAAAGTTTATCATTGCAACAAGCATTCTCAACGAAAGGAATACTGGCAGAATTTTTCAATACCAAGTCTTTTGTTTTTACAATAGTGTTTATGCATTCAATAACACCATAACCATACTGTGTCATTTTACTTTTAATAACTCCGATAGAATTATGTTGGTCAACGGAACCTTTACGTAAATCATCTTTGAACATAGACTCAAAGTCACTGGCGACATTATGTATTGACTTGATTACCGAGAAATCTACTACAGGTGGTAAATAATGTGTCCATTTAGTTATCTTATGCTCTTCGGGTGCAACTAATTCGGGATTTAATATCATATATTCACGCTTCTTCACATAAAGGTCAAGTACATCGCCACGTTTCATGATATAATTATCAAAAATATCTTTCATACGCTTTACTAATACATCGGGTTTAAGTTTGGCAATAGCAGACCAGGGGTCCACATCTTTATTTTTGGATTTTTCTAACACACATGCCAAATATTGTAATCCACTCATGTCTTCAACGCCGCCCGCTAATGGGTAGCCACTGAAAGAACGAATGCATCCAGGCATACTCTTATTTGTTTTAAAAGATGGAACAGCGGTTTGAATCGCAACAAACAATGTGCATGTAATAATAACAACACGGGTTTCATCACGGTAGTTTTTATAAGGCTGTAATGCTTTGCCCTTATCTTTGAGGTTTTTATCAGAGCGTTTCTGATAAGCAGCTTCACTGAAAATGGCCTTATCAAACAATTCTCTAGACATTGTTAAAATCAAATCTTCAATAGAATCAATAGGAATATCAATGTTACGGCAAATCGTATTGGCTACGTTAAAAATAACCTCAGCAACTTCGTTCTCAAATACGCGTTTCTCTTTCTTTTTGTTTTGTTCCATGAGTACTTCACCCAGGTCTTTTTCAATAATGTCATGGGTTGTAATACGGAATCCAGCCTCGTCAAAACCTTCTTCCGCACTGAAATCTATTTTACGCATTACAAATCCACTGTGTTTGTCTACAATGGCGTCGCCATCGTCACTCATAATACCAACACTATTACAAAGCTCATCTAACTTACGCAAGTAATCTGCTCCAGAAATAAAGGTTTTCGCCAGTGTGTGAATAGAAACAGGGAATAATTTGGTATTCGTATCTTTGCAATATAACCAATTTTGGTCTTCGTCCAAATTATCTACCATAGGCTCACGACAGTAGGTCTCTGTAAACCTGCAAATATCGTATTGTTTCTTTACGAAGTCATCCTGCCCTAAGACAATGTCGCGTAATTTCATATGAGGAGAAATAATAATGTCGTTTACATCGGCCATATTACCAAGTGCGAATGCTAGACGTGTAGGTTTAAACATTTTGATTTCATCCAAGCCACGTAATTTCTTTATCATTTTAAGACCATTATGAATAGCTTCTTCCAATTGCTTCTCTAGTTCTTCCACATTAACATTGTAACGATTATCAAATTCACCCATCATCTTCTTCTTAGCAATTGTTTTCATGCGCTCGTATGCGTCATCAGCTGGTTCGCAAACATTATTTGTAGGGTTCTTATAACATTTCTCACTTACGTTACAGAAAATAGTATTGGTATCTAAGAATGCTTCTTCATCAATATCTTTATCTTTTACCCAAGTGCCTTTTAAACGGCGATAATATTGGATTTTCTTACGGGCGTCGGCTTCAATTGCCATAGCCTTTTTCTCTTTGTCTGTTAATTTCTCTTCATTCACATCTTTAGGCAATTCGGGTTTAATTTCCAATACAGCATAATCTGCATCGGCTACCAACTTTTTACCTGCAATTAGTGTTTTTGCTAATTCAGGTGCTATTGCACGAGGACAATCATGTTTATCCACCAATGTTCGTTCTAAGAATTCCAGAAAAAGCTCGGGTATCATAGAAGACTTTTCTTTCTTGTAGCGTTTCATAATATCATAGGGAGTATCATCCAAATCAGTGTCAAAAAAGACTTGGTCTTCCTCATTATCCTTTTGCATATCACGAATAGAGGAATAACGTTTGGCCAAATATTTTCGCCCACAATCCGCAGGTTTTATTTTTTCAGCATCGCTCATATCATCCACATTAGGCTCTGCCAAAATATCTAATAATTGATTGGGTGTCATTAATGATATCAAAATAGAGGTGATAGTATTGGTATAAAGAGTTGCGTTATCACAATGAATAATGTTTTTTAATATTTCAGAACTGGAAACCGTTAATCCTGATTTATCATCTAAGTTTTTAAGGTGATATGCTTTGAAAAATTCATCCGTAAAATCCTTTTTCTCAGTAAGCAAACGCAATATAGGATTAGGTTTTGTCTCAACGTTGTATTTTGCGTTTCGTAGAGTAGCAAATTCAAAAGAGCGTTTCTCAATTTCAGTACGGACTTCGGCAATTCGCTCTTTAATAATATAACGTACTTCCATGTATTGTTTATAAGAAATGTCCGATGCATACACCATAAAGGGTTCTAATTGTTGAACTACATCCACAAACGAAAGCTTATCTTTCAAATATTTGCGAATAAGACGTATTAGAAAACGAGTCTTGGGTATAATAACATCTAAAAATTTATTCATTTTATCTTCGTCATCTACATTGACTTCTTCGTTATTTAATATGAATTCATGTATACCTGAAAAGAATGCGGTTTTACTATCTTTCTCCATCTGCTCATAGTTTAATTCTTTGGATAAATCATTAATTACATGGGGTACAATATCCAAATTTTTACGGAGCAGGCGGAACAACATAAAATAATTTTGATGTAAAGTCGCCTTATCCAATATACTTGTAGATGGCAATTCAATGGTGGAGAAACGAATAATAGATTCGGGTAATGTAATAATAGATTTTACAGTCATTTTGTCGTTGGGTGTCATGGGTTTACGTAAGAATATACTTTTTCCAGTTTTTAGAACCTGCTCTTCCAATTTGCTGTAACCCAATGTATATCTTTGAATTACGAATTGTCGTCTTGATGCATTGTTTTTATGATAGACTGTACTGTAGAATTTCTCTAAGTTATCAACAATAGAATCAATACCGGCTAGTACTGGTGTTGTATGCAAAAATGTATCCATATGGAGAGGGGATTCAAAAGGTGTGAGAGATTTTTGAATACGGTCATACATACTAGAATATTGGACGCTAGGATCCTTAGAATTATTTTTGTAATATTGTTGTTGTTTGGCTTCAATTCTGCGCAATTCCGTACCAGAATTCTCAATAATAACTTCGGGGTTTTCTAGGGACACATCAATATCGTATAATTTACGACGATTGGTAACAACAGGTACAATCCACTGTAATTTCTTATCCATTTTCTCAATGTGTTCTATGAGTGGTTTATGTGCTGCACCCACCTCTTTAATATCGTAGACATTATCGTTCTTATCAAATTTGGAATACATTGAACGTAGTTGTTTGTAGCGTTCAATTAACAAATGGATATTATCAAGAACCAATTTATTACGTTGACTGTTGGGTATAGTGGACAAAAGCTCATCCATTAAATCATTGACTTGAACATCAATACCGAAACGTTGGTTACCTTCGGGTATTTCTACGAGCTGGGCGATTTCGCCTAATTTCTCACCGAACACAATACCTGTGGATTCAGTATATAAATCATGTAATTCATCACGGATATTCTTTTCAGCCACTGCACCCTTAGGTATAGTAATCATAGTCTCACCAGATTCAGTGTATTCAATGGTGGCCAAGTCGTTGGCAGGGTCATAAAGTTCACCTTCTTCTAAGTCACCCTTAAGCATAGCCAATGTCGGAACTTTTAACATAGCAGGCTTATTACGTATCATAATTTTTTCAATAGGAATATTTTCAGGAAGACCCTTGTAACCGAAGTTAATGTAAATAGTTTTTAATTCAGGGAACGTAGTGATTTCAATCATATCTTCTTCTAAATTACTTATTTCACCACTGATAATTGCAGGTATTTCACCACCGAAATGAATGTCAATCCATGTGCGAGGCAATAAATTATTTTGTCTGGCATACCCCTTCTCTTCACTACGACTAAGCAAATTAATCTGAATAATGGACTCGTCAGATAAATTACCATCTTCAGATATGTTTATTTTGTAGTGTTGATAATTAGTAACATCAATCATTTTTATTTTTTCATTATCAATATACGTAATTAATGCACTCATTTCATGAATTTCAGGGTTCGTAGGAGCAATAATTTCAATAATATCACCAAATTCTAAAGTAATAGAAGTATCGGGTTTATCTGGAGAAAGATTACGTGTTTCTAATGATTGAACAACGGTTTCTTTCTGGGATAAAGGTGATTCGTTATCCGAATTACTTTCTACTTCTGAAGAATCAACGGTTATTGACTTTTCTACTTCTTCGTCATCATCCATATTATATAACAAATATATAATATCCATCTAAATTATATTTTGTCACATAGATTTATTAGTATTATAAAATATAATAAACAAGAGACTATTAGAAATATATAATCATATATGAGGGAGCAATTAGAAAGTAAAATGGTAGTTAAATACCATTTTAATTTAGATAGCACGTTTAATTCAGAAAGTATAAAAACAGAAAAAATTAAAAAGAAATGCTATTATACTCCAGCATCTACATATTTTATATTAAACTACGACAAGCATTTTATTTCGTTTGATGACAGAAACACTGGTCTATACCGTTCTATTATTTTTTCATATCCTGACAAAGATATTATGTGTTTTTCACCACCCAAGTCTATTACCCAAACCGTATTTTTAAGTACGTATCCAAGTCCAAGTGAAAATAGTTGGATAAACGAAGCAATTGAAGGAGTATCTATTAATTTGTTTTTTGATAGACACATTAAAAAATGGATGATTGCGACGAAGAGTTCAATAGGGGGTAAATATTGGTTTTATGGTAAATCAAACCCAGTAGTAAAACAACCAACATTTTTTGATATGTTTATTGAGGCATTACGGGGTAAATCAAAAGACGAATTAAATGATTTGGCCGCATTAGAATGCTTTAAAAAAGACCATTGCTATAATTTTGTTTTACAGCACCAATCTAATAAATTTATACTGCCAGTGGAAACTAATGCGCTATATTTGATAGGTGTTTATAAGATAAATATAGTGGAAGTAGAATATATTCCTCAAAGGGAATATGAGACATGGCCAGAATTCAGTGATTTAATTGGCATTATTCATTTTCCAAAGCATTATGATGTGTTGAACTACGACGACTTACCAACCAATGGGCTAATGAAAGGATATATGATTACAAATATGGAAACTGGCGAAAGAACGTGCATAAGAAACAAGCAGTATGACGATTTAAAGGGACTTTTGGTAATTAAACCAGAGATTCAATATCACTTTCTATGTTTATTTAGGATTGGAACAGAAAAGATAGATGAATATTTGAATTTTTTTCCGAAGATGAAAAAGGAATTCTTTTTGATGCGTTATTTTCTGGACCAGTTTATGAAAGGAGTACATAATGCGTATTTATCAAAATACGTTTATAAAGAGAACACACCAATTTTAGCGAAATACGAATCTCATATTTATAAGATACATCATACGATGTATTTGCCGGTTTTAAATAAGAAAACAATAGCGAGAGTTCGTTATAGAACAGTTGTAGATTATTTCAGTAGAATGGAGCCTAGAGAGTTGATTTACATATTAAATTGGGATGCAAGGACAGATAATTTATAATATTTAGGGTATATATAGTAAATATTATCATGGGTAAAACAAAAGGAGGTTCATGGTTATTTCCAACAGAAGAAGAAAAAGCTGCCGCAGCGGCAAAAAAAGCACAAGATGATACTGCCGCCACAAATACACCATCTACAGGATTTTCTATTACTAATCCATTTGCTGGATTATTTGGTTCTTCTACACCAGCAGCAGCGCCAGCAGCAACACAAGCAGGTGGTCGCAAACGAAAGTCCGGTAAGAAATCAAAGAAGACTAAAGGAGGAAGACGTAAGACATCTCACAAAAAGAAATAAATATATTAATACTATAATTATTTATTATTGATGATACAAATCAGATAATTTTGATAGGTTTTGCACATATTTAAGAGCATGAGTTTTATTTGTTTCATCCATTTCACGAATCGGGTTACGTATATTGTCTATCATTTTCATTATTTCTTCAGACTTATTTAAATGAGATAAGTCCGAGCAATAATCTTTATCAATAAAAAATGTAATGTTGCCGTTATCAATAACATCTTTATATGGCAAAAATACAAAGTTATACCAGGATTTAATAATTGCTCTAGGGTTGGCTCGTTTTATGGTTTCAAATGATGTTTTTGCATAGGATATTTCTTTATTATCTGGAAAAACACGCAACAAATCGTCAAGAAATTCAAAGAAATGCGTATTAAATGCACGAAGTACAGTGGTTTTATCTGACATATGAGTTATATGTATTTCTGTCTATTTTTTATATAATTTTAATAATATTAATTAAATAAACGGTTGCTTAGGAACAATCTGCGCAACCTCATCCATACGTTGTTGTTGCAATGTATCTATTGTAACGCTATTGGATAATTTGTCTGGCCTGTAGTTATCAGCTGGTGTCTCAATAAATTTAATATCATCACCTGCACTAACATAGTTATACATTTGGCGATTCCCACCACGACCTTTTGCGCTTAATTCATCAGGACTCATATTATACATAGTGTATTGCTCAGAGACAATATTAGTTCCTCCATTAGAAGGTAGTAGGGGATATGCCATAGGCTCACCATTGTAATTAGTTGCTTTTTCGTTAAGAGATTTCATTTCAGGATGATAATGCTTTAATATGTCGTCACCCATAAGTACTTTATAATTTTGTTTTATCAATAGAAGAGACGGAACACTGTGAATATTAGGAGGCATAATGACCTTACTACTGTTCTCTAAAACAATGTAAGTCTGGCCATTTTTAGGGTCGTTTACCCGTTTATCAATGCAAATAAAACTGATTTTACCGGACATATTTGCTTTTACTAAAGTTTGTAATAGTTTTTGAGAATGTTTACAATAATTGCTATAATATAAAATATCCATGCGGGAATTATATTATATAGGGAAAATCAAAATCTTAGTATTTAACGAAGGCCCTTTATTTCTTAAGTGAGCACATAGTATGCAATAATCGGTTTTGGAAATACCAGAAAAAGTAACCAAGACAAATAGCTATTACATTAAGCCAATACATGAAATTGGTCTTTCTTGTTAATCCAAAGTAAATGGAAGGGATTAAAAATAAAATAAGATAAACAAATCCTAAAATAGAAAGAAAATAAAACCAGACACAGTATTCTTCACCGAGAGGGCCGAATAAATAATCCATTGTACTATTAGACATCTTTATAGTTTATACGAAGAAAAATATTAGAATTTACTAAATCTTTCTCAAAATAATTTACAATTACAATACATTCAAATAAAAAAAGAATCTATCTTTTTACACCGATTATTTTATCAAATAATGTGTTAATAATATTTGCCCTATTCCTGTATAACACCATATAGCAGGTCGTTCGTGTATGTTATTTGTTAATAAAAACCCCAAATATGGTCCAGTTAATAACATTGCTAAAAAAGGTTTTATTTGAAGAGTGGTTAATACTGGTATAACCCACATAAAAAAATACAATCCTATACTCGGAGTGAACCAATGCTTTCCAGGCGCACGTAATCTTATATTCCACGCAATGTGTTTATTTCCTGAAAATGAACAGGTTTCTTTTCCACACAATGGTTCATTATTAGTATCACACAGTTCTTCATCTGTAACAAAAAACAACCTACTCAACAATAATAACCCAGCAAAAAATGACATATACAAAAATAAAAAATTGGGTTTGTAGGTAAATGCGAACAACCATAAATTAAAAAACAATGGCTGAAAACATATATGAATGTATCCAATGTTTGTCAATAATTTATTATAATAGTTATTACATTGGTTAATTACTTTATATTGAAAAAATTGTAGTATTTCCATAAGAGAAAAATATCCTATCCCAATTGAAGCATATTTATTTTTATTATAAAAATAAAAACTAGATAAAAGTCCAACAATGCCAATTGTTAATGAAATATTTTCAGAAAAACACATATATAGTACTACTATATTTTTGGCGTTTGAAATAAAAAAGGTGTAAAATGTTTATTAGATTAATGATAGTATTATTGGTGTAAACGTCTGCGTAGTTCCTTACTCATTATTAAATAGTTTCAATATTTTCTTTTGCCAATCTTGTTCAAAAGAATCAATGTTTTTGTTTAGAACGTTACCCAATTGTTTCCACAATATTCCGCTAATTCTTAGTTCGGGTGCTTGATTCCACAACGTATCATAAAACTTACGCAATTGATAAAGCAATTCAACTTCAGAATCAGGAATTAAATCCATAATTTGTTTCGTAATATCATAAATATCACGAGGTTCTGGCTCTGGTTCATGTTTACTATTACTGCTAATGCTATTAGATTCAATCATGGGTGAATATGAAGAAGAACTTGAATTTGATTCTAACTCTTCCTGCTTTTTACGTTCTTGTTGAGCTTTAATAATGGACATTACAACTGCTGTGGACATTTTCAATAAAAGGATTTGTTTTTAATAATTCAACAGAGAACAAGACAGAATCAATTTTTTGATAAAGTACATAAAATATATATTCTATTTTATATACAAATCTATCATGGATAATTCAACGATATGGAAGATAATCAATACGTATTTTGAGGATAATCCACAAAGTTTAGTAAGACACCATATTGATTCTTACAACGATTTTTTTAAAAATGGTATATTCCAGCTGTTTAAAGAGAAAAATCCATTGAGAATCAATACACGTTACGATGAATCAATCGGTGATTATCGCTCTCAATGCATTATGTATTTTGGTGGCAAGAACGGTGATAAAATCTATTTTGGTAAACCCGTAATTTACGATGATAACAATTCACATTATATGTTTCCTAATGAAGCACGTTTGCGTAACATGACATATGGTATGACAATTCATTATGATGTAGAAATAGAATTTATTACAATATTGGGAAAGGATGAGGAACCAACTATACCTGGTCTAGAGACTGAAGGTGGATATGTAGATGCGCCATTTAAAAACACAAAGACAAAAACCGTGGCAGAATTAGAGGAAGAACAAATTTTATCTAATAGAACCGGTGACCAAAACCAAGAGAAGGCAGAGGAGATTATGACGGGTGGCGCACCTAAACCACCCCCACGTAGAAAAAAGAAGAAGTTAGATTCTGAATTAACTGCTGCAGAAACTGCAATGTTCCGAGAAGCCTTAGAAAAATCAATGGTAGAGCCTAATGTTCAAAAGGAAACCATTGTTTTAGAGAAGATTTTCTTAGGTAAGTTTCCCATTATGATTCAATCTAATTACTGTGTTTTAAGTGGTATGCCTAGAGAAATGCGTCATACTATGGGCGAATGTTTAAATGATATAGGTGGTTATTTTATTATTGATGGAAAGGAAAAGACTGTTATATCACAAGAGAGATTTGGGTCTAATATGTTAAATATTCGTGAATCGGGTGATGATAAGTATTTATTTTCGGCGGAAATTATGTCAGTATCTGAAAATGTATCAAAACCTATACGCTCTCTTGCAGTAAAAATTGTTGCACCTACCCCTTCTTATACGAATAAACAAATTGTTGTGAGAATTCCTAACGTGAGAGAACCTGTTCCTCTTTTTATTTTGTTTAGGGCTTTAGGTATCGTATCAGATAAACAGATTATTACAATGTGTTTACTAGATATTGAGAAATATGAATCTATGGTAGATTTGTTTGCACCATCTGTTCATGACGCTGGGGGGATTTTAACACAACGTAATGCTCTCAAATACATCGCCAATTTACAGAAACATAAAACAATACCACATACATTAGAAATCTTGGCGGATTATTTCTTACCCCATATTGGTGAGATGAATTTTACGCAAAAAGCATATTTCTTGGGAAATATGGTATTCCGTTTATTAAATGTATACAACGGCACAGAGCCATCAACCGATCGTGATAATTTTAAATTCAAGCGTATAGATTTGGTAGGCTCACTTATGAATGATTTATTTCGTGAATATTATACAATTCAACAACGCCAGATCCATTTGGCATTTGAGCAGCAGATAACATACAACCGTGGTATTTATGAGAATAATTTGAAAGGGTTAATTCGTGAAAACTATAGAGAAATATTTCGTGAGCGTACGTTGGAAGCAGGTTTTAAGAAGGCTTTCAAGGGCAATTGGGGAGCACAAGCTCACACAAAACGGGTTGGTGTAGTTCAAGATTTGAACCGACTTTCTCATAATTCTATGATGAGTCATTTACGTAAGACCAATTTGCCATTAGATGCTAGTGCGAAAGTAGTAGGTCCACGTGTTTTACATCCTACTCAATGGGGTTTCTTTGACCCTATTGATACACCCGATGGTGCGAATATTGGTATTCATAAACATATGTCTATTTCGGCATACGTAACACAAGGTTATTCTAGAGAGCCTATGATAAAATGGTTGCGTGAGAAAGTAGATATGAAATTAATAGAAGATTGCAGTCCATTGATTTTATCTAGAATGTCAAAGGTATTTGTGAATGGCCATTGGGCAGGGGCTCTTAACAATCCAATTGAAACTGTAGAGAAAATCAAATTGTTTCGTAGAAATGGTCTTATTCCAACATATACCAGTGTAACGTTTGATATTAAACAAAACACGGTTTTTATTTACACAGATGCAGGTAGAATATGCCGCCCCATTTTTTATATGGATAATGATTCTGAAAAGTTCTCCTTTGAATCTGAAAAAGTATCAAAAATATTGGGCGATGCAGATAAATTCTCATGGAATGAATTAATTACAGGTTTCAATCGTAAGAAGGACCCAACATTTAAAATCAATATGGATACTATCTATGAACTACATGAAGTATATGATGGTATAGATTCTGAGTCTAATCCCGCAAAGTTAAAGCGATTTTTACAAGAGAAGGCTATAATAGATTATATTGATACCAACGAATCTGAGGGTGCTTTGATAGCACTTAGTACAGAGGACTTAGAGAAAAACAAAGCGAAGAAATTCACCCATATGGAAATCCATGAGTCGTTGATATTTGGACTAATGGCGAATATGATTAATTTCCCCGAAAACAACCCTGCGTCACGTAATTCTTTCTCATGTGGTCAAAGTAAACAGGCTGTCTCTATGTATCACACAAATCATCAAGTCCGTATGGATAAAACTGCTGTTGTATTAGTATCCGGTCAAAATCCTTTAGTAAAATCTCGTTATTTGGAACATATTAATCATGAGGGTAATCCCTATGGTGAAAACACAATTGTTGCGATTATGTGTTATACAGGATACAATATGGAAGATTCCGTATTAATTAATGAGGGTTCATTAAAACGTGGTCTTTTCCGCACAACCTACTATACCACATACGAATCACATGAAGAAAAATCAAAGACTGGAAATGCTACAGTAGATAAAGTATTTTCAAATATTCAGTCCGAGACCAATATTGTAGGAACTAAACCTGGATACGATTATAGTAAATTAGACCGCTTTGGTTTAATCCGTGAAAACACAGAGGTCAATGATAAAACGGTTTTGATTGGACTAGCCGCCGCTAGCTCAGAATCAAATGAAGTAAAATTAGATATGTCTAAGACACCTAAGAAGGGTCAATTGGGTATTGTTGATAAAGCATTTATTACGGATGGCGAAGAGGGATTTCGTATTGCCAAAATTCGTATTCGTGAAGAGAGAATTCCCAATTTGGGTGATAAAATGGCGAGCCGCGCTGGTCAGAAGGGTACTGTAGGTCTGGTCATTCCAGAACAAGATATGCCGTTTACTAAAGATGGCATTCGTCCAGACATTATTATTAATCCACATGCTATTCCAACACGTATGACTATTGGACAATTAGTAGAAGGTATAACGGGTAAAGCATGCGCAATGTATGGAGGGTCAGGTGATTGCACTGCTTTCAATAACAAGGGTTCAAAAATAAAGATTTTTGGTGAGATGCTTACTAATGTTGGCTATCATTCCAGTGGTAATGAAATATTATATAATGGAATGACGGGTGACCAAATCAGCGCAGAGATTTTTATGGGACCTACTTATTATATGCGTTTGAAACACATGGTGAAAGATAAAATAAATTATCGTTCTTTGGGCCCCCGTACCGCATTGACTAGACAACCCGTAAGTGGACGTGCTAATGATGGTGGTTTACGTATTGGTGAAATGGAACGTGATTCCGTTATTTCACATGGTGCAACAGAATTTTTACGTGAATCAATGATGGAACGTGGTGATAAATATCATATTGCGATTTGTAATAATACTGGTATGATGGCAATCTATAATCCTGCGAAAAATATATTTATGAGTCCTATGGCAGACGGTCCTATTAGATATACTGGGTCTTTAGATGGTAAAGATATGAACATTGAGAATGTTACCAAATTTGGCCGCAATTTTAGTGTGGTGGCCGTGCCCTATTCATTCAAATTATTGTTACAAGAGCTACAAACCATGAATATTCAAATGCGTATAATAACAGAAGACAATATTCAACAATTTGAGAATATGTCATATTCTAAGAACATTGAGAAATTAATGTTTACGGATAAGTTTGACCCAAAATCTATGGTGAATGAAATGAAACAGCAATTATTAACTAAAACTGATGTTTTTAATACACCGGATAGTATTAAAACTCCTTCGCCACAATATGCGAAAGGCTCACCTGCTTATGTCCCACCAGAAGAAGAATATCAACGTTTACAAGGTATATATAAGAAAACTGCTGAGGAATTAGAAAAATCACCAGAATATGACCCAATGTATAGTCCACCATTTAGTGTGTGGAAACCTGGAAGCGGTTCAGGTGTTGACGAAGATAGTCCACCATTTAGTCCTTGGAAACCTGAAACAGATTCTCCTTCTACAAATTTGGATATATTAAAAGAACAAGCACAAACATATAATGTTGGCGAAACAGTGCATTATAGTGGAGACAATAAACCTGAACGCATATGGAAGATTACCGAGATAGGTCCTACATTGATAACAATTAAAGCACAAACATTCTTAGATGAGCTTTATGATATGGATAATACATTATATGTGACTGCACTGGATATCTACAGACCAGGCGATTTTGTTAAAACCTCTCCTTTGGGAGATACAATGCCAATGATTCCAGTGGCGCAGGCCACAATGAATGGAGGAGCGCAAGGACAAGGATACGGACAAGTATATGGACAAGGATACGGCCAAGGTCAACAGGGAAATCCATTAGCAGGAACACCTATTAATTTTGCGCCGGTTTTTAAGATAATGAATGGAGGTAGTGATTTTTCAACGGGTAATCCAGGAGATGTTCAAATGGAGGGTGGAAGCGCAATAGGTGATTCTGCGCCATTATTAAGTTCAACTTTAGGCCCTCCAATGATGTTTAAACAAGATGGAGGTGAAAAGAAAGCCGAAGAGAAAAAACCAGAGGAACAAAGTGGTGGTGGATTTTTTGACTTCGGTAAGGTAGTAATAAAGAAACTTGGATTTTAAGCATAAAAAAATATATCCATAAATAAAAAATTATTATTATTATTATTATTATTACCAATATTTATTATCTATTCTGTATCACTTTCTGTATCATAATCCCATGCGTTCTTTTTAACTAATTCAAAAGAACGCATTAAGTCACTTGCTTTTGGAGCTTCAGGAAAACAACGCTCCTGGTATTTAAACAAGTGTTCAACATCCATATTCAAATTGCACTCTTTGCAAATTAATAGTAAATTATCAGGTGTAGACGTTCCACCATGCGCATGTGCCTTAATATGCCCCCTATGATACCCATTGAGTTTGTTTTTATAAATCATAGTTTGATTGCAACAGGCACAGGGTGCTTCGTCATCCTCACCAAATTGACGTTTGTCTAAAGCACGTTTTGTTGAAGTAGGCACAGGGAGACGCTTGTTCCAATCCTTATCACGAACAAAATTGTAATCTCTAAGGATTTCTAGTAAATGTTCGTATTCCTCTGCGACATCTTCCATAGTGTACTTCTGTTTCGTCTCTTTGTTCTTTCTTCCATCCCACATTCGCGGATTTTTATCCTTCGTTCGGATGAAATATGGAATATTACTTCTCAATGTCTCTTCAGTAACATCAGATGATGTAGACATTGTGTAAAAGATAGCAAAATAGGCAGGTAATGAAATTTTATAAGACACCAATAAGCTGCTCATGAAGCAAAAGAATTTGCGAATAGCATTCTTGAAATTTTCAAACTTTTCAGCATCGTACTGCAAGCATGAGTTGTTCTCAATGATATACTCATTGATAGTCTTATCGTTCATTGAGAACATTTCCAGACTAGTCTTTTTTGGCTTAGGATGAAGCATCAAATAAAATTTAGCACACCACGGGAGCCAATACTTGCTAACGTCATTATGAACATGTTTGAATGTTGACATCATAGCATCTTGCCACCTCATTGGCTCAGTCTGCTCTTTGATAAACTGAACAAGAGGGCAATCCACCTTCAGTTTCAAAATGTCAGACCCAGTAACCTTGACACAATTTTGTAGTTCCAAAAACTTTTGGCCAAGTTCAATATCATTCATTCTATTTGTATATGTTGTCATACCTAACTTAATACCCAAAAATGCATTCTGTTGGGTTTCTGTCAGTACAGAAACTCGTTTCTTGGTCTTCTTCTTGTAGTCAGTCGCCAAATCTAAATTATTGAAGAATATTGATACCTCCTCCCCATCTATCATTAATTCACAGCAGGGAGGAATAACTCCTTCTTTAGTACCACTGTTCATATAGACGCCATCAATAAATGCGCAAATTGCCCGACTGCGATTTCCACCATCAAGACACATCATTTGCCACGATTCTCCTGGTTTCAATTGGTCAAGGTGATATTTATAGTAGACCAGAGGTGGAATATACAATGGCTTATCGTAAAGAGCGGATTCTATCATAGTTTTTCGTAGAAAGTTGGCAATAGGAAAAGTCCAAGCATTCAATGCTCTTTGCATAAACGGCTTCATATTTATTACCTCATTGGTAATCATATTAAACAATTTTTGCACAGTATTTACAGTGAGGGAAACTCCGTTTCCCAAATCAATTACGTTAGCTGGTTCAGAATGTTCATTTGTAATCCTCAGAGGTTCAGTCATGATTAAAAGTTTTGTTGGTTGTTGTTAACTAATATAAAGTTTGATACCAAAGTTTTCAATTTTTTCTCATAAAATTAACCAATAAAAGTTAATATTATTTAATTTCTCCGAAGGTTCCATTCTAAAAAATTGAATAATATTAACTTAAAAAGTATAAAAGTATACCTGTTAAGTATATATAATGTCAGCATCAAACAATCGTATTTTAAGTATTTATAAATCTAGAGGGACGATTCTAGAGATTTTATCTGATAATTTAGGATATGACACAACGGAATATGAAGCTTTTAGTATAAATGAGATTGATGCAATGTATTCAAATTCGCAGTTGGATATGTTGTTAAAACAAAAAGAAGGCGAACGCAAGGTATATATTAAATATTATCTTACTGCCAAACAAATTCGTCCTCAGAATCTAGACGATATCATTGAAGATTTGTTTATTATTGAGAATGTTCTTACAAAGGAGGATACATTGGTAATTATTACCGAGGATGAGCCCAATGATACGATTACAACAAAACTTAAGTATCTTTATGACCACGATGGAATTTTCGTTGTAATCCACAACATCCGTAGACTTCAATTCAATATCTTGAACCATAAACTAGTTCCTGAGTGCACAATTCTGCAAGATAATGAGATAGAGGAACTAAAGAAGAAACACAACATTACAAATCCTATGCAGCTTCCTGAAATTTCTCGGTTTGACCCGCAAGCTCTAGCTATGTGTTTGCGTCCAGGTAATATATGTGAATTCAAAAGAACTAGTGCAACAGCAATGTTTTATAATTATTATCGTGTTTGTGTGTGATAAAAATATCGCATCAAAATATAGATAAGAATGGCAAATAATGTATTAGTTGGATATAGCCCAAATGATTTTTATTATGTGCAGGCAGAAGAAAGCAATGTTATAAATCCAAGTTCTGATTGTGGTAGTCTTGTTGTGAGTGGAAATGTAATTTTACCTAATGGAACTACAATAGCTAACGGATCTTCATTATCTTTAAACGATCCTGCATGGGATACAATATGTAATAATTACTTTAGCCAAAATCAAGATAATTGTGTAAAGCGAGAATTGTGCAACAACAAGAACAATGCAACACAATTAGGAGATTTACAAAATAGTAAATCAGGCGCTATGGAAAAATATATGAATGAAAAAATGAATTACGATAGCATATTAATGAACACAATAAATTTAGGAATAGGTATAGTTTTTTTAATTGTTGTTATCTATAAAAATCAGAAATAACAATGTATTATAATTATATATAAATAATTATAATAGAATGTCGCAACAGATTTATGTAAATGATGCAATGGAATCAAACTATAAATTAATGAATGATTTGAACACATTTAATATGAAATATGCCAAATATGTGAAATGCAACGACAATAATGCTCCTGAGATTAAAGGAAATTGTGCCCCTTCGGATTTAACATGTTGTTCAAGCACTGATATTGGAACAGTTGGGCTTGGTGGTCTTACTACATTGCAAGGAACATTGATTGCCGACATAAACGATATGCGTGAAGCAGGTAATTTATTAACGGGTAATTTGATTTCAAATTCGCAATTTAATACTAACCATAGTAAAATTCTTAGTCACGCAAAAGAAATAAACAAAAATAGATCAGATTTAGACAATAAGATGAGAGAACTCTATAAAATAGATGGAAACCTGCAACAAGATTATTTTTTGCAATATGATTCAGTAATGTATACTGGAATATTGTTTTCTATTTTAGCAACAACTATTTTGTATTATACATTCACAAAATTATAATAAAATATGATAATATAGATATAGCATTTATGGAAACAAACACAGATTATTTTACATTTAATGTATCCAATCCAATAGATGAATATATTAAACCATTAAATATACATTCATTAACGATTTCTAAGCTCGAAAAAGAACCAACTATAATTCCATTCACGGCAATCTGCATTTTAGCATCAGGTATTATTTATTTATATTTGCAAGAAAAGTAAAATCTGAATATATAGTAGATTAATGAATTTTAGCAGTATTAATTCAAAACCTAACAATAGTAGTGATTATTCAGCTTATTCTGAAAATTTTGTCGTGTATGAGGGGTTTAATGACCGTGGATATAAAGTAGGAACAACAGGAAATACAATATTGTCGGATCAAGTTTTACCTTTATCTCTTATTGCGACGGATTATTCTAATAAATTAAAAACAGTTAATCAAAATTATTATGACCTCTCATCAAACATTAGTAGTATAAAAACTATACAAAACGATATATCCGGAAACTCTTATTATGATTACAATACCCCTTTTGTTTTGGAAAAACCAAAAACTTTATTGGATGGTTTAGTTTACGATAATAATTTGTTAACAGTCCAAGAAAACGCTATGTATGTTTTAGGAACAATTGCGGCTGCAACATTAATAGTATTTGCTATAGTTATTGGAAAAGAATAAAGGGTTTAGTCAATCTTTCTCTATTTATATACAGCTTTGCGCATTTTAAATGCGCATGGTAACGTTGCCATTCCACTGATAAATCGCCCAATTTTGGACGATTTAAATATGCAATGGTGTAAAACAAAATATTCAGTTATTATATAAATCATGCCAGAAAATTACCCATATGTTGATTTGAATGGACTATTAAATATACAGAAAGATTATTTGGGAAATTTATCTGCATCAGACCCCGATTCAGCCGCAGTTATAACCCAAATACAAAGCAATTTATCTAATATGTATACTGATTATGCTACAGCAAACGTTTCTACTAACTCGGCTCTTACTCGTCAAAAAGAGGTTCTTGAAATAGTTGACGCTGAGAAAAAAAGATTGGAAAACAAAAAGCAGGGTGTTGATAATGCTGCTTTTGGGCAAAAACGTGCTGTGGAGTTAAATAATAGCAACCGTTTAAGACAAAATGGTTATACCAATTTACTTATTGTTCTTATTATTACTTTAGCTTTATTTATTGGAATTATGATAGCAAGTAATTATTTAACTTTTATACCTCAAGTTGTTTTTGATTTATTGTCTATAATTGTTATATCTGTAGGAATTTACATCTCATTATATTCGTTTCTTGATATTCAAGGAAGAGATAATATGAATTTTAACGAATTAGACCTCCCTGGTATGAATAATAGTGTAGCAGGTAATTCAAAGGCAGCTGGGGCTGGAGGTACAAAAAATTTAATATCTGGTGATTTCGGTTGTGTGGGTAGTGATTGTTGCGGACCAGCAACTAAATGGGACCAGGGAAATAACATATGCAGACAAGGCTTCACCACTATGAGTTTCTCATACAATACGGGCGATATTACCAAAGTTGCCGCAAATGGTCCTTATGAGTTTGACGATTATGTTCCATCAAATTAAACAACGAAGAGATAAAAAATCTAATAATAATATAGTTAAATCATTATTAGATATGTCTGTTGAACCAAATCCTGTAGCAGTGGCTCAGCAATATGCTGCTCAGCAAAGCATTCAGACTGAATCAGAAGAAGAAACCAAGAAGAAAGCAGTTGCAGAGGCAAAGGCTAAAGCAGTTGCAGAGGCAAAGGCTAAAGCAGATGCAGAGGCAAAGGCTAAAGCAGATGCAGAGGCAAAGGTCACTGCAACAATGTTAAATCAATATGAAAATGTAGTAAAAGAAAATACGATTTTAAATGACAAAATTAATACTCATATGTTTAGTGAAAACAAAGGTAAAAAGGATATTGATGATGAGAAATCTAAATATTTACAAGAAACCATACTTACTATGCGATTTATTAATAATTGTTTATTTGGTGTTTATTTGACTTTGTTTGCGGGTTTAGCATACACTATATATAACAAAGATTTGAACATCAAAGCAAAAATTGCATTGTTTCTAGTATTTTTATTGTATCCTTTCTATATTAGTGCGCTACAAGATAATTTGAGATTTGTTTATAATTTTTTGTTTTCAGCAACAGCAAATATTAATACCTCATCTCTTCCAGAAAGCAATGAATTAATAAACAACAATACATCAAATATTCATAGTTCCGAAGAAAAAGAAGTAGATTACAACGCATTGTTAAAAGAAAATTCTATATTGGAAACAAAAGTAACTAACATTAAAAACGATAAAACAATGAACAGTAGAAATTCTATTTTTACGGCTGAACAATCTGAGCAATATAAAACAATGAATAGTTATTTATTTGTATTATATTATCTTTGTGTCTTAGGATTTGTCTATGTATTATTTGCCACCGCTTCATTCCAGTTTAATATATATCTAAAAGTAACATTGGTTGTTTTATTAGCTGGTTATCCTTATTATATAGATATGATTGCAATAGCGATAATGTATGTTTTGACCGTTTTATATAAACTTGTTATGGGACAAACATATAAAGACCCACATGCGAAATACGACACTTCACTGTTGTAGTTTGATAGAAATTATTTTGTAAAAAAATAAAATAATTTATTTGTTTGTTTAGACTGCATGACTATAGGTCATCAGTATTTATATCATCATCAATATCTTCTTCAGTATGTGTGTTTAAATTGTCCCTATCATAAATAATCTTAACACCTCGCCAAGCATTATCCTTCTGCTTTCCATACTCCTTGTCCATGTACTCATGCAAGTCCTTAGGTCCAGGACACTTTCCACCATAGTTGGAACCATACCAGATTGCGAACTCGCTATTTAGTTCCATCTTCTTGATACGGCCATTCGGGTCACGCTTTACACAGTCATTCGTGAACTCCGAAATGTAATCCTGGCTCTGGCGATACTCATTGCTCTTGGCCATCACAATATTGCAATCCTTAACCATACCACCAGTCTCAAACGCACGCTTGACCAACATTGAAGCAAATACTTCTTTCCATGAGTCAAACTTTTCATCAATATACTCATCCAATTGGAACTGGAATGGTTTCTCCTTGTCATCACTCACAGGGTTCTTTGTAAACAGAGACTTGAAAGGGACAGCACGAATACGTCTCCAAGTGCCATGGTCGTTACTCTTCACCTCCATAAAGACATTACAAGTAACAACCAGCTTGAATTGGGGAAGGAATGAAATAGTCTGAGGCATGTAGGGTGCACGGCCCTGAAGACGGTCCTTACCACTAGTAAGTGTCTTCATCATACCCTCATTAATCTTGTCACCCTTCTGAGGCTCAGCCATAACAGCATAACGAATGCCCTTTAACTCTACAATCTCTGGAGTAAGTCCACCAACCTTGCCACGCTTCTCGGTAACCAAAGTAAGAGGTACATCGCCCTTGTAGTCACCAAGAACCATCTCCATCAAGTTCACAAGAACAGACTTGCCGTTCTGGCCGATACCAATGTACATGTTGAACGTCTGGTTAGCAGCAGTTCCAATAAGGGTGGAAGCCAAATGGTCCCACATGTACTCACATAGCTCTTTTTCTGGGAATAGTTTATTCATGAAATCATTAATTTCATCCATAATTTTCTGGTTAACAGAAGGATTCAAAGGAGTGTAATCAATGTTGGTGCACATAGAGATGTTATCTTCAGGATGGCCTTTTCTGAAAACCTTCTCCTTGAAATCAATTACACCATTCTTGTAGCACAACAAGTAAGGGTTTGTATCCATCTTCTGCAAGAATGTTCCATCGTAGAACAATTCCCTAGCCTCCTTCATAATCTTATCCTTTCCATTACTGTCGGATAAACGAGTGCAGATATTGAGAATACGAATAGACCTACGCTTAGCAGGATCATCTTCCGTGTTTTGCTGTTGGGGATCTCCATTGACAATCATTGTGTTCATTGCATTGAATGTCTTCTGGTTATACAAGTCGCGTAACTGCTCCGAAATAGCCTTACGAAGAGTAGTTCCAGAATCCACCTCTTGCCAACGATTGTTAATGTACTGATACCAAACATTACCCTTGATGCTTACACAGACATAGTTGTGTTTGAACAACTCATACAGAACCTTTGCGATGTCAGTGTCACCACAACCTGAACGGTCATCGTGCTTAGAAGTGGCTGCGCCACGAGTGCGAATTGTCTCCTCAAGGAAATAATCAATAGTGTCACGGCGAACACGCTCATACTCATCCTTTGCGTCAGCCTTAGCCCAATGCAGAAGAGAACGCCTGGAAAGACCATTTGTTTTACGAGTATCAAATCCCATCCACCTTTCTACACGGTCAGATACTTCACTGAAATGAAATGTTGGTGCTCTAGCACAGAATGCTAGCCATGTGATTAGGAGACGAGCATCCGTGTTTTTGAGAGCCCAACCTACACGAATCCACTTCTCATACGAGCCATCACCATAATATGTCGCTGGAAGAATCATAGCATAGTCGTGCGTTTCACGCAGATTATAATCAGATATTTGGATACTGTCCAAGAAGTTATTCACTGCTCTATCTAGCTCTTCACGATTCTTGATTTTAGCTACATTGGATGGGTGCAAGAAATCATCATTATACATATCCATAGTAGGTTTACGTGAAATAGTTAATGTTCCAGCCCCTCCACAGCCTTGACCCGTTCCTTGGCCCGTTCCTTGACCCGTTCCAATACGATTTACCTGCATGTATTCATTGTAATGCTCAATGAACTTACTTGTCATAAACAACGCAGGATGGTCCTTGTAACGAACAGACAGCTTTTGAATGTTCTTTACCTGGTCAAAGCTAGACACAGGAATTTCGGGATACATGAATTGTTCATCGGAAGAGTCATACGAAACGTCAAAGACACGACTAAGCTGGTACTTATCGTTTCCAGGCTTACGACTACCATAAAGCTGCCAAGGAGTTTTTCCAGTACTGATTCCTTTGTCAAACACATCTTCCCAAGAGTTCTTTAGAGGTAGGTTCTTCCAAATCTCAGCAGCTTTATCCATGATTCTCTCACGAAGAATAAGTTGAGTAACATGGTCGGCTTGCACTCCAATTATCATGTGGATTCCATCCTTCGTAATCTTCTTGTTTTTGGTTTTATCATCAATACGGTTTACGGTGGGTTTCTCAAAAACATAAATCTGAAACCGTGTGGTTTCGTCTATTTGAAATATAGTTTTGATTTCTCCTAAATATTCCCCGATGAGTTCAATGATATCATCGGGACTGTGTTGTTTTTCATCTACCTCATAATCATAGCGAAAATCAATATCTACTAATATAGGCCCGTCTTTGTCGCGTTGCATCTCGGTCAAATATTCCTTCTTTTTACCAGCAATAACTTCCTTGGCATAGAGGTCTAGAAAGGTCGGATAATCAGCATCGGGAATATGATAGGAACCGCCATGAATGTTCTGTTTTGCATCCCCAATCCTAGTATTTGTTACTGGTTTTGGGTTTGTTGTAGGCAGGTCTTTTTGATGAACATGCTTGGACAGAAAATCAAATACATCACGATATTTTACAGTTAACTTTTTTGGTTGTGATACAGCAGTGGAATGATTAGATTCCATTTGCATTTGGATATATACTGCTTATATTTTTATTCCCTTTTTAAAAATCAATTTTTCAGAGGAGGAGATAAAATAATGCTATTTAGCATAATTTGTAAGCTTATTATATAGATGGCGGTTAATTTTGATTATAAATTTCCAAATGTACCTAAGAACACGATTGACGGGGCATCAATAAATCAAGGAAAAGCAGAGATAACTAGAACTGCTCCTTCTGGTAGTCAAGATGATGAGGATGATGAAAATGGCACACAAAATCAAGCCGGTTTAAAAGCAGTGTTGTCTAATTCGCAAAAATTAAATCCAGCTATCGTAAATGGTTACGTTCAAGATTCGCCTGTATTAGTATCTTTTGAAGAATACAAAAAATACATAGATGCTGTTTATAATTATATAACTAATAATAGTAATACATACAATGAAGGGATTAATAGAGCAAAAACTGGGAATTGGGATTCTCTTGCTTTACAAAAAATGATAGGTAGAACTGATAATCAAATAATGAATGATATGGTATTCCATATTTTTGTTTCATACCATTTATTAAACGAACATAATTTAACTGACGATAAGAAAGCAAAATCTGGAAAACTTATACGTTATATTGATGACTATAGAAAAACAATAGAAACCGATTTAGGTAAGAGCTTAATTCTATTCAATAAAGACGACACAATTATGTTTTTTATACCTAATTCTTTACCAACAACCAATTGGACTGCTGCTGAACATAAAAAAATATTAAGTGCGGAAAGAATGAATAAGACAAATTACAATACATTCCCATGGCCCTCAACATTATTGAATTATTTAATATATTTGTTTGAGAGAACTAGAGAAATTATGATTAAGCGGGGTAAAAATAATATTATACTTTTTAAATTCGTTGAGTTTTGGATTATTAAGTTAAAAAAGCTATTATTAGGGAGTCAAAAATCAAAATGCTTAAGACTTAATAAATTATTAACTACTAATGAAACTAGTTTAGGTTACAACTATAACGTCACAGGAAGTAATGTAAATAAAATAGATGATTTGAAAATTGAAAATTGCGATCCAATATATCCTAACTGGGGTCCTGGTAAAGTAAGATGTAGACGTCTCGTTGATGCTAGAAATAAAATAAGCCAAAACTTTGACAAAAACTGTAATATTAGAGAAACCGCAAGAGAATTGGGCAGAGTTGACGTTACTAGCGAATTGAACAGTGGATTATCTGAATTGGTTACAAATATATTAACTGCATTATCAACCGAACCCAAAAATAAAACAGGTGGTAAAAAAAATAAGACACGTAGGCCTAAAAAACAAAGAAAAACTAGAAAACTTCGCAATAAAAATATTGGTGGTGCAAACGGTGACGAAAGTTTTTCATTATTATTAATGTTGGTTGGTGTTATATTACTTATTATAGGCGCAGCTACTGGCAATCTAGCCTTAACAAGTATAGGTTCAATTTTAATATTTTTAGGGCTAATGATAGCATGTAACTTCTGCATATTTATTTTTATAGTAAGCTAATCAAAAAATTGATTAACAATAACTAAAAGATATAAATAAATATCCAGATAACTATATAATGAAGTTTTGCGTGAAATGCGATAATATGTATTACATTGGAATTAGTGTAGATGACCCAAACCAACTGACTTATTATTGCCGTAATTGCAAGCATAAAGATGAGACAATTACTGAGGAAGGAGTATGTGTTTTGAATTCACAATTGAAGAAGGGCGAGCAGAAGTTTAACCATATTATTAATGAGTATACCAAGTTGGACCCTACTTTGCCAAGAATCTATAATATGAAATGCCCAAATGTGGAATGTAAAACAAATAAGGAAGATAAAAAGGCAGAGATTATTTATATCCGTTATGATGATGATAACTTGAAGTATTTGTATATGTGCACGGAATGCGATACCACGTGGAAAACCAATCAGTAAGGGAGGGTTTAGAAGGGACAAGGAACGAAACCGACCCGCGCAGCTTTCAGGTTCCCCTCAGAAAAATTGATTAATATATTTTTTATTAACCAATTTAGAAATATAACCCTATATATTATCAACGATGGAAAGAGATTTGGAGTACTTAAAGTCTAAGATTCCCAAAGAAGTTTACGAAGCGAATAAGGAAAAGTATGATGCTAAACTAGATGAATTAGAGGAGGCAGATCCTAAAGTAGAAGAAGATGAAGTAGAAGATGAAGATCAGGAGACACAGGCCAGTGATAATGAGTCTATTGAAAAAGAGGAGGAGGACGAAGATGAAGATGAGGACTTAGAAGAGCAAGACGTTGAGCGATTAGGTACAGCATTCCCTGAAATAGAAGATGATAACGACGACGAGGAAGATGATGACGAATTTTATCTACAAAAGTTTGATGAGACAATCCAACAAAAAATTATCGCAGATTTCCACCCAGAATTGAAGTCACATAATTACGACGAAATAGATGTTTTGTCTAGAGTTGTTCGTGATGAGAATGGTAATATTATTGACCCACTTCATAAGACAATTCCATTTATTACTAGATATGAAAAGGCACGAATTTTAGGAGAACGTGCAAAACAAATTAATGCTGGCGCCAAGACATTTGTTGAATTGGAGCCGAATGTTATTGATGGATATGTGATTGCTTTGAAAGAATTTGAGGCTAAGAAGATTCCGTTTATTGTAAAGAGACCTATGCCGAATGGTGGTGTAGAATATTGGCGATTTGAGGATTTGGAAGTCCTAGTTTAATAATTTTAGACCAATAATAGATTTATGTTTTTTTTATAATTATATTGTATACCATAAATACAATATAATATGTCTGAATCTGAATCTGAATCTAAACCTGAAACTGTGCCTGGACCTGAATCTGAATCTAAACCTGAAACTGTAACTGTAAGTGAAACTGGACCGGTAGAAGGAGCTCAATCTAAAGACCTTATTACAAATGGTACAATAACTTGGAAAAAAGAAGGCGACATTACTTATGTTTCTGCGAAACCGGAAGGTCCCCCTTCTGCAGAAAATAATAGTTGGACCATATTAAATGCAGCCCAAAAGGGTGCAACAGCTTCGTTTTTAAAGAATCAATTAACTAGCTCTACAACTCAATCCCAAGAAAATGCTTCTCCTGGTGCTTCTCCTGATGCTGGTGCTGATGCTGATGCTGGTACTGGTGCTGGTGCTGATACTGGTCCTGCTACTGATATTGCTGCTACTACTGGTACTGCTACTGATGCTGCTGCTCCTGCTACTGATGCTGCTACTCCTGCTCCTGATGCTGCTACTGCTACTGCTACTACTACTGATGCTCCTCCTGCTCCTCCTGCTAAGAGAGGATGGTTGGGGTTTGGTGGGGGTAAAAAATCAAAGAAACAAAGAAACAAAAACAAAAGACATACTCGTAAAACCAAATAATAACCTTTAGAAAGGAAGGAGGGGGGTAATTGGGGGCGTAGTTCAACCTAATTTAGCCAAACCAAAAATCTCATTATATATAAATGACGGATTACGTAGTTTGTATCCCATCTTATAAAAGAGCAGAATTATGTAATGAGAAAACACTCCAAACATTAAAGGACAACCACATCCCCGCCAAAAAGATATTCGTTTATGTGGCAAACAAAGAAGAATATGACGAATACATCAATATATTAGATAAATCCAAATACAATAAGCTGGTCGTAGGAATTAAAGGTTTAGTTCCTCAACGCCAATTTATCATGGAGCAATTTCCCGAAGGCAAACACATTGTTTTCTTTGACGATGATGTTTCCAAAATAGATTTAACTATGTCATCACTTACAAAGGGTAAATCCTTAGATTTCTTTTTCAAACATGCATTCAAAGAGTGCCATAAAAATAAATCCTTTATTTGGGGTGTTTATCCTGTATTCAACCCATTCTTCCGTAAGGGCCGCACAGAGATGACAACTTGCTTAACCTACATTGTGGGTGCATTTTATGGTATAATCAACAGACCCAAATTAAAGGATATTGAACTCACAATTACCAAAGAGAATGGCCAAAAGGAGGACGTAGAGAGAACATTAAAATACTTCGTAAATGACGGTATAGTTCTCAGATTCAACCGTGTAGGATTTATGACAAAATATTACGGTAAAAGTGGTGGTTTAGGAACATTTGAAGCCCGTTTAAAACCTATGTTGGAAGCGTCCAAAAAATTAAAGGCGAAATATGGCGAATATGGTGAGATTTCCACCAAAACCCATGGTATGACTGAATTCAGATTAAAGAAAATACCCGCCAGAACAGAAGCTGAAGTAGCAAAACAGACAAAGAAAGTACCACTTACACCCAAAAATAAGACCCGCAAAAACAAGTAAAACAAACAAGGGAATAAATAATGTGATTATATTATAACTAAATAAATGTATTTACTTATAATTTCAGCAACAATCTTTTTTATTCATGCATTAATAACAAGTAGATTTTTCAATAAACGCCGAATATTAATAACAATTATAAACGCAATACTTTTTGGAATATTTTATTACTTATGGCATATAAACGTAGAAGGATTTCGCAAAAGTGTAGACGCAGCATTTAAAGACGGAAAAATATATTACTATGATACTGTACCAACAACAGATAAATGCGAAACAGGTGATAAGGAAGAAATAACGTTTTACTACAACAATGGAACAGAAGAAAAACACATTGACACAAGTAACAATTCATATACCTGTAAAAAATTAACGCTTAAACCAAAGACAATACCGCTTCAAACGTACGGAGGTCGTGGTAGTCAAGTAGCACAAGTAAAACCTGAGCCAATTTTAAAATACATAATAACTCCAGGAACTATTATAGACCCATCGTTTAATTGCCCAGAATCTCTAGACTATAACATAAACAAAGGTAAATGTTTTACACCGAACTATACTGCTTATCGCAATAGTTGTAAAGAAGATTATGACGAGACTAATGACGCATGTTTAAGAGCAAATCATGATAAAATTTATCCGTATGACCCATATTATAAAATGACGAAGAATAATGATTATGTATTTCCAAAAAGATATAAATGTCCGCATGCTATAACTCAAATATCAATAACATATCCAGGTCAAGACAGAAATAACGATGTTTATAACTGTGATGCTAGTGGAAATAGAAAAGTAGTAAATAACGATAATGATTGTCCACCAGGATTAAGAGCTATCAAACGTCGCAATATATGCAGATAACATGAAAAATTGATTAAAATGAATCTATTTCATGAATTGAAATCAAACAACAATGTCAATTCTAGATAAACTTTCGGTGCTAAATCCTGTTATTATTCGGCCCAAACCAGAGATGTGTCATCCGACCTGGGAAAACAAAAATTTTCGGTATGAGGGGACTGTTAAGAATATTCGGTATCACTATATTAACGGTGGGGCAAAACAATTCGGTAAGGAGAAGGTAGTTTATATTAGTTTCATGGATTTGGAAGCCTACAATAACCTTCTTCTTCAGGGTTCACATATTATGTGTTACGTTCATAACACATTAATGACCTGTTATATTACAACTATCGCAAGAGATAGTAGTAATAAAATTTATAAATTGGAGGTAGCTATTTACGATGACGAGAACATAATTAGACCTTACCCAATTGTATACAACATTAACGTTAGCAATATTGATTCTATGTTAATTACGGAAAAGATGTATCAGATTCAAAAATTCTAATCTTTCGGGTTTCTGCGCATATTCTTCACAGTTTTGTTATGTGTTTCAAAAAATTTTCTGGTTTTATTCTTACTGTTTAACCATACATTTTTTCTCAAATAACATACAATAGATAGACGTATTGTCTCAGGTGTTTTTTTATGAATGGGCAAATTGGCATGGGGTTGGTGGACATCCATAAAAAGAACATCACCACTGCGAACATCAACTCCAACACCATATTGTGGGAAACAGGTTTCACCGCCAGTGTAATCACCGCGTTCAATAACAGCTAAATTACCAAACCCTTCGTCATCATCTCCCTTATCTGTGTGTAGTCCAGTTTGGAAATTAACATTGGTTGTAATTGTAGTGAAAGCTGTATTGGCTATTTTAAAATGTGTTTCTTTGGCTTTCTTGATTTGTTTGGAGTAGTGTTCAGGCGTTAATTTAGCATACATTTTATCAACTTCCTCAATAAGAGGTATAGTTTTCTTATACAATTCAGGGTAGTCCATATTAAAACGACATTCACGCACATTAATAGAAGGTTTTCTACCAAGTTTAGTGAAAATCACTTTTTGACTAGGAGTCCAACGGTCAAAATAACCAAAAATATTAGACATTACTTTTTTAACATTCCCTAAATTCTTCTTTTTGCTACCTGATGCGCTGCCGCGAAGACTAGATGCGTTTTTAGCGAATTTAATAATGCTGTCGTAAAATGCATCTTGATTGGCAGTTGTTAATTTATTCTTTCTAAACCTTAATAACAATCTTCCGTCAGCAGCAAATACATCAGAATCGTCTTTAATAATTGTTTTGATATCGTCAGGTTTTAAGAATTTATCCATCTTCTTGGCTAATACTTTATCATCATAATCTTTCTCCACTGTGTAAACTGTTACACCGTTTTTTTTCTCTGTTTTAATAATCATTTCTTTATATTTACCATACATTTTTATTCATAAGTTTAGTCCAAATTTTATGTGCGAATAATATAGATGGCTAAAAAATCTGCATATTTGTTTTATATTATACTTGCACTATCATTAGTAATATTTGGAACACTTTCATTGACGTTTTTTAAAATAAATATAATTGAAGGTGCGAATGTATCAAGTAAAAATACAGACGAATTTTCTATTGGAATTAAAATTGACCTGAATGGCAAAAAAGGTAAGATAGTTCCTTATCCTCTTGGCTCTTACACAGTTACTACCACTTCTGGAAAATACTCTTCTACGACTGATTTTTCTATGAATCAACCAGCCACGTATGTAAAAACAAAATATGATGTTGATACTTCTAAAAAAATTGTTGACAGAATAATAACTATTGCTCCAAAAGACACAGGTGGTTCAAAAAATATAAATATAGGTGATGTAATAACAAATAAGTTTATTTTAGATATAAGCTTTAATAATATTGCATATAAACTAGATACGATTGAGGATTTAAAATCAAAAGGTATGCCAACGGATAATTTAAACTACATTGATAAGAACAATAATTTGATTATAACTACGCTTGGTCCAATCTATGATAAAAATAAAGGTAAAATTGGAAGTGTAAACGCGGATGACACTGATATATACAATGACAAAACGTATGCTATTAATGTTGAAAACAAAGATGATATCTTTTTAGATATAAAAAAAATAATTATTAGATTTATGATTCCACTTCCATTATCAGCGTATTCCCCAGCTGCACCACCACCAAACGACCCTAAACTCGTATCTAAACTACCCAAATTAGATCCAAATATGAGTAATGATAAATTCCTTGAACCATATTAAACCATTGACCAATTCCCATATTTTATTTTATAAAAGCAAACAACAATTATAATATTGTTGTTTGTCTAAAATTATTTACAAAGCACTCTTGTAATCTACAACATAAGGGTTTGATTTTAACATAGATGTAATATCGGGTGTGTTTCTATCCATATTTATATTCGCATATAAATTATTGCTTGCTCCAGCAGTTCTGCCCATATTAGTAGGGTCTGGTGATTGATAAGGCATTGTTGCAATAACCGCACGATTGTTTTCTAACATATTATCACGAGATACTTGACGCATATTGATATCGCTATTCATTAAATTCATGTTACCATTGGGTGTATATCCAATATTTGTGCTTGATTTAATTTCATTGTTGCGTTGATTATAATTTGCTTCATATGAGCTCATTTGACGACTTCGCTCACCTGCACTAGCATTACCAGCATAGAAGAAATCTCCTGTCTCAGTACGAATAGTGTGAGTAGGAGTGTGTCCAGTTACACTGTAAGCACCGTGGGGTTGTGTTGAGCTTACATTCAAATGATTGGTTGATTTCTCTGTGGTCTCACGAATAGTAGGAGCTGGACGGTCAGCAGGATTAAAAATATATGATTGGGGAACTGTTGTACTAGGATTCTGGTAAGGTCGGAGTGTTCCCATAACATTCTCTTTACGACTAGGTCTTAACATATCAATCAAGGGCGCAATAGCCGCACCTAATCCACCACTAACCATACCATAATAGTAATCTTGATTATTTTCTGTGCGGTTATTGGGATAAGCCTTTTTTGCTTTAATTTCATAATCAGCATCCGTCGCATATTGGCGGCCATTTGCATTAGCACCCGCTAAAGGAACTGCACCTAATTGTTGATTATGGGTTGGCATATATTCACCAGGAATATAGCTTGCCTCATTTTTGTAACCAGCACCGCCAGCATAAGATACAGCGGTTTCTGGACGGCTTACATAACGGTCCACAGGAATAGCACGCATTGTCTCACCATTTCTAATACCACCCGATTTAAAAAGACGACCAATATCATCAGGACTTCTGCGATTATCTAATTCAAAACTCTGGTCAGGTAAATGTTTCTCCATGATACCCATTTGCTCATAAGTCGCATTTTGTTTAATAAGACTATCAGCAGGTCCCTCATGACCATAAAGCATTAATCCAGTGGCTTTGGGTTTATTATCTACACGCATTTGGTCTGCGGTTTTATCTAGCCATTTATCACGCATCATCATACCAGAGTTATAACCACCAGCACCCTCGCTAGTATATCCTAAACCTAGACCAGGTGCTACGTGCTCCTCTTCAAATGGTTTTACATTTGCCATGCGCAAACTAGGATTAACACGGGATTGATAAAATTCACTCATGTTGGGTGCACCATTAGCCCATTGTTGATTTGCAGAGGGTGAAAACAAAGGTGCTTGTTCTTTTTTGCTAATTGTTTGAGTACCAGAACCAGTGTAACTATCTAAAAGACCTTCATTAGAATTCTCGTTTGATATACGTGTTCTTAAATTACTACCGAAAAAGGGGACCATATTGTTGTGTTCAAAATAACTAGCATTTACTTTATCACCTGTTAATGAATAGAATTGTTGTCCAGCGAATGCAGAATCATCCATTGTACTTGGTGATTGGGCCTTGTTCATATTAGGATTGAAATACTTATCTGTGTAAACACCACCGCCATTGTCGTAACGATTTGATGTTGATAATTGCGAAGTTTGGTCACTATCAGATGATACTATAGGAAGCTCACTGGGAAAATTACGGTTTGGAATATCCACGTTAGGTAATTGTGTTCGGTTTCTAAAGTTCTCACTCTTAGCTTTTTGATTAGATACAATATATAATAGTCCTAATGCAACACCTGGGATAGCAATTTCCATGTTTATATTATATAATTAAAATATCGTTATATAATATTTATTGGGATTCGTTGTTATTATTGTTATTGTATTTTATTTTTATATAATGTACCAGGACATCCCATTTCATCTCCAGTAACACAGATTGATTTGCCCGATAAGTAAAAGGGAATTCCATCCATTCCTGAAACAACAGGTACAGTTGGAACAAAGAAATCTTTCTCTAAAATACGTGTTTGTACATTCTCATGAAAGCCTTTCTCTAAACCATTCAATGGATTTAAAAAAGGTTGTTCCCATCTAGGTTGTACTAAATCCTTATACATCCAAGCTGGATGGGTTGCTCTACTTTCTTCTACAAAGGGGTCTTCATTTCTATAGTAATTAGATGTTGTTTGTGCAGTATATTGTTGATGTTCGTTTGTGCCAATGTAATCTCTATTTAGTTTACGAGTTAATCCATGTAAATCACTCTCTAAATTTACTGTATTGTTTCTCAAGTTGGCGCCCCATTTTTGCATACGAATATTAGGATCTTCAAGAAAAGGTAAATCAGTTCCTTGGCCAGGTGTATCTAAAAAATATCTACCTGCAAAACTGCTTATTTGTGCTTGTTTATGAATACGTGATGGATCATCGTGAAATCTAGTAAATGACATAACTATAATATATGCCGAAAAAATAGTTTCGTTAAAATAATATATAAATTATATCAACTATTGTTTATATATTATTTAATACAAATGGCAAAGATATGTCTAAACATGATTGTGAAAAACGAGAGTAAGATTATTGAGCGTCTTATGCTTTCTGTTCTTCCCCTAATTGATAGTTACTGTATTTGCGATACTGGTAGTACAGATAATACTGTAGAGTTAATAGAATCCTTCTTTGAGAAACACAATATTCCTGGTAAAATTGTAACCGAGCCTTTTCAAGATTTTGGTTACAATCGTACTTTTGCACTAAAAGCTTGCAATGGTTTAGCTGATGCTGATTATTTGTTATTAATGGATGCCGATATGAAATTACGCATTAACCCAACGCTTAATATAGCAGAATTAAAAGAATCATTGACACAATGTGCATACTACATTTACCAAGGTTCAGATACATTTTTCTATAAAAATGTTCGCATATTGAGAAACGACCCTGAATATTCATATTGGGGTGTCACGCATGAATTTGTGAAAACACCTCAAGGTACCGTATATTTGGAAATTGACAGAGCACGACTTTTTATAGATGACATTGGCGATGGCGGTGCGAAAGCAGATAAATTTGAACGTGATGTTAAATTATTATTGAAAGGCTTAGAAGAAAATCCAGGTAATGACCGTTATACTTTTTATTTAGCTAATAGTTATCGTGATGCAGGAATGAGCAAAGAAGCTATAGAAAGATATCAAGAGCGTATTAAGATTGGTGGCTGGCATGAAGAGATTTGGCATTCACATTATTCTATCGGGAAATGCTATGAAAAAATGGGAGATATGCCGAACGCTATTAATGCATGGCTAGAAGCCTACCAATTTTATCCTAACCGTATTGAGAACTTATATAGAATTGTGCACTATTATCGGTCGACTGGTAAAAACACACTCGCTTGCTCATTTTACGAAATGGCGAAAGAAGAATTGGTTAAAAATACCACACAAGACCATTTGTTCTTAGAGAAAGAAGTCTATGATTTTAAATTGGATTATGAATTCACTGTGTTGGCGTATTACAGAAATCCAAACAAATTAGATGTTGTTGCTGCGTGTACGAAAGTTATGTTTCATCCTCATGCTCCCGAAAACCTTACTAAGAATGTGTTGTCTAATTATAAATTTTATAGCCCCAATCTTGCTGATTTTGGTTTACAACGAGACAATATGAACGTATTAAAAAAGATCGGTAATACATTGAATATAGATAGTTCACTAATTTCTAGCACACCGTCAATTTGCGTAGACCCATTAGTAAAGTCTAGATTAATTGTAAATCTTCGTTATGTGAATTATCGTATTGGTGATAAAGGTGAATATATAAATAAAGAAAATATTGTTACAAAGAATGTGATTGCATACATTGATATCAGTAAAAAAGAATGGAGATTAGAGAGCGAAACTGAGTTGAAATACAATCCTAGTTACGATAATTTATATGTGGGTTTGGAAGATGTGAGAATTATGGGACATGGTGGTAAACTTTATTTTAATGCGAATCGTGGACTAAGTTCTGGTAATATGGTAATAGAGCATGGCTTAATTAATTTGAAATCTAGATCTACTCTTTCACATATTATTGAAATAGATGGACAACATGGAGTAGAGAAAAATTGGGTAATGTTCCAAGATGCCGAACGGGAGCTTAAAATGATATATGGTTGGCATCCATTAAAAATTGGTAAAATAGTTGACCATCCTGAAAGTAAAATAGATGACAAGAACAATCCAGTGAAAAAATTTATGGTTACTAATGAAATCAAAACACCACCATTTTTTAAATGGTTTCGTGGTTCAACAAATGGTGAGCGTGTTGGAGATGAAATTTGGTTTATTTGCCATATTGTGAGTTATGAAGACCGCCGATATTATTATCATATTTTTGTTGCTTTAGATGTAAAGACGATGGAGTTGAAACGATACAGTAGAATCTTTACGTTTGAGAAAGAAAAAGTAGAATATACGTTGGGATTTGTCTATTTAGAAGAGAACAAGGAACTTTTGATTGGATATAGTTTAATGGACCGTGAAACAAAATATATGACAATTGGTAGAGACAAGGTGGAGGAATTATTTTATTAATATAATGTATATTATATTTATTGTAAATGTCTGATAATGATACTATTTTCAAAGATGTTCTTGTGCCAAATTGGCGTTTAGTAAGAATTAATCCTAAGCCAGATAGGAGAAAAGGTGGCCGTGACTATTTTATAATAACAAACTTTGCTGAAATTGTTAAAAAAAAATTGGATGCATATTTAGTGATTAAAACAAAGTCAGACGATGAATACGATGAAGAAGATGAACACGATGAACTCTATAAACACTATAAACACTATAATAGAGACCATCCCCAAATAGTATTTGGCAAATGGGGTGCTCTTGGAATCATGAGACCACCTAGAATGAAAGATTTTTGGGAAATAATTAAAGATGATGAAAATTTTTTTGTTTGGAATCCTGCTACATCCAATTGGGACAAAAGTTCTAGTTTTCGTAATAGCATTGCACCAACATTTCTAAAGCATAATAAAACCCCCACAATAGATGACATGAATTCTGCCGAAGATGCCTTTGATAGCATGAAAGAACAATTTGGCGAATATTTAAAGAAGCAACAGGAAATTTTAGATGATCAAAAGGGTGGTAAAAAATCCAAGAAATCAAAAAGAACAAAAGCAAGAAAACCCGTAAAGAAACAACGTAAAACTCGCAAGCATAAAAAATAAACATAAATCCGTCCACTATTTAAACCATATTCATAGTAGCATTTTTACAATTCTCACCAAAGGTCTTACGATGCCATTGGCATATTCCATGTTCCCGAATTCCATCCAAATGCCTCTTCGTTCCATAACCCATATTGGTATCTAGACCATATCTCTCGGCCAAAACAGGATGCTGTTTACACAATTTCTCAACATAAGCGTCACGACCAGTTTTCGCCAATATACTCGCAGCAGCAATTCCAATATATTTGGCATCACCCTGTTCAATAGTTACATTAGATAACTCTTGAATGCACTCACGACTCGGGTCAAATGCCCTATATGGAGTAAAATAGTTCCCATCTACTATAGCCATACATCGGTCCATTTCCATATCTGGCAATTTCATTATACATTCACGAATGCATTCATGCATTCCTTTCATAACAGATTGTAAAATATTAACATCATCAATAACATCTTCAGGAACAGACGCTATGTGCCATGCCAATGCATTTTCCTTTATAAACTTAGCCACTTCATTAATCTTTTTTTTAGAAGTGAATTTTTTACTATCTTTGATATCTACGCCAACGAATTTAGTAAGGTCTTTAGGTAAAACAACGCATGCAATATAAACACTGCCGAATAAACAACCTCTACCTGCCTCATCTAATGAAAATTCATATTGGTTTTTTTCATTGTAACATCCAGACAATGGTGTTGGTGGATTGCGAGGCTTTCTCTTCTTTTCAACTGTTACTTGTTCAAATGGTTCTATAATTGGTTCCATACGATTACGATTATTAAATAACAAATTAAGAATATTTAACAATCAATTTTTCATTTCATTGCATATATTTTCGTCCTATACTTTATATCAAAATGTTATCCATTAAAACTACACCATTACTTTTATTTTTATTGCTATTAATAGTTTTAGTAATATCTGTGTTAGTGGGTAATAGTATCTCATCTAAAGAAGGATTTGTATCTTTTCAGCAAACTAAAAACTCATTAGATTTAGTTTCCATACCCACATATTCATCTTCTAATTACACTGTAAAATTATTTGACCAATTATATTTTGATAATAAGAACGGCAATATTATTGAGGTAGATTCCACACGTCATTCAGGTAACACAGACACGACTGGTATTAGTATTGCAACAACATATGTTTCTGCTCGTAGCAGTAGCTCTAGTAGCACAAGCTACAAAAACATTATAAATGGAACAACAGTTGTTCCGCAAGATACACCACCAAGCCAAATAACAACAACTGCTTCATCCTACCAATCCTATATGTATTTATCACAATCAGTCAATACTGACTTTTACACTTTGTTTTGTTTCCCATGGAATACAGATACATATATACATATTATTAACAATACTACAAATATTCAAGAGAAGAGCTTTTATTTCAATGCTCAAGGCGAAATGAAGAATTATGATTACCCTGATAATACCAAATTAGGTCTTACATCTTATATCCCTTACATTAAACCTGCTGATAATTCTACTGCTGACCCATTTTATGATCCACAAAAAGCATTATACAAATTGGCATCCTTTGTAAAATACGATATCACCAACGGCAATTTAATAATACAAACTGCTCAAGATGGAACATCTAAATCAATTACGGTTTACAGTCGCACTGGAACCTCTACAGTCGTCTCAACTGCTGGCACAATTACTAATACGCCCACAAGTGTATCCAGTGCTAGTTTTGCGCCATTTACAGTTGTTGATACTCTTGGCCAAAACCTAGTACTTTATTTACCATACGAAACTAAAACCGTAATAGCATTAATCGGATTTGCCAATGCTTCATTAACATCATTAACTCTAAACAATGTTGTTCGTTTTACAGCCACAGCTGTTGATTCTGGCAATACTAAAACTCCTGGAATGAATACTGGTACAAATCCTAACCCAGGATTCAATATGGCTCCACCAACACAAGATAGTGCGATGTCTGAGTATTTCAAATGGTACTGGTACTGGAAGAATACCGGGGCATCTACATCTAAATTAAATTATTCCGATGATTATTTGTTAAAGACTCAAATTGTACCTCCAGTATGTCCCGCTTGTTCCACCGGTAGCACTTGCACAAATTGTGGAGGACAAGGAGGCTCAGGAACTGTTTCTCAAACTGGTAAAACTGTAGTTGGTGGAAATAAGGTCGGTACTGGCGGAAGACCTGAGAATGTTTCTGAAAAAAGTAGCGGAACTTTATCATCTAATTCTGGCGCAAATACAATTGGTGGTGTTCTTAATAATACTGTAGACAAGGTTACGGATGTTGCTGGTGCGGGATTAGTTGGAGCAGGAATGGCAGTAGGTGGTGTTGCGTTAGGCGCAGGTGCATTAGGTTCTTCTGCTATTAACACTACCGGTAGTGTAATAAAAGGTGTTTCTAAAGACGTTACTGGTTTAGCCGGTGGAGCGGGCACAGGTGTAAAAGATGTTTTAATGCAGAATCAAGGCCGAGGTCAGGGACAAGGGTTTGGACCCACAAATAGGTCGCAAACTGGTGACCAATCACAATTAAATGCTCAATTATATGGTCAAGACAATACCAGCTCAGTAGGTCCTGATGGAAAGAAATTAGATATTAATAGAACAGAAGGTTCTTTTCAGTCACCCTATGGAACAACAACTGGAACACAATCAGGTGACCAATATTCTTACTATGGTGCTTTACCTAGCAAAGGAAATGCCAATTTTATGCCAGTAACTGCTGATTTTAGCGCATTTGGACGTTAAACAAAAAGGTGATGAAAAAATTGAATGCTTTTTACGAAATAATAGATTTCGTAAAAACTAAGAACCATCATGACAGACATTTTATCTTGCGAATCCTGGAAGACTACCAAGGCGTTCAAGTCTATTCTGGACAAGGAAACCCAGAAGAAGTACTATAAGCGTATGGGTGCATCACCTGATGTACAGCAGCTTGTGGACTTGGACTCCAAGCCTTTTGGCTCAGAGTGTGAGAAGATTCTTTCCGAGATTTTCGCGCTAGGTAAGCGCAGTTCCAGTCAACATGACGCCACTCTAAACGGCAAGAAGATTGAAATCAAGACCGCACGATACTGGTCTGGTAAGGATGACTGTGTCTGGCAGCATCTTGAACCAGAACACGATTACGAGTTTGCCCTGTTTGCCCTCTTGGATTTCCAGGGGTTTAAGATCTGGGGTGTCAAGAAATCGCTCTTGATGGGCGAGATGCGTGAAAAAAACATTGTTACATTTCAAGGGAAACAGGGGTGGTGGACCAAGAAGTCTGCTATTTTGCCCTACCTAACACCAATCTGTACTCGTGATGATTTGCTAGCACTCATGTCTACGTAGACAACCGCCCATTTGCTAACTCAACATAAACATTATTAATTTCAAAACCTATGTAATCTACTGTATTTTTTTTGGCTGAAACACATTCTGAACCTGAACCCACAAAAGGAACCACGAGCAACGTCTTTCCATCCTTGTTTAGAGCCGCCTTGATTAAAATGTCACACAAAGCTAATGGCTTTTGTGTTGGATGGTCAACACGTTCTTTTTTACCTGCGCCACCAGCTAATGCAGGAACTTTAATAACATCTCTAGGCAATGCACCTCCCTCATGAGCAGTATATATTGTTTCCTTTTCACCATTACTGAATCGGCCTTTGGTTGCCTTTCTAACTTTACCCGCTGCGTTATTAAGGAATCCATCGGTGTAAGGCTCACGAACATCATCACGATTAAACACTGGTTTTTGTTTTGTGCAACACAAGATGCTCTCATGTGTTCTCTGCCAGAAATTAAGCGATGGTGTTACTTTGTTTGTATAGTGCCAAATTAGCCACCGAACGTTGCATGTTATACGAACCCGAATAAATGCCAAAATTTCACTGAAACCATAAATATATAGGGTTCCAGTGGGTTTCAAAATGCGGAGACATTCACTTATCCAATTATCACACCAAGCCAAATAATCGTCCATTGTCTGTTTATCGCTGTCATTGCCGAAATCCTTGCCAATATTGTAGGGTGGGTCACATATAATAATATCTATTGATTCACTAGCTAGTTTTTTCATACCAGTTATGCAGTCTTCATTATAGATGCGATTTTGTTCAATAGCTGGGTAAAATACATTGACGGGGGGACCATCCCGGATAACTAGTCGTGGTTTGGAAGACGGTTCCATCTCTAATTTATTTTTCACTTCGTTTGGCCCCACTTCGTTTGGCCCCACTTCGTTTGGCCCCACTTCGTTTTGCATTTTGTTTGTTTCCATATCTAATGTATTCTTTAAAATCAATTTTTTTACCATTACGTATATTCAGGTATTATTTTCATATCATTTCAATAAAAAATATACACTATAATTTTTATTGTAATCAGGGTTCAAAAGGGACAAATAATGGTCCATAGGTTCCCTTTTCAGAAGTCATTATATCCACCCTCAAAATGGCAATTTAAAACACTCGTATCTGTATTGTCTTCAGGATAATCGCCATCCTCCGGATAATCGCCATATATATAATTATCAACAATATCATCAGAAGGTGTCTGAATATCACTCTCAATGGGTTCAATCGCATCAATATCAACATCCTTCAAATATGTCTCAAAAGCACTAGGATAATCCAACACTGATGTGTCGCTATTCTCTAGACCAACATCAATAAACCCTCGTCCACGAGCTCCTTTATAAACATAATCAGCACAATTTGCGCAGTATCCAATAAAGACACCATTGATAGAACCGTAGTCAGCACAATTGTTACATTGTCCAGGACCCGTACCTTCCTTATGACAGAGTGCCCATTCCTCAGGAAACTTCTGATGATACCACTGGTAATCATAAAGATATCTTTCTCCATAGTGGAATGGCTCCTCATTAGGATGAGGATCGTCATCCTCGTCATCAGACAAGAGGGTCCAAATGAAATCGTCGTATTTGCGAGGCATTCTGTTTGTTTTTTAACATATTTTATTTTCCAAACGAAAGCAATCAATTTTTTAATCGTCTTCATCCAATTCATCTACAGCAGCATCTTTCTTAACATTTTTATCTAAATACCTATACATTCTTTTAATGTCCAACTTTGTAATATCGTAGTTTTCAAACAGCTTTTCAACATCATTTAATTTCTCAGTTTGACTGCACAAATCTCCACCCTTGTATAAACGTAATTCTTGAAACATAGCCATCAAATCTTTCTTATCTAAATCTAATTGCTGTGATAAATTATAAGTAAATAACATATTGTTGTACTCGGTTGAATACTTTGTTAATACCTTAGTAAACCGAACTTCCAAGGGTTTAAATTTATCGGTGTTTTCAGGGAAGTAATCATGATATAATTTATTATTATAAAACGTTTTCATTAAAGAACTCATCTCATTAAACTGCCATATTTGGCTTTGAAATGTTATTCTATCAATATAATCAGCAAAGCACATTATTTTTAATATCTTAGAATAAAACGGGAAAGTCTTCTCAATGGGTTTCCCCTGCAGAACATCAACAATATTTTCATGCCATAAAAGAGCCACAATAGTTCTATCAGTTTCATTCATAAATTGATTATGTTGGTCCATGGGAATATTTTTATTAATAAGCATTTCAGTAATCTTTTTGGAATCTTCATTATATGATTTAATATGAAAAATGTTCTCTATTGTGTCCTGTGTTATCAATTCTGGTTTCTTGGTTAATAGTTCATTTACAAACAATAATTTACGCATATCACCTTGTATGTATTTTAAAATGCTTTCTCTGTACGATTTGGTGGCGTTTTTTACAGAAGGAACAGTAATATTAAGTATTTTCTCTATTTGTCCAGTGGTTGGTGTTTTTAATTCAAAAGTATTACACACCTTTATAAGCTCTTTTATTTTTTTATCAATATAATAATTTCCAATGCAAATAATAGGATTGGTCGTAACGTTTTCAAGGCGTTGTTTTTTAGTCTTCTTTTGACGTATAATTTTAATAAGCGCAGTAATACCACCTTTGTCACCATTATTCATACCATCAATTTCATCCATTACAACAGCAATCTTCTTTACTTTCTTTGTCATCATTTGAAGAACGTTGCGATTTGATACATTATTACTTGTAATTGTATCAATAAGACCCTTATTTCTAACATCACCCGCATCGTATTTAATTACATCGTAGTCTAGGTCTTTTAATATATTCATTACAAATTGCGTCTTACCACAACCAGGAGACCCATAAATATAAATGCCCTTTTTGTAATTTAGGTTTTTATAATTATCATCAAAGGATAACAGTATTTGTTTTATTTCATTGGCTATTGTTTCTCTTTCAAATATTTCGTTAACATTTATTGTATTCATAATTAGTATTATACTATTATGAATATATTTATTTATATTGAATTTTAAACGAATATAATATATAGAATGTACAAGACATCCAAAGTTTATGTTGCCGGATGTTTTGACGACTATTTAGAAATACGAAAAATACAACAGATATTAATAAAACATGGATACGAAATATCCTATGATTGGACAATACGTGCTGAAAAAACCATTTGCGATCGTATGGATGGAATTGCACTTAATAGAAAGTCGGAGATATTAAAAGAAGAAGCATTGTTTGATATGAATGGTGTTTATAAAGCGGATTTTACGCTTTTTATTATTACAAAAAAAGATTATGTATATCGTGGAACATTTTGCGAATTAGGAGCATCTATTATGCGAGACACATTACGTGATAAAATAGGTCATACGATTATTTTATCAAATAAAGATGAGGATACTTACGCAAAAACACTATGTTTTTATCATCATCCACACATAGTTCATGTAAACACCATAGAAGATGCGCTATCTATCTTTTATTAAGGTATATTTATTAATCTGTATCTCTGTTTAACAGACATTAACGTCTACAATAACCTCTGGGTCGCTCTTGCTGCGTCTAACTGGCACAGATTCTTCTTCTTGAATAGGTATTCTTGTCATCTTTTCCTTTGTAATGTTTGCATCTCGCAAAGCTATAGTCTTCTCAATAAGTTGTTGTTGAAGCATACCCACCATTTTTTGAAGCTCATTGTTTTGCTTTATTAAATCGTCTGAATTACTAGGGGTTTGTCCTTGTACTGACCCTTGTCCTTGTGCTTGTCCTTTTGCACTAGACAGTTCACGAATCGTCTTAGTTTTCTCAATCAACTGTTTCTGTAACATAGTAATCATATTTTCTAATTCAGCAGTCTTATTAGAATTATCTGGTTCAATAATTGTTGCTGTAATATTATTTGATTGTACTGGTTTTCCATTGGTTAAATCACGAATTGTCTTAGTTTTATCCACTAATTGTTTCTGTAAAATAGTAATCATGTTTTCAAATTCGCCGCATTTCTGTGCTAATTGGGAAAGCTGTTTTTGCTGCTCTTGAATCATATTTACAACCTCATGGTTAGATAATTGAACTGGCTCTTGGCCTGGACGTTGCAACATAATAGGTGAATTGCTTTGCATCTTTTTCATTTCTTCTTGCACCATCTTTTCACGCTCTGCCTCAATTTCTTTAATTTGTTTTAATACATCGGGTTTCATCTTAGGCAAACCAGGTTCATAATTCTCCAATAGCTTATCAATATCGCGCATAAAGAAATCCTTAACAGGTTTTTCAGATTCTTTGCGAATAAACATTTCCACTGTTTTGGGAGATTCCTTAAAGTAGTTCGGGTGCTGGTTATCCAACATTTTACGTTTATCAAAAGTATTGTGCTCATGAGAAAATACTAAAATAGCCTTCATAGGGTCCAATTGAACAAAAGGAATAGTGTATTCTTTCAAAAACGCACGCTCTTCTGCTAAAGATGCAGTATCCTCATATTTCGTTTGTTCTAATAATTCTTTGCGGAATGCGAATGTTCCAGCAGTAGCATGGTTGGGACCATAAGGACCACACTGATACATCTTTTGAATATGCTTAAAGTAAATATAAATCTCACTAGCACCAGCACACAAAGCCTTTGGGTTGTTCTCTAATTTTTCTACAGCATCTTCAATGCGCTCGGGTGGATAATAATCATCGTCATCCATATAAACAATGATTTGACCACGTACAAAACTATGCATATAGTTACGCTTAGAACCAAGAGTCATTTTTTGAGGAACTTCAAAATAACGGATTTGAGGGATATTGGATGTTTCTACTAAATCTTTTATTTTATCGGTTCCATCATCTACAATAATCCATTCAATACGATGTTTTGGGTAAGTTTGATTACGGAAACAATTGAACATGTTTTCAATAAAGGGGCGGCGATTAAAAGTGGGTGTGCAGACACTAACCATAGGCAACTCTTTCTTAACCGTCTTTTGATTGTTCGTTTTTTTATTATTCGTCATTAAAATAATAAAACAATCTTATTATGTAAAATTAACGATTCTATTTCTAAATGATTTATTACTAATAATTAATTATACAAATTGCATACTTTTTGGTAAATTATATTGTACCAAAGACCAAAATACATAAAATACACTAGCCATCGTAAGACCATAAACCCCATAATTTGCCATATTGAATGCTGAAGCGGAACCGTTGTAATTTTTTTCACCAGGTTTAACAGAGCCATTTGCTATATTGATCATATCATTAATTGATGATATATTGAATCTGGATTTAATAATGTAATACAAATACGATAATATTATGAATATGAAAGACAAATCTATAAAATAAAGAGTATTACGGAATGTATTGTTGCTAATATTTTTCTGAGAATCACCTAATAATATAAAAAACGTGATTAGATACACAATAATGAAAAAGTTATCTGAAATATATTCAAGATATTCATAAAATTTTTTAACACATAATTGAAACGTGGTGTCTTCAGGTCGTGCATTGTTCTCTTCTTTTTTATTATCTATAAACTGCAACATATCTATAAATGCTGCCATGATTTTGGTAAAATCTCTATCGTAGTAATAAACCATAGCATATAGTGAATAAAATACAAAATACGCTGCACAGAATATGGCGCCGAAAGGAACACTAATTGTAATAACAATCAAAAATCTGATACAATTCCATATAATTTTTAATATGCTTTGTGCTGCTGCTGCTTTTGATTTAGGCTTAAGGTTACCCAATTGTTCTTTAGCTTTATCATAATTAGAGCGTTCTTGAGCGGGCTCTCCGGGCCCAGTCCCTTCCCCTTCCCCATCTTCTTCCCCATCTCCTCCATCTATTTCAATATCTAAATCAGAATATCCACCAGTTTGATTAGATTGTTGTTGTTGACGATTTCTGTTTGCTTCATCTACCTGTTCTTGTGTTTCTCCCTTTTCACGCTTAAGTCTTTCTATTTCATTACGGTCAAAACCATATTTATTGATAATTTTTTCTGTTTTTCTTTGTAATCCAGGAGTAAACCAATTCCCTTTCCCATTGATTTTGTCAATTTCTTTTTTAATAGCAATCGCTCTGTTCGCTTTGATAGGATCATTTAAATTGGTAGGATTATTTAAATCTAAAGCTTCAAGTTCTTTAGCTAATTCTCTTAGTCGGATAGTTTGTATTTCAACAGACTCCATAGTTTTACGATCCTTCTCAACGTCTCTCTCTTGTCGTCGTTTATCATAATTATGATTAAACATAGATGCTTCAGAATCAGGGTCAGGTACTAAAAACAATATTACAACTGCAACCAACATCATAGAAACAAAAATATTCTTCATATTCCCATTTATACAATCTATTAAAAAATCTTTTAGTCCACCAATCATGTAATAACTGACACAAAATGTAACGAAAAATAAAATAATGTATAAAAGCATATGATTAAACCATTTTACAGTAGTTTTTGGAACGACCTTAAGTAAAAACCATTGAAACGTAACTGGGAAAAATAGTGCATATTCAAAGAAATATAAGAAACCATTTTTAATAACACGATTTGTTAAAACGCTATCTGGTAGTCCCTTAAACATATCCACAGAGAAATCTGTTAATTTTACTCTTCCCCCCTCAATAAAATCGTCGTTTAACTCAAAGTTATTATAGTAAATCAAAAAAAACCAGTTATTTACTACAAAACAACTAAATGTAAGAGCTTCTATAATGCAAATGTAAATGTAAAATTTTTCTTTATCTGCATTTAAATCACCCTTTGTATCAGCTTCTATTGTTGAATCAGCACCAAATGATTTTTTAAGGACACTAATTTCTTTTTTTGCTTCTTTATTTATTTCGTTAGTTGCTTTTGTATTAGATACCTTATCTGCAATGTATCCTGCTAACAATTTATTATAAGCAATAGTTGAGTTGTATACATAATTAATAAAATCTATGAGAAGTTGTCTAGGATCTTTGCCACCCATATCGGCTGGAATATCACTTACATTATCGTAACCTTCCCACTCGTCTTTATCAAATTTAAAACGTTCAATCTTCTTTTTAATATTAGCAGCAGCAGTTGTTAGAGCACCTGCACTTGGTTTCCCAATAGCATTATTAAAGAACGATGAAGCTCCCTTGGCATCAAAACCTTCTTTAATAGGAGGTAAAGACTCTGATTTAGTTTCTTTTAGAGAATCAAATGGTTCCACATTATTGAGTACCTCTGGAAATGGTATATTTTTCATATTTTCAGGCTGCTTACGTTTTTTTTTAACATTTTTAATTTTGTATATCATATTCATAGTCTGAAAATTGCCATTTTTTTCACTAAATATTTTATCTTCTATTGTTTCTGACATGTTATATATTATATAGGTATTGAATATAATATATAATCGCATCTTTATCTGGAATATAACATACCACAATTGCCTCCAATAAATGATAAAATATTGTACCTTTCTTCGTAGATAGTAAGATTATAATTGTAATCATATAGTTTCCAATTTGACTTACGTACACCAATTGGATTACCAGAAGTATCACAAATAACATCAAAACTAGAGTTTGCTAAATCAATAGGAGGTGTCACTGTAGTTACCTCTAATTCTATCGTTCTAAAATTACTTAAATTCATTGCACCTGACGGTTGAATTTCAGTTTGACTTGTGTTTAAACAAAAGTTATAGCAATATAATCCTTCCTTAGCAAACCCAGGTGTTCTTGTATATTTTTCAATATAGTTATATATTCCATATGGTTGAGTATTTTCTCTGTATTCACCATTTAACAATATGGACATTGTATTCAAAATTTCTTTATGATTTTCGGCATGGTAATCGCCTGTAACGTTAATGCCAGTTGTAATTTCACCGTTTGGATGAACATCAATTCCATAAGATACATCAATTGGCCTTCCAGATAAAAACTTTGTTACGTAAACCACTTCATTGTCTGTTGACCCTTGTTGTCCAATTGTAATATTTGATGGCAAGTAATCATAAGGCCAATTTGTATAATTTGACCATTCGTTTCTTAAATAAACATCATTTCTCTGAAACGTCATCATCCAATTAGAAACCATACCGCTAGATTGCAGTTGCACACGTTTTGAGCCTGTTACGTTTTCAAAGTTATATTTCATTACATCTTTTACTAAATATATTTGGTCTTCAGTAGCAAATCGTTTTGCCTCTTCTTTAGATAAAAAGCAATAGGTTGATACTAAATGCACATCAGCATTCCATGTAGTAGAGAAATTTTGTGCATTGAACGTTGGGTTATAAGAGGGATCAATGTAGACACTAGGTGGAGTTGTCAAAAACCGAAACATTTGGAAACGATTTTGTGTAAAATCTGGTTGAATGTAAGGATATTGATATTGGTTATCAAAAACATCACGTACTACAAATAATTCTTGAATTGGTCTTAACCTAACAGTTATTGTAAGTTCACTGTATTGCAATGCTATAAGTGGAAATGCACATCCACTGTTTAATGTAAACCATGTATTGATAGGTATAAATATAGGTCTTCCACGAATAGATGGCTCTGCGCCAGCAGCTGCTGGTGTATAAAAAGCGCTTGGATAAGTATCTACTCTATTTAATGCATTCGCTGGGTCATTAAATTCTTTAACGTTTCCACTCATTGCATTAAATAGATTCTTTTTATCCGTAGTAAAATCTCGCTCTACCATTGCAGCCAAGTATTCGCCTGTATAAGATTGTAATAAAAATGAACCACACGTAATATCAATCTGTTGAATCATCTGAGTTCCCAAATCTTTTATCCATTTAAATTCGTAAGGAACCCATAAGATATTTGTATCATCAACAGGATTATATATAGGACTCCATATATCGGGTATGTTTACAACTAAATAAGTATCCATCAATAACTCCGCATATCTAGGAATTTTAAATGTAAACACTGAAGAGTCTGTTAATCTAAGATCTCTTAAACCATCATAATCTATTCTGAATTTTTGAAGACCAAAATTGGTATATTTTACATAGGATGTTTTAAAAAAAGTTTTGCTAGGATTACCTGTTAAAAATACGTTATTATTTCCAACAGAAACTATATTTAGTAAACCACCTGCCATGTTTAGATGTTTTATATATATGAATTATTATATTTTTATTATATTTGTTTATCCATAGAATATATAATGAACTTGGTTAAAAAAGTATTAATAGTAGTGATAATTTTATTAGTAATTTATATCATATTACGATTATTGAAAAACCGCATTGAAATACAAAAAAAAATATCAAAAGAAAATTTTACACTATTTGGCAGCGCAAAAGATAATGAATTAAGTTATTTGCAGAATACGAGCAGTGTAGCTATTCAAAATTGCACACATATGAACTATCCTTTACGAGAATATGTTATAAAAACATCTTATAACACTGCATTAACTGGACATTATGTAAGCACAGATATGATAACATACGTGTTAGGCCGTGGATGCCGTTTTTTAGATTTTGAAGTATATTATATAGGTAAAACAACTAGAGACAAAATGGGTCTTTCTAGTACTAAATATACAGCCAATGTAGGTTACTCTAATGACAATACATTTACAACGTTAAGTACAGAAAATAGTATACCATTAGATGAAGTCTTAACTGCTGTTGTATCTAATGCATTTTCTTCTCCATGCCCAAACACCCGTGACCCTGTATTTATAAATCTTAGAATAAAATCAAACAATAAAGATGTCTACAAAGCAGTAGCCGCTTCTATTGACAACACTATCAAGGATAAACTTTATGTAGATACAAGTCAAAAAATTAATGGCTCATTTCCTGCTATACCTGTTACAAAAGATACTTTGTTCTCTGATGTTGCGGGTAAGGTAATATTATGTATGGACAAGACTATTGTTAGAAACTATAAAGATTATACAAGCTGCGATGGGTCAAAAGATTCTTGTTATGATTTGACAAACTATATTAATATAGAAACTGGTGGTGAAGATTTGAATTTGTTAAAATATTCCGAGGTTATGGACCAGTGTGTAATTCCTATTAGTATTAAAGATGATAACATGACAACAGATGTAAAAACAATGAAATATGTTGTCCCAAACATTAAAAATGATAATTTGCTTAATCCGGGAATTAGTAATTTTATATTAAAATATTCAGCTCAAATTCCCGCATACAGGTTTTATAAGAATGATAAACACTTGCGTGTTTATGAAGAATTTTTTGATGAGAATAAAAGTGCTTTTGTTCCATTAGCTATAGCAATAACTTATTTTAAAAAAATAATGTAATGTCATATTTTAGGAATATGATAAAGAAAATATATCTATTTTATATAGAAAAATAAATATATGTCAATAAGTAGTTCAAAATTTGATTCTAATTTACCATTAAATAAATTACATAAAAAATATAGATCAAAATTTTGCGACGGCAATATGACATTTCATGATTGCGAATTAGAAATATTAAGGCATGCTATTGATGAAAGTGAAAAAACTAAAGGTGAAAAAATAGTAAACAGCGAAGATGTGAAAAAAATGTTAAAAATAGTAGAAGATTTTATTATACGTAAAAAATTAGTATGCTATGGTGGAACAGCGATTAATAATATATTACCAAAATTCGCCCAGTTTTATAATAGGGATTTAGAGATACCTGATTATGATTTTTATTCATCCAATGCATTAGAAGATGCAAAAGAATTAGCAAACATTTATTTTAAAGCGGGTTATACTGACGTTGAAGCTAAATCTGGTGTTCATATGGGAACGTTTAAAGTGTTCGTTAACTACATTCCAATTGCCGACATCACTCTATTAAACAGAATGTTATTTGATTCAATATCAAAAGATTCTATTCATGTAGCTGGAATACGTTATGCGCCACCCAATTTTTTAAGAATGGCTATGTACTTAGAATTATCAAGACCCGATGGTGACATTTCCAGATGGGAAAAGGTATTTAAAAGACTTGCATTATTAAATAAACATTATCCTCTGACTGCAAAATCCGACTGTGAGAAAATAGATTTCCAACGTAAAATGAGCAACAATAGCGACATGTCTGAGAAATTATATATATCAACGCGAGATTCTTTTATAGACCAAGGAATAGTATTTTTTGGAGGTTACGCTACTAGTTTGTATTCTAAGTATATGCTCCCCGAACAACAACACATTGTTAGAAAGATCCCTGATTTTGATGTATTATCCGAAGAGCCTGATAAATGTGCTGCTGTTTTAAAAGAGGCATTAGAACGTGACGGATTTAAAAAAATAAAACTAATAAATCATGAACCAGTTGGTGAGATCATACCACAACATATTGAAGTGCGAGTTGGTATTGAAACAATTGCTTATATTTATAAACCCATTGCGTGTCATAGTTATAATACAATTATAGTTGAAAATAAAGATGTTAATGTGGCGACAATTGATACAATATTGGCTTTTTATTTGGCATTTCTGTATGTTTCTGATAAATACTATAACAAGGATCGTTTGATATGTATGGCGAAGTTTTTATTTGAAGTAGAAAGCAAAAATCGTTTAGAACAAAAGGGTTTATTAAAGCGATTTTCATTAAATTGTATTGGAAAACAATCAACCTTAGAAGATATGCGTTCAGAAAAAGCAGAGAAATTTAAAGAGCTAGCCGGAGTTAAAGGAACCAAAGAATATGATATGTGGTTTTTAAGATATATTCCATCAGAGTTACATAGAGAAAGAAATCGTGTGGATAAGAAAACAAGTAAAAGGACTAGGAAGAAGAATATTTCCATAATAGACATTCTCCGTAAAAAACAAAGAACAATAAAGCGCCATAAGAAATCCTTTTTCTAATGATTGTGTATATGAAAAAATATTTAATAATTTTAATATTATTGGTTATAATATGTATATTAAGTTATTTATATTTTTATAATTTTTATAGAAAGGAGGGGTTTACAATAGACAACTTTTCAAATTTAAATATAAATTTAATTAATAATTTAGGAAAACAGATAAAAAGCATTGTATTGACGTATGATCCCACTATAAATAATAATTTGTGCAGCAACAATAATATAGGTTCATGTAATATTTCGGTTCAAAATATTAAATTTTTAATGGATGGAATAATTTTTGATTTCAATAAAAACATAAACGGAATGTTTAATAGTTTGATTAGTATTGATATAGTGACATATACAAACGCAAATGATTATAATAATTCTGACTTTTTAAATAAAATAATACAGGTAAATAAAGATGGAAGTAAATATACAGGTATACCTATTAAAAATTACATAATCTATTTTCTTGATTATATTTCAAACGGTATTACAAGTGTAGAGATTCAAACCAGTGAAAATCCTTTACGTCAACAAAAGATAGCTATTGCAAATGTTAATTTAAACTTTAATGGCAAACCTACATTAGAACAATACATAAGAGATACCGATACGGAAAATGAAAAAACTAAAAAGAAAAAAAAAATATCTGATCTAATAAATGAAGAAAGCGTATCTTTTCCTGTGAGTGAAATAAATATTGTAAGTAAGAAAAACTATACTCCTCTCGAGAGTATGATTATTGCACCACCACCTCCACCACCGCCTCCACCTCCACCACCGCCTCCACCACCGCCTCCACCACCACCAGCTCAAGTGAATGTTGAACCTATTCCTGCAAATACAACAAATTTTAAATTAACAAAAGACCAGTATACTGTTCTAAAATCTTTGTTTACAGATAATTTATAATAATATCTATTGAATTATTATAAATGAATACTTTAGTAAATATGATAACAGAACCAATGCATAATGTAAGTATAAAATTAAAAAATAGGATGTACAAACGTAAAACTTTGGGCCGTAAAACTTTGGGCCGTAAAACTTTGGGCCGTAAAACTTTGGGCCGTAAAACTTTGGGCCGTAAAACTTTGACCGGTATTCCTGGCAGAGGTAAATATTTAAAGGGTTGGAAAGACCAACAACCTGGATATCGTGACCGAACAGTTATGATGAAACGTTGTGGTGAAAAATGTTTCTTAGGACCTAATAAATCATTTCCTATTTGCAGTCGTAATACATGCAAACGTAATAGAAAGGGTGTATATTCTGCGTATATTCGTGCTGAAGAATATAAAACTATGCGTAACCAAGATAAATACAGACGTGTTTCAGCAAAAGCTCGTAGAATGTTAGGAAAGAAGAAATACTTGCACATAAACTAAACCTCCGCTAAAAAGTTAGTAAATTTAAGAGTGAAATAATAGAACAATCCAAATAAAACGCTTTTTAATACTAATCCTGAGAAGTTAAAATTGCCATCCGCATTATAAATAGATAAAAACGCAAACCTCTTGAAAACTAATGTGTTCACCATTGGTAATTGGAAAAAGAAAAACAATATAGCAATAAAAATAGGAACTTGTAATTCAGTCAATATCATATCTAATTTCTTTTCTTTACGATTTTTATCTTCATATTCTCGCAAGTTTTTCTCTGTCATGTCTTCGTACTCTCTTACATAATCTTTTTCCATTTTAGGCTTAGGAATATAATTCGGTGTTACTTGTTCATCATGGTTATATCCAGATTGGTCATTTGGTATATCACGTGATGGTAATCTTTGTGGTTGCATTGATTGTATTTGTGCTCGTTGTTCTCGTTGTTCTTCTGAAATATACTGTTGCTGCTGTACAGGTGCCTGTTGTTGTGGTGGTGTCATAATAGGATTTTGCGCAGAAATACCATAAGGATTAGGATGAAGATTAATCGGTGTATAACCATTAGTTACTGGAGGTTGCTGTACGTTTGGATTAAATGTATTTTGAAGACCTCCTTCAGGCAAATCAGCTATACGTGTAATGTTTTCCATAAACAACTATACAATATTAAATATGAAAGATTGAATAGTTATACGAACCCTCTCCTAAATATTACATTGCGGGTTTCCCTTCATTTGGGTCGGAAATATCAATAACACGCTTGGTTTTATCACATTTAGTTGGGTTCAAAGAATATTTATAGCATTTTTCACCATGTTTATAAACCTTGCCTTCAAATTCTGTTAAAATAGGTCCATTAAATACTAAACAGTTCTTATCCTTACATACTTTGTTAAACAAACTTGCTAAACCCAGTCCAAGTATTGCAGATATGAAAAAATGGCCTATATTAGTGTCTAGTAATCTTTTAACGTTCATTGTATATTATATTGATACATAATATAAAAAAACAAAATCAATATTGCATTGGTATTTTTGATATTTGGCCTTCATCCTTTGGGCAATCAACTTCTTTCTGAACAAATGAAAAACAACTATCTGTCTTATCTTTGTATTGAAGAATATCTACATTTTCCGGTGTAGGATAAACATAAATTTTGCGTGTATCCGGGGCTGTCATATAAACTGCGAAAAGTCCAAACACTAAACTTGCAAAAAACACTGTGAAATTGATATACTTGAATAGACCCATTAAAGTATATCTAGAAAAAAAGATGCTTACATGGTTTCCTCTTCTGGTTTTGGTGTCTCCATTTCGTCCCCTTCACCACCCTTCTTCATTGATTTATTGTTCTTCTTGAGCTTGGCAGCATCCTTCATGGCTTGACCGTATTTGTACTTAGGGTTCTTGGCGCGGTTCTTGTTAAAGACTTCCATAACGAGCTTTATCCATGACTTGGCAGCACTAGGCATTTTTCGGCTCTTCTTGCCACCAACCTTATTTGAACCTCCGCGGCATCCTTTTCCACCAAGCTTTTTTGACCCACCACATTTGGCTTTTCCACCTTTGATTGGAGCAGCTGTTCCGGCAACACCCATGACAGGGGGTGCGGGAGCGACGTTTGAAGTAGCAGTAACAGGAGCAGGAGCAGTTGTCATTCTATATATTACTAAACTATTTTTTTCTGTAATTAATGTCACGTTCCATTTTATGATTCAAGTAAAATAATATTCGGTATTTTTAGTTAGTTTGAGAAATATTTGTCCGCACCAAAAAATTAGTTTGGGTTGTTTTACACATTTCAACGTTACGTTTTGTAGAAACGCTAAATAGTAAAAAATAAAAAATGTGATATTAAATATTACACGCACAACCTTCTTTTTTCTAATTTTGTTTTTCATCTACTTCTACTCAACCTTCTGCTTGCAGGTAATCCTGGCTACTGCGACAGAGACATCATCGCACTGACTGCGTTCATAACGCTGAGTCCGCCATTCACCCTTGTGGTCATGATGACCCCACTCCTGCAGCCATCTCGCTACAGTCCAGTCACAGATTTCCTGGCTTGTCTTCGTTCCTAGGACGTCCATGTCGTTCTTACTGCCCTGAATCATCATATCAAACACACCGTCGCTAGCCAGTACGACTTTGTAGGAAGCGTCCTTCTCGTAGACAAACTTGAACGATGTCGGTGCATATCCAGTGATTGAGTTATGCCCAAGAGCCTGTGTGCATGCAAGCAGTGAACCGTTTGGAAGCGACAAGTACTCTGCTCGTACTAGTTCCATCTCGGTCTCTGATACTAGACGTACGCTTGAACTTGGAACGAAGAAGTAATTATCGTTGGCTGTGACCCGCACACGCTCTTCTTGATTTGTGGAGTTGTGCTCCTGTGTCACATGAATGACCTCACCATCCTTGAAGATAACCGCCTGAGAGTCTCCACATGTAATTACCTCTGCCCTGTCTGCATAGCACTTGAGAATGACCGCTGTTGCACCAGATGACCTGTGCATTGGAACACAACCCGAGCCGTCAATTTTGGAAACAAGAGCACGAATGGGGTCAGGGCTTCCAATGCACTCAGCCTTCTCTTCGGCAGACATCCGACGAATGTAGTTGATGCAGAAATCGCCGCCGTGACCGTCGTTGAGCATGATGTATTCAAAAGACTCGCCTGTCTCGGAATCAACACCTGTTCCGGTGCAAACATAGTCTTGTCTACTGGACATTTGCTGGACAGCAAAGTCAGTGGCGATGATATGCGATGGTTCAAAAGCAAATTGAGACATGATGTTGGTTCGTTTTGTCATAATCAGACTTATGACAAAAAGATTTCAATTTTTCATGCGTTTACGCATTTAGTTATTTATTATAATTCTATTGTGTTAATCTAATTACTTTTTATTCTTCTTCTTCTTTTTCTTTGCAACTCCATCGGTTGGCTTTTTATCTACTTCATTCAATAAATCAGGGTGAATAAATGAATTCACAGATGATTTCTCTTGCACCTCCTCGCCTTCTAAACGAAACGAAAGGTTATTGGGCTCCGACTTTTGTGTCAATGAATAAGTGGCCGCTAGCTTTTGTTGAGCATCCAATCTCTCACGAATCTCCTGTTTGCGCTTTTCTAGTTCAGCTGTCTGCATTTGCTTCTTTTGCTCTAACTTAGTCTTCATTCGTTCACGTGTGGAAGCTTCTTTTGTCATTCTATCTAGTGCGTTCGTATCTAATTTCATATTCTTTCCCAAACCACCCATGCTACCTGCCATCTTCTTAAACATCTCTGCAAACTGATCCTTTCCACCCATATCTTTCATTTTGCTCATTAAATCTCCAGCTTCTTTCATTAATTCATCACGTGAAATTTCACCACTTTTCATCTTAGAATCCAATTTACCACTCACCTTCTTCATTAAATCCATTATTTTTTTGGGATTCTTCATTAAATTCTTAATCACATCTTGTGTATTCTTTACATCCTTCATATCTTCACCGACTAAATCACTGAACTCATCAGAAATCTCTTCGGCCATCTCCTTCGCTAATTTACCAATTTTACCATCAAACAATGTCTTCAAATGGTCTTGAATATTTTCCATATTGGGCATTCCGCCAAAGCTACTTCCCATATTTTCAAACATATTTCTGAAATGCTCTTGGGTATTTTCACTTTGACCAGTTTCACTTTGACCAGTTTCACTTTGACCAGTTTCACTAGAGGGTTCCGATGGTTGACTCTCCGTATTCAAATTCTCCATATTACTAAAAAAATCAGTAATTCCTCCCATAGTTTCCTTTAATTTTTCATGCAGATCACCCTCATTAATACCTTCAAACACATTCATTGTATCTCCGAAATTGGCCTTATCTTTAATGCCGCCAACTATACTAAACAACAATAACTGTAAATACTTCCACATTGCCTTCTTAGTTTTTTCAGTAATGTCCTCGCAATTAAAGAGAAATTTAAAACTTACATTTGGTAAAAAGTAAGTATTGGTCTCACTATCTTCTTTAAAAATGTTCTCGTTTTGATAAAGAATATCAAAAAATCTTTCAGGCATAACTTTTAAACAATGGTCAAGAACAATTTTTAGCTGATCATCTGAAACCTCATCGTCGTGCCATTTAGACCAAAGATACGAATAGTCAGGGAAAGTAGTAGATAAATCTTTAGTAAAATCAGCTAGGAGGGAACGAAAGTTTGAGGGTATTTGTCTCTCCATTGAAATATAATAAACAACTATATATTTTTTATCTCATTTAAAACACAATATAATTTATTTACGTGCTTTATGAGTTTTATTTCTATGTATTCGCGATAGTCTTGATTTGCTAACACATTTTTGGTATTTCTTATTTGACATGCAATAAGGGCATTGACAATCTAACTGTTTCTCGTACCTAGTTTTAATACGTAGACATTTTTTTATTGTTCCACGTTTGCATAATTTTTTTTTCATATTTGTCACAATATATTCTTATAATATATAAATATATTATATATGCCTTTAACAGTTGACGAATTATCACCAAGTAATCACATATTAACTCAGTTACAAGTTTGGATGCTTACAAATAACCAGGCTGCTTGTATTGAATTACTTAAAAATTTAGAGAAAATTGTTTACAACAAAAATGCTTTCAACGACAATAAAATGAATTTACTAATATTTGCATGCCAAGAAGGATTAACCGAATTAGCACTTTATGTAATACGTAAAGAAAAAACAAATTTAGAAACAACCGAAAGTATTTCTAGGGCTACTGCTTTAATGTGGGCTTGTTCGGAAGGATTAACTGAAGTTGTTAAAGAATTATTAAAATACAAATGTGCTGCAGGTTATGCGACTGAACGTGGTGATACGGCTTTAATTTATGCTTCTGATAAATACAATATTGATATTGTATACAAACTTATTAGTTATTCAATTGATACTAAAATAAATATCAATGAATTTCAAATTAATAATGTAAATGAAACTGCACTAGATTATTTATTAACAGATGACTATAAAGAACACATAAATAAAACTACATATATTAAATCTGTAAATTGGTTAATAAACAAATACCAAGAAACAGACCCCAGTAGTGAGGTATTACAACGTAATATTGATAGAATATGTGCAGACCCCGAATTAAAAAAGAAACTTAAGATAAATTGTACCAGACCACGAATAGCAGAAGCAGTTGTTGCTGTTCAACAAGGAATAAGACTTGGCTCACCAAAAACAAGAGCACAGAAAGCGGATGTTGGTAGCAAAAGAACAACTGCCAAGAAATCAAAAACTGCTGCAAAAGCTATTCCACTAGCATTGGCAACTAGACAACAAGAGGAAGATACTGGATTTAATGTAGATTTGTCTGATGACGAAGGAGAAAGGGTATCACCAAGACGTTAACCATCTACTTTGCCGCCAAATAACACAAATACATCATTGAATAAACCATTGGATAAATGGTTTCTGTTGCGGTATATTTTATAATTTCCCTAGAATAATTAAATTGTTTTATCTTTTTTAGATTATAAAACAATGGACTAATTAGCATCATAAAGAAAGCACCAGTTCTGAAATTACTAATATAAGTAACTATTGACGTGTTCCATAAAATATTAAAAATAGAAATATTGTTTGCGAATTTTAAAGCAAACTCTTTCCCAAACAACACAGGAATAGTATATATTTTATTTTCTTTATCACCATCCATGTCACATATATCCATTAACACTTCTATTCCGAATGACCCAAAAAAAACCAATTGATGGGCAATAGATAAAATTATTGCATTTTTATTGACTATATTATTCGGCATTGCATTTAATCCAGAGAATGATATGCAAAATGATATAAGCCCTGCACATGATATATTTTTAATGAACGGTATTTTCTTTAATATCGGTGTATAAATAACACTTATTATGTTAGCCACATGTGTAATAACACGTAAGTCACCAGATATAAATTTAAAATTCAAGTATTCTGATAGAGCGAACAAGATTGTGCTTATTGTCATAGCAGTTTTTAATCCTATTTCACCAGTTGCTAATGGTCTATCAACTTTATTTTTAATATCTACACTAACATCAAAAATATCGTTTACAATCATACTGTTACACATTACTAACAAAGTAATAACGTTAGATATTAAAAATGGTTTATTATTTAATAGTGAATTAACTGATGGATTTATGATAAATCCACTGATTGCGCCAAGAAAAACAGTAGGAACTATATTTTCTGGTCTTATTAACTTAATTATGCTGTTAGTTTTCATTTTAACTTTTTCATAACTAGGATAATTATCTATCATTTCAAATGTTTTAAGTGGTGATATGCGAGTAATATGTGTGGGGAACTTAAGAGCATTTGTAATATACAGAAACGGCAATAAAAAATATGCAATTTTCATATACGAAATATATTATATTATCTTTATCTGTTTTACTTTTATAATTATGGGTTTCTTTTGCTCATAGTTCGCATTGTCTGTAAAACGTCGGGTGTTGCATAGCAAGTTGTGTAATTAGTAGATGGTAGATAGTATTCAATCTCATCTTCGGGTAAATAATTATCGTCTTCAAATATATTCTTAAAAACCGACACTGGTGGATGAAAGAACCCACGCTCGTCGTATTTTGTGAATGTATCTACATTTAATTCATCGTCTGAATTAGGTAAAGATGCACTAAAACGTTCATCGGCAACTCTTTGAGAAATTGTATTCATCCTTTTAAGAACTGGTCTGGGAGTAGAAGGAACAAAATCAAACATATCTGGGCCGACTGCATTTTGTCTTTGCAAATCAAGTGTATCTGTTTTGTTAGACGCTTGACTAGATCCTGTGTTATAACTCTGTTGTCTACCTTGAGATGTCTGTCTAGCAACTGCGAATGCTCTTCCATTACCCAATCCTATTGTGCGATATGTAATGACAATATCGTCACATATCATCTTTAACAGACCATCGTTTAAAAGCAAATTCATACGCATATACTTACGAATTGTCCGGAACGCATCTCGCAGTTCACTCTTAAAACTGGATATGCTATCATATTTTATGCTTTTTGCTCGGAACAATAGCTCTTGCACTTTTTGCCGAAACGCATACTTAGTAAGATCGTTTGAAATAATATCTCCAGTTGTAATGGTTACTAAGTCTGGAATAGGGGTAGCTGTATCAAGCAGTCTAAATTCTTTATCAAAATCACTGATTTCAACGGTTACTGGAAGCGACGCCAGAGACCCGTGAATATTCACAAGTACATTTGAAGGGTCGGTTGTCTTAATATGATAAACTTTCTCTGCTTCGCCAATAACAACATCTTCGTAAAGACAGTCTGTCCATTCATTTTTCTTCCAATCGTAAAGTTTGCCGTTTTCAATTCGGAACTCTACATTGCGTAGAGCAGGATAAATGAATTTATGAACTGTTTCACCATATACAAGAGAGGTGTTTTCCATATTATCAACGAACTTATATTCAGTATTTTTTTTGTCAGCCATATTGCTAAGCAAATCCACATTATGATCAATACCAAAGCCAACCAATATATTATTATATTTACTGTTGACTAATTCAGTCAACTCCGATACCATTTTAACATTTCTGGTCTGGTCTCCGTCCGTCATAAAGATGTGCCCAATCTGATGCTCTGGATTTTCTTCTGCATACTGAGCAAGCTCTTCGTTTGCTTTTTCCATTGCTAATCCAATATCAGTTGACTCATCTGCACGAATTGATTTTATTTTGTTAATCATCTCATTTAAATTATCAGGTGTAATACGAACGCATTGTATAAGCTCATCAACTGTTATATTGAAAGTATTTACTTGAACGAAAATCTGAGCATCCAGTTTGGATAAGTATTCCATCATGCTAATAAATGTTTGCACAACATAATCCATCTTAGTAGTTTTTCTAGTTTGTTGTTCATTCATTGAACCAGTTTTATCAATCGTGAATTTCATTAACGTCGGTGTGTTAACCATCCGAGTTTTATCAATGTTTGTTTTAAGAATACCAAAATACTCATCTTCACCAATATCTATAAGTGGTAAAGATGCTTTTTCTGAATGAATCAAAATATCAGATGAAATAATATTTGTAAATTGAAGCGTCGACATGGTCAATAAGGTTGAATATCTTTATATTCCATGAGTATTTTCAATTTTTTAGACCTTTTCTCATTAATAACGCCCACTTCGTGGGTTTAAATGAGAAAAGGTAACGTTGCCATTTGGGCGTTTTCAACGCAAAATAGTGTAAACCTCCCGAATTATGTTTTCTACGCTTTCTAATGCACCTTCTACCCATCCTTGTTTCATACTAACTGCTTCGCCAACTACTAAAATATCATTTATTGGTCGTTGTAAATGCTTACAAAACTCGTTGCGAGTTTTAAAAGCACCATTTATTATGTTATACATATACTCTTTTGGTATATGCGTAATTACCTTCTGTATATTTCTTTTCAAATCTGTATAGGTTATTCCTTCTTCTTTTTGTAATCTTGACTTCAACATACTAAAGAAATTCTCTATAGCGTTTGAAAAATGTTGATAAGGAACTGAATATAATAACTTATTATGCTTATCCACTAATTCTTTTATTTTTAGGTTTCTATGAACTGGTGCGTTATCTAATACAATTAATTTATTTTTGTATTTTTCTGTTATAAATTTCTGTAAAAAATCTAATAACCTATCACTTGTTATTCCTGATTTTTCATAGAGTTCATAACCTTCTACGCCATTTACAGAAATAGCAAATATTCCTGTATATCTTTTGAATACTTCTTGGGATTGGGTTTTTATTACACATCTCTTCCCTATGGTATTATAACAATGATGTCTTTTTTGTAAAGAGTTAATACTACTTTCATCAATACAAATAATATCTTCTATTTTATGCTTCCTAACTTCCTGATAAAATTCCTTTAATTTTTCATTAATATCAATATCCTTTCCATATCGTTTATTAGGTTCATGTCTTATTCTTGTAATTTTCAAAGTAATATTATTGTCTCTAACAACTCTACCAAGATGCCTTCTTGTAATATTCAAATTAGGAAAAGACAATTTTAGTTTTACTTGCAAATCTTCCATAGTAATGGTTTTATTTTTCTTTATTTCATTCAATAAAAACTTAACATGTTCTTTATGAACTTTATATGCTTTCGGTTTTCTGTTGTATCGTTCCACATTTCCAGTTTCTTGATACTTGTCAACCCAACGCATTAAACTTCTTGGCTTGCAATTAAATATTTTACATACTTCTTCCTGTGATTTATCCTCAATCAAATAATATTCAACTGCAGTTAATTTATAATCTTCACTTTTATGGTTAGTCATATACAATATATAATTATAATTACAGAATTATAATTGTATTATAAAAAATATTGTTGTTATAATATATGATATATTTAATTTTGTATGTTTTCTTATATTGTAATGCGGATGATATTTTGAATAAATTATACTTATCCAATTATTCTACAATATTAAATAACGAACTAATACAAAATAATAGTAAATTTTATTACTCTATAACAAACCTAAATTTATTTGTGCTATCTATTTATTCTATTTATATTATCAACAAAGTTCTGTTTTATAAATCAAAAAATATGACTACAATCGCATTGGCATTGGTTTATATAAAATATATATTAAACTCTATTTTGAGTTACAATATGACTTTATATCAACACGAGTTTAGTAGAATTATTATGTGGTTATTTGCAACGCCATTAATGCTTAAACTGTATTGCGATATCAATAGTATTAAATTGCGAGATATAAATATTCAATGTCATATTATTCCTGTAGCAGTAAACATATTTATTTATCCGTATAGGAATACAACAATTTATTTTTATTTTACCGGTTGTTCATGGGCATCACTACTATTTTTTATGAAAACTTTTTATGAAAAACGTAATCTAATGTTTACGAATATTTATTTGATTATATGGGGCACATTTATGTTGTTAACTATAATTGATATATTTCATTTGACCGACGTATATACTGTCAATTTATATTATTCGTTTGCTGATATGATAAGCAAATTGACGACATGTATAATGATAGATGAATGTATTGAGAAAGAAATAATACAATTTAATAATATAGATTTACAATCTGTTCAATTTATATCCTATATGATAACACACTTAAATAAATATAAAACTGAAATTATTGTTATAACGCCCAAATGCACTGCGTTAGTAGATTCAACAAGAATGGGGTTTTTACTAAAAATACCTGAAGATAAAACCATATTAGAACAAGAATTATTAAATAAAATACTGCCGTTTGGATTTGATAAAGAATATATTTCAAGTACAAGTACAAGTACAAATACAAGTACAAGTACAAGTACAAGTACAAGTAAAAGTACAACCACAAAACAATTTAATATGATATGTGTTCTTTTTACGGATATTGTTAATTATACAGAATTGGCACAAAAATATGATGATATAATTATTTTTCAATTATTAAACAGTGTTTATATTTCCTTTGATAAAATTATAAAAAAATATCCACATTTACAAAAAATAGAAACGATTGGTGATGCCTATATGGTTGCGGGCGATATTTTTAGAAATACTACAAATCATAATGTTGTTATAAACGAAATACTATCGTTTGCGATAGATATTGTTAAAGAAGTAAAAACAATCAAAACGCCCGATAATATTCCGTTATGTATTCGGGTTGGAATAAATATAGGAAGCGTCACTATTGGAATATTAGGAAACGAATTACCAAGATTGTGTGTTGTTGGAAATGCCGTAAATATGGCATCAAGATTACAATCAACTGCAGAAATAGATACAATACAAATTAGCAGTGATGTTTACGAACAATTGGAAAATATAGCAATTGATAAAAAATACGAATTTATAATAAAAGAAAATGTGTTTTTGAAGAACATGGGGTCTGTGATAACGTATAATATCTCCCCCCCCCCCTAATTGTTCATCGTTACAATAAATAATCATAACAATTTAAGAACATTTAAAATCGGCGTTTTAAATGTCCAAAGGTGTAAATAGAGAAACATTTCTTTGACTTTGCATGATGATTCTATACTAGATGCATATTGAGAGCTTGCCATAAATTCATGGAATTGTACATTTAATTCTTTCAATATTGATAAAAGCAGTTTATCTTTGTTTTTTCGTCCTATACCGGCACCTATGGCTACTTGTTCTCCATGAAAATTAACATTTCCAGCCCGACCACCTAGCCGGTCAGAAGCTTCTAAAAGTAAGATTTTTTTACTAGGATCCATTTTTTTAATTTTGTAAGCACAATATAACCCTGCTATTCCTCCACCAATAATAACTATATCTATCATTTACTAAAATATAGTAATACATTATTTCTATGTAAATAATTTCTTTTATTTTTATAAAATGGATCATATATTGGAATTGGATAATAACGAAATAGATTCATTAATTAATTTCGCAAGTATTCTTGATTTTGATGAGCTTCAACTTCATTTCAGTGAATCTGAAGCTACTGAAATATTCTGCGATAGGTGTAAAAAAATGGCCAGATGTTTACCTCAGCGCATTATAGACAAATTAATGCATTTTAAAAAAAATGGGTCTGAAACTGGTTTTCTATTAATAAAAACACTACTTATAAATAATCTTCCAGAAACACCTCCAGGAAATAATTGTAAGGTTGGAGAGAAAACTACCCTTGCTAGAATACAAAGCATGTTAATGCATGTAATTGGTGATATTATTGCGTATGAGGCAGAAGGATATGGCAGAATATTTCAAGATGTTGTTCCTATTCAAAGCATGGCAACTATTCAAACAAGCCTAGGTAGTAATACTGAATTAGAAATACATACAGAACAAGCATTTTCTAAATTTCGTCCAGATATACTTAGTTTAGCATGTTTGCGCGGCGACTCTTCTGCGTTTACGTATATTTTGCCTGTTCAAAAGATAATTGATAATTTGAGCAACGAAGAAATAGAACTATTACATAAACCTCTCTGGGAAACTGGCGTTGACCTATCTTTTAAATTAAATGGACATGAATTTATAGAGGGTGATATGCGTGGCCCTATGCCTATACTTAATAATGGCAATCTTGTATTTGACCAAGACTTAATGAGTGGTATTACAGAAGAAGCTGAACAACTTATCCATAAAATAATAGATATTTATTATAAACATCGTATTGAACATAATTTACAAGCTGGAGAAATTATTCTAATAGACAATAATCATGCAGTTCATGGTCGCTCACCGTTTTTTCCAAAATTTGACGGAAACGACCGTTTTTTAATACGATGTTTTTCTACATTTGATTATGAAAAAAGCATTTATGCAAGAAACAAATCATGTAGAGTCATCTCCGCCATTTATAGTTAAAAACAATCCAATACCTCCTGAAAATAAAAATAGAGAGAATAGTATAAATACTAAACACATTAGAGCAAGAAGACAGGTTACAATATTTTTTACTTTCGTACAATTATTACTATCATCTGGTATATCGTCTATTAAAACAGCTTCAACATAATGAATATCTGTTGATACAGCATCATTTATATAAACTGTATTTTCATAAATAGGATTTACAGTTATTGTATGTTCTGTTACTACTGCATTTTGGTTCATTCATTAATAATATAAACACAATATATTTAATTAGTTTACAATTTAGTAATAGAGAGAAATTTCTAATTGTATTATAAGATGTCTATTAACCACGCTTTCCACATAGAGAAATTAAAGACTGATTTTGAAAACATTATTACTTTAAAAAAAGAAATAGCTAAAATAAAATCCATAGTTAGTGAGAAACTTTCTCAATTAAAGATTCAATACAATGAATTAGTGAAAACAAATAGTAAGAAAATATTCCTATTTTGTTTGGATTCTTTTTATTTTCAATACAAAACATTCGCAATGGAACTAGAACATATTGACCGTTTCCGCTCATTAATGAATAATCGCATGTATTGCGATTATTATAAACTATACAATATAATTATTGGATTTGTTAAAGAGAACCGTACCGATTTAGATATTGATGAGCTGGAAGTAAAATCTTATCCTACATACAAAGATTTGGAGCCATTTCAAGAGTATAAATTAGAGGATATCAAGGATATTCATTCTAATATTCTTGTGTTAATAAACAAATTATATTTACAATTAAATAGTAAGGTAGATTGCGTGGACCATTATAATGAAAACCATAAAATCGGTTTCTCTATTTCCAACTTTTTAAATACATTGGAATACGAAAACCGGCTGTTACGTGAACAAATTTCTCTTTACATTAACTATGTCTCTTTTTTCCATATTTCTGAGAAACGCCAGTTAAATAGACTGTTTATGAGAATGCAAGAGTTCTATAAAGAAATAGATGAAAATATTAACATTAACCGTACTTTCTCTATTGCTGATATTGGCGAACAAGACCGCTTGCACCGATTTTATATTATTGGTGAAGATATTGAAATAGAGAATATTCTAGAAGACCTTGAATTTACACCACCAACTATTTTTACTATTATTACTGATCCATCCGGTGGCAACCCACCGCCTACTGATTCGGTAGTATCTTTACCCGAGACTAATAATGAAGAACCTGAACCAGAGCAAGAAAACATATGCATGGAAACAAAAGACAACGAATAAAAAATTGATTTAGAAACATGATTATATTCGTAGTATAAATATAATCATGAGTGAAGTGAAAGCTCCTAGAAACGCCATTATAATCGCTGCTAATTTATCAATGTCGCTCCCTCAAGACCAACAAGAGTTTAGGGATGATTTAGCAGGATTTATAAAAGACTCTGCATATACATCGCCTGAATTATGCAGTGAACCCGCAATATGGAAAAAGTTGGAGAATGTTATGAAAAAACATATCGTTGAAATAGATGCTGATTGGAAACAAACTCTAGTTGATTTATACGTTGGCAAAACCGAGTTTCAAAATTTGTAACTATATTATAAACATGAACAACCATAAAATACTAGTATTCTCATCTAGTTTTTTTATAGCACCATTTTTGTATCTATATTTGTTTGTTGAACAACCTGAATTCTGTGAACTATTATTATCGGTATTATTATTATTTAATTTTGCATTGTCTGTAATGTTTTGGCATAATCCAGTAAAACGTTCTTTTGTACATAGAATTGATGGATTTATGGCAAAATTAATGGTTGTGTTAACATTTATTTATGTTGCGTTTATAAAAGAAATAGAATATTTCTATAAGTTCATATTTTTTGGGGTTTACTTACTATTTATCTTGATGGCAAGGTTAAGCAATATATTTTCAAGAAAGGAATGGCGTTCAAGAAAACACATTTTTTATCATTTTTTAATGCATTTATGTGGGATTTTTGGATTTTTTATTGCGTTCATATAATAATTCTTTTATTTATTGTAATCCTAATTTTCTAGTTATAATATAGAAAGTGTAATATGACAAAATCTACAAGCGGAACCGAATCGGTTCTAAGTGAAGGTAAGAAATCAGTTAGCAGGGCTTCAAGTGCACATTCTAATGAAGGTAAGAGTGTAGCCGATTCTAACAAAACATCTAATGTAATGGTGCATTGGTCTGAAGAGAATGAGAAAATTTTAGTAGAATGGTGTGATGTAGCACAATGTTATAAATGGTTAAATGCGCGTGCTCACTCCAGGCTTGCGTTTATGCATGCATGGTTTACTATTCCCGCTATTGTTTTATCCACAATTAGCGGAACAGCGTCATTCGCACAAACAAGTTTACCAGTAGCTTATCAAACATATTCTCCTATGGCGATTGGTGGAATTAATATTTTTATTGGTATTCTTACTACAGTGCAACAATATTTGAAAATATCAGAGTTAAATGAGGCTCATCGTGTTTCATCTATTGCTTGGGATAAATTTGCTCGTAATATTCGTATTGAATTAGCAAAAATACCAGATGAGCGTATGGATGCAGGACCCTTTATTAAATTATGCCGTCAAGAGTTTGACCGTTTAATGGAGACCAGTCCTATGATTCCCGACAAAATAACCAAGGAATTCAATGCAAAGTTTAAGGGAAAAGACGATGCAAGTATTCGTAACTTTAAGAAATTAAAGAAGCCAGATATTTGCGACACCATAGTAAGTGTAAGCGCGGTTCGTAATAAATGGTATTTACAAGGGAAAGAGGAAGAAGATTCCGACGAAGAAGATAGTGTTGATTTAGAAGAAAATTTAAACGCAAAAAATAGTTTGCTTGAAATGCAACAACAATTGTTAAAAGAAAGAGATGATGAGCTTCGTAAGAAACAGAAAGAGGATAATGAGAAATCTAAAAAGATGTTTGAAGAATTAGAATCTATTCGTAAACAAGGAGAAGAACTACGTTTACGTAATGAAAGCGAGACAGTGAAGATTACTACTTATGTTAGTGGATTTCGGGAAAACTGTGGTAGAAAACCAGCACGTCATGAAATAACTGAAAACTTCAATGATGATATAGACAGCGATATATTAGATAAATTTTTAGAAAACTATATGAATGATGACTCTGTGTAAAAAATTATTATATAAATATATTATAATAATGAAAAAAACTAGAAGACAAATTAATAAAAGTAAAAATAATAAACGCATAAAAAACATAAAAAACATAAAAAACATTAGGAAAACAAGAAAAATACGTGGTGGAATACCCAATTTAACACAATTATCAAGTATATTTTATAAAAGAACAAAAGAACCATCAGAAACTGAAGTTAAAAAAGCATCGGAAACTAACGTAAAAGAACCATCAGAAACTGACAAAGAATTTAAAGATCTTGGATTTGAAAAAATAAATTATGAAAAAGAGAATTATGATAAGGCTGTTTTTATTTATCAAATACACGGAATGGGGTGTGATTATAATTTAACAAACGAAGAACAGGTTAAACTTGAAATTGACGCATTAAAAAAAACAATGCAAATAGACAATAATAAAAAATTTGATGTTGAAATAATATGTCGCGACGCAGATCCAAAAGTTGGAGTTATTCCATCATCAATACGAAATATTGCTAGATTAAAAGTTGGAGTTTCACCTTTCCCAGGAAGTTATATTAAAACCCTATGTGACGAACTTAGAGAAAAATTAAAACTGTATAGATATATTATAATTTATGGACATTCATTTGGTGGAGCAATAGCAAATGCTATTGCGAAACAAATAAACAATGATGAAAGCATTGATAAGTCCCGAGTTTTCATAAAGACATCCGGAAGTATATATGTTGTAAATGATAGTGAATCTAATAATGTAAATATTGAGAATTACATGTTAGTTGGAGATCTTTCTTTGCATTACAATGGTTTAACTAAACCAGTTGTTAACGATACTGAACATAGTGATGATTTAATTAAATTAAGTCAAACAATATATGGTAAACACACACACGAATCCTTTGCTAGATTTATAAAGAAGGAAGGAAATGTTATATGGATTGATTCGGAATTTTTAAGAACAAATATAAGAACTAAAAAAAATATCGTTAATACTTTACCTCAATTCTTTTTACCGGGTCTGGGAAGTCGTAGAGAATGGTTTGTGCATTCTAATTATCATATTTTGAATCATCTACAACAAACATGGAGAAAGGTGTTAGAATTAAATCTAGGACATCGTCCTTATTTACCAAAAATAGCATTATAATAAAAATAAATGTTAAATTATTTTTATTATATTAGTTCTGTAAAAAATTCTCTTGATTTTACTGCCCAAAATTGGCAACCTGATTCTGTATAACCAATGCAACTATGTCCAATATATTCTTTTAAACTATCTTGTGAATCCTTAAAGAACTCAGTTAATGGCTTATCTTTATTATCAATTGTTGTTGCAGCTTCTAAAAATAATGCGTATCTTTTTGCTTTCTTACTACCTGTAAAAAAACTGAAAAAAGACCCTACATTGTTTATAGGCTCTGTTGTAAATATATAAACATCACCCAATACATCATGATGTATTTGTTGCTCAACCTCTTCGTTTACTTTATCATCTTCATAAAGATTCTCGTAATTTACACCATTCTTTTTACATAAATATACCACGATAGGATTTTCTATTTCGTTTCCACCTTTCTCTTTTAGTTTCAATAATTCAGAATTTTGATTAAAAACATTTGTTATGTCTTCTGGAATAGAAACATCCAATACTTTCTTTTTATTTATAATCTCATCTATAATAACAAACTTTGAACCACTAGACAAAACCATTTCAGTTTGGTCTGTTTTCTCAAATATGGCATATATTTTATTGTCTAATTCAACAAATCCTTTGTATTTTGTCTCTATGTCTTTAAAATGGGAATCAATTAGCTCATTACATTTTTTTAAATATATTTCTTCTACATCAGAATCTCTATCACCACCTTTCATTTCATTCTTACGTATATCTATAATATTGGCGTTGGCTGGCAATTCTGTTTTTTTTTCTTCTATAGGATTTGCTGGCATTTGTTGAACTGGTTGTTGAACTGGTTGTTCAATTGTTGGTTGAACTGGTTGTTGAACTGGTGATTCAATTGTTGGTTGAACTGGTTGTTGAACTGGTTGTTGAACTGGTGATTCAATTGTTGGTTGAACTGGTGATTCAATTGTTGGTTGAACTGGTGATTCAATTGTTGGTTGAACTGGTGATTCAATTGTTGGTTGAACTGGTGATTCAATTGTTGGTTGAACTGGTGATTCAATTGTTGGTTGAACTGGTGATTCAATTGTTGGTTGAACTGATGGTTCAATTGTTGGTTGAACTGATGGTTCAACTGGTTGAATTGACGGTGACATGATTGATTGTTCCATTTTTTCTTTTATTGACTCTGCTTCTTTTCTGGCTGTAGATTCTGCCTCCGCACTGGCTCTAGCTTGTTCCTCAGCATTAGCTCTAGCTTCTGCTTCTTCGTTGGCTCTTGCTTCTGCCTTAGCTCTAGCTTCTGCCTCTGCTTCTGCCTTAGATGATGCAATTGACTTAGCTTCTGCCTCCGCACTGGCCCTACTTTCTGCAGTGGCTCTAGCTTGTGCCTCTGCAGTGGCTCTAGCCTTAGCTTCTTCAGCTTCTCTCTTAGCTTCTTCAGCTTCTCTCTTAGCTTCTTCAGCTTCTCTCTTAGCTTCTTCTGCTTTAGATTTAGCTTCCTCTACTTCTGCTCTGGCTTCCTCAGCCGCCTTAGCTTCCTCAGCAGCCTTAGCTTCTTCTGCTGCTTTGGTTTCCTCAACCGCCTTAGCTTCCTGAGCCGCCCTAGCTTCCTCGGCCGCTTTAGCTTCCTCAGCTGATTTGGCTTCCTCAGCTGCTTTGGCTTCCTCAGCTGCTTTGGCTTCCTCAGCCGCCCTAGCTTCCTCAGCTGCTTTGGCTTCCTCGGCCGCTTTAGCTTCTTCAGCTACTTTGGCTTCTTCAGCTGCTTTGGCTTCTTCAGCTGCTTTAGCTTCTTCAGCTGCTTTGGCTTCTTCAGTTGCTTTGGCTTCCTCAGCTACTTTGGCTTCCTCAGCTACTTTGGCTTCCTCAGCTACTTTGGCTTCCTCAGCTGCTTTGGCTTCCTCAGCTGCTTTGGCTTCCTCTGCAGCCTTAGCTTCTTCAGCTGCTTTATCAACTCCAGCTTCAATTACTTCTTGTTCTAAAGGAGTTGTTATTACTGGTTCAATTCCTTTAAACAATTCTGAAGTAATTTCACTTTCAATAAAAGCATAAGACCCCCCTTCTTTTTCAAAATAGTATTCAACGAATGGTTTTTCTAATGTACTGTTTATTTTATAAATACAAATATTCAATTTATAATTTTTACCGAGGTCTCTATCAATACCAAATTTTTGGCTTAAATCGTCTTCATCAATGTATTCATACTCTATTTTTTCACTAGGTAATACGGGCACTATCTCTTCATCTGGTTCATTTTTTAGTTGTTCTTCTGTAACTTCTTTTTCTGTGATTTCTAATTCACTTTTAGGCATTGGTTTGTTTAAATATAAGCTAGCTGATTTTTTTAATTTACTAATTAAAAAAGACATATATAAATAGTGTCTAAAATAATAACAACAGTAAAACTTGGATAACAACAAAAAATTGATTTAATCGTTTATAAATTAAATCAATCAACCACCAAACCATGTCTTATTCCCAAGATTTTATTCAGTTTATTAAATCCACTCTTGTTAATGCATGTTACATAGGATATTGTAAACAAGTATATGCTTCCGCAGACATTGAATCCCAGAATTATAAAATAAACCTTATGGATTATAAAAACAAAAAATATATCTGGGACAACATTTTCAACAATGTAAAAGATTTGCTAAATTATTATATGCATCTTTCCGTAGATCATCTAAATATTCTGAATACACAAAACAAAGTTACATACAGTCAAAACAGACTTTCTACTATTTACGAGCAACTTACGTTTCAAAGCTTTGTTGATGACCAGATAAACTTCCAAAAAGTTGGTTACAGAGAATATCAAAACTTCGTTAAGTCAATGAAAGACCCCTCTTTCAAAAACAAGATGGTTGATAGATACAGAACCTACATGGAGATTACAACGCTAAAAAATCATATTGTTTATGTTATTGGTCTACATTTGGCAAAACAATTGGATTGCTCAACGATGTTTACAGATGAAGAGTGTGAAGACATGGATACAATGGTTAATGCAATTCCATACTTTGAACATCTCTCTAAAAACTATTGGACAGTGGAAGATGTTGAGGCCGGATTAATTCACCGAACGACAGATACTCCCATAAAAAATATAAACTTTAATTCATTGGAATCAAGGGTTTTAAAGCAGATTACAGAGTCAATGTAATAACCGTGTCAATGTAATAATGCCAATAATTTAAAAAACTATTATTAAAACAAATATAAAGATTATCCGTGATTATAAAGTAGGTTAAAAAACATCTTTTAGATTAAACCATCTTTTTAATGTCTCACGATGATGATTATTATGCGGCGGATGATATGGATGACAACGTTGGGTTCATTCCATTTAATCCAAGAGAAAGAGATGATGATTCCGACGATACATCTCTAACTGCCAACAGGAAAAGGCAGCGAAAGAACAATGAGGAAATGAAAAAGTTTGATAAGGGGTATCATAAGTTGAAGCGTATTGTAAATTACAAACCAGTAGAAATTGATATTTACACTACAAATGATATGCCAGGAACTATGATTCGTGACGCTATTACAGGTTCTAGATATAATGAATATCGGGTCGGTACTCGCAATGAGCATCTTTTTTTCAAGGTTGCCATTGCTACTGGAGAACTAGGCGATTCTGGTGGACTAGTATTCTTTGATAGTCCTGAACAATACGAACGACATTTTAAGGGAATTTATGTAGTGCCTCAAGTAATCAAAGAGAAGTGGACAAATAAATGTGCCGAGATTAGAGCGCTTAATAATAAGTAAAAAAGAATATAATAATAGAACAATATATATTATTATTAAGTATATGGTTTGGAAAACTTTTTTGATTAGTTTTATATTAAATAGCGGTAAACATAAAAACCTAATATTGAAAGATTCAATTTATACATCGCCAACACGCAGTAGGAGCTATTCTGAAGATTTAGATGATAGCAACTGTTCTAGTTTTATTAAAAATCCAAATTCTTTTTTTTCAAAAAGTGGATACGATAATAGATATAATGGAACTCAGGGTAACGATGTTATTTTAAACATTACAAAATTTAATATGCAAATGGAATTATTAAAAACTTTGGAAAATAAACATGTATCTCAACATGTAAAATTAGATTTTATAGAACAATACAATAAAAACAAAAACGCATCACATTTGATGCCTGATATTTTTTCAGGAGGACTATATAAAGATTGGGAGTTTGATTAGGGTCTTTAGGAAAGATTGCTAATAATATAAAAAATATATTTTTATAATATAGACTCTATATTATAAAAATGATTGATACTAACGCTCCTAATGATACTATACCATTTGTTGCTTATGGATTAATTGGTATTACATCTTTAGTCTTGGCGTATGCAACTTTAATGGATGTAGATACTTTTAAACAGGAAGGTCAAGAAGAATCTGCAACTTCTATGTTACCTTCACCTTTTAGTTCTACCCCCACTTCTGGTGAACAATCTGATTCTACACCTGTTGCTGATGAAGTTCTAGGACAACCATCTGATGCTCTTTCGGTTTCTTCAGCAGAACCTGTACCTGGTGTACCTATAATGCCAGTCTCACCATTGGTTCCTAGCAATCCGCTTGAACCAATGTCTACTCCTCCACCACCCGAAGAAGAAGTTAAACAAATGGGTGGAAAGAAAAGAAAAAATAAAAGTACAAGAAAAAGACGTTGAATTCTATGAAATCAGCTTATTGCATCTGATAAAAAAATCATTTATTTTATTTTTATCAGCTCCTATAATAACATCATCGGGAACATGAGTTATATTACCTTTTTTGTAACATAACAACACAGGAACACCGTTGACTACACGTTTAGATTTCAAAAAAGAATAAACATCAATACATTTATCAATATCTATGATAGCGCATTGTACTGTGTCGGGTGTTCTTTCAAAATACCATTGAACACCCTGATTTATAGTTTTACATGGCCCACACCATTCTGCTCCAAATTTTAAAATAAATAGTCCTGGATTTGATTTAAGCAAATCACCAAAGTGATTTCGGTCAGTAATTTCAGTTATTATTGGCAATGGCATATAAATTATTAGGGTGGTTTTATTTATTTAGTTTTGTACGTAAAAATAATTGCTTAGTAGATTTTATAAATGGCCACGCATAATCTAAATATTAACACGTATAATCTTGATGAAATATTAGAACTTTTTCATTTGTCTTATAATATATCAGTTAATGATCTAAAACGCGCTAAGAAGGTTGTATTAATGACCCATCCTGACAAATCTAAACTAGGACCTGAATATTTTTTATTTTATAAAAAGGCTTTTGATGTTGTAGTACAATTTTATGAGAATCAACACAAACAAAATCAAGTTGTTCCTACAGAAGAGCCAAAATATGCACCCATTAATGCGTCAAATATTAATAAATCTGCTGTAAAAAAAGTTACGAGTGTAATAAATGAAATGAGTCCAAGTGAATTTAATAGTAAATTTAACCAATTATTTGATGCAAATATGTCGTCTAAACCAAATGCCGAAAGAAATAGTTGGTTTACAAAAGATGAACCTAGTTATCATGTAGATGGTGATGTGAACAAACAAAACATGGGGGTAATGTTTGATAAAATGAAACAACAACAAAATAGTACGATTTTATCTAGATACCGCGGTGTTGAAAATTTAACTAGTGTCTCAGGTTCAAACTTATACGATGAAGAAGATAATGATGAATATGTTCAATGTGACCCGTTTAGTAAACTAAAATTTGATGATTTAAGAAAGGTTCATAAAGACCAAACCGTATTGACTGTTAGTGAAAAGGACATTAATAATGTTAAATTATATTCATCTATTGACCAATATAATAGGGTTCGTGGAGAACAAACTTTAACACCACTTGAAAAATCTGAAGCAGAAAAAATGTTGTCTTCGCAGGATCAACAGTTTAAACAGCGTATTATGCAAAAAGAATATCAATCTAATTTGCGAACTATGGAGTACGAACAAAAAAATAAAACTGTTTTATCTAGCTTCTTACAATTAAGAAATTAATCAGAACAAGAACTTGATGATGAAGATGATGAACTTGAACTAGATGAACAATCTGAATCGCAGCATGAATCATCATCTGAATCACAGCATGGGTCGTTTACTAAATTGCATGATGGGTCTGTTACTAAATTGCATGATGGGTCTGTTACTAAATTGCACGATGTGTCGTATAGTGAATCACAACATGAGTCATCTAGAGAATCTGACCCGGAATCCGACCCAGAATCTGAACCAGAACCAGAACCAGAACCAGAATCTGAACCAGAACCAGAACCAGAACCAGAACCAGAACCAGAATCCGAACCAGAATCAGAATCCGAACCACTTGAAGAAGACCCATTATTAGAAGAAGCTGTTGAACTAGAGCATGATTCAGAATCACTGCTACTACTATTATCATCTGATTCTAAATCAGTAATTACTATTTTTGACCCCTTTTTATTTTTAGGATTTATATCTATTTTTACTTGTTTGCTCATACTATATATAATATTTGCATATATTATATTTATTTCCTGAATTGTGCGAAATACCATTCTTTTTCCATATCAAGCATCAAATGGTTGTAGTTAGTATTGCGCTCTTCTATATCGCTGTAGTTTTCATATTGTGTAACAGTCGGAGGGGTAATCATAAACCAAAAATCCTGCATCTGTAATCGTTTCCAATAAATATCCAACGAATATGCTTTTTTACCTTCAACTGTAGGATTCTTCATTAATAAAGATGCACTTTCTTTAAAGTTCTTTAAAAGTGTATCGTAATATGAATTCTTAATTATGTATCCTGTTGTTGTTTGACAGTAGAAAACCCGAACGCAATTATCATTAATTTTTTGATAAGGAGGAACATTATTCCCACCAATAACGATCATATCCCACATCATATTATCTTCCTCATAAAATTTGGTAAGATTCTTTAATAACAATTCTGGATTCATAAATGTTATATCGTCCTCACAAATAAAAACGTATTCATAATTCCTCTGTTTTGCTAATTCTAAACAACGGATATGACTAAGAGTACATCCTATTGCACCTATTTTTGATTTTACAGCATTTACCCTTTCTCCATTTATTCCTAATTTTTGTAATTCTAATTGCACATGAGCTAAACGATCTGTGCGATGTTCTAAATTAATAAAAAGTGTATTTTTAATTAATTCCATTTCAATAATCATATATAGCAATTGTATTTTTATATCATTATTTTATTTTCTGTTTTTTTGGGTTCTTTTGCCTCCTCTCCCCCTAAAAAATCTAAATACAGAACTAACCGCTTTACTTATTGAACCTTGTTGTGGCGCAGGGCGAGGTGGTTGAACTGGTGCACTATGTGCCCGTGGTCTTCTAGCCTTTAATGACATACGTCCAGGTCTTGTTGTTGCAGCTCTTACCGATGCATTCTCTCTCAATCTAAGTACCTCTTTCAATGGTATTATCTGTACAGATGCTCTTGCCCTTTCAGCAAAAGTATCATCTACATCACGTATATTAAACTTTCTACGAGCAGCCATTGCTGCTTGTTTTGGCGCACTTATACGTGCGTTTGCTGATTTTATGCCACGTCTTGCGTATTTTGACCCTTCTTCAATTCCCAGTTGATGTTCATTTCGCCACTGGCCCAATTCTGTCTTTGTTGCCCACCTAGCGGCATCTGTACTATCTGTTCTAGGCTCGGGAATTCTGCTATCAGTTGTGTTCATGTTTTCATTAATAACAATACGTCTATCACGTTTAGTTTTATTTAAGCCGGTTTTTAAAGCAGACTTTAATTTCTTAGAAGATGATTTTTTTCCAGATGATGACATATAAAATATCATAATATTTTTTATTTATTATTATTGGTTTCTTCTAAACTTGTCAATCGCATTATCAATTTAGCAACTTGTGATTTTAATTCATCTATTTCTTTTTGTTGACTCTCTAATTTCTCCGCATTCACAGTATCTGACCAAGATACTGTTTTTATTAGTTTATCTGAAATATCTGGTTGTGATATTTCTTCTATTTGAATATTAATAGTGTCTGGGCTCTGTTCTATTCTTAACTTATTTGGTTGTGAAACAATTGGTGTTGCAGATAGAGGTAGTGGTGCATATTTCCTTAATTCTTCCTCTCTTTCTCGTAAATGTTGTTGAATAAGCTCGTCCATATTTGAAAGAGGTTTATCCTGTTTCTCTGAAAACTCAGGTGCCTCAGGAACCTTTCTATCAAATAATGAATTGTATTCTACCTGCTTTTGTTCAAACTGATTCCCTATCTTTTCAACTTTATTTTCGGTTATTGAATAAGGTTTCAAGAAATTTTGGTCTAGTTGTATAGGAGCAGTTTGTGTAGGTTTTTGCATACTTTGTCCGGTTAATTCTTTAACGTTTTGATTCATATAAGAAATTGTTGTTTTATTTAACATTAATAAATCTGTCTGATTTAATAAACGACCCGCATTTTTATCATAAAACATCCGGATTATAGATTTAAACCATTCATCTTTCTTGTAAGGATTGTTTAAGAAATAATCGTTTACAATAGGATTTTTACTTATTACGTTCCATAGTAATTTTTGATTTTCAGTGGTAACATACTGACTCATTTTAATAATATAAATTTCTTTATGTTTATATTATTTTTTAACGATTCTTCCTTGTGCGGTTTTTAATACTTTTTGACTTTCTCTTTTTAGGACGGTAATTCTTTGTTTTACGTCCACCTTGAGTTTCTTCTTGAGGTTTAGGTTTAGGTTTATATTTAATAGGTTTAAACAAAACCACATCTTTTTTATAATGTTTAAAAAATTTTTTGTTAAATTGCTCCGTAGTAAGGTTTTTATCTTTATTTGGAACTTCTTTTGCATATTTAAATAGATTTATTAAAAAATGGTCTACTTGGTCAAAACTTGAGAAAGGCAAAGGACTATTTTTAGTATCAAACTCAATATGATAATTTCCAATGCGATAACCTTTATTATTTACATAAGGGATGGAATATAGTTTTAGTTTTATGTAGTGGTTTATATCATTATCTGGCTTTTTTTCTTCTTTTTGTTTATCTTCCATACTAATTTATAAGGATAAATTATTTGTCATTAAAATAGATTTTTCTGAATTTAAATACATATTTATCTGGTATACGTTTATCCTTAAAAAACTTTATTTTATCAACGTAATTTGTAAATACTTTATTTTCAGCACGATTTGACAACATTGTAATAATAAAATACAATGCAAACATACCACATTCAGTTGTTCCCATTTGATGTTCTAATGGACAATTTTCGTAATAATGTAATTTGATAGGAGGATTCATTGCTAAACCTTGTTGTGTTATTGTGTCTACTAATTTGTTTATTTGCTTAGGTATTTTGTTACCTGCACTATCCATATAAAATATAAACTCATCGTCTGTGTCTACAAATAAAGTTACCCAGTGACTACCACTGCTAGTATGTGGTGATACGTTAAATACTATACCGAATTTTGTTTTACCTTTTTTGACATGTTTTTCTAAATTAAATGTACATAGTTCGTTTGATACGCATTGACCAAACATATCGCTTGGTTTTGTATCATAGTCAATGGGAGATGGGTCTGGTGCATAAAATTTTGGATATTTTACCATATATTGTTTCAAAACATCACGTATGTCAAAATTAGATAACCATTCGTCTGGATTAGCATTCCAATCATCCGGATGGTCAGGTGCAAAAATATATTCATCTAATCTCTTACGTACTGCTTTGTCCTCAATCTCATCTAACCAACAATCTTCTTTGCTACATGTTCTTAATCTAATTTTTAATTCATTCCATATTTTTACGGGGTTATTGGTAGTTATCATATTTTTTGCGTTATGTTTGTTATATGACTTTTTTAATATTTCTAATACATCTGCCGTAAAGCAGCTACCTTTTACAGGTGTATTTTTATCAACCATTGGACTGCAATTCATTGTTTTAAATGTTTTTCCACCACCCTTTTTAACCATTTTTTTTCTATATGTTCTATTATTTCTTTTTGATTTGATGTTTCTTTTCATATATAATACATAAGGATAATAAATATAAATTACGAAACCACAATAGTGATTTATTAAATAATGCTACTAATATCTCAGCATAGATAACATTATTTTAAATATTTAGAAATTGTTTATATAGTCTATAATGCCAAACAATAGATGTCATTATGAAAGTTCCGATGAGAGTTGTGAAAGCTCAGATGAAAACTCTTGCGAATGTAACCGTAGACATTGTGAGAAAAAAAAATATAAAAAACCTTGCTGCGAGAAAGATAGACATAAAAAATGCAAAAGAACTTGTAATAGATGTTATAAAAAAAATAAATGCTCAAGCTCGCATAATCATCAAAAGGCCATAGATTATTGTAAAAATGATTGCCAAGATGGAAAAGTTATTTTAATAACTATATCGTAATAAAATACTTTATTAATATATATCAATATTATTATGTCTATTAAAAATGCAGAAGTAGTAGGAGAAGGAACATATGGTTGTGTGCATAAACCTAGTTTAAAATGTAAAAATTCTCCTTCCATTTCCTATATAAATAAAGTATCCAAATTATTAAAAAAAAAGGACGCAGAAACCGAAATGCATGAATATGATAAACTAGTAGAAGCCGATAAAAAGAAAGAATATTATTTAGGAAAGCCAGACGATTGTAACGTAGACGAAAAAAATGCAGAAAATTTAATGGCTATAAAAAATTGTAAAATTGGAGCGGATGCTTTAAAAAAATTGTCGGGATTCAAATTGCTCGTTATGAATGACGGTGGTATAAATTTAGAAAAATATACAAAAAAAATGAGTGAATGGCCCATTTCTGAAATGAGCAGTGAGCTATGTGAGAAATTTTTATTAGAATCATTGCGACTTTTTCACGGATTAAAAGTTTTTGAAGATTATGATTTAGTACATCACGACCTTAAACCTCAAAATATTGTATATAACGAAACATTGAACCGTACAAATTTTATTGACTTTGGATTAATGACGTCTAGAAAAAAAATAACGAACGAGGCAAGAAAATCTACATACGATTTTGCATTGTTTCATTGGTCATTTCCGTGGGAATATGAATTTATTAATAAAAAAGAATTTAATAATGTAGTAGTTTTCCCAGAAAACCAAGACGAAATAATAGAAGAAATACATGAAGAAATTAGAGAAAAAAAAGGAACATATTATGAAAATATTAAAACCTTTTTTTATTACGCCATAGACAAATATAGCGGTGTAACAAAATATCAAAAGGATTGTCAGGAATATGTGGATAGTTATGGACGCACTGTTAAAAAAAATATGCTTGAAATGAAATATGAAAAATTCCTAGAAGCAAGTGTAAGAACAATTGATGTATTTGGTCTAGGACTATCATTAAATTATTGGCTTCACGTTGCTAAAAAATTTTTACCCAGCACATTAACGTCAGAATTGGGTGTTTTATATAATAAAATGATTTCCGCTGAATTAGCATTTAGGCCGTTTATTTCCGATGCACTTATTGAAATGGAAAAAATACTTACAAAAAACGGACTCCTTCAAAAATACAATAAAAAGATAATAAATCATATGGTAGTTGATTCAAATGAAGTTGAAATAAAAACTCCTTCAATAGAACACAATGTATTTGATAAAATCGCAAAACCTAACGAGGCGCTTGTTAGAACAGACCCAGGTGAATGTCCTGAGGGAATGGTTAAAAACGACAAGGGAAAATGTGTAAATATAAAGCGAACCGAAATAGTATGTCCTGAAGATAAAGAGCGCAATCCTAAAACAAAACGTTGTGTACTTAAATGCAAACCCGGATACATTCGGAATGAAGATTTTAGATGTATTAAGGTTAAAGTTCATCGCCAAGTTGTTGACAAAGCCTCATTACCCTGTCCCGAAGGGAAGGAGCGCAATCCTAAAACTCGTCGTTGTGTAACTAAATGCAAACCTGGTTATGTCCGCAACAGCGAATTTAAATGTGTTAAAAATAGAACTGTTAAATTACAACAGTAGTTATGTAATTACATTTATTAACGTTTTCCGACTGCGTAACTGCTTTAGAAATATTTTATTTGAATATTATTTAGTATTATATATTTTATATATATAATATCAATTATATATGCCCAAGAACGAATGCTATTATTCCGATGATGATAGATGTAATTATAAAAAATCATGCAATTGCGATTATGAGTGTGATTGTGACTATGATAAAGAAAGTAGTTGTGTATCTAAAAGAAACAGTAGATGCAAAAAGCCGAATAAACGCAGAAAATCTGGTAAAAATAGCCGTGCTTGCAGGGATGGTAAAGATGGTAAAAATGGGCGTGATGGTGAAAATGGAAAGAATGGTGAAAATGGAAAAGATGGTAAATGTGGGCGTGATGGTAAAGATGGTCGTGATGGAGATGATGGTGAAGATGGTAAAGATGGAGAGGACGGTCGTGATGGTCGCGATGGTAAAGACGGTAAAGATGGTAAAGACGGAGAAGATGGAAAAGATGGAGAAGATGGACGTGATGGTAGAAATGGAAAAGATGGTAAAGATGGTCGTGATGGTGAGGATGGTGAGGATGGTAAAGATGGAAAAGATGGTTGTGATGGTGAAGACGGAGAGGATGGTGAGGACGGGTGTATTGGTCCCACAGGGCCTAGAGGTCATCATGGTGAAAAAGGTTGTCATGGTGAAAAAGGTGATAAAGGTTACCGTGGCGAAAAAGGAGAACAGGGTGAAAAAGGGTATCGCGGCGAAAAGGGAGAACAGGGTGAACGGGGAGAAAAAGGTGAAAAAGGTGATAAAGGTGAACGAGGGTGTAAGGGGGAAGAAGGTGAACAAGGTCCTCCAGGAGAACAAGGAGAACATGGTCCTACTGGGGAGCAGGGTTCAGATGGAAGTCCAGGACCTACAGGAAGCAATGGCTTGCCTGGACCTACTGGTAATACTGGCTCTCCTGGACCTACTGGTAACAATGGAGTAACTGGACCTACTGGTAACGATGGCGTTCCTGGTCCTACTGGTAACGATGGCGTTCCTGGTCCTACTGGTAACGATGGCGTTCCTGGTCCTACTGGTAACGATGGCGTTCCTGGTCCTACTGGTAACGATGGCGTTCCTGGTCCTACTGGTAACGATGGCGTTCCTGGTCCTACTGGCGAACAAGGTCTTATTGGTTACACAGGACCTCAAGGTTTTACAGGCGCGTCAGGGTCTAGTTCAGCTATATCGTCTATATTTGTATGGAGTAATTTATTACAAAATCATACTAGTGTAACAAATTTTCAATATGTATTTTTTGAAAATAAACCTATAGGGCCTTCTGGTTCTGGATGGACTACTGTTACTGACCCTAGTTTCTCAAATCCTACTGGATTTATAGTTCCTACAAATGGATACTATTTATTAACATATAAAATAGACGTAAGGTCAGGTGGTAACCAACTACCATTAACCAACACTGACTGTGCAACAGTGTTAACAAGAAACGGAAATGAAATACAAGGCTCTTCTACTTTAGTTGAAGCTCCTGAAACGAATCATATATATACAATTTCAAATACTGTATTAGTAGACCTTTCATTAAACGATACTATTTCTCTATGGTTTTGGTCAGCTGATATAGACGCACGTATTGGTGACCCCACATTTTTAAAAGGCAAATTACCTAATGGTTCTACTCCAAGTGAAGCTACTGCATCTATTGTTTTCACAAAAATATCATCATAAAATTATATCCATAATATATAAATGCCTTGTGAAAAACAAACTACTAAAAAATATTTATCCAGAAAATCACCTCCTTATTCAGCTATGGATTGCAAAGGAAAAACTATGGATGGTAAAGATGGTAAATACATCTCAATGCCAGATAAAAACAAAGTATATAGATGGACTAAGGTTGGCTCAACAAAAGGAACCCAAAAAAATTTAGACATACCTAAACCAAAACATAAATATACTATTGAAGATAATGGAACGCATCCTTACCAAGTATACGACTATGGCTCAAGAGCAGACATTTATGCATTTAAATATGACAAAGATACAGATAAAGATATTATGCAAAAAAAAATATTAAGTATTCCATACAAAAAAATATTCCCTGGCGATAATGCATTACGATTAAAAGATTATCCATCTGTAAAAGGTAATACCGTTCTTTTACTACAGAAGAATGGAAAATATATTTATGTCGGCGCAGGAATTTTTGAGTTTGAGACTAAAGACGGAGACGTTATTGATAAATACTATTCTCCTGTAGGAAATAGCGATGTTCCTTATCCTTATGCGGTTGGACAAAAAAATAGTTATTTTTTAATAGAGAAACAATATGTTGAAAATAAAAATTTGGATTTAAAAAAGGATGGGTATACACAATTGTACGGGTTCCCTGAAAAAAGGGGGGATAGCCCAAATCCAGTTCCTGCAAAATCATTAAGAATGAAAATACTATTTAAACGGTTTGCATTATATCATTAAATATTATCCTGTTCTGTCTCTTTTACACGTGGAATATAATTCATTGGAAATCCCATCTGATTCCCTTTTTTAACTACCTTATTTTTACCCCAATATGATTTCATTGTTGGATTGTTATCTATAAGAGGTTCCTCCATATTACCAAATAGAGTATCTTCATCATGGTTAGATTCTTCATGATTTTCCATTTCTTTACATTCATAATGGTGAATTAATGTTCTTACATAATGGTCAAATGCATCATTTACTTCTGTTGTAATTTGATGCTCCGGATTATTCAAAAAATCAGTTGTTACATTCATGATTTTAGACCTATATTTACGTATCTTTTCTAAATAGTTTAAATGCTCCTGATGTTTTTTAGGGTCAGTTTGAGAAAGATACCGACTATAATGATTTTTATTCATTAATAGCTCTAATGTTACTTTGTCTACAAACTCGTTGGTCATAGGTTTTACGGATTCGTCTGTATTTTCCATCATATTTATTATAAATATATCTTATTTATAATAATTCGGTTTATTAGCTAAACTTATTTCATATTTTTCTTAGTCTTGGTATGTGCTTTCTTTTCTTTCTCAGCCTTCTTATCTGCCTTAGCTTTCTCTTTTTCTGCCTTCTTCGTTTCTCTCAATTTCTCAGCAGCAGCTTTTTTATCTGTCTTGACTTTCTCTTTCTCAACCTTCTTAGTTTGTCGCAACCTTTCTTTATCTAATTTCTTTGCGTCTGCCACTTTCTTTTTATCAACTTCCTTAGCTAATTTTTTTTCTTCTTTCTCTTGCTCCATTGCGTATTGGTCTTCGTCATAATCTACCATATTTTCCAACATTTTACTACGATACTTATCTACCAATTTCGTTAATACTTCGTGTTGAACATTGTCTTCATAATCTCCTTGTTTGCGCAAAGTTTTACGCAACTTCTTCTCTTCCTTATCTATTTGCTTTTGTGTTTTATTATCCTCTTTAATCTTCTTTTTCATTACTTTCTGTATTTTAGTAATGTACTTTTTACGGGTTTGTTGAATGCTTCTTACGTTTTTATTAATATCACGTTTTGACACAGTAAGACTCTTATTCTTTATTTTTAATAGTTTCTTGAACTCTTTTTTATCATCAAGAAGAGTGCTCTTAATCACTCCACGTTCCAATTCACTCAAATCCTTTCTTAATACTGTTTTCAAATGGGCTAAGCGTTTTCTATGGTTCTCTACTAACGCTTTTATTTCACCCTCTAATTCACTAATTCTATCATTATATGCTTGAATTCTCTCATCAAAATTAACTATTGCGGGATGTTGACTTACTACTTCCGCTAATTTACTAGCTCTAGTGATCTTCTTAGCACACTTATTTTTTAATTGATATAATAATGATTCTTTATATTTCTCATATTCTTCCTTATATTTCTCAGAATTTTCCTTTATATCTTTCAAAACACCTTGTTTGGATTTATTGCGCTCCTTGATTAGTCCTTTAACTTCTTTAATTTTTTCACGTATTTTTTTAACTTCTACTTTAGCTTCGTTAATTAATTCACGCACATTGCGTTTCACTATCTTATTGCAACCTTTCTCTTCTTTGCCCTCCAAATCACCACATAATTCATCCTTTAAGAAATTAAAACGATTAGGGTCTAAATCTCCAAGCTCACCCTTAAGTTCCTCTTGTTGCTCTAAGATTTGTCTTTTTAAATCAGGAATATCAGATTCCATTAAATCTTTTACTACCTTTTTATCAAATTTCTCAACATTGGCAATATCAGAAACAATAGGAACTTCAATATGTTGAATAATAGGCTGAGAAAATTGCCGAGCATCTTTCTCACGATTTAAATAACTCACATATCCAGAAATATCATCCAAATATTCACCTCTACCTTTCTCTGTGAATTCTCCATCGTCATCCAAGTAATTTCGGGCAAAGGCATCAAAATCCCCAGGCATCTGTTCATCTGGACCCTTACATAAATTTATTAATTTTATTAATTCCATAGGGTCATTTGTAACAGGCGTTGCTGTCATTAATAATAATTTCACTGAATTTTGCCCTGAATATTGGTAAGAATACATCAAAGCTTGATGAAGTAAATTCATATCTGGTCTTTCAACACTAGATAAATCTCCACCGCCATATAATTTATGGGCTTCATCAATAATTAACAATGTGTTACGCAAAGGGTCTTCTTTACCATTTATTTTCACCAACGTGTCATACATTGAATTTTTTTTAGATACTAAATTACTGAATTGCTTATAAGACATAGGGCGCACTCTCCATGCTTTTGATAATAATTGCATTCGTTTATTTTGAACAGCTGGGATTTGAAGTCCAGAGTTCTGTATTTGATGGCGAATACTTTCATTGCATACTTGGTCAAACATATTCTTCCAAATATCGCTTTTTAAGGTTGTGCGAGTGACCCAAAGAATTGTATACCCTTGTTTCTCAAAGTTTGTAGTTGCCGCTGCAATTGCCGAGCAAGTTTTGCCTGTTCCTACCGAGTGGTGTAACAGCATACCTTTTACAGGATTTGTGGGTGTGAAATAATTGCGAATAAAATCCTGTGTTGGTGTATAATTAATAATTTGTCCAGACCCACCACCTTGTTTATCAGCACACAAGTTCTCCATCTTTACATCCGTCCATTTAAACTCACTAAATTGGTCTTTGATGTGCTTACGCATATCTTCAAAGCCTAGACGCTTAGGCTCAGGGTAAATTAGTGGCGGTCCTTCACGTATGACCAATTTTTTAGCACCTCCATCATATAATGCTTCTTCGCCTTTTGGTAAATGGTCATTTAAATTATCACTATCAGTCAATGACACCATAGGAATTGAGAAGCTATGAATGTTTTTATTCAATTCATAATCTACTGAGCCAACCACAGTTGTTTTTTCCAAATCACTAGCGAATTTTAAAAGACGAATATCTAAATTCATAGATTTTAAATACAATTCTATCGCAGTTTTAGTTCCCATAAAACTTCCCTGTAATTTATCAGGTATTTTTAAATCATATACGAATACGTGGAGGGGCCACCCCTGTTGGGGATGGAAATCTAACCCCTTTTGACCACATGTTCTAGTACCACGCCCAATAACCTGTTTCTGGTCAGCTGCTACAGTAGACGGTTCAAAAATATGCACGTATTTAATATCAAAAAGGTCAATCCCCTCTTTAAAACCACTATCCATAACAATTATTCTAGCATGCTCACCATAGATGTTATCTGGTCGTGCATTGAAAGTTTTTAATATTTCTTTCTTTAAAGATACACTTATTGGTTGGTCATAAACAGCAACAGATGATAACAATAAAAAATTATTGCCTTTATTTTTGTTAAGTACGTCAGCAGAGAGTAATTCTATCTTTTCATATCTTTTAACTTTCTTTTTACTAGTGCCATCGCCTCCTCTTTTAATTTTACCAAGTGAAACCAAGTTTAATGGGGTTCCTTCATCGTCTTCATCGTCTTCATCGTCGTCAGATTCATCATCAGATCCTTCTGCTAATTTTTTTTTTATACCTGGTTTTAATTTGGCATTATATGCCAATTTCATACCTTTCGCAATTAATGCGGAAGCCAATATTTTAGCTCCGTAAGAAGAAGATTTTAAATCAGAAAATATAAAGTGTTTGAATTTCTTGCCGTGTTTTTTCATATCTTGCCTATCTAGCTCGTCTATTTTTTTTAATAACACATCAAGTTTCGGTGATTTTTCAGGTATATCCTTTAGTAATGTTTGTGGATTAAAATCTAATTCATCAAAACGATATATTTTGGAGCGTTTGCTCCAATTAGATTTTTGACGAACACACATTGGATCAAACGAAACTATGGATTGCTTTTCTATTGTTTTTTCTAAATCATTTAATCCTTTTACAAAGTCTTCATCTGTATCTGTATCCATATTTAATTTAAATTATATAATAAGGCCATAAAAAATATAACGATATGTTATAATTAAAATATGTCTAATAGTTTTGGAACCCCTATAGGCGGAGGATATACTCCTCAATTTAATAGCTCAACAAATTTAGGTGGACCATTTAACGGATATTCACCCCAACAAACTATGACCAATTTTAAAGACAGTGGAAACGTTATGATTCGCAGAATCCTTCGTGATTCATGGAATGGTAGAGGTGCCGTTGGAACCGATGGTAATGGAAATGCTTACAAACGTGTTGTAACTCCTTTCCGTGCCGTTAACAATTTAGGAGATTTCTTAGGTCGCCAAAATTACGTATGTGGTGGTGCTAACCAAATCAACAAAACACGCCCTGGATTACAAGGACCTATGGGTAGTATGATTTCAAAGTGCGACAACACAGGTGTTGCGGCTGCTGTTTGCAACACACGTTTTGTACCCGATTCATCCGACTACACAAAATTTAAGAAACAAAGTGCTATGAACCAAAACTATAATGATTTAGGGTCTGGTGGTGATGTTCACAACGCTTCTTATGTTGCCAGAATGGCAGTTCACCGTGGTATTCGCGCTATCTAATTTTTATTTTTATTATATACTTAGTATATAATAATGAGCAATCCAGTGTTTATTCAACAAAATATAAATAATGGTTCTTTATCTGCTATAAAGGCTATGCCTCTTAAAGATAGCACATCTGATGCAACTAGTACTTTTGAATTAAGCCGTAAAATTTATGAAAGAACATATACTACACCACTTACAAATGAGCAAGTTTTGGCTGCATTAAAACCTGCTAATTTTGGTATGAGTGGATTTATGAATATGCATCGCATTCGTCCCACCGTATTTGATGGTCAACAAGCTCCTAGTCAAAAGAAATGGTCAGCTAATCGTGATGCATCACAAGTAACTGTAAATCGTCGTACGAATAGCGTTGGTTCAGGCTCATTAAATTATGACAATAAGTTAATGTCGTTTACTGCTTATAAAGATGTAAACGTAGTTAATGATGCTCTTCGTAGGACTCGTGCAGGAGGAGCAGTTGCTCCTCCAAAGAAAGCAGCAAGTCCTAGCCAAACATATGTCCCTAGTCCAGGAACACATCCTTATATGCAACCTGGGTATAAAGGAAAAATTGGTAGTTATTTCCCTACTTCAAGATATAACAGTGAAAAATAATTGGTTAAAAATTGAACTACAATTAATATAAACAAATCTGTATTAATTATATATTATGGAGTTTGAAGCGCCTTCCGAGACCGTTTATACAATTTACAGCAAAAGTGGCTGTACTTACTGCACCAAAGTAAAAAAGCTCTTGCAAGAAAAAGGATATGCTTTTGATATGATTGACTGTGATGAATATTTGCTTGAAGATAAAGAAGGATTTTTAAAGTTCATTGAGGAAAAGGCTGGTAAAGAATACAGAACTTTCCCCATGGTATTCCGTGCTGGACGTTTTATTGGTGGCTTTACTGAAACAAAAAAGCTTATTGATGTTGAGGAAGTCTTTAATTAAAAAATAAAAACAATATAAAAATATTATTCTTATATTATTTACGAAGATGTCATCATCTAGAGTAGCTATTGGAATTGATTTGGGAACAACATATTCTTGTGTTGGAATTTGGCAAAATGACCATGTTGAGATTATTGCGAATGACCAGGGTAACCGAACAATGCCTTCTTACGTTTCTTTTACTCAAGAAGAGCGTTTGATTGGTGAGGCTGCAAAGTCCCTTGCTGCTAATAACGCTACAAATACTGTGTTTGACGCTAAGCGTCTTATTGGTAATAACTTTAATGATGAGAAGGTTCAATCTGATATGAAGCATCTTTCTTACAAGGTAATTGACCGTGAAAATAAGCCATTTATTGAGGTAGAGTTCAAGGGTGAGACAAAGGTATTTGCTCCAGAGGAAATAAGTTCTATGGTTCTCGGTAAGATGAAGGAGATCGCAGAGGCATTTATTGGTTCCCCCGTTACTGACGCAGTTATTACTGTTCCGGCTTATTTCAATGATTCTCAGCGTCAAGCAACCAAGGATGCAGGTACCATCGCTGGTCTCAACGTTATTCGTATTATTAATGAGCCTACTGCTGCCGCAATTGCGTACGGTCTTGATAAGAAGAGTGAGGGTGAAAAGAATGTTTTGATTTTTGATTGCGGCGGTGGCACTTTTGATGTGTCAATCCTTACCATTGAAGAGTCAATTTTTGAAGTAAAGGCCACTGCTGGTGATACTCACCTTGGTGGTGAAGATTTTGATACTGCCATGGTTGAGCATTTTATGCAAGAGTTCAAGCGCAAACATAAACATGATATTTCAGATAGTCCTCGTGCACTTCGCCGACTTCGTACTGCATGTGAGTCTGCTAAGCGTACTCTTTCTTCATCTAGTGTGGCAAACATTGAGATTGATAGTCTTTATGAGGGTATTGATTTTAACAGCAGTATTACACGTGCTAAGTTTGAAAACTTGTGCGACCACTTGTTTAGAAAGACCATGGCGCCAGTTGAGCAAGTTCTCCGTGATTCTAAATTATCCAAGGCTCAAATCCACGAAATTGTATTAGTTGGTGGTAGCACTCGTATTCCTAAGATTCAACAGCTCTTAACTGAGTTTTTCAATGGTAAGGAGCTTTGCAAGTCTATCAATCCCGATGAATGCGTTGCCTATGGTGCAGCTGTTCAAGCCGCAATTTTGACTGGCTCACGTGATTCCAAGATTTCGGATTTGCTTTTATTGGATGTTTGCCCACTCAGTCTTGGTCTTGAGACTGCTGGTGGCGTAATGACCAAGATTATTAATCGTAATACTACTATTCCTTCAAAAAAGACACAGACATTCTCTACGTACGCTGATAACCAACCCGGTGTGCTTATTCAAGTGTTTGAAGGTGAGCGCTCTATGACAAAGGATAATACTCTTCTTGGTAAGTTTCAATTGGATGGTATTCCTCCGATGCCTCGTGGTATGCCTCAAGTTGAGGTTGCATTTGACCTTGATGCTAACGGAATTTTGAATGTGTCTGCTTCAGAAAAGTCTACTGGAAAGTCAAGTAAGATTACTATTACGAATGACAAGGGTAGATTGAGCAAGGAGGAAATTGATAGGATGGTTGAAGAGGCCGAGATGTATAAGACTGCTGATGAAGAGCAGAGAGTTAGAATTGAAGCTAAGAATAGGATGGAGGAACAGATTTATCAATTGAAGAACACAAATTCAAGTGCCGAAAATAAGGTTGACGCCGATACTAAGAAGAAGATTGATGAGATTATTAAGGACTATGAGGATTGGCATCTTGACAATCCTGGTGCTACTAAGGATGAGTTTGAATCAAAGTCTAAGGAAATGATGGATGCAGTAACTAGTTTAAATGCATCAGCGTCAGCGCAAGAGTCAGCGCAAACACAAGCACAAGCACAAGCTCAAGAACAAGTTCCTAGTGACCCAGCGAAATCTAGTGAAGCAGACGACATTGATGATGGTCCTGAAATCCAAGAGATTGACTAATAAATTTATTATTGTTATAATATAAAATGAATTATTATTTAAAAATAGGAGGTTTCCTTGTTCTAGGGTATTTGTGCTTATGGATAATATTTATGATTGTAATGAGTTCAAAAATGTATTTTGACCAATATGGATATCCATCCATAAATTCGTTCATGAAAATGATATATGGTCTATAAAAAATTAATCATTTAATAACGATTAATTTTTTCGCAACATATGGTATACCTGATGTACAACTATTTAGTAGAATTTCTCGGAACTGCGTTCTTTGTTTATGTTATTTTAGCTACTGGTAATCCTTTAGCTATTGGTGCCGCTTTAGCTTTGTCTATGTTGCTTACTCTTAATATTTCTGGTGGACACATCAACCCTGCTGTTAGTATTGTAATGGCTTCTGCTGGTAAATTACCAACAGTAGATATCATTCCTTACTGTCTTGCCCAAATATTTGGCGGGTTAACCGCTTTAGAACTCTACAAGAGATATAAGATTTAAATTTTATATATAATAATTATATATAAAATGGATAAAATTGGTGCAATTTATAGTAAAATGGTTGAAGAATATAAAAAAAATAAAAACCGTTTGACCATAATTAACATTTTAATGCGTTTTTGTGGTAATAAAGACAATACAAATGAAGATGTCTATAAATTAAAGAAAAAATTAGAAACCGAATTTTCTTTAGATGTAGGGTGCAACTATTTATTATATTTTGTTACACCTGACAAATATGGATGTGATTTAAGAGAGCTGTTTTTTAAACGCGATGGAAGTATCATTGATAACGATGGTGATGATGCCCTAATAAAACGACAATCATTATTAAAATTATTTACCGAAAGACAATACACAATAGATAGTAAAAAAATACCTCACATATTAACTGATATTGATGATACTTTATATCCAAACCATGAACATGGGTTAGCCGGTTCAGATTTATCATGGATAATAAAAGAACACTTTCCCGGTATTAAAAAATTTTATGAATTGTTTTATTCAAATTTAAATGAAAATTCAAAATATTCTACTGTACTATCAGCTACACCTGGTCCATTAAAAAGTAAAAAATTACTAGATAAACATGATTTAATAAAACCAGTTTTAGGTAAAGAATTTGGATTTATACAAGGTGTTGATTCAAAACACGAACATATAACTGGACCTATATTATTGGCTAGAGAGCATGGTTTGGATTCTCGTTATCAAATGTATGGTGAAACAAAATATCGCAGATGTAAAGAATATTCTCAACTTTTTCCTGAACACCAAATTATATTTATAGGGGATAATGGTCAAGGTGATTTAATTGCTGGAAAAATGATGTTAGAAGACAGTGATTTGACAGGAACAAAGGTTTTTATACATAAGATTTATGAAAAAACTGGGTTGAAAAAATCTAGTGAAGAAAATAATGAAAAATATAAAGGAAGACTTTACTTTTATAAAAATTATTTAGAATTAGGAAAATTATTTGTTGATGTAGGGTTATTTACAGAAGAAAAATTGGGTGAGCTTAAAGCTGCAGTTTTGGAGGATATAAAAAAAAACCTTGACAAAATATGTGAATCAACACCTTTGTCAGAGTGTAAAAAAAACAAAATCTATGAACAAATGGTTAGTCATTACTTTTGTTGTGAAATAGAAGGTTGCGAAACTATACCTAATTGCATTGCTCGTAGTGATACAGTATTATCAAAAGGGGGTAGAAAAAGCAAACAAAAAAATAAAAGCAAACGTAAAAAACATCAACGCAGAAAAACTACCCGAAATAAAAAACATTAACGAGTTTTTTGTATTAATCTATAAAATATAAACAACCCAATTATGGTAAGCGAACCTACATAAAAATGTGTTGCAAAATTCATTTTGTATTCAGACTTTTCTTTATTTTCTTTCTTAGTTGTTAAAGGAATATTTGTAACCATTTTGTCGTTACTATTATAATCCATATCGGCGTTTATTAATTCGTTCTCTAATACATCATAGTTGTTGTTATTACCAGGTTTTATTGTTACTGGAAGCATAGATGAATCCTTTTCATTATACTTTGAAACGTTGGATTCTTTTACATCTTCAGGAGCACTTGGTTTCGTTGCCTGTTTTTTATTGGTATTCCAATCAGGCATTATAGGCATTAAAGGTCTATTGGCTAAAGCAGATTCTGATTTATTTAATTTATCATTACCTTTGTACTCGCTAATCACATTATTGTCATACTTATTATAGTTAAGAGAATCCATAATATATTATAACAACAAATTTTTTATAACATTTTGATTCAAATAAATAGGTATAAAGATTATTGATGAATATTATGTAACAATGTGTGGAATATTCACTTTACTAAATAATACTGGCCATCTATTAACTACTCAATTTATAAAGGAACAATTTGAAAAAGGTAAAGGTAGAGGTCCTGAGAATTCGGTATTTAAAAATATAATGATACAAGCCGATTTTGGATTTCATCGTTTGGCCATTAATGGGTTAGACGATATATCTAATCAACCAATTGTTATTAATGACATTGCTCTTATTTGTAATGGAGAAATATACAATTTTAATGAGCTTTATACTACCATGAATATAACGCCCAAGACTAATTCTGACTGTGAAATCATCATACATTTATATAAGAAGTACGGTATTGAACAGACATTGCAGATGCTAGATGGAGTATTTGCGTTTGTTTTAATTGACTACAGGATGAATTTGGCTACTTCTAAAATGTATATTGCTCGTGACCCTTATGGTGTGCGTCCTCTTTATTTCTTAAGACAGGAAGATAAAAACGTTTCGGTTGACCCATATGAACCAGTTAGAAGCGAAACTCTTTATGATTTTAATATTAGTTCAAACATGTTTGGGTTTGCAAGCGAACTCAAGATGTTGTATGAAATTAAAAATAAAATGAACCACTATGTTAAAAGTAAGAATCTAATGAAAAAATCATTGCCTTTTTATAAAATCTCACAGTTCTCACCAGGAACATATTCAGTATTTGACCTTAAATATAGAGTAAACTCTTCGTGGGAATTATCAAAAAATCAATGTCCTTATCATTCTATTGGATTTCATACAAATATTCTAATGTATGACTTTTATAATAATCCACAACAGGATATTGTTAACAACGTTCTAAAAAATATTCAATATTATTTGAAGAGTGCGGTTGAAAAAAGATGCTCAACTACACAGCGACCAATTGCGTGTTTATTATCTGGTGGTCTTGATAGCAGTCTTATTACTGCACTAGTTAATGATTTTCATAATAAAAATAACCTCCCGACTATTGAAACTTACAGCATAGGGTTAGTTGGTTCAGAGGATTTAAAGTATGCCCGAATTGTTGCAGATTATTTGGGTACTAAACATACTGAAATCGTATTGACTGAGCAAGATTTCTTAGATGCTATCCCGCAAGTTATTCGTGATATTGAAAGTTATGATACTACAACAGTAAGGGCAAGTATTGGTAATTGGTTACTTGGTAAATACATATCAGAAAATAGCGAGGCGAAAGTTATATTTAATGGAGATGGATCAGACGAACTTGCCGGTGGTTATTTATATATGAACTATGCACCCGACCAAATTGAATTTGACAGAGAATGTCGCCGATTATTGAAAGACATCTATTTGTTTGATGTTTTGCGTTCGGATAAATCTATTTCAACACATGGACTAGAGCCTAGAACACCGTTTTTGGATAGGACCTGGGTGCAATTTTATATGACAATACCTTCTTTTTTAAGGTTTCATAAAGTAGCTGGAGCTATGGAAAAATATATGATTCGCACTGCTTTTGGTCAGGGTCTATACAAAAATTATTACGGAAAACCATTATTGCCTGATGAAATATTAATGCGTAAAAAAGAGGCTTTTAGTGATGGGGTTTCTAAAACTAGCCGTTCTCTTTATCAAATCATCCAAGAGTATTGCGATGATAAATTTGCCAAGGAAGATTTACCAAATTATTCTTATGTTAGTCAAAGGCCAGATATGTATGAACAACTCGCCAGATGTAACGAAGATATGATTGCTGTAGGCGACCATCTTTTGCCACAAACGTCTGAGCAATATTATTATCGTAAAATATTTGAGTCACATTATAGCGGAATGGGTAAAATATTGCCTTATTTTTGGATGCCCAAATATGTCAATGCTAAGGATGCGAGTGCACGTACGTTAGAAATTTATAATGAAGAAATAAAAAACGGACAAAGTTCCTAAAAAATTGATTGCTTTTTTGATTTAATAAGACCATATTAAATCAACAACAATGTCAGATATTCTTCTTAAGTTGCGAAACAAGGACGGCAAGTTTATGGTTAGTCCAGATGTCGTTAATTACATTAAACTATTTACTGGTGAATTGATTATGAGAAATGGTAAATATAGCAGAATAGGGAGAATACCCCTTTCAGATCCACGATATGATCTGCTAATAAAACGCCCCAGAATTCGTCAAGTGCATAACCGTGATTTGAATCATAATTATCCATTGAAGGGCTCTGTTTGGTTCAAAGTCAATGGGAAATTCATGGTTATTAATGCCGGATATCAATATGTTTGGGTAGGAACCCACAATCAAGAAGGATACTTTACTGAGGTATATTACAACGGCAATGTTTTGATAACTCGCATATACTAGTCTGTATAATTTTGTCTATATATAAAAATGGACGATAAACAAATATTAGAACTTGTTAAAAAGTCATTCTATGGTGTTTACTATTTTATGATTTTCGCATTTGTAATAACCCTTATATCTGCATTTATTGTCAAGGATTTCCAATTACAAAGAATCTTGGTTATTGAAATTTTGGTAACAGGTATTTCGTCTTTCATGTATTTTTTATTTACTAATAATATTAATGAATATTTCGGCGCAGTTCATAAAGAGGGTGAAAAAATAGATTTAACAGTGGTAGACCGTTTGCGCTACAATGGATGGGTTTTTAGTACACCTCTTATGCTTATCGCATTATGTTTGGCACTTTCAAACTCTACCAAAATAGCACTTAATCCTATTCTTTTGATTACTATTTTGATGCTTAATTACATTATGTTATTACTTGGCTATTTAGGAGAAGTGAATATGTTGGACCGTTTCTTTGCAATGATACTTGGTTTCATACCGTTTTTAATTATATTTTATTTAATATTTAGCGCATTTTTGATGAATACTTTCAATCCCTTTAATTTCCTTATCTTTGGTATGTATTTTATTATTTGGGCCGGTTATGGTATTGTCTATTGTTTTGAAGAGAAAGAGAAAAACATTTTTACTAATCTTTTTGATGCTTTATCCAAGGGTGTTGTTGCAATTATTTTATCACTTAGTTATTTAACGTGGTAAATACAAAAAAATATAATTATTGTATATAATGCCTCATAAGGAAGATTCTAAAAAATCTCTACAATCTGCTGATAAGTGGCGTTACACACTATACACGACATTCGTTCTCTTAGCACTATTCAATCCTTGGACCTACAAATTGGTTGATTCATTATTGTCTGGATTCGTAGGTCAAATTGCTGGCAAATATGGATGCCCTACGACGGTAGGCTTTGTTTTACATGCTATTATATTTACATTAATAATCCGCTACATGATGGATTTGCATATATAAAAAATAATACATTAGAAACATTACAATACTACTTTTGTAATTATTTTTGTGAAATAGTAAAAATAATTATATTATAAGATGACCTACAAAAAAATAAATCACTTCGCTCCTCGCGAAACCACATGTTTTGATGTTTTTATTGGTATTTCCGGTTGGTTTTTCGGATTTTTTGAAGGTGTTATTTTCGGATTAATAACTATGTGTGGTAAAAAAGAATCAGATGATGGAGAATTATTACATGAAATAGAAGTATTTACATACGAGATGAGTAGTGGTTACGAAGCAGCAAAAAAAGATGTTAAAATATAAAGAATGTGTTTTTTTTGTAATGTGATGTTTAGAAATCCGCACTAAAATCAAATATATCCTTATCTACTGTTTTGTTTGCCAAAGCATATTCTGAGTTGGTACGCTCAAAGAAGTTTACCTTAGATTCAATACTAATCAACTCCATGAAATCAAATGGATTTTGTGATCCATAAATCTTATCATAACCCAACTGAAGAGAAAGACGGTCAGCCACGAACTCAATATATTGTGTCATCAATTTGGCATTCATACCAATCATTCGGCAAGGAATCGCCTCTGTAATAAATTCCTTCTCAATCTCTACTGCCTCCATAATAATCTCGTGAATACGCTTCTTAGGTAACTTTCTCACCAACTTAGAATACAACAAGATAGCAAACTCCGTATGTAATGCCTCATCTCTAGAAATCAATTCATTAGAGAACGTAAGTCCAGGCATCAAGCCACGCTTTTTCAACCAATAAATAGAAGCAAATGATGAGCTAAACAAGAGTCCCTCTACACAAGCGAAAGCTACTAGACGTGCTGCGAAGCTACTACGCTTATCATTCAACCACTTCTTTGCCCAGCTAAACTTCTTCATAATGCATGGATAATGTTTGGTTGCTTCAAACAACTTGGTCTTCTCCTCCGAATCCTTAATATACGTATCAATCAACAAACTATACATTTCACTTTGACATGTTAATATTCCATTAAATATTCCTCTGTGCTTTTTAGGTTCGTTAAAACAATACGTTGGCTCGTCGTCCAAAATTTTTTCTATGCTTACTAATTTTATTCTTTCTGACTTCTCAATACTGTCATTTAATCTTTCACAATAAATAATCTGCAAACGTTTTGGAGAAAATCCCAAATCCATTAATTTATTTACTGATTTTCCAGTTATATACAAAACGTAACAATCTTTACAGTTATAATAAGCATAGTCACCCGAACCATCATTCTTTGGCATTAATCTTTTTTCTGCTTTATGGTTTAATTTAATAGAAGAAATAACACCCAACGTCGTTAGCAACAACTGAACTTCCTGCAAGAATTTAATATCAATAGAAGTTATTTGTATAGCAGTAGAATCTTTTGTTGCGTTTAAATTAACACAACCATCCGCATCCGCATATCCTTCTAACCACCGCAATCTTGTTTCAATACTATAATTAATTGGAACTTCAAACTTTGGTTTGTTTATATAGTTATGAACATAAAAGCTAATTTTCTTATCATCTTCCTGAAAGCTATCATATTTAAAATGTTCTAATAACTCTCTCTTTTTATCATATAAATAAATTAATGGGTAATTATTACAGTATGTACCATCTCCACAAAAGAACCCGTGCATGTATGGGTTCATAAATTCATCTGAATTATTAAATTCAACACAAGGTGTAACATAGCGCTCTACAATATCATCAATTTGTAAATCCTTTGTTTCTACTTCTTTGCAAATACATCTTTCAGGATGATTCTTATTACCCGATTGAATTAACCATTTATGGCCAGGGCTGCAATCTAACTCCATACCATTAGATAAAACTACTTTGAAAATTTCTTGATTTCCAGTATATTTAACAATGACATCTGTAAATTCATCGCCGTTCCAAATATTTACGTTTTTATTTTCCAACTCTTTTATCATAAAGTAACCTTTATCTGTAAGAATCTTTGTTTCTCCAACAACACAATGAATATTTTCCATAGCAATTTGGAAGCCATAAAATGCCCTAGCCTCTGAAACTTGAATATCTGCCATAAAACGAACCGCCAAATTCTCTGTCACTGCACCGTCACTTGCCGAAAAGAATGCCAATACCATCTTTATAAATTTCTGTTCATCTTCATTTAATGTGTTCCAATCATTCAAATCCTGAGCTAAATTGACCTCATTTACAATCCAAAAACAATCTACTTGTTTTTTATACATTTTCCAAATATCATCATGTTGGATGGGAAACATTACGTAGCGATTATCGTCAGGCGTCAAAAGGGGTTCAGTGAAGGCTGGCTCGGACATTTTCGTCTAAATAATATACTGGTTAGATTTTATCTCCTTTTGGGAATTTAATTAGAGAGTATGTGAAGTGCGTTGAAATTCACATACTTTTATAAATCAATTTTTTGGTTTACTTTCTGGACTTGCGAGACTTACGAGCCTTGCGGGTCTTTCTTGATTTTCCACCACGCATAGCACGTTTAAATGACTTAGGAACAACGCTTCCTACGAATTTTCCAACGCCACTAGCTACGCTTCCTACACCACTAGCTACATTTCCAACGAGCTTTTTACCTCTGTTGACTACGTTTTGAACGACTCCTTTTTTTGCCATTATATATTATTACTAGAAAATATGCTAAACTTGTGTGAATATAGAGACATTTTTGCTGAACCAAATACAGGACCCCATCAATATAGAATTTTTAATATAGCTATAGTTGATGTTGTGCTAACAATACTTCTTGCATATGGAATTTCATGGTTTTTTAACTACCCCTTCCTCCCCACTTTAGGAATTTCGTTTTTCATTGGAATAATCGCACATAGGTTATTTTGTGTGCGAACCACCGTGGATAAATTTCTTTTTCCAATTGTAGACGACCCTGAATGATAAATTTAAGCCAGTATTTATTTTCATTGGCTAATATAAATGAAGCATACAGACATTGACCTTTCTGACTCTATCGGTGAGCCTAAATCTGAACCCAAGAAACAACGTACTCGTAAACCCAGGAAACAAAATCAAAAGGAAATATTGAATGAGTATTACACCGAAGTAGAGAAAGAAAGAGACAATTCTGTTGCAAAACAGAGAAAGTTATATGAAAATATGCAATACCTCTCTGGACAAGAGAAAACCCTATTTGAACAGAAATTTACAGTGCCCAAGAATTTTAGTCAAGAGCGTTACGTAGGTTTATTAAAACAAAAATCCAAGAAAATTGTTGTAGCTACTGGTCCTGCTGGAACAGGAAAAACTATGTTTGCTACTGAATTCGGTGTACGCAATTTTTTGTTAGGAACTTATGAAAAACTCATATTTACTCGCCCATCTGTCTCCGTAGATGAAGATTTGGGATATTTACCAGGAACATTAGAAGAAAAAATGGCTCCATGGGTGCGTCCTATTTATGACATACTTTATCAATTTATATCACCTAGAGAAGTAAGTCAATTAATAGAAGAAAAAATTATTGAGATTTCTCCATTGGGATTTATGCGCGGTCGCACTTTTAAAAACTGCTGGATAGTTGCAGATGAGATGCAAAATTCTACTATTTCTCAAATGAAAATGTTACTTACTCGTTTAGGAGAAAATAGCCGTCTTGTTATTACTGGTGATTTAGAACAATATGATAGAAACAATGAAATGAATGGTTTAGATGATTTCTTAAATAAATTTAGAGGCAAACGTTCTACTAGTATTTCAAGTTTTGAATTCCAAAGAGGCGATATACAACGTGAGGAAGTAGTAAAGGAAGTACTTGATATTTATGGAGGTGATGTACCTACTGATTATAGTCTAGATTTTAATGAATCTCATGATGATAATAATTCAGACAATTCAAATAATTAATACAATTTAGGATAATCAATATTTTCCCTATATAAAGTATACAAAATGTTTAATAGACTTATGAAATTAAAATATAATTTTAATCCCATTCTCCATAATCGTATTATACTCTATTTCTTTTTTGCTATTGCGTTAATTGATTTAGTTTATTTTTTGAATATTGGAGATATGTACTCATTTTCAGTGATTATATTGGTAGGAATGTTAACATCATTTTTTGTTAAAAATATGATTGTCATATTATTTGTAGCCATTGTAGTAACCCATCTTTTAAAGCATGGTCGTTCTTCTTTTAGCGAAGGTATGGAAGGAATGGACGAAGATATAGTTGAAACCGATAAAAAAAAATCTGCTTCTTCTGATAAAAAAAAATCCTCTACTTCTGATAAAAAACCAACTGCTTCGTTAAAGGATTTTTCTAAAAACATAGAAGAAATTATTAGTAAAGAAGAAGACCCAGAGCAAAATGAATTAATTGAACAATTACCAGAAATTAAGGAGACACGTGATAAAATTGTTAACCACGTTAAAGATATGCAACCTTTATTAGAAAAATTCCAAGGATATATTGATAAATTTAACGACTATAATGCATCTGGTAAATAATTTCTCATTGATACATAATCAAACCATATTATTAACATATTTTTTTATTGTTTAGTTGGTTATTATATTATAACTATATCTAATATATATTTATTATTTTATAAGAAATGCCGCTTCCATTATGGGTAATGAGTGTTGTAGGTAGTTTAATAGCTGATGCTCAAGGGGCAACTACAATTACACAAGGAATTGTTCATGCTTTACAAGGAGCTTTTCATACATTACAAGGTTCTCTTATGCAATCACAATATTTATACTGGCTTGCATTCTGGGCTCCTATTATTGCTATAGAATTTAAAGGACTGCTTAATATTATTACTGGTGCTTGGGAAGTCTTTATAAACACGCTTACGTTCCTCCCACAGTTTGGTCTATCTTTCGCAGATGGAGTAACAGCACTATTTACATTTTCAATGTCATGGATGATGTGTCTATTTAAAAATTTATCTAATATGCAAACATGTTTTTTTTATTATTTATTAGAGATAATTGGTCAAATATTGTATCTACCTGTTAGAATATTTTTATGGATTGCTTCCCAGTTTAAAATTGACCTTTATCCATTAGAAACACTATTTTGGGATTTAATTGAATACATAGATCAAATTGTATTGAAAGCAGCAGGATTTCATATTTCGCATTATCCTAAAAATATTCGTGAACAATGTTATAATTGTAAACGATTGAAGATATCTTCTTTAGTAGATCACTCTATGCCTATGGTAAACGATGTAACAAATGTGCTCCCACCAGCTCTTGGCCCTGGTGTAATGAAGATGATTACAGGTGGTACTCAATTAATGAATCCATTTGGATAATAATATTAATATATTGTATATTAAAATGGGTAAAAAATGCATTCCTGGAGTATTTTGTATTGAAAACATGACATTGTTTTTATTATTCGTCATATTGGTGCTTGTTGTTTATTTTTATTATACTATTTCTAAGAACGGCCAAGGAACGGGCCAAGGAACGGGCCAAGGAACGGGCCAAGGACTTTATGGTGGTAGTGATTCTACAAAAGTTATCTTTGTTACCCAGCCACCTCAAATTAATACTTTAGGTGGTATTTCTGCCCGGCTTGACCCTTTTAATGACCCTTATGCGCCTCCAATGAAATCAGATGGAATATACTATCCACGAACTTATGGTGGTGATATTCGTGGTGCTATTCCTGTAAATATTGAAACCAGAGGGTTAAACACTGGCTACCAACAAGTTGGTATTTTAACGAGATTGTCTGGTTCTAGTGATATGATATTACCACTTATGGGTCGTAGAACTATGGCAGGAAGAGATAAATGGCAATACTATACTATGTCTAATACAGGAAATTTAAACACAAAACTACCTATAAGTCAAAAGGGTAAAAGCTGCACTAGTGAGTATGGATGCGATAATATAAGCAATGGCGATACTGTTTATGTAGAAGGTTATAACGATTCCTTTCGTGCAACTGTTTATGAAACAAGTACATTTCAATATATACCTCAACTTTAGACAAAAATATTTTTATTATTGGATAAACTATATCTATGTATAATATAGTTTATAATGGCATTTTTTGATAAAGATAAATCTGTACCAGTAGACCGAAAATTTTTATCTTATAGTTACCCGGAGACTATTCTATTTAATCAAGGTCAATGGGAAAAGAAAATTTTAGCCAGTGCTAATTATTATTATAAAATTACATATCCTATAGGTACTGGTTCAAATGGAGCAAGATTAGTATACGCAAACCAAGGTGTTCCTAGTACTTACACTCCTACTTATATGTATATTTTTTCGCTGTTACATAATAATATTACTGGAATTACAGATGATGACCCTACCATAATTGGCGAATTAGTAATAGAACACAAAAATAATAGCAATGATAACAAACTCTTTTTATGTATTCTTTTAAAAGGACAAGATTCGGCATACGGTGGAAAAAGTAGTACTATAGACAACATTATTACAATGATACAATCTGACCCAACTTCTACTAGTGTAACCGACAGTGGCGTTACCAACAAATATAAGAATAGTTGCGAAATGCTTCTTGATAAACAAGATATTAAAAAAAATCAAAATTGTTTTATTTATAAAGATACTATCCATCTAAACAATACTGTTATTGTTTTTACAAAGCCTATAGAATTAGGTGATGCTTCTATCTCAAATCTAATATCTAAATTTGAAAACACAACCGATTTATTTAGTATTTCTGCGCCAACGAACTACGAAAGCGAAACTTCTGGAGCGACAAATTCTTCATCAGAAACTAGTGACAATACTATCCTTGGAAGAGAAGTTGTTGATGATATTTATATTGATTGCCAACCAACCGGTTCTTCGCTTGAAGATATCGCAACATATAATATTCCTTTAGCCAGTGCTCTTTCTAATGATATGCAAAAAATAGATTTAATGAAAACGTCGGTGAATTTTTTCTTGTTTTGTCTTGGTCTTATTTTGGTTTATATTGGCGTTCCTATGCTTTATAAAATGGCTATAATAGATAAAACAATAGATAATGTACCAGGTAAGGATGCCAGATTAAAAACAATACGTTCAGCTGATGTTTTAATAATTATTGTTTGTGCTATATATATAATTGCATCTTTTTATTATGGATTTAAAGAGGATGGTGATTTTTCAATGATTACAAATGGTTTATTTGGATTTGTTGTATTAGGAATTTCTATTTCTTTGATTATGATTAAAAAGTTAGATCGTGATTATAATACGCACAATGGTGAGACTATACAACAAGATAATAATGCCCCGGAAGCCCAAGCAGATTCAAAAGGAGTATTCGCTATATTATCAGGATGTTTTGCGTTTTTATTTAGCACCAAAGGTGCTCTAACTCATGTGTTAGTATGTAATTTTATAGCATTACTTATTTTAGGGTCGTTATGGGGTACAGGTAAAATTGATGAGCCTACGTTTAGAAAACACATGTATTGGACATTGTTTTTTTATATTCCTCTTTGGGTATCACTGTTTATATTTTTATCATCGCAGGGACCTGCTCAACCTACATAGGAATAATGCCTAATTGCATTAGCTAAGACGATTAAAAAAATTATATTACAATTATTTATGTAATATAATTATTGCAACACGTTCAAAGGTATAAATAAATGTAGTGTTCTAGTAATTCGCAGCATTCTTAATATTATCAGCTACTGGTTTATAGCTACTGGATGTGAAGATACTAGGATCGCTGTGTCCGATAGGAGCCATTTTCTCTACAATTTGCTCTTCCAATGTCTCTGCACGAGGAGGATTCATTGCCTTTAATTCAGAATCCTTTCTCGCTTGGGTAGGTGTATATTGAAGCAATGTTACACCTCCGGTCTTATTAGCACTGCGTCTCAATAATTCATATGCAACAAAGATGTAAACGACTGCTAAAATAGGGTTTACGTGGAAAAACAAATATACAGTGATAATGAAAATGCTTAACATACCTAAAGATGAATCAATTGCACCAGCCAAGAAACCAGGTGTTTGAATGGGTAATACTATATATAAAATAAAAATAACCAACAATACGATTTCCAGTTGGGAAAATGATTTGAAAACGTTCGGAATATTCATTTATACAATACCATTATATTTTTTCAATACAACGGAAACAATCCTACTAGAAAATTGAAACATCCTAAATAGAATTAATAAATAATATATAAACAATATTCTATATATTATTAGCCAATGTATAAGCGAAAGTTCTTTGCCAAAAAGAAAAACATAACACCACCCCCTAAGTCAACCGAATTTGTTGTTACCGAAGAATACAAAAACATTATTCGTTCACAATCCTATTTGGGTAAAAAAGGTTATACTATCCCAAAGAGTATTATATCTAAACAAGATGAAGAATTCCTACGTAAAGACCTATTTGTAAAACCTGTTCTTATGGGGAATGCATTTGGTGCTGGTGAAAGCACTTTATTCCCAGTATTCCGTGAAAACGCCAATAAAATGTATTTGCCCAGGTTTTATGGAATTCAACGTTATGGCATTCCTTCTAAGTCTGAAATAAGCGATGGCGACAATATAGACGTTTCATTCCCTAAACCTCTTCGTGATTACCAAGATAAAATTGTTGATGTTTATATGAAATATGTAAATTCTACTATATGCAGTGAAAGCGAACAAAAAGGTAATGGTGGTATACTGGAAGTCCCATGTGGACGAGGTAAGACAGTCCTTGCACTAAAAATTATATCAATATTAAAGAAAAAGACACTTATTATTGTGCATAAAGAATTCTTAATGAACCAGTGGATAGACCGCATTAATGAATTTCTTCCAGGCGCTAAGGTAGGTAAAATCCAGGGTTCGGTATTTGATGTTGAAGGAAATGATATCGTTATTGGTATGATTCAAACGTTATATGATAAAGAATATCCCATTGAAACCTTCTCTTGTTTTGGTCTAACGATTATTGATGAAGTTCATCGTATTGGTAGTGAACAGTTTTCAAGAACCCTATTTAAAACGATTACTCCATATATGCTTGGTATTTCTGCAACAGTTGACCGTAAAGATAAGTTGACCAAAGTACTTTACATGTTTATTGGTGAAAAGATTTATACTGAAAAACGAGAGGATGATGATTTAGTATCTGTGAGGGCGATTCGTTATCAAACCAATGACCCAGAATTTAACGAAGTAGAAGTAGATTTCCGTGGAACAGCCAAATACAGTACTATGATAACAAAACTATGTGATTTTGGTCCGCGCAGCGATTTTATTATAAGAGTTATCAAGGATTTGGTAGAAGAAGAGCCCGATAATCAAATTATGATATTATGTCATAATCGGTCACTGCTTTCATATTTATATGATGGAATAACTTATCGTAATATTGCCCCCGTAGGTTATTATGTGGGTGGAATGAAACAAAAGAACTTACAAGAAACAGAAACAAAACAGATTGTATTAGCTACTTATGCTATGGCTGCAGAAGCTCTTGATATAAAATCACTATCAACATTGGTTATGGTTACACCTAAAACAGATATTACACAATCTGTTGGACGTATATTGAGAGTAAAACATGAGAATCCAATTATAGTAGATATTGTGGATTCTCATGATTTGTTTCAAAATCAATGGGCTCAGCGCAGAAGATTCTATAAGAAATGTAATTATCGCATTCGTGAAATAGACTCTAAAACATATACTGGTATGGCTATTGATTGGGGAAATGATGCGACTTGGAAGCGGACATTTGACCCTAAAACTAAGACGGATGATATTGGGACATGTAAAATCGCAAAGGATGACTCGGATGATGAGCTTGATACGAAACATGGCATTGGTTCTGGTCAAGGTAAATGTTTAATTAACTTTTCTGGTCTGTCTGGATTAGATGACTAAATTGGTTTAAAATGGCCAAAAAGACATACATTTCTTAGACTTCCTGCGGTTTTTACGAGATTTCTTTCCACCATATAATTTATACGTATAACCCATATTTCTAACTGAGCCTAATGAACTCAATCTATTTTTTTTATTACTTTGGGAAGTATGTGTGCTTACTATTTTTGAGTGTTTACCAGAACGTGATGAAATTAAACGCTTCTTTTTACCACCTACAAGTTTGCTATTATATTGTGTTGGAACAGGTTGAGTTGCTGTGGTTGTTTGACTAGGCAACACGGTCCCTTGTTTAAAATCACTTCCGCTTAAAGAACCGTTTCCTAATGCTGACATTATATATATATTATATATTTTTTTTAGTTCTATTGCGTTTTTTTGCTGATTTTCGTTTACCACCCCTTCTTGTTGGTTTTGCAAGTAATTGTGGTAATAATGGCTCATCTAAACCAGGAGATTTTCTGGTCCTTCTAAATATCCAATCGGTAATTGTTTTACGAGGTCTTGTTCCTACCACTTGCGCACTAAGTAATATAATTGGTTTCGTTGCTGTTGTTTTTGCTACAATTTTTTCAGAACTCATTCGCATAGCAATCGGTATATTTGATTCAAAACTAGGATTAGATTCAGTATATTTTACTGAAGCAACTGGGTCTAATGAATGTATCACACCTTCAATTGGAACAATTTTGTTTTTATTATATTTTGGATGCATAATATAACTAAATCTACTTCTCCTTTCTGTTGCCATTTATATAAACGGGATAAATTAATCTTTTTTATAAGAAAATTAAGTAGTTTTATAAAAATTATTTAAAACCCTTAGAAAAACAGGGTAAAGAAATCGGGATCGAATTTGATTTTGGACATTTATTTTTGTCCATTTTTACTTTTATGAAAATAAAATTTACAAAGGGTCTCTGAATTTTTGGTTATGCAGTCAGATGCTTTAAATACCAAAATAATCATTGAAAAGTGTGTTGCATAAGAATTTAAATACTTTTATGCGCAATATTATTTGGCATTTTTTTGTTAGGCCCTTTTCCTAATAGAAAAACGCCCAAAATAATAATTGTATAAATATCATTTATAATGGTAATAAATATTTATAAATAAAATCAAAAACGTTAGCATTAGGAAAAGGGCCTAATTATTAGGAAAAGCGCCAATTAAATACTTTTATAAAAAATATGTAAACCCTTGAAGAAACCAAGTAATAAAGTCGGACCCATTTTTGATTTTGGACATTTATTTTTGTCCGTTTTTACTTTTATGAAAATAAAATTTATAAAGGGTCTCCGAATTTGTGATTATGCAGTTATATGCTTTAAATGCCAAAATAATCATTGAAAATGGTGCTGCATAAGAATTTAAATACTTTTATGCGAAATATGCCCGGCATTTTTTCTTTAGGCGAAATAAAAAATGCGGAAAATGCCAAAAAAAATAAATCTCAATATATTATATATTATCGTCACAATGGAACTCAACAAAAATCAACACTGTGACGTTCGGAAAAAATGCCTAATAAATCCTAATAAAAAAATGCCGGGTTCACCATACGAGTTCTGGTGCCAAAGCTGTAATTTTAATGCAACAAAAAATAGTAATTGGATAGCACATCTAGCTACAAAAAAACATAAGCGAAATGAAGCTGAACAAACAACACCAACAGATAAATTTATTTGTGACTGTGGAAAAGAATATAAGCACGCTTCTAGTTTGTGTAACCATCGCAAAAACTGTAATAAGCCATTGGAATCAACTAATAACACAACTTCTAATGATTTAATTATGGAAATGTTAAAGCAAAACAATAATGTTCAAAAACAGAATAAAGAACTACAAAATAAAATTATAGAAATATCTCAGAAACCCAATGTCACAAACAACATACAGAATGTCCAAAACGTACAAAATAATTTCAATCTAAATATGTTTCTCAATGAGCAATGCAAAGATGCTATTAGCATTACTGATTTTATAGATTCTTTAAGGCTAGAAGTATCTGACTTAGAAGCCACTGGAAAATTGGGTTATGTCTTAGGTATTTCACGTATATTTATTAATAAATTAAAGGAATTAGATGTCCACGAGCGTCCGCTTCATTGCACTGATATAAAAAGGGAAACTGTTTATATCAAAGATAAGGACGTTTGGGAGAAAGAAAGCAATGAAAAGAGTACTTTAAAGCAGGTAGTAAAGAAAATAGCTCGTAAGAATCTGCAACAATTACCTGCATGGCAAGAGCAAAATCCTGACTTTAAGACACTAGATACACCTGAAAACAATGAATATATGAAAATATCACTGAGTGCTCTTGGTTCTTATTCTAGAGAGGAAGAAGAGAAAGATATTGATAAAATTATGAAAAATGTTTTAAAAGAAGTTGTTATAGAAAAGGGAAAATAAACACTTAGTATACGGCTAATTTACCAATATGAACTATTTTTTCCCTAGCATTTACCATACGCATCGGCGTCCACCGTTTGAATTTATTATTAAACACACATTCCATCAATAAAACCTTCTCCATATGAACATATTTATCTATATTCATATTTTGAAAATCATCTTCATCATCACTCTCCTCAATATAATCCAGATTCTTATTCTCACGAATGTTCCTGAACAAGCCATTCATCATAACGCTTGTTTTATAATTCGGGATATATGCAATATTATAATAGATAGGTTGATTATCTTTCCCATATGCAAAAAGGTGGTAAATATCAAATTGTAAATCAGCCATTACTCTAAATACGGTAGGATATTTATATTGTGGTTTTGTAAAATCCATACGCAACTTCGTGTTGTCATGCATAAGCAATGGTAACACAGATTTCTTTGGCTCACTAGCACCAATCTTTTTATTAATATTGACATTCAAATAGGGCATAATTTCGCCACAACTTCTGTATTGAATATGATGAACTTGGTAATAAACTGAATCAGTAACCTCACTAGGAATACTAGTAGGATAGTCTTCCATAGACTCTTTTAATTCAACCTGCCATAACATTGGCAAGACAAAAACAGTATCTGTTGGTTTACGGAATTCTTGTTTGAGTTGTCCCATTAATTCTGCGATAAACGCAAGACGTTCAGTAAAACCACACTTCTTCATTGGGATTCCTTTGTAAAAAACAATATCTTCTAATACGAACCATTGCGTTTCAGTTGCACCCTCCTTCTCTTCTTTGCCCGAACCCTGTTCTTTGCCCAAGCTTTGCTCTTTGATCCACGTACCATAGACAATAGTTCCTAACGATAGACTCCTATCAAATCCTGTCTGAATAACAGTAGATTTTGTAATTTTCTTCTCTCTATTCAAATCCAACAAGTAACAAACATCATGGTCATTATGATAAGTAAACCATGCGAAACATTTCTTCCCTGTAGGTATAGCCATACAAATATCGTATTTTGGTGAAACTTTCTTATGTGAAATCGTTTCATAGGAAAGTTCAAACTCAGGAAAACGCTTCATAAGATGAGTAGTTTGATTTTGTGAAAGTTCCATGATAATGTATTAATTATGATGGACCGCTACTTATTAAACATGAGTTGCTTTTATATTTGTTTTACACCGATAAACATTTAAGTTCGCACACTTCTTGTGCGTCTTAATTGATTTATCGGAAACGTTGCATTTGAACACAATCCGCACAAAGTGCGGATTACAATGCTCAAATGTGTATAAATTATAAGACAAGCCTATTATAATAAGCCATTGTTTTATTCACATAGACCCAGTTATCTTTATTGGCTTCGTAGCATTCCTTGATGTAATGACCATCTGCATTGTACTTATCAGGAATCCATCGTATATCCTTGCATAAATTAAAATCTATTAAGAACATAGCAGTATCAATGTTAAATAGTTCTATATTGTTTCCTGGAAGGAAGGTTTTGTAAGGATAAACGTTTTTGGGTCTAGACTGGTCAAACGTATACATTTTACCCGATTCAATAGTATCCAATAACTCATATAATTCTGGGTGAATAATATTATCATCATCCAAGAAATAAAGATATGTGTCAAAACTTTCTATTAATTCTAGTGCAAAATTGCGTTGTGGATTTCCACTAATTCCTTCACCCCTGAATATATGCTCTTTAATTTTGTCATGTTTTTCAATTGTATTTGGTAAAGAAGCAATCTTTGTCCCATCATAAACTATTATCCACTCGTTTACGTAGTCAAAATCAATGCTTTCCTTTATTTTTATAAGATTTTCTGGACGTATGCATGGGGTAATAATAGTAAGTTTGTTATGTGGATTGTTTTGATTTTTATTGGATTTTTCCTTTCTCTCATTAGTGGATTTTATTATAGAAAAATCATCACAACTCTTATAAATAAGATGAAAATACTGTATTAATTCCTCTTCTGAATTGTCCTTTAAAAAATAACATTTCATCTTATCTAATTGTAAATAATCAAGCTCCCTACTTAGTTCCCCAATATCGTGTTTATTATCCAATAGTAAAAAGTCATTGGAACTGTCGCCGTACAGTTCTATAAGCATGTCTTTATTTTTACGGAAAGCATCTAAACCAATAATACAATACTGTTTTTTATGATTTACATTAATTATTTTATTGCAATATTTATATTCATAGTTTTTACGTTTCCATATTTGACTGCAATTACTGATATGTATTGGGTCTTCATAAGCATCCATACTTTTCATTTTATCATTAATATGATATTTCTCGTAACATTGAGGATACAAATGTTGTTTACATAAACGGTTTATTTCTCCATTTCTAATGAGTGAAAAATTATTGTTATTGTTATTCATATATTGAACGTAACCAAGTTTCGGTATTTTGGCAATCTTGGTATTGACAGCAGTCCTTAAAATAAGCTCATAATCATCAGAAACGGGCAAATGTTCAGAATAATTACCCATGTCTATCAATGTACTTTTTCGCCATATTCTGGGATGATTCGGAATAGCTACAATATGGCTGAGAGAAACATTATTAATGTTTGGACTTATGGCCACGTTTACCCATTGGTTATTATGTTTCTGGCAATAATAGCCGCTGTATCCTAGGCCGAAAAAGTCACCATAACTGAAATTCGCACCGTTTTCATAGATATTTACAAAGTCCATATAGACAAAACCTATATCGGTATCGTTATCAAATACATTAGCTGCATCTAATAAACAATCTGGTAAAATCTCGTCGTCATGGTCCATTTCAATAACATATTCACCACGGCATAACATGACAGCCTCATTTTTAACATTTCCTATACTGCCACTGTTTTCACAACGATTATATAATCGTATTCGTTTATCATTTTTGAATATAGTTTTGAGAAAGTTAAAATGGTCGTCTTCGGGAGAATCATCTAAAATAACCCATTCCCAATCCTTCAAAGTCTGTTCTTTTATACTATTATAAGCACGAAAAATCTTATCATATGAGTTATAACAAGTAGTAAATAATGAGAATATTGGCCGAGTAAGTGTTGCGTCACATGTTATAATGTTCATGTAACATGTATTTAAAACCTGATTTAATGTATTTATATCTGGGATATCATTAAAATGTATCCATCTCTTTCTCATGCGTTGTGGTAAAATAGCATCTATTACTGGTGCATATTCTTTGTCACTTGGACCAAATGTAATTAACAAATGATTATTTGAATCAAACATTTTGTTTAAGTCATTAGAATCATTCGTAATTGTAACAGAGAAATTCATCTTGTCTTTGTTTTGGTCAATAAATCCGTCAATCCTTGAATGATTATCATATCTAAACAATAGTGTAATAGGATATTTCATATATAATCTAGTAAACAATATATTAAATCATTTTTAACGAGATTCTGATAGTTCATTTTCCATAAAACTGGTTAAAATGTTATCCATGGATTCTAATTCAATGGTAGTTTTTGCCATAGATATTCTTGAGTCATTGTTTTCTTGCAATTCACTAATAATTTGTTTGTATTTACTAACTTGAGTATTTACTAAATCTTTTGTTTTTTTAGTACTATAAGTATCTTTTAAATATATCCAAATAGAATGACAAATATAAATGATAAATATAAATACAATTATTTGAATACACAATCCCAAAATAGTAGTATACATGATATAGAAAAATGAAAGATTAGTATTTTTGCGATTCAACGTACAAAATGTTTTAAAAAATTGAATTAAAAACATAGATGTAATTCTATGTATACAAACCATGGCGCCTATTACTATTCTAATTGTTGACAAGTCTGGAACTATTAAGGAAACTACCATTAAAACATACGATGAATCGGAGCTATATAAAAAGGCAGGATTTAAAACACCTGAAGGATTTAAGTGTTATGCGGAGTGGAATATTGAGGATGTAAATGATAAAAATTACTCTGTCTCTGTGTTCGGAAAGACTAGCGGTAAGGCAAACCAAGAAAATAAGTATGATTTCCCACCACCGATTGATACTACACTGTTCTTTGGCAATTGTATTATTGTAAACAAAAATGAGGATGAGGCAGTTAGCATTACTGAGGATGAATGGGAGTCAGTATATGATTACCTGTTTGGTGGTTTTGAGGATATAGGAGATGAGGATAGTGATGAAGATAGTGAAGATGAAGAGGATGATGGACTACCAAGAACCAAGGATGGCTATGTAAAAGATGATTTTGTTGTAGATGATGATGAGGAAGAAGATGATGAAGATGAGGAGGAAGAAGAGGAAGAGGAGGAAGCAGATGATGATGATGAGGAGGTTTATACGAAGAAGGCAAAAGTTATAAAGAAACCAAAGGCTGCTGATAAAAAGAAGGGAAAAACTACTGATAAAAAGACCAAGAAGGCACCTGCTAATGTATTTACTAGTATTGCAGAGCCAGAAAACTATCTAGATTGCACTAGCGAATTGAGCGAGGAGGAATATGTTTAGAAAATAATATATTTATAATATATAATGTCTAGTAGTAGAAAAAGTCATTCTAGTAGTAGAACAAGGCATTGGATAATACCCGAATCAAGCGATGTTGATACTTTTTTAAAAGAAAAGTATGATAAAATAAAAGTAGGAGATAAGATTACTAATGCAGCAGAACAACAAAAAGACCTAGTAGAGTATAGAGTAATTATGGGAGAAAATGAACGAAAAACAGTAGAAGAAACATACAGTTATGGTGGTAAAAGAAAAAGTAAGAAATCAAAAACAAGAAAGAATAGAAAAACAAGAAGAAAGTAAATGAATAATTATTTCTCTTTCAAAATAATATAAAATTTTTATTTTTTATACTATTAATAACATGGACGACGATATAACCCTAGTAACCGCTTTTCTAGATATTGGTAGAGATAACTGGCCGAATCAAGATTTTAAACGCACAACTGAATTCTACATTGATTCTTTCTTGAATTATTTGAATTATCCATACAAGATGATATGTTATATTGATGAAAAGTATATTGATAAAGTTATCAGTGCATACGAAAAAAGTCCCCATAAGAACAAGATGTTTATCCCAATAACTAGACAATGGTTAGATGAGAATATTCATGCATGGACAAATATAGAAAAGGATCGGCAGATATTAAATCACCCTGAATTTAAAAAGTTTTTAACAAAGCGATTAGATGTTATGTATCCAAATGGTATACCAGAAACTGGCGTTCGTGAGCATATGTGCCCTGAAAATATATATCCAGAATATAATGTGATTAACCATTCTAAGATAGATTTTATAGTTCACGCTATTAAAAACAAACATATTAATACGTATTTTACTGCTTGGACTGATTTTGGTTATTTCAGTACTTATCATAAAGATGGTAGTCCGTTACCAATTCATACAATAGATACTGACAAATTAGACATGAATAAAATAACAATATGCTTACGTCGCCAAATTATGGAGCAAGATAAAGATATAATGTTTACATTATTATATGCGTATGAGCTATTTATTGGAGCCTTTTATGCTGGACCAACACATATTATGGAATATTTTCAAACTCTTTATCATAGTTGTGTAAATGAGATGTATAGTCGTGGTGTATCGGATGATGACCAACATGTTTATATACGGTGTCATATGAAGAATCCACATGTTTTTAACTTATCCATATATGGTGGAGATTGGCCAAAAGCGCTTACTGTTTTTCAGAAAGATCCAATTCAACCTTTAGAAACACATTTTATGTAAAAAGATATTAAAACCAGTATATTTTATAATATAATGAATAAGATAGATAAGATTTATTATATTAACTTAGATAGAAGACCAGATAGAAACACACATTTTTTAAATCAATGTAGACAACATAATTTACCTTTCTCAAAGATACAAAGATTTCAAGCGATAGATGGATTAACTTACAATTTTACAGAAGATATATACAAAATGTTTGTTAATTGCGATTATTTTAGAACCCTGGATTTTTATCGTAAAAACAACATGCAAGAGAAATATTATAAGATTGCCGAAGAATTAACAAGAAAAATTATGGGAAACCAATTAAGTCATTTTAAGATAATAAATGATATAGTTATCAATAATTACGAATACGGTATTGTATTCCAGGATGATGCTAAGTTGAATAATAATTTCGTGGAATATATAGATAATCTTATTGAGAATTTACCTGAAGATACAGAATTAATGAATATTGGAGCTAATATGCTGGCGGATGGGTCTCATGTTATCCCTTGGGATTTTGAGAAAGATAGTGAGGAAACAATTATTATAGAAAATATAAACGACTACGTTGGTCGTTTAGATAAGGACATGAATCCATGTTCATTGGCATATATAGTAACAAGAAAGGGTGCGAGGAATCTAGTTGAGTATTTTAATACAGTGGGATTTTTGAAAGCAACCGATTTTAATTTTAATCATTATTTAATGAGTAAAAACATATTTTATAGTTGTCGCAAGATTATGGCGACTACAGAATTTCAAGGTAGCGATGTATTTGAACTATGTAATGTCCCCATTTAAGACAGGGAAAAAATTGATTGATATTAAAATATAAAGATAATATCAATAAAATAAGCATCATGCATAAGATTTCAAATCCCGAAGCTTTTCGCAAAAACGTAGTTGACAAGATTGGCGAAGTATTGGAAGATGAGAAGAATAGTATTAATCTAGAAAAAGGTGTATTTAATTATGCGATTAAGGAGGCAAACAGTAGAAAAATTATTAAGAAGTGGGAGAATCCATATTTCGCGCAAATCTATATTGATCGTTTGAGAAGTATCTATGTAAACTTGAAAAACCCAGAGCTTCTTGCCATCGTAAAGAGTGGTGAACTAGCTCCTCAGACTTTGGCATTCATGACGCATCAAGAAATGGACCATGAGCATTGGCGTAGTAGAATTGAACGTAAGATGACGAGAGATGCTAGCAAATTTACAACAAATGTTCAGGCATCTACAGATATGTTTACTTGCAGGAAGTGCAAGTCAAAACGCTCAAGTTATTTTGAAATGCAGACGAGGAGTGCAGACGAACCTGCAACAATTTTTATAACTTGTCTAGATTGCGGAAAACAAACAAAAAGGTAGTTAAAATATATTAAAGCAGGGAACCAATGAACCTTCGGAAACCCTGCTTTCGCTTAGCGACCCCTCCTTTTTACAAAGTTAGTTAAGTTAAGGAGGGGGTAAGGGGGAACTATTAGTTCCCTCTTCATCCAGTAACATAAGGGCCATTGCTGCATAATTATGTAAATCAATCAAAGTATCACGAATACCTTCATCATTAATCAAATTCACACCATTTTTTGTTATTGACATAGAGCGCTGAATTTTATCTTCAATTCGCATTAATACACCAATTACCCCATATTTTGCGAAAGCATCACCATAGTCAATGTTTTTTCTAGTAAATAGAGCTAGTCCCTCATCTTGAACTTTTTTCATTTGTTCTATGCGATTCATTGTAATAAATAATATAATCCAAAACGTTTATATTATTTCTCTATTATGCATAATTTACGGAGTGATGTATAGGGATTTCAGAAAAATCTAAACTTACCATAACAGTATCGTTATCTTTTTTAGATACCCAAAATACATAATTATCATCTGTCATAGTAAAACCAATACAAAATTCTACACCATAATGTTGAAAACAGAAGGGGTCTGAATAACTAATGGGTTTCAAAGTATTTTTATCTAATACGACTAATATATGATAATATTGTCGTGGACAAGTTTCCTCGCAGAAATGAACAACACCAATCCTGTAGCTTTCGTCATAATCAATAAAAATAGTAGACCCGCGAATTCTGTGAAAATCTGGGGATTTTATATAGTGTGATTCAACTATTTCAAGTACATTCGTCTCCTGGTTAATTTTACCGATTTGAAATGGCGACCACGTATAAATAAAAATTTCTTCACCATCTTTAATAATAGGCACCCAGTTTTTCTCACAAAGTGTCTTTGTAGGAGGCTGTATTATTTTACTGTTTACATAACAATGGTTTGTAATATCATATTCACCAACTATCATGCGGTTTGCTCTATTCCCAACATAATTTACATTTGTAGCTATGAATTTAATTATGCCGTTATATGAATATAACCTTATGTCTTCTAATCCAACAGAATATGAATCATTGTGCTGAAGACATATATTAGTTTCGTCCATTTCATCATACCCATATGGTAATAAGTTATCATTTAAAATAGAAACTATGTTTTTTGAAATAATCGTATCTTTTTCATGATTGATTAAATAACCTCCACTTGATCCGTAAGAATAATTAACAAATCTAGTATTTAAAATGTGTTTACTATCATGATAAAGATAAGCAGTATTAGATGGAAAAAATTTTTCAATAATGGGGTAATCATATGCAGTTTTTTGAAGTTTATCATTTAACATTAAAGCATAATACTTAGTTGGTATTTTAAAGATACTATCATTGTGGTCTCCGTAATACCAATCTGGTTTCCAATCTGTATTAGCTTCTAACCATGCCCAAAAATTAAAATCCCAAACCAATTTTTTATGATTTTTAATAAATGTCTCAAACATAGACTTGTAAATACCATAGAATTTAGAAATGGATTGAGTATCTCCTAAAAATAGTGGCCCAGAAAATCGCCAATATACTGCATTAAATACAACGTCTGCCTTGTTTTTCTCTAATTTATTCCAACATCCTGGTAATACAAAAATATTTGATTGAAACTTCCGTGTAGATAATATATGCATAAATTCACCGATGTTGTCACTGTTATTAAATATAAAATCTGCTGAAATATCTATCCATGAAAAATGAGTTGAATTCCAAGGGTTTTCTTCAATTGCGTGGTTTACTAATTCTAATACAGAATGCCGCATAAGAATATATTCCTCAGTATCTTTCTCTATATTTCTAATATCTGGTAAAGAGTATTCTAGTTGTTGACATGTTTTATACACGAACGTGTCTTCTAAATTATATGGTTTCATTAGTTTAACATTTGGATACGCTTTGTTTTTTATAATCTCAGCAAGAGAATTATATTTTGTATAAAAACAAATAGGAATGCCTGATTTAGCTATAGTTTCAAAATTATTTATTGCTTTCTCATTATCTTTATTTATAAATGTAATAACTAATGATAATTGTGGCATTATATTATTATTAGCAATTATATTTTTTACATATAATAAACTAAAAAAACATCTACAATATTACATATATTGATTTCTATGGATAACTTTGTAAATTCATTTTGTATAATTATAGCATCTCATTTATCTAATACAAAACGTATCAATTATTTAATAGAATGTTTAGAATCTCTTCTGAAACAAAGTATCCCTATTTCTATTTATTTATCTATATCTTTTCAAAAACAGGAAATTAAAGATGAATTCTTTAATAACCAAATTCTTTCTGAATTATGTAATAAAATAAATCTGCGAATTCAAGAAAGCAAAACACCTCAGATGCGACATATTTATTTATTATATCCAGAGTTAATGAAAAAATACAAATGGGTAATGTTTTGTGATGACGACGATACGTATGAAACTAACCGTGTTGAAAGGGTAGTACAAAATATTTACTCTGGCGACCAGCAATGCAAACAAATGAATAAAACTCTGGCTGGACTATATGAAAGCACATTTGGAAAGGACCATAGAGAGCATCGCCACGAATATTGGTGTTATTGTGTGAATATAGAAATGATAGGAAAGTTCTATGAGAGATTGGTGGACTATCAAGATATCGTAGATAATAAATGCTGTGATGTATTATTCGCAGAATATTTACGTAGGTCATCTCCGGACCATTTATATTGTCAATTAAAGGAGAATTTGTATAATTATCGGGTAGAGGAAAATAGTGATAGCATAACAGGTTATATTAAAGGTAATCAACAACGATATACAAGATTTAATCAACAACCAGGTATTACAGATATAAAATTCGCTGATTATGTGGTGGATTGGAATGAATGTCTGTATGAAAACATGGAGGTTTATCTACATGATATTTTCTTGAGAACAATAGTTGGTTGTGAATTGGATTATATTTTACGAGCAGAATTTAGGTCAGATTCAGAGCTATTTGGATTTGTGGATAGTTGTCATTTAGAGAAAATAAAGTCTAATCATGAATATTGGCGGGGGATTTGTAATAAGTTGTTTGATATACCTTTTGAATAGTTGTATCCGAAATGAGTTTTATTATTTAAATTAAAATATTAAAATAATAAAATGAATGTTATTTTTGGTGTTTATAATGGATATAATAGTGTTAAAACAGATAAGGGTGGTTTATATTATTTTGCCAAAAGCCTGCGAAAACATAACCAGGAATGCAAAGTAATTATAATATGTGAGAAAGAGAAACTATTCGCTGAACTAGAAGAATTCTGCAATGAGCATAATTTTTATATATATACCGATTTCAATTTAAAATATGATATGATGTTTTATCGTTTTGAAATATATTATGATATAATATCAAAATGGTTTATTCACGACATAAATAAAATAATGTTTAGTGACTTAGATGATGTCATCTTTCAGGGCGACCCATTTTCTATTGAATTTGATGAACAAATATATTGTGCGGCAGAGAAAAATATAATCACAGAAAACGACAATATGAGCTCAAATTTAAACAGATATTGGATTAACGAATCATTTACTGTGGCTAATTATTATACTGATAATTTTGAAAACCAACCAGTGTTATGTGCCGGTACTATTCTGGGTAAATATTGGGGAATTCTAGATTATTTAAAGTTTTATGTGGATATTCAAAGTAAAAGACCGGTAGAAAAAGGCGTAAACGACCAAGGATTATATAATATTTATATTTATAATTACACTAATGCGGATTTTAGAAAGATATTACCATATAATGAGTCTCAAATTCTAACATTAGATAGAGTTGCTTTTGAAAACTTGAATATTCAGGATAATAAAATATTAAATAACAATGGTGAATTATATGTTATTTTGCACCAAACTAATAGGTGCAATTTAGACTTTATGAAAAGTTTGGTTGACAATTAAAAAATTGATTACTTTCTCAAAACATTAAGTAATTTAAAAAATGTCACACATCAAGATTTATGCACCGATAAGAAAAAGAATGATTCTGGTTTTTGATGTAGAAACCACGGGTCTTTTGCCTAAGAAAATTAGAGCAAAAAAAGGGGAACAAACTAGCGGACAAGTCAGTGAACCTGAAATTCCAATTGAATCATATCCTTATATTATTCAATTGAGCTTTGTATTATATGATATTATTGAGTCTAGAGCAGTTTATACTTACGATTCGTATATTAAGTTACCTGAACACATTGAGATTTCTGAAAAAGTAACAGAGCTCACTGGAATCAATAAACAACTTTGCAATGAGAAAGGAAAAAGCATTATTGAAGTTCTAGACAGGTTTTATGATGCGTATATGCTAGCGGAGGTTATTGTAGCTCATAACATTGAGTTTGACGAGAAGATGATTTCAATAGAATTACAGAGGAATCGTGAAGTGATTCTTGCTAGGATTCCTTATTGTTTTACAATATTCAGTAAGATTTATGAGAAATTAAAGGGAGTTCAAAGATATTGCACAATGAAGAACGGAACAGAATTGTGTGCGATTACAGTGGATTCAAGGACAACAAAAAAATGGCCAAGGCTTTCTGAACTTCATAAAAAATTGTTTGATGAAGTTCCAGATGGACTACATAACTCTATGGTAGATGTAAATGCTTGTTTAAAATGTTATTTGAAGATGCGCCATGGTATTAATTAATTGTTAATAAATAATAGAAATAAATGTAATTAATAAAAACCTTTTTAATCAAAATGGTAAAGAATGGTCCGTGAAAGCTCCGCAGGTCGGTTTCCTTTATGCACTGCACATTTCACAAATCTCTTCTTCCTCTTCATAAATATTTCCACTAATATCCTTTTTTTCTGGCTCAATCGTAAACTGTTGCGCCTGGTACCTCGCTCTACGTCTCAAATAATAAATCCCCGTCTTCAGACCCTTTTGCCATGCATAGAAATGCATAGACGTAAGATTACTATAATTAGGGTCCTCCAACCACAAGTTCAAACTCTGACTTTGACAGATAAATGCACCACGGTCAGCAGCCATATCAATCAAAGTTCGCATAGGAATCTCCCACACAGTCTTGTATTTATCACGAATATGCTGAGGAATAACATCAATATGTTGCACTGAACCATGGTTAGCAATAATGTTATTCTTTATTTTCTCATTCCAAAGGTCCAACTTGATAAGGTCATTCATCAAATACTTATTGGCCAAAATAAACTCACCCGCCAGAGTACGACGGTTATAAATATTAGATGTTATAGGTTCAATGCATTCATTGTAACCAAGAATCTGGGAAGTAGATGCAGTGGGCATAGGAGCCAAAAGAAGAGAATTACGGAGACCGACTTGTTGTACCTTTTGCTTGAGTGTGTTCCAATCATAACGCTGTTCAGATGAGCTAGGGTCAATTGCCCATAGGTCAAATTGGAGTTGACCCTTTGATGCAGGAGAGCCAGCGAAGGTTTCATAGGGTCCTTCAATTCCAGCTAGTTCACAAGAACTCTCTACGGCAGCATGATAAATCGTCTCAAAGATACGCTTGTTAATAAGTTTTGCTTCGTCACTCGTGAAAGCAATATTCATAAGCATAAAGACATCCGCCAATCCCTGAACACCAACACCAATTGGTCTGTGACGCATATTACTACGTCTAGTCTTTTCAGTAGGATAATAATTCACATCAATCACCTTATTGAGATTATATGTTACAACCTTGGTAACTTGATGGAGTTTTTCATAATCAATAAAAGGTGAATCAGGATTTGTTGTGTTTACGAAAGCAGGAAGAGCTAAACTTGCCAAATTACACACTGCGCTCTCATCCTTGTCAGAATACTCAATGATTTCACTGCAAAGGTTGGATGATTTAATCGTGCCAACATTCTGTTGATTGGACTTCTTATTCGCAGCATCCTTGTAACACAAATAAGGTGTACCTGTCTCCATCTGTGCATCCATGACTTGGAACCATAGCTCACGTGCCTTTACTGACCGCCTACCTTTACCGCTGGTTTCGTACTTGATATAAAGCTCCTTAAAATCATCTCCGTAAACATCTGCTAAGCCAGGGCATTCGTCAGGACACATTAGAGTCCATTGTCCATCAGCCTTAACACGTTCCATAAACAAATCGGGAATCCAAAGAGCATAAAACAGGTCTCTAGCCTTGAGGTCCTCATCACCATGATTCTTACGCATCTGAAGGAAGTTCTCAATATCCGCATGCCAAGGCTCCAAATAAATAGCAAACGAGCCATTACGCTTTCCGCCTCCTTGGTCAACATATTTCGCAGTGTTATTGAAGACCTTTAGCATAGGTACAATACCATTAGACGAGCCATTTGTTCCACGAATATGACTACCCGATGCACGAATGTTATGAATATGCAGCCCAATTCCACCAGCCCACTTAGAAATAAGAGCGCAATCCTTCAATGTATTGTAAATACCCTCAATACTATCATTCTCCATAGCTAGCAAGAAGCAAGAGCTAAGCTGAGGGTGAGGAGTACCGGCATTGAACAATGTAGGAGTAGCATGAGTAAAGTACTTTTGAGACATTAAATCGTATGTTTCCTTAACACGGACCAAGTCTTGTCCATGAATACCAATAGACACACGAAGCCACATATGTTGAGGACGTTCTACAGATACCTTGTTTACCTTCATCAAATAAGCACGCTCCAATGTCTTTAGTCCGAAATAATCAATCAAATAATCACGCTCATAATCAATCATGGCTTCTAGTTCTAGAGGATATGCCAAAACTATATCATACAGTTCTTGAGAAACAAGAGGCGAATGCTTGTCGTGCTTATCTTGGTAAGAATAAAGTTGAGTCATAGCATTTACAAAGGAATCTGTTGTGTTTCGGTGATGGTTAGAAACAGTGATTCTACCAGCTAGGACATTGTAGTCTGGGTGAATAGATGCCATGGAAGCACACTGCTCAGCAGAAAGCTCATCAATCTTGGTGGTGGAAATTCCATCATAAAGTTGGTCAATAACCTTCATAACGAGGGTAGTGTAGTTTATTTTAATATCGGCCTCTTTTCCGAAGTGGGCTTCTTTTCCCAGTTTTTTAATACGATTTAGAATTTTATCAAAAGAAACGATTTCACGGTTGCCATTACGCTTGGTAACATACATTTCGTCGTCCATTTTTTGGGTCGGGGGGCTAGACATTGGTTATATATTGGTATATAGTTAATTCTATAAATCAATTTTTTAGATTAATAAAATATAAAAATATATTTTGTTATATTATAATGTCATCAGGAGCTAAAGACGATGGTATTATTGATCTTAAAAATTATCAGCCATACATAAATCAATACGCAATTCTTATTAATTTTTATAGAGAAGATAGGATACATTTAGTTGAAAACCATCACAAAATTATATTACCTTCAACAGATTTTAAAGAAAAAGAACGTGACATAAAAGCCAAAATTAATAGCATTATTGAATCAGGATTAAACATAGATTCAATAAAAAAAATAATAACAACAATAGAACCTGGTGTTAATCCTAATTTATCTAAATATATGGCAAAAACGTGTGGAGAGGGGGCTGCCCGTAAAATTGGTTCTGAAGATAACACGCCATATTTGGTATATTTTTTAAATATTAGATATGGACCAAGTAACGATAAATTAATAGTTAATGAAGTAATAAAATCTCTTTATGAAAAAAATGATATTAATGGATTAATTGACTGTTTAAAACTTTTAATAATGTATGGTGCTAACTTTAACGAATGTGACGGCCCAGAAATAAATTTTACTGAAGAGTATAATAAAACGTTACAAAATCAAAAACATGATGTTAGCAAATTGATAGTTAAGTATACAGGCACCTATTTAGAAAAAAATCCAGAAAATCATGGCGATAACGTTTTATTGTGTTTTTTAAGATTAGTTAATAAAAAACCCGGAAATGATGCTAAAATACTAGAAATTTATAAATTATTTTTAGATAATTGTGTTGATTGTAAGTTTGTAAATTGGATTTCTGGAGAATATCCACTTTCAATTGCGAAAGGAGTTATTTTTAAAGAGTTAATAGAAAAACTACAGGATGGTCTGAATGTATATAATACACGATTAGGTAATAAACAAACAAGTGACATTATTGTTGATAATAAACCTTACATAGATATGATTCTAAAACGGTTTGAAGATAATGATAATAAAGCCAATGATAAAAAAATAAATGACAACTCTTTCCATTTATGGTGCTCTAATTTTATGAATCAAATATCTTTATCGTTACGTAGAAAATATATACAGCCGTTTTTAGAAGCACAATCCGAAACAAGCGCTAGTGGAATATTAAAAAGCGATTTAAGAAAACAAGAAATTGATGACAATACAGGTGACTTTATGAATGCATCTACCAAATATAATGTTATGGATGGGTTTCTTGATGTAGACGTTAGACCAATAATAGATAAATATGGTGATATTTTAGAACATATTAATGAAGCTGCTGTAAAAGGAGAACGTCTTAAATTTGTTCAAGCATTTAATAATGCAAACGAATTAGGAATGTCCGAATATTTTGATAATGAAATAACTAAACATGCGCCTACAAAACCGACAGGCGATTGGAGAGAAATTTTTGAATTGGTGAACATTAAACTAAACCTTTCTAAAGGTAATTTTTTTGGAACAAAAGATAACCCTAATGTGGTAGAAACTCAAGTACTAACACCTCCCCCGACTAAAGAAACTCTTGAACAAGATATGCGAGACGGTTTTGTTATATTTAATGAAGAACGTAAGGCAAGACTTAAAGATACATATGGTGAAATTTCTACATTAAATGAATGGGCTAAAATGGGTGACAGACGAAAGCCGTATATTGAAAAAGCAAAGGCAAAAAAAACGCCCACTGGGTTATTTGCAAATATTAAAAAAACTTTTCAAGGCGCAAAAACAAAATTTGTAGATTTGGCATCGTTTTTGGATATAGCACTTAATAGTGATACTTATTCAAAAGACTATGAAAAATCAATCTTTGGTGGTTCAGCTAAGATTAAAAAGAATAATCATAAAAAAACAAAGAAAATGTCTGGTGGTCTCCCACAAAAGCAAAGACAAGGATTCTTTTCTTCAACACAGGTTGAAGTTGACCCTTTATATGAAATTAAAGGACATTGGAAAACAGTTGGTCAACCAGAAATTATCGCACACATTATAAATGCATTTAATTTGAGTGCACGAGGAGAATATGTCGCATCAATAGCATATGCTTTGAGTTACATAGAACTTCTTAGACTTATTGATACTATTGTAAAAGAAAAAGGCCTTGTTAATGATGTTTTAAGTAAAGAAACATTTAATAAAGTAACTATTATAACAGCAACTATTCTAACTGCTTCAAGAAATGTAATTGATGGTTTGACTATTGGTTTTGACGCAGGTATACCAACAGAACGAGAAAATACAGGAGAACAATTAGGAAAAGGAGGTGGACAATATGGTGGTCAAGTGACACCCGACGACATAAAAAAGATTCTAAACGACACGTTTAATAGTCAATTATCTGATAATGACCGTAAAAATGCGGAAAAATCAAAAGAACTTTTTAGTAAGTATTTTGAAGAGTTAATTAAAGGAGATAAGATTAAAAAGGCTTTTGAAGCTGCAACAAAGAAGCCTGCCACTAAAGAAGAAAATGATGCAATAATATTAACTAAGGCCGAGAGTTTATTTAAAACTGAAAAAAAAGCATTGTTAAATAAAGATAAAAAAAAATATACAGAAGAACAAATCGTATCGGCTGTCAACAGCCTATGGGAAAAAGCAGTTGGTAATACTAAGAAAAAATACATTGATATGGCATTAGGTATTGAGTCCGAGGAACAAAAAAAGAATGCAAAAGAATCAGAGGAAAAGAATAAAAAAGAATGGGATGAAGCAATCGGGGCACTCTTAGTTGATACAAGCGCTGGAACTGCTACTGCTTTAGACAACGCATTTCGTAGTATGTTAACTAACACTCAAATTGCAATTGAAATTGCAGACGATATGGAAGAAATATTTAGTCAAGAAACAATATTAGATTTTGTAGATTTGCAAGGTAAGTCGGGGATGGTTAAATTTTTGTCAATTATTGGAGATTGTGTAAATGATAAAGATCATCAAAAAGCATATAATAATTTAAGTGATGCAGTTTTCCCTACGTATGTCATGGATTGGCAAAGTGGACAACATAATACAAAAGTTATAGATGCCTACGATAATACAACAATATATAGTTATATATATGTTAAAGTAAGTGATGAAAATACTAAACTGTCATTGCTTCTACCTTGTCCATACAGACCAATAGATTTTATTTATAAAATTAGAACAAAAATGTTGACATTTAATTGGGGTGGTGATAAATATTTTGAAGATTTTGAATTTATGTTTGGATATATTGATGCCGATGTATTGTTTGATAAATTATGGGAGCTTAAAGTGATTAACAGTGAACTATTGGAAATTTCAAATAGTGATCTTAGTGACGAATTAAAAAATACTGAAGATAGTAAATATAAAACATTTAATACACGCCCCATTTTAAGCAAAATTTTTGGAACCAAACCATACTATACAAATGTTTTTATTGATGAAATATTTGCAAAGGATAAAGAGAACGAATACAAAATAGCATGTAAAGAAAAATTAAGAACATTATTTTTAAAGGCCGTTAAAACCAGTTATACACTAACTCAATTGTACACAATACCAGAAAATCGCAAATTTGTACAGGCAAAATTTGATGAATTACTGCAAAATAAAGATTCAGAAACCGCAAAACCTTTTTTTAGTTCACCTAAATTTTCACCTTTAGCAGATAGAGATTACAATACAGATAGTATTGCTTACGAAAATGATTTAAGAGATTTGTCAATTCAAAATACATATTGGATAACTTATAAAGCCTTCTCTGAAATTGGATATTATAGAAATGGGACGACTATTGCAGCATCAGGTATTGTAACTGCTATAATCTTTTATATCTTATATAGTTTTAATATTATCTCAACAATTTTTCGGTGGATCGCAATGCCCTTTATTGCTATAGGAAAATGGGCAGATAGCATCATCCCTTTTAGTACATGGATTTCCAAATTCTTTTTTGGTAAATCCGCAGAAGGATTGGTCAGAGATACTATTTCTGTTGAAAAAGAATTAGCCATTTTTGAAGCAATAGGTTTTGGAACCAGTGCTGCGTCTCAACAGGTCTTTTTAGAAGGGTTTAAAATAACACCAGAGGAAAATAACGTGTTTGACCATAGAAAGGACGAGTTCGAATTGTACGGTTATTATGATCGTGCGCTGAACAGACGGTGGGATGTCGGCTACAGCAATGATAACATCAACTTGGATAATCTGAAAAAAATGATAAAAGAAATTCCAACTAATAAGGTTGAAGATGTATTCAATAAACTGATTGAGAAAGCCGAAAATGCATTAAAAATTCCGATGGTTGTAAAAGGGTCCATTATTTTAGATGACCCGAGTATCCCAATTAGAAAGGATGCGATAGAGAAAATTATTAAATTTTATAAGGATGGAAAAGGATATGCTCTTGCACAAAGTAAAGCAGTCAAAGCTTTTGGGGTAGCATTTTCCGATGCTAAAGCTGCACAAGATTATGCTGAAAGAGTGCGTAATTACCTGAAATGGGGATCGGCTATACTTGTGGTTGGCGCTGTTGTTACCGTATCATTAACTGGTGTTGGTGCGATAGGGGTTATCATGGCTACTGCTGCCTCCGCAACACCTGTTGCTGTAACAGGTGGAGCTGCTTTAGCGGCTTCTGTAGCAACAACATGTTATTCCGCATTATTGAGTACAATACTTACTTTATCAGCATCGTGGATGATGATTATCGGTGTTATTATTATCTGGTTAAATACATACATTTATGGTATTATGAAAATACAATCTAAGTATTGTTCAAGAATAGACCGAAAGTATAGTAGTGTTTATTTAAAAAAAAAATATACACCATGGTCAGCTTTTACTGGGTTTTTGAAATTTATTGGAAGATTTATCATACAAAAAGGAATTGGGCAATTGAGAATGTGCTGGAGCGTCGGTCTAGCAACAGTTCAGGCTAGCACATGCGTTTGGGCAACGAGACATCAATTATTTGCCGGTTTAAAAAGTGATACCGAAACAAATACAGACGATGTTAAACTAGTAAAAAATAAACGCCGTGGTAGAAAACCAGCCGCCAATGTAGCGAGACAAAAAGAGTCTATAGCTATGTTGGGCGATGCGTTGACGTTTATAACATCAGCGGTAAAACCAAAGTCGGTGGAGAAAAAAGGTGGGAAAAAAGGTGGGAAAAAAATATCAAAGAGACGCCGGCTATTAAAAAGAAATAAGTTAACAAAACGTTTGAAGAAACATTAAAAATCTGATAACAAACAATAGTTTATTATCAAACAATTACTCCAACTTCACCAAACAAATAGAGTTTTGTAAAGGCATATTATTAATAACATAAGAGTTAGAGAGATCAGTGTTCATAGACACAGATACCTTCTTTTTTACCATACGATGTTCATAGCCTTCAATACGCTCCCGTTCAATAATTCTCCAAAGCTCTTCTATTTTCGGCACCGCACTTTGAAACCAAAACCGATTACGCTGTATTAATACGCAAGAATATTCCGCTAAATACCAATAAAGTGTATTGAATAAAACTAGGTTTTGGGAACGGCACTCGTCACGAACACTCTTTATCCATTCATCAATTGTCTCCTTATCCAATGAAACATCAACAGGCATATATTTATAAATCGGCATAGAATTTACTTTCAAATCTCGCTCAATAAAATGTAAAATTACCCCACGATAATCTCTCTCTACGTCTTGGTAAAACGCATCCACAGTAGAATACTCTAAAAATCGGGTCTCCATAAAATCGCATTCATCTAAATCACACACCTCCATTTGTATTTGTGTTTGAACCCAATATTCCTCCTTTGGAATACCAGTAATATCACGATTTACAATGTTTTTGATTTCCAACATACGACCATATAGTTGATTTGTAGAGTCAACATTTATACCGTCTGGCGAAGCACCAATAAAAGGGTATTTCGGATGCTGAATACAACCAAATTCACCAACCCGACTATTAAACATATGCTCATAAATCATTACAGTAACAGGCTCATATTTATTACCCCAATGCATAGGAGTATCAACACTAAATCTAGTAAAATCATTCGTATTCACTGGTTGACATTTCTCAACAATAAGACTATTTCGTTGGGCTTCTGAACCGAATACTTTCCACAGATTACTAGCACTAATAAGTCCATAACGGAAATCATACCATTCTTTGGTCTTTTGGACAGGTTGTGGAATGCTTTGTAAATGTATAATTTTCTGATTGATAATTTGAAAATTGCTAAAAGTTTCTAGGTCATTAGAATATCCTCTTGCTCGTTTGGGAATCTTGGAAAAGTCTAAATAATAATCTACTTGTTGCTCGACAAACTCAACTATTTCATGATAATCATCATCTGTCTCTTCACATAATTCTAATGCTAACCAATTCTCAAAAACAGAACCAGATACGTAGTCTATCATATTTTTATAAAAATTAGGAGATGATATAGAAATGATTTCATTTGTCATATACATCTCTATTTGCTCCAAAACATCGGTAGTTATATCGCAGATTTCATCTTCGGATAAATTCTCTATTAAACCTTGGTGGATTGATTCAATAGATTCTGTATCACATTCGCTAGACGGCAAATAATCTGATTCCATTGATTTATATATATTACTACTTTGTATCTATGCTTTTTATTTATAACAATAAATAAAAATCAGTTTTTTATAAATTTTCAATATCTTGCGTATTCTTTTCGGTTATGCGTTTAGGTGTTAATGATTTTAGTGTAGAAACACGTTTGGAATCGGTTATTCTAAGAGTATAACTGCGAGATACCTGATTAAAATGCAGTGCTGGTATGGCATTAATTTCTTTAGAAGCCTTATCATAAACAACGTCCTTGGTTTTTTGCAGTTTATTACCATCTAAACAGCTAACAAAAAAAACCTTTAATGATTTTATGTCCTTTATGGGAAGACTATTATCTTTACCATATTTTTCTGCATACTGATGTAACTTTTGTATTTTAACAGTTTTATCTAGTTTATTCCATTGTTCATTCTTGTTGTGTTGTTTTTCCATTTCTAACATTTGGTCTATTGCATTTGAATCATCTTCGGAAGTAGACACAGCAATAGAGTTAATAATATTTTTATACTTGTTATTATTATCGTTTAAAACAGGCTTTAGGACTTCATCGTTAACAATCTTTTGCTCAAACATATATTGTTATGTCTTTAATTAAATATAGAGTTTTATATTTATCTACTTTTTTAAAATAATAAAATTTGCGTATTAATTAGATAATAAATTAAAATGTCATATTATTTTATAACGGTGCATGTCAACATTTAATAATGTATTTCCAGTTTGTGTACAATTATCATTAGATGCTGGTTTAGCAAGCATTAGTACACCTATTAATGGAAATTTTACATGGAATGCGCCTTTTACATATTCATCATCACCCACATATATTCAAAATGATCTTACAACTACATATCAGTATACAATTAATGATATAAAAGTTGGAAGTTGGATATCAACAACTGGTGGTATTGCATGGAGGATTTATAATAAGAGGTTAAATCAAGACGGTACCTGTACTTTTTATTTGGAAGATGTAGATAATTATTGTTTAAATGTAGATAATACGGGTAATTATGGCGTACCGGCTAGTTTTGCACTTTTCATTGCATTTGAGGTAAATGAAGAAGGTCAACCAATGATATTTCCAATAGATGGGTTTGATGGGTCTCTAGCAAAATTACCAGTAGACATGATTACTAGATTTTCATTTTTTAATGTCTTTAAACAAGATTTGCCTATTTTCCAAGTAAATCATGGTTTGAAAGTTGGTGATCCAATTTGGTTAGATCCAACTGATGGTAAATACAAAAAAGTTAACAATACCAATGCTAAATATATTATAGGTATAGTTAGTTGCGTTTCATTAGATACAGATGTAAACGGTAACACCATTACAATAAACAATTTTAATTTTAAAGTTTATGGTACTTATTATTATGACGTTCAAAAAAATTTTCCTGGATTAGATTTTTCAAGTTATACAAAGGGACAATTAATATATTTATCAACAGACGGAACAAATAATTATACAATAATTGTACCTAGCGGGGTAGCGGTACCTACATGGGTTTATTTGGGATTAGAACAAACATCGGGAACCCAAAGCGCAATATTATTTACTGGGAGTGGCGCATCAGTTGGTGGGGGTAATAGTCAAAGTGGCCCTCAAGGTCCAATTGGTATTCAGGGTATTCAGGGTATTCAGGGTATTCAAGGTGTTCAAGGTGTTCAAGGTATTCAAGGTATTGATGGATTAAAAGGAACGACAGGTTACACAGGTCCAACTGGTCCGGGAGCAAATCAAGAGTTAAATACATTCAGTGATGTTTCATTCAATAGTATAACCGTTACTGATGCAGTAAATATTGGAGGAACCGTTACTATTTCAAAAGACCTAACAATAACAGGTCGTTTAAATGTAGCCCAATATACACAATCAAATATTATTTACACAAACGTTACAAATTATTCACTTATAGTAAGTGAAGACTTATCATTGAATGGTAGATTAAATGTAATGTTTGATACTAATCTTGGCTCGCGTTTATTTACAAACGAGGACGCATCATTTAATGGAAATATGTTTATTCTAGGGAAAGCAATTTATCAAGGTGACGTTTCTATGAATTCACGTGTTTTCGTAAACGGTGATGTTTCTATGAATAGTCGTTTGTTTGTTGGAAGCGATGTGTCTATGGGCAATAACTTAAATGTTACAAATAATCTCATAGTCGGTGGAAAATTATCAATGAATTCTCGTTTGTTTGTAAGTAGTGATGTATCTTTGAATGCTCGTTTATTCGTTTCTAATGATGTATCATTGAATGCTAATTTGTACGCACTTGGTAAAACAATCCAACAAGGTGATGTTTCTATGAACAGTCGGTTGTTTATTAATGGTGATGTTTCAATGAATTCTCGTTTGTTTGTAAGTAGTGATGTTTCTATGAATGCTCGTTTATTCGTTTCTAATGATGTTTCACTGAATGCAAATGTGTATACGCTTGGTAAAACAATCCAACAGGGTGATGTCTCTATGAATTCTCGTTTGTTTATTAATGGTGATGTATCAATGAATTCTCGTTTGTTTGTAAGTAGTGATGTATCTTTGAATGCTCGTTTATTCGTTTCTAATGATGTATCATTGAATGCTAATTTGTACGCACTTGGTAAAACAATCCAACAGGGTGATGTCTCTATGAATTCTCGTTTGTTTATTAATGGTGATGTATCAATGAATTCTCGTTTGTTTGTAAGTAATGATGTATCTTTGAATGCTCGTTTATTCGTTTCTAATGATGTTTCACTGAATGCAAATGTGTATACGCTTGGTAAAACAATCCAACAAGGTGATGTTTCTATGAACAGTCGGTTGTTTATTAATGGTGATGTTTCAATGAATTCTCGTTTGTTTGTAAGTAGTGATGTCTCTTTGAATGCTCGGTTGTTTGTTTCTCAGGATGTTTCGCTGAATGCAAATGTGTATACGCTTGGACGCACGATTTTACAAGGTGATGTTTCTATGAACAGTCGTTTATTTATTAATGGTGATGTTTCCATGAACAGTCGGTTGTTCGTAAGTAGTGATGTCTCCATGAATGCTCGTTTGTTTGTTTCTGAGGATGTTTCATTGAATGCTAATTTATATGCTCTTGGACGCACGATTTTACAAGGTGATGTTTCTATGAACAGTCGTTTGTTCATTAATGGCGATGTTTCCATGAACAGTCGGTTGTTCGTAAGTAGTGATGTCTCCATGAATGCTCGTTTGTTTGTTTCTGAGGATGTTTCACTGAATGCAAATGTGTATACGCTTGGACGCACGATTTTACAAGGTGATGTTTCTATGAACAGTCGTTTGTTTATCAACGGTGATGTATCTATGAATTCTCGTTTATTTGTTACCAGCGATGTTTCTATGAATGCTCGTTTGTTTGTTTCTGAGGATGTTTCATTAAATGCTAATTTGTACGCACTTGGACGCACGATTTTACAAGGTGATGTTTCTATGAACAGTCGTTTGTTTATCAACGGTGATGTATCTATGAATTCTCGTTTATTTGTTACCAGCGATGTTTCTATGAATGCTCGTTTGTTTGTTT